TGTAGCATCAGGAAGTTTATATATTCTAGCTTTACAAATACAAGTAGCACCAACTAATTGTCTCAACGATGAGAAATCAACAAAACCACTAGAACCACTTTTAATACTTTCCATATTAATTTGTCTAGGATAATATTTAAAACTAATAGCACCCGGAAGAGATATAAAAATTATTTTTGTATCATCATATAAAGTTGCATTACGAGTATATGCTAAAAAAGGTACAATAGTAATAACCTTATCTCCACTACCTATATCAAAAGTTATTTCTTTACTAGCGTATACATAATCTGTTGGTTTTTTGCAATTACCAACATAATAATTCTTATAAATCTTATCAGTAGTATTATATGGTGAATCATAACAAATTTGAATCCAAAAAGACCAAGCTAAAGATAAATCAGTTATTATATCATCCATAGTAAGATTTGTGTTATTATCCACATTTGTATTCATATATAATACACAATTAAATTTAAGAGTTGAAGAATAATAAACTTCAACGGTATTATATTGAGGAAGAGAAGTCAGACATCTATTGTCTTCTGCTTTACTATTATAGTTTCTAAAATCACCTAATCTATAAGGAGAATTAGCACCACCTTTTGGAAAGTGTTTTCCTGAAGCATATACAGTATGCGAATTAGCACTTGCATCTTTATCAATACCTCTAACTCCATATATATTATCTACATAAAGGTTGTAACAACCATTAATTGCAAAACCTTCTCCTCCATAATTATTACGTAAGTTCTTATAAGTATCCATAGGTATATTCATACCACAACGAACAACACAAGTATATTTACTATATGAAGATGTTACTATTTCATCAGAGTCTTCTCTAATAGGATATTCTTTAAATTCACCTTTACAATTAATAGGTTTATACTTACTCCATATATTTATATTTTCACTCTTACAAAGAGTAGCAAGGTCATTGCTACTCTCTCCAAGAGCTCGTTTAACATCATCAATGCTAACAGGAGCACTAATAATTCCATTTTCACTATTGTAAGACATAATCTTTATTTTTTTAATATTCAACTTCAGTTCCTTATTCTGTTACAACTTCTTTGGTAACAACTCGCTCTACTGTTACATTGAACACTTTCGCAAGCCATAATATAAATCGTTTCATACGCTTAATCTTTAGAACTTAAAACACTAGGCAAGGCAGCTCTATAAGAGCCACCCTGCGTTAATGCTCACGATACTTACTCTGCTGCCTCGCTTGCCATATTAGCGGCGATAGCGGAATTAACCTCCTTAATCAATGCTGATACCTCACTGAGCTTGCTCTGCGGAACACCGCTGATGTTGTAGGTCAGTTCGCTGCCGTTGGAGCTGGCATTCGCGTTGCCGAGATAATTACCATTTGGGTCACCATAGATACTCATATTGATGCTCTCAATGTTGCCACCCGTCTTGTCAACATTGTAGGTGATTTCTACTCGATAGCCGCCCTTGGTGTAAGTGGCAGCTGTCTGTTCACTTTTCTTGTTAATCTTTAAATTCTCCATTTTCTAATCTAATTTAATGAATTAATATTCTTGTTATCTAATCTCTTCTTGTTGCAGTCTTCCTTATCTCCGCTCAATCGCTGAACCTCTGATTCGAGGAAGACCACCCGAGCCTTCAACCTGCTGACCTCATCGCCCACCTGCTCGATAGCACCAAATGCCGTTGCAATCAGCTTCGGAGACCAGTAGTTAATCTTGTAGTAGCCCTTCTCGTCCGTCTCAACGATGTCCTTTAAGTGAGGGTTGCACAAGACGTGCTGGGCAATCCAACCGATAGACCTTGTATTGTCCTTCTTCCAAGCAAAGCCGAATGTGCCACCCATTGCCTTGATGATGCCCAAGTAGTCCAGCTTCCGCAAATCCTGCTTCAAGCGGATGTCAGAAGATTGATAAGCTGTAACTCCACCTTTAGCAAGAATGCTATTAGGAAAGTAAGTGTTCATATAAGCATCATAATCATATATATGACCAGTAGTACTAATTGTATATCTACCATCATTAAAAGCATATTTAGTTAAAGCTAAAGCTCTAATTTTAGTAACAATACCATTACGTAAAGCAGTATGAGTATTGAGATGACTAAATACTAATCTTACATAACGATAACTATCATTACCAACATTTACATTATTAGGACCAACACAAATATCACATTTGTGTGACCATCCTTTCATTATTTTAGAAACATATTCTTTATAACCACCAGTACTACTTCCAAAATATACTTGGCATTTTATATCAACTCCATTATTTACATCAACACTTATCCAACTAAGTTCTTGATATATTTCATCAGGAATCTTAACAGTAACCCTAAGTTGATTTTTCTTTATTTGAGCAAGTTTATCAGCCTCAGTATCACCAAGTAAATTATTAGACCCTAAATAATAATAAAATCCTCTAGCATTATCGTTTATAAGATTAAATCTATTTTCTGGATTACCAAAATATGTATTCCAAGTAGCACCATTATCCATTGAATATTCTACTTGTATATTATCTTGAGGAATACCATTAAACATATTAGTAACATTAGCTGCAATACTACCATCCCAATTATTTACATTAGTACCAAAAGCATTTACATCAGCCGTGGTAGGCATTATACCTTTAGCTGTTAATAAATTATTAATATGAGTAGAACCATTAATAGTAGCAGTATTAATAATAGTTATATCTTTAAAAAGAGCATAACCACCTTGCATTATTTTCCAATTATTACTATCTACTTGACTACACATGTTTTGAACTTTCACCCAATTAGTATTATTACCATTACCTAAATATAAATCACCACCACTACCTCCAATTCTAGCTGCGGCATCAGGAGTTATAGTTGTAATACCTGGAAATTTAAGTGTACCATTACTTCTTTTATTAGAATAATAATTAAATACAGTTCCATCGGCTATACCTAAATATATAGCATTAGCGACAGTATCATATTTGAGACCAGCCCAATCACTATACTCCCAGTTGGTTGCTCCAAAACGAATAGCAGCGCCAGTATTAAATACTACTTGGTCTTTTATAGCTGATATACGAGCATGAGTATTTACATTATTATTTAATATTATAGCTCCGTTTCCAGAATCACTATTATTTATGTATATAGTTCCATTAACATTACCAGTACCATCAAAACTTTGACCCCAAATAGTTCTAGGAGTTTGAAGTTTAGTTGCAGAATTAGCATGACTTACAGTACAAGTATCTGTACCGCTAACCGTACCTTGGTACGCAACATTATACAAAGCGGTGGCGGCAGCAGACAAACTAGTATAAGCCTCCGTGTTATAAGTTGAATTAATCAAACCGAAGCTATTATTTATGCTACCACGTGAATCTTGTATAACACGAATCACAGTTCCTTGATATGCACCTGTAGTTTTGAGGAACACATCAACATAGGCATTTTTCAGATGTATGTAATATCCTGCTTGAATGCTATCGGTAGCATACCCTTGGCGTATTAACCAACGTAGGGAAACACCACCTCCTGCGGTATCGCTATTTGCTATATCATTAGTTCTAAATTCCACTCTACACAAACCGAAGTTTCCACCATGATATCCTTGGCTGATATAAAGTAAAAGAGCGTTATCGTTCCAGCTGCGTGCAACTTTGATATGAGCAATACGCTTGAATGGATTAGGGTCGGTATTACCAATATTGATAGTACAATAGTTGATAGCTCCATTAAGAGACACATTTCCTGTACCATCAAAATTGACATTTCCAACAAAATCTCTTCCAGCTATAGATATATTGCGAGCAGTGACAAGTTTCGTCGCCGAATACACTTGCATGTTCGCCAACGATTTTGCTACCGTTCCGATTGTCATGCTCACACCATTGTTCGTGTTGCTAAGAGCGGTGAATATGCCATTGAGGTGGACGTTATCCAACTTGTCCGCATTGGAGATAGTCTTGCTGTTGATGTAGCCCCATATTGCAGACGCTGGTCTCCTATGTATTTTGTTCTTGGCGTTGCTGTCATTGAATCCATTATCGCTAGCATAGGAGGTAAGAATCTCCGTCTTGTCGGTCACATTTGATGTGCCTGTCGATATGGAAGCAATCAAGTCCGTGTCCGCAACGGTCACGTCAGCAGAGCCATTGAATGACTTGCCGAAGACCAAGAGGGAATGGTTCACCTTGGTTGCTGTAGCAGCATTACCACTAATGCTAGCACTAGAAGTTATAAAACCAGCTCCGTTAGTTAACTGATTAGTATTACTAGGTATAACAAAACTTTTAGGACTAGAACCATCATAAGAACCTGTATTATATCCACTCCAAGATAATGAATTTGGAGATTTAAGAGAAGTAGGTATATCAGTCTTCTTAGCATAATCCGCAAGACTTTGATGACTAGTAAGATAAGTACCTAAATTAACAGCTGTACCTCCACTAGCTGCAATAATTTTAGTAGTACCGTTGATTATTACACTATGTGTATGACTAGTTGCCGACTTACCACTAAGAAGTGAATCTACACTACTTTTGGTATAATAGTTAGCAAGACTTTGGTGAGAAGTTAAAAATGTAGCACCTTTAGTAAATGTAATACCCTTTCCGCTTTTAGATACAGACGTGATAGCATTCCCACTTCCACTTACAGATATTGCATTAACGTAACCATCAAGTGACTGATGACTAGTTAAGAACGTACTACCTTTAACTACGCTGATAGTAGTACCATTCTTGGTGACAGACGTAACCGCATTACCGCTACCGCTGACAGAAATAGCAGTAGCACTACCACCTTCCAAGCTAGAGATACGAGAATCAAGAGCCTTGATGGAGTAGGCAGAGGCAATCTCACTCAGCGATTCTGATGTAAGCTTCAAGGCACTTGAATAACTCTTCACACTGCCGTTCAAGCCGCCACCACCGCCCGTGGTAGATGCTCCTGCTCCGTATGCCGTGATACCGCCTGTGGCATAGAAGTTAGCCGCTTCCTTTCCGGCAGCGTCCTTGGATAGTCGAAGGGCATTGTTGGCACTATCATACGATAGATAGATTCCACCAATTTTCAAGCTGCCTTCGGTTGTCACGTTACCCGATACGTCAAGATGAGTGAAAGGCTTCTGTGGGTCGATAGATAATACGTTTGCCAGCTTTGTTGTGTCGGTCGTTCCGCTCTTCCATACAGGTGCGAAGAGAGCAAGCTGTACACCAACATTATTCTTGTTGATAATGAAAGATGTCGGGTCTGCGTGCAAAGTACCGTCTGCGTCCCACCAAAGGTTTCCATTTGCGAAATAGCCAGTTCCGTCAAAGCGTAGGAGGGACTTGGCAGCAATTTTCTTCTCTTCCTCTGTTGTCGTGGAGGCTTGCTTGTCGATAGCCTTTCCACCTAACCAAAGGGCGATGCCATTCTCCTTCGTGTCCGCTCCATTGATACCTGCGGTAACATTTCCCTTATCGTTACGTAAGGCTATCAATGTAGAGAGGATAAGACCACCCTTGACTACTGTGTCTCCATCAACAAGAGCAGCCTTGATGTATTCAAGACCTGCCATATTGGTGATGAGCTTAGTATTGAGACCATCAAACAGATTAGACGTGATATAGTTGTTCGCCACACCCAGCTTGTCGTAGAAAGCCTTATAAGCATTCGTGAAGTTGGTATACTTCTGAGCCGCAGCCGCCTTGATGGTAGCCTTTCCATTTGAATCAGAAGCGTTGTATCTGCTTACGATGTCAGAAAGATAGGTAATGAGTTCATTTTTTGCGCTATCGAGTGTAGCCTTAGCTGAAACCAAATCCGTTTTATAGGTCGTTTCTTTACCATCCTTATCCAACAAGAACTTAGAGCCAACAACATTATTATACGACTCAACGGCTGCATTATAATCGTCCTCCAAACGCTTGCTATCCTGGGCAATAGCCGCAATCTCCGAGCTATCCAAGTAGCCATCAGAGGTAAAAACATCGAAAGCCTTCTTATTGTTAGATACGGTCGTTCCGAGGGTAATCAAATTAGTTTGCGTGTTCTTAATCTCTGCTTGCGCCTTCTCAGCAGCTTTCTTTGCTTCCTCTGCCTTCGTGTCATCGGTATACTTGCTAGCCAATTTCCAATCGGCAATATCAAACTCTTCACCTTCTGCCTTGGAGGTGGAACACTTCAAGATTTCATTCTTGTAGGTACTGCCGTCAGAAGGATAAGTGGCATTGACCCACATATCATTCACGTCGTATGGTGGAACTGGCTGAGAGCCGAAGATACGTCTCTTTGATTTTGCATCTTTGAGTGCTTGGCTTGAATCTTCGATTGCCTTGGTCAGTTCCGTGTCTGTGATGATAATCCACTTATAGGTAGAGCCATCCTTGGCAAAGCGGTATGCCTTGCCCGTCTTGTTGTCATAATACAAATCCCCGAGATGGTTTTTCATCATGTCCGTGTCCCATCCGCTAGCAGGTTCGGTCTTGAGTGTAGGAACGCCGTCATAGAACCAAGTCTCAATAGCTCCGTCTATCTGGTTTTGAAGGTCGGTAATCGTCTCCGATTTCTTGATAATGGTCTCAACGGCATTCTTATCCAAGCTCTTCTCGGTGATGTACTTATCCAAGGTCTTTCCATCGTAGGTGGACTTAATATCCAAGTCTCCCTTGATGGTTACTTTCTTCTTGTCGCTATCATACTTGACGTAGGAATCACCCTCGTAATTATTGGCACTAGTAGGTCGGTCTCCGAAGTACATATCTCCGTAGACGTGGAAGAAAGCCTTGTTCGTGGAATGGTTCACGCCATAGTCCACATACTCCTTGTTATTAAAGGTGTAGCCGTCAACTCCGTGATAGAGCGTTATGCAAGGGGAATAGGTGTCAACGGCAGAGAATACCAAGCAACTTTGCCTTGTGATGTCCGTTCTATTACCGCACTGATTCAAAATGTCATCAACCATAGGCTCATCGCTGGCTGCGTCCTTGTCGATGTCCGATAAATCCACATAATGATATTTCTTGCCATCTATCTCCACTGCCTCGGAAGACACACCGATGACTAGCCTCCAATAGTAATGGTTGCCTACGTTATGATACTTTCCTGCCGTAAGATTGAAGCTCTTGCTCCTTGCTTGGTCTCCAACCTTCCATTTATTCTCCACCTTTGAGCCATCTTGCTCACCAAGGAAGTAGCATCTGTAAGCCTTCTGACTAACACCATCATAGGTAATATTCGCCTCCTCAACCTTCAATATTCGGTTACTGCCTACTGGGGTGATGAACAATTCACCACCCAATGTGTCTGTATGCAATATTTCCAAGGTCTCGAAGATTGCTTTCATTCGGACTTGTAGATAATCTGTGGTTAGATGGGTGTTATCTCGTTCGTCAAGAGTCCAATCCCCGTTCGCCCCGACCTTCATTCCCTTCAAGAACTTCTGGAGCTTTTCCCAAGTGATTGTGCCCTTTACGGTGTCGTCCTTTGTCTTGTTTAATCTTTGTTCATCAACAGCTTTTGCTGAAAATACATTATAATCCGTAGGAGTTATGCTATCATAACTCTTAATGATGTAAATCGACCTTCCGCTTCCGCCATTACCATTAAGATAACTCTGTCCATTATAGACAAGTTCCTCTATCTTTGACTCCATTGCATTGAGGCGGGAATACGAAGGCTTTTCTCCAACATAATACTTCGCACCATCAAAAGGAATATCAAGGCTGAATTCATATCCAATAACTCTTGAAGACCTATAACTGTCATCATAACCTTTATTGTAAAGGTTAACCCTGTCTCCTACCCCATGCAAGTTGCCACGACCTTGATTGAATGAATAATTAGCCTCAGCGGTACATGTATATGTCGTAGGGTCTATTATTGACTTCTTCAAATTCTTAATAGAATCCGTCAGCAACTCATTGGAAGCAGCAGATACCAAAGTTTCGCCCAATTTGGTAGAATCCCAATTATAGAGAACAAAAGTATCTCCGTCCTTTGGATGCAAAGTTGTGTCCGGCAAAAAACGACCATAATCCTCATTAGCAACAATCTCAAATACCTGCGACTTAGGATTTATCTGTTCTTTTCCATCTTTCAATATCGGATTACCATCATCGTCCTTAAGTATTTCAGAAACTCCATCTGGATTAAACTCACATTCGAAGTCCATACCATTAAGAGAACCGCTTTGGAATACTATATGTAAGTTCTTGCCACTAAGAATATACGCCTTTCGGAAAGCCATATCACCTGTTTTTTCGCCATCATCATTGACAATAGTAAGCGAATTTACACGATAGAAAGTCCGTTTGATGTAATCACCCTCTTCGGGTGTACTTTCATCCTCTACATCTTTTTCGTATGATGTCACATTAGACGTTTTGATAAGATTTCTTGGATAAATATCATCATTTGTTGTTACTCCCTCTACGTACTGGTCTTCATGGAGTCCACCGACTTGTATATATCCGTTTTTCAGCTCAAAGCCATTCTCTGCTAACAATTGCTTGTTTTTGTCAGAGCATTCTGCTGAAGTAGGAAGCATAAGACGTTTTTCTACGACACCATCTTTTGTTATGTCCGCATCGGCATCATTCTTATATCCACTAGGCAAGTTCCTTGCAGCTCCAAAAGCATATACTCTGTTTGCATAAGTGGACTGGCTTTGTGAACTTGACATAGAAACGATGTTGTCGTTTAGTCTGAAATCAACAATCGCATTTGTATTCTCGCAAGTACCAAAATGTAGAATATTGCCTTCAAACCACCATTCACATTCAAACGTCTGAGCAATATTTGCAATAGCATCCAACACACTTGTGTTTGAGTAGGTTATAAGCTTTGCAGCATTTGCATCTACGCTCGCATCAATAACATAAGTATAGTCCGTTCCTTCGCCTTCAAATTTAGGGTCGTAAAGATAAGACTTGTCTAACTTCGCATAATAAGCTAGACTTTTCATAATCACCTCTACATGGGTACTTATTTTTGAAGTAAGAGAGAAAGTCGCTTCTTGTGAACCTGTATTCGGGCGATACTTCAATATTTTGTTCTTGAACTTACGATAATATGCATCAAATTGGATTTCATAGGAATATCCAATAGTATCATTATCTTTGGCCTTAGTTAAATCTATTAGCTCAAATCGTCCATATGGTGTATCTATAAAATCGCCAAGCAAGAAATATGTAGGCTTATAAAGCTTAAAGGAAAGCTTACAATAGTGAGACTGCATTAATTCATAGTGAACCAATGCATCCTGTGTTACGGGAACAGAACATCTTACATGTATGTTTCCGTCATTATCGTAATACTTTATATCAATATTCTTGTAAGTTTTCATAACTGTTCTATATCTTCAAATTCTTTCAACGTGAACATATCAATATCTGCATCAGTCAAGGCTCCCCTGTTCGTTGGATTATATTCTATGAACTTCAAACTCTTCTTGCCTATAACCCCTCCTTTTCCTCTTGAATAGGTAGGAGACTTCCTCGCACAAAACAAACGATAGACATCATCCTTTGATCGAGGAACTTGTATCGTAACAAAACCATTATCCATAAGTGCATCAAAGGCTTTTACCCTTTTGTTATAGTCGCTATGGTCTCTGCCGACAATAACAAACTCCAAGGTAATGCTTCTTTCTGCCTTTTTTGGACGGATAGGAACAACTCTAGTTCCATGCTCTGTCCTTACTTCATTGGTTATATAACTTTTATTGTCTGCGTCAGCTTCCAACGCATCCAAAAAGCCATATCCCATCCTGACCCGATAGGTAGTCCAAGCATCTTTTCCGTTTATGATAAGTTCATTCGTGTTCATACCGACAAAGTTAAAAACAAAATGAGGAATAATATTATATTATTATCACAATGCTTTCACTTAAAATTTAAGTGCAAAAATGGCGCAAATCCTAAAAGGAAATGCGCCCAAAAACAATAAGCATTTAAAATTATGAAGTTGTATTTTCGTTTCCCTTTACCTTTGCAGCTAACGCTACTTTATCTTCTGCATCCTTGCGTATCTTTTCAATTTCTTCAGCAGGAGCGTCAGTTAGAGCCAGCATTTGTACAGCAGTCTCTAAAGAAAGTACGCCTTGATTATATAGTTCCGCTATTACTTTCCACTTATCCTTTTTGTCATCCTCGAAAGGTTCGGCAAAATCGAATTCGACCTCCAACTTATCCAACTTGCTTCTCATCTCAGGATATAGTTCCTTCATTACGGCTATAATCACATGCGATAATCTACCGACAAGTTCTTCATAGATTTCCATTCGGTTCGCTCGCTTGATGTAACCCAATACCAACGCTCGTTTTATACCGACACTAGTAAGCGTACTCATAGCTTTCATTAGTTCCGGTGACATATCCGGTGTAAACGTATCAAACAATATAGACTGAGCCAAGTCTTCTTTCTCTGCCTTGCGGATTTCGGAATTCTGAGGTGGGTTGATATATTCAAACCTAGAGTTCTTGCTTGTAAGTTGTATGAGTTTACCTGGCTCGTTCCGCTTAGGGATTGATTGTATCACGTCAGCAGTAGCAGCGGCAATAGGGTCAGCAAAGTAGTTGTTAGTATCTCCTATCTTGGAATCAAGCATTTCTTCACGTTCCATTCTCGGTTCTGCTCCTTCCCATGCCTTTGGCTGACGAAAATAAATGCCATTAATTTTTCCTGTCGGATTAGGATACTTATACACTTTCCACCCAAAGCCACCACGTTCACAATGATAGTTAAAAACGGATGTCAATATATCCCAACATTCGATAGTCTTTGATTCTCGCTTTAAGGAATAGCCTACAGCAAAAGCAAGCATGTTTCCGTACTGGTCAAACAACTCTCTCATCTTATGTCCCTTTGAGCGAGCTGCAACATACACATCAACATGCATTTTTCCGTTTTTTTGCGAGAAATTAAAAACAAAACCGCTTTCGGTTTCTGCTCCGGCAAGTCGTTTACATTGACGTAGCTTGGTATTGAAGTATATATCCTTCAAGTATTTTTTATATAGTTCAAAGGCTTCATCGTCACCTTCAGTCTTCTTCCACATAACCGGATTGCCTAACAAGAAGAACAATTCTACCTCATTGATGTATCTTTGTCTTGTTCTTGCCAACTTCTCCGTCCTGTATGGCTTTTCTCCCTTTACCCATTTATCTTCACGGCTCATCACCTTATGGGTTTGTGGATTATATTCCGAAATGGCATTATCCACATCGAAATCATGTTGTTCCATCATATTTACGACAGAATCAACATCATTATCTTCCAAACGTTCGAAGATGCTTCTCTCCACACCCAATGCATTGAGCGTGAGGTTTCGAAAATATGTCTTTATCTGAATAATTGAATCTACAAACATCCTTATAACTTTTTGAAGCAAAGGTAATAATAAACAGGGTTTCTACATACTTTAATTTACGTATGCCTTTCACTTAGTTTTTAAGTGAATAAAAAAAGACTATTTACTAAAGAATCTATTTTTATTTAGTAAACAATCTTTTTTATTTACACATGACTTTTATCTAACCTTATAGCATACTTACACTAACAATCTAATAATTAAACACTTGTATTTTTATTACAAAAGTAATTATATTTGTCATTTAGTACACTCCTAAGTCTGATTTAGAAGCTTTTCTTGGCTTCATCACTTTACCGAGCAATACGGCAAGAATATAATACCTAGCAGCATCTATCAAATGGTTATCATGGTCTTCGGGAACATTGATATAATTGCCATCCTTGTCCTTTGCCCACACATATTTGCGGAACTCGCTCTGCAAATGGACTGATTGCCTAGTCGCAAAGATTTCGAATGTCTGCATCTTGTCAATACCAGCCAATATAGAACCAGCACCCTTTTGTGCTCCATATATAACTATTCCACCAAGAGCTACCTCATCTATAAGCCTAGGGTCAGCACTATCCGCATACACAAACAAGCCATCATCCGCATAAGGGCGCAAGAATTTTATAATATCACTGGACAACATTTCCGTTCTATAGCAAAGTTCCTCTATGTATAGGCGTTTGTCTACGATGCCACACTTCACAATAGCAGTATAGTCTTTCGAATATCCCCAGTCTACTCCGATGGCTACTTTCCTTGCGTTGCTAGGGAACTTGTCAACGATGCCTACATGCTTGAATATTGCACCCTCAGATACGTCAGACCATCTACCTATCATTATATGAGCATATTTCTCCGGTTCATTCTCCTTCATCTCTAATACCTCGTTAAGGAACTCAGGTGAAAGATGCTTTATATTATCAAGATAGGTCGTATGTATATGAAGTACTCTAGGGTCTGTACTGATCTGGACGGGAACGCCATCAAAATACACCTCTTTATGTGTCTTTTCGATGAAACGCTTATATACCCAATGATTTGAATCACAAGGGTTCATAATGATTATTACTCGGTTGTGCAAGCCTTTCTGACGGATTGAAAGCATGATGCGCTCAAAATCCTCCTCACTCGTCCATTCCTCAGCCTCATCAACGACAAACGTAGTCACACCATGGATTGACTTTAACTTCGCAGTCTGATTACCACTAGCCGTATGAATACCACGGAACATGATTTCAGCTCCTGTCATTTTGTTGACTATATCTGTCTTAGTATTCTTAAAGTAATCCTGTGTACCATCAATCTCTATCTTCTCTTTAACCTCTGGAATTACGGAAATAGCGGCACTTACCATCGTATAACGTGTATAAAGAATCTTATGCGCTATCTTTCTTTCTGCATTGTATTCAAAAGTAAGTCTTTCGATAAACTGAGAAGCAGAGAAACTTTTTCCTGACGCACGGCTTCCTGTTATAAGGTAAATGAAATGCGTCTTGTCATTATATAACGGATAATAAACGGAATGTGTTTTTGCCATTATTCACCCTCCCCTTGCTCTTCTGCTTCCTGCTCAATCTCTCTTTCTATCCACTTGTTGACGGATATACCTTTCTTAGGGTCAAAAGGAATGCCCTTTTCCTCTTCATCCTTCTTACCTCTCTGTATCTCTCTCCAAGTCATATCGTAATGGAATAACCAAGTAGAAAGAGCTTGTACGTTAGGTGGGGTCTCCTGCTCGGTTTCTCTAGTTTCCACTACTATATCATCTGTCATAACTCCATCTACAACCATATGTCTTTTGGTGGTTGTCTTGCCCTTTACCTTGACACCTCCAAGGGCGCATTTAAGGAATCTGCCACGCACGATTGCATTGATAAACTCTCTGCCACGCACGAGGGATTGAGTTATCCTTTCGCCTCTTTCCGCATTTTCGTCTTCATTCCAATTCTCGTATTTTCCGTTTTTCATTCGGTTGAAGACCTGTGGATTTAGGTCAACCCCAAACTTCAAACCAAGGGCGTAGGCAATTTCAGAATCCTTCTGACCTTGCTTTGCAAGCTGTTCTATCTCATCGTAGAAAGCATCGCCATTGTAATCAAATTTCGGTTTTGCCATTTTCTTGAATTTATTATTGTTTCGCTATATATTGGGCAGATGGGATTTATACCTTGCCTCTAATTTTGTTATACATATAGATAGGAACGGCTAGTAAGAACATCGGTATTGCCAATATCATAGTTATAGCCAAGTTCGCAATCTTCATTAATCTTTTTCCGTTTGCCTTCATAATCTTTCGATATTTATGAGTTGACCAATTGTCCTACCTTGTTTATCAAAGGAGTAAAGAGACACGACACCCACATATTGAATGCGTTCTTTCTCCTCTTGCCAAGAAACATAGAAACAATCATAAATGGAATGAGCATACCTATTGTTATTGCCGCTATTATGTACCCTAGTAATATTCTTATAATCTTTTTCATTGCTTATTCGTTTATATTCGTTTTGCTACTTTCATAAGCATTTCTCCCTTGATTACCTTGTCGGTTTCGATAAAGCCAAAGGTGCTCATAAAACGTTCCTTGTTCTCTATATTATCAAAGGAAAGCATGACGTAAGACTCGGCTTCTAAAGCTTTTTCCGCTGCCTTGGTATTTACCTCTTTCTTTACCTGTTGCATACGTTCTTTATTCGCTTGATATTGAGCCTCTTGCTGCTGATTGGCTATAATTTGATTTTGTTCTATCTGTCGTCTCTGCTCTTCTTGCTCATCCTTTGATACAGGTTCTTTTCTGCTTTCGCTTTCTTGGGCAAATGGGTCTAGTAAGGAATTGAGTTCTTTGCCTAACTCGTCTTCGCCTTCAGTCTTTACCATTGCATCATAGCCGAACAGGGACAGGTCTTCTTCCGTTAATCCGGCATCCATATAGTTTATGTCCGGCAGTAATTCACGGACTTTCATGTCATCCCATTCTCCATGAGCATTCTCGGAATTAAGCATGAAGTTCAGTTCAACTTCGGTCTTGTAATCCACATTTACAGCCTCAGCCAAAAGAGTATAATCCTTTTCGGGATAGCCCATAATCTCATCCACGATGGTTACTTTTTGGTTGCCGCCTACGATGGTCATTGTTTGCTTATTGACGGTTATACCACCAACAACGCCAAATTTTCTTATGGAACGTTTCAATGTAGCTTTCTGCTGTGGTGAAATCTTCCTTGGATTATATGGTGCTATCTGCACTTCGGAGCGTTTGAACTCTTCTTGCTTGCCTGTGAAATAATCTCTTGGTTTCGTCATCTTATCAACTCATTGTTTCTTGCAAAGGTATGAATAATAATTGTTTAAGAGAAATGTTTACTTGCGTGTCTTTTCACTTTGTCTTTTAAGTGAAATAACATATCGCAGCAATATATTAATTGGCTTGCATTTTGGTTAATTTTGCACTAAAAAAGATATGGGAGACGTTGGTAATAATGGGGCATATGCTAGGCTGAGAGCACAAGCTACCTCTATGCGGAGAAAAGCCGAGTCGGTTGGTAACAAGCTACAAGCTATAGCTGAAGGTATAGCTAAGAAGTATGGAGCTAGGGTCACTCCTATCAATTACAAGAGTGTTGACTCCATTGTACGCAAGGCTAAGGGCGAGGCTAATGGTATCAAAGACATTAAGGACTCGTACAGAACAACCATCATCGCAGATAAAGGGTCAATACCGAAAATAATAAAAGACCTTAAAGGCAAATACAAGGGCTTTGAGTTCGTTAGACTCAAGGAACAGAAACTGGATACTGGCTATTCTGGAAACATCATCAATATCCGGAACAAGAAAACCGGACTTATTGGTGAGATACAAGTTAACACCGCCAAGATGATTTACGCCAAAGAGAATTACTCGATAGCCTACAAACTGTTGGGTGGGAAGACCATGCGAGAAATCTATAAAGAGACCAAGAAACCATCCGGTTGGGGACATGCATTATATGAGCAAAGTAGAACCGCCAAGAGTAACGGAGGTAAGAAGCAAAGGTCGGTATCTATGCAACAAGCTTACTATGCAACATTTCAATAATTAATATATTTAAATTTCAAGTAATAAACATTAATTTGTTTGCAAGTTTAATATATTTTTTATATCTTTGCATTGTAATAAGGAGATAAAGACTATGAACAATAAAGATAAGAACAAAATCAGCCACCTCCTTAAAAACGGAGAGTCGGTTTATGTTTACTATTGGGAGGATGACATCGTTGTCCGTTATCAATATGTAAATAAAGAACTTATGTGTTACCCTAAAGGTAAAGGACGTAAGCCAAAGGAGTTTAAGTTTAATGAAAACACCTATGCACAAGATGCTCTTGAGTTAGGTGAGCTAATAACGAAAGAAGAATATGAAAGATTCTGAAATGATAGAATTGTGCCTTGGTATCGCTTGCAAGGCGCACAAAGGACAGATTGATAAGGTTGGATTGCCTGTTATATTGCACCCTATCCATGTAGGAGAAATGGGTAATAGTACCGAAGAGATTTGTGTCGGATTTCTCCATGATACGATTGAAGATACGGATATGACCTACGACAAGCTGTTATCACTAGGTGTTAGAAAAGACATTGCCGATAGTGTATGTGTCCTAACCCACAAGAAAGGTGTTCCGTATTTTGACTACATACAATCAATCATTGATTCAAAAGATATGGTTGCAATACAAGTCAAAATCAACGACCTGGATCACAACCTATCGAGAGCTAAAAAGTACGGATTTCAAAAGCAATATGAAAAATGTACTACGGCATTGTCAATGATGGGAAGGTTCTTCCCACATGAAGAGGGACAATACTACCCATCGTTCGAATATATTCCTTAAGATGTACGCTTACGTGTTAAATTCCATCCGTATTTCTTTGCGTATTCTTTCATAACTTGATATTGCGCACCAACATTACCTCTATCATTAGCTTCCGTGACACGTTTCTGTATTTCGTTTGCTTCACGATTATAACTAGACACATCACTTGCACTAGGGACTTTTCCTCCTTTCGTAAAACTAGAACGCTTTCTGTTTAAAGCTAGCACTTTCTCGTTTATTCGATTTCGTATTCCGCTCTTTGAAAGATACTCTGTCTGTTTTTGCTGAAGGGTTCGTCTCCATTGCGAATTTTTCTTACCAAAAACATCCCATGCATCCGATTCTGAAAGTCCCCACCCTTTACTTGGTCTCTTCAAAGAATACGTATAATTCTTTGTAACTGCTCGAATCTCGGAAGCGTTATGTGCTATAGTTGTAAAAATGTCAGCTCCAGACAAAATTGTGCCAACTCTTCCAGCTATAGTATCTCCAATACCTCTATTAGGATGGTTGTGAGTAATGATGGCATCTTTGTAGTTATAGCCAAAAGGTAATTGCGTACTATGTGCCTTTCCTGTTTGGGAATGCGCTATTTCTTTTCCGTCCTTATTAAAGGCATAAATACGTTCCGTCTTTAGCTTTCTAATCTTAGCTTCAGTGTCAGACAAAGCCGCATCCAACCCACGGCTATGTCCGGCATTGATTTGCCTATCCGCTCTTTCGCCTCGTTGAGGTCTGCCTCTATATCCTCTATCTGCCATATATAAATCTCCTTTTTTATTTGCAAAGATACAAAATTTGCAAGGGAGTACCTACATATCAAAGGTTTACAACTTCACTTATCTATATTGTGCAATCATTCTTTATCTTTGTTGTATTTAACCTCAAAACCAATCATCGTTTGTTTCACAAAAACAGCCTTGCAAGCCAATAGCTTACCACTTTTGGATAATTCTTTATCCTTGTACCTAATATCATACTTGCCCATATGATAATCGTAGCAAGCATCAATACAGCTCTCTACAAGCTCCTTCTCTGCTTCGAAATATGGCATTTCCTTCTTGCTCACTTTCGCAAGCCACCCACCACCTTGTATTAGGTCGAATATTCTTGAATACCCATCACGCAAGCCATTGCAATATGCGGCATAAAACTGCACTTTCTGAAGAGGAACTTTTGTACCTTGTTCCAACAACTTGACAGCCAACGCCCTAGCCTCATCATCTTGGCTCTGCTCTAGAATCTTCATTGCATGGTTTACAACTTTTCTTTCCTGTTCCGTCATGTTATTTAGAATTTAAGTTTTTCAGAAAGCTCAATCTGCCTTCTACTTGTGTAAATGTGTCATCCAACTCATCATCACTCATAGAGGAATAGAAAGTATAACTGTATGGACGCATAGTAAATCCATCAATCAAGAAGACAGAGAACCACATAATGCGCTTTACACTACATTGTTTCAGATTAACTTCTAATGCTCCTTGCTCTACTTTTACGACAATATTATTGGTTGATTTAATGCTTAACGCCTTACCTAAAACATCATTATATACTTCATTCATTACTCTTCTCTTTAAATCCTACATATCTCTTCATTTCACTATAAGCTCTCTTCATAGCCTCAGCCGGAGAAAGATTATACTTTTTCTCAATATCGCTTGTTATATCCGCAAGATGCTTTCCAAACAACTCTTCAATATAAGAGTCATCTTTCATCCGCTGAATACCCCTTGCATATATCTTAGCCTTATCCATGCCCCATTCCAATCCCATTTCGTGAATAAAGTCATCCAATTGCATAAGGCTTTTCTTTCCGAAGTTTCGGAATTTTATCATATCGAGCTTGGAATATTGTACCAAGTCTCCAATAGTATCTATGTCGGCTGCCTTTGTCACATTAAGGACACGAACTGGTAAATTACAATTAACTAATCTGATGGAGAACAATGAAGTGGGAACATCTTCAGGTTGTTCTTCTTCTTTTTTACCTTCTTGCATAATAAACTGCATTTTTACATTCTTAATTTCCTCTTTCAAGGAATTGTTCTCCAGCTTCAAGTCTACAAGTTCTTCAATCGCATAGTTGAACTTCCGGATAGCCTTAATAACAATCTGGCGCACCCTTTCTCTTGAAAGTTCAAAATTATCGGCTATATCACTAATTCGGTCTCCATTGAAAAATGCTTGCATAATCTTTTTCTCTCGTAATCCGTATTGTGCCGTTAACTCCAATAACATACAAAGTGAACTACCTATTTTGTCATAGCTGAAAGAAGAAACGTTCAACGCATCATGCATTAACATTTGTATCTTAGTATTTACCTTGCGCTCACTTGCCAACAACTCTTTCTGCTCTCTATCAAGTAAATCCTCTGAGATAGATAACATCTTGTATTTCTCGGAATACTTCTTAACATCATCTACATTCACCCAAAAGCGTTTACTGCTTTTATCATTGTAGCCACCAAGCAAGCCCTTGTTAACCCAGTTCGTAATCGTCTGAGGGTCAACACCTAAATAAGCAGCGGCATCATTTCTTGTCATTCTCTCCATACGAAACCCTTTCTTTTATTTTTTGTTCTTAAAATATTCACCATAGGCATTAATCAAATCTTTTTCAGTAATACCTCTTCTCAAACAATCATTAGCGAAATCTACTCGTACATTATCATTCCTTTGAACTTTATTGTATCGTTCTGAATACTCTTCAATTAAGTCCGCAACAACCATATACGCTTTAATTTGGGAGGTTTTAAGCATGTCAACACTAACAAAAGTTTTGCATATATTGATACCTCGCCTTTTGTCAATCTTTTGCAGATAAAGCCCCATACTTGTAGCAACAACCTTACTTGTATCATTCTTATAAATAAGTACCGTATAGCCTACTTCTCTTTCGATGTGAGCAAGCACCCTATTAATTGGCATGTTCTCTATTCCCAATGCTCGCTCGGCATATCTCCGCAAGAAATGAGGCGTATAACTGAACTGCTCTGCACTATTCTCTTCGTCCAACAAGGAAGTAGCACATACGTAATCGTTCGTTTCCTTGCAATAGATAAACATGTCAAAATAGAATTGTCTTATGTTCCCTCTATCTACAAACACGCATACTTTGTACTCGGTAGCGTCTTTCGTCTTGAAATCATAACACTGAGTTGTGTATCGTCCCATTCCCTTACGAAGCTCACGGATGAGTTTCTTTGCTTTTTCGATAGCAAACTTTTCTAGCATAGGCTTATCCTTCTTGAATATATCAAAGAGTTCACGCCCCGTCATTGAACCTATAATCATTCTCTACCCTCCTCTTTTTCGTTCAATTCGCTAGTAAAAGAACTTTTTAATCCATCGTATTGCTTTACCACCTGTTCCAAAGCCTTATTCTTCTCACGCAACTCATCACGCTCTAAGAGTAACTTTCTGTACTTCTCTAACTCATATCTAACTTCTTTCGAGTGAAGCCTCTGTAGCTGATTGTTGAGTTCATTAAGTCTGTAGCCTTGTTCACGTGTTTTCTTACGAAGATGACATAATTCTTCTTGCATTTTTGAATAATTCTTCAATACCCTAAGAGTTATTCGCTCTTCGGGTATATCCTTATTCACATCATTCTTTCTTGCCTTACTCATAACTAAAACTCCTTGTCCTTTAAAAATAAAACGCTTCCAACCAAACAACAAATACCTTTCCAGCCAAGCCTCTTCGCTTGTATTGTAGCCAAAGTATTTATAGGTTTATGTTTGAGAAGTCCATCTTCATCGCACAATAATATGTTATTATCATCAAGATGAACCAACTCGACATAACCACCAACTAAAGCCTGAGCCTCCTCTAGAGTAATCTTTACTCCATTCTTTGGCTGCACCTCTTTGACGATGCAGCCTACCTCGTATAACTTCATGCTCTATAAATTTAAATAAGACATCATATCTTGAACGGCATCCATATCTTTTTCGATACGGTCATCATACATGCTTTTAATACTCTTAGAAACCTCTAATATTGTAAAGCAGTAGTGTTTACCTTTAAAGTAAAAAGGTAACTCATTACAATTCGACTTGTTTGCCGTGAAATTATAAGGACTCCCATGATGAAAGTCAAACTCAAAAGAGCTGTTGTTATCCTTGCATCGCTCTACGACCTTACTTCTCCATTCTGCAATATGTGCTTGCATCTTTTTCTTATTGTTAGAAGCTTCTAACCATAAGGTAGATTGCGCAGCTTTCGAATGATAATAGTTTCCACTATCTAATATCTCCAGCTTAATGCAAAAAACTTGATTTACTGCAATCGGTTTTAATGCTTTTAATGCTTCATCCAAAGCGATAGCCAAAGCTCCACTCTTACAATTATTTGCCCTAAATTGGCTTATAACTTTATATGCAGTCTTCTTATCCATAATCTTAAAGTTTTAAATTTCAACACCAAAATTCTCTGCAAATATCTGAAGCATTGTCAGCTCCAAAATAACTTTCTTTGCCTCGTCTTCACTCATATCATAGCATACTGCAAAACGCTGACGTAACGTAGCACAATCCATATCGTGACGCTCATTTAAGAAAGCTATCATATTTCTTACTAATTCTTTGATATTCATTATCTTAGACAGTTTTTGCGGTGTGTCTCACCTTTTTTATTATTTATACTTTTCAATTGTATTAAAGACATTATCTAAAGCCTCATCGCAATATGCCGTACTAGTTACACATGCGCCTCTAGAAATCGCCTTGTAACAATCTCTAAGACCAAGCAAACCACCAATAAGCTTAGATGCATCATAGCAAGTAAACTTATTCAAGTCCAATGCATCAATAGCATTAATACCATTTTCTGTAATAACACCTTTAATATCATTGATGAACTTCTTCTGCTTTTCGGTAATCATCTTCATAACAATTGTGCTAGTTTTTAACGTGCTCGCTCTGCACTATCTTGCAAGAAACTTGTCTTGCGGCAAATCTTCAAGTACCTCTTAAAGACATTGCAAAGATACGAAATAATTTTCTAACATGCAAATGTTTTATGGTTTTTCTTTATTTATTTAACCTTTCTTTACTTATGATGTTTCTATATTGCATACATTAACAATAAAGGCAGACTTTCACAAGCCTGCCAATACATATAAAGAAGATAATACATTATTATATATAAATTAAAAAGAACATTATCTGTTGTCATACCTGTAGAGTATTACCCTACTTTGTGGAAATACCTTATATATACGTTCTAAGTCTTCGGGTGCATTATCCCTTAGCCATGCAAAACAATCCAAGTCCAAAGACAAACCGCCTGACGCATTCCCAACCTCTGCATTCTCCGAGCGCAATGCTCTGGAGTACATTATCGGCTTAGGCAGATGCCGATGTTTCATATATTGCAAGATTTGCTTTTGAGTAAAATCAGCAAGAGGATAACAATTTCCACCATGAATGTAATTTTCATCCTCATACGACTTCAACATAAGGCTTCGGTTCATCGAGTCTGCTTTCTTCATACCAAAGAATACGTATTCTATTCCGAAACGCTTTTTTAAGGCTTTTACTACCATAGAAAGATTAAGAACCTTTACTTTTGGATTCGGAACGCAATAAACTCCATAATGAAGATTGTATGTTGTATTCCAATGTGGTATCTGCTCGAACTCTATCTTCGGGTATCTAGCCTTCAGCCAGTTTATCCATCGTTGTATATGCTCTAAGTCTTTTACGAGATACATAAATACACATACTATGCGCTCAAACTTATCATATAATAAGTCCAATGTAACAATGGAGTCCTTGCCAAGAGACATCATAACGATACAATCCTTACTCTGTTCACTAGCCATATCAATTACCATATTGGCAACATCTATGGGATTCTTCCTCACTACAAGAGGCTTTACTCGCTTGCGTCCCATATTACAACAAACCTAAAATCTGACTTCCGGAAATACGCATAGAGTTAGCGGCTTCCATGTGCAACATATCACAGAAAATCTGCTTTTGTTCAAAACTTTCGAAATCAATGAATATGAAGTTATCAATATCTTCCTTTCTTTTCTTTCCGACATCAGTACAATGCTGTTTCTGATCCTTGACCTCTTCCTTTGTCATCTTTGGCTTAGCTGCGTGCTCGGCCACTATCTCTTCAGATGTTTTTTCGATGTTGGGTAATTCGGTCATTGGCGTTGGGGTCGTAACTGAAATTATAGGTTCATTCAAGAAATCCTCGCTAAAGTCATCCATGCCCGAATCCTTCAATGATGCTTCCAAATCATCTTGCAACATCTTGATTTGTTCAGTATCCTGTTCCGTGAAGCCAGCAGCCTTGAAGTCTATTTCATCTATGCTAAAGTTCTTGGCAACCAAGTTGTAATCTATCGGGTCTTGCGACTTCGCCATAAACAACAATTGCTCTTTCTCGGTCTTTTCGTCAAAATCAACGGCTTCTACCTTGATGTCATAATCAGTTTCGGGAGTACCATCATAACCTTGGATAAGGTCAACGCTCATCACTCGTTTATGCCCATCTATGAGATTTCCAGTTGTCTCATTCCATTGAATACCTCCAATGAGACCAACTTTCTTAATATTGGCTTTTTGCTGTTTGATGTCCGCATCGGTATGTACCTTCGGGTTGCAAGGGTTCAAGTTTATTTGAGACCTCTTGATTATCTTTGTTTCACTTCCTTTTTTCATTTCAGTTCCTCCTTGTTTTTATCAGCTTTCAACAGAACTATCCTTGCCATTGGGAATACCTTGTATATTTTCTCTAAATCTGCCGGATAAAACTCTTTGAGAAATTTCTGATACTCAATATCCTCAACATCAACTCCTGAACTTTGTTTATTCGTTCCATTTGCTTCTGGGTTCTTTAAACGATGGTCAAGAATATAATCCATTATTTCCTTGTTTTTATATGTAGATAAAGGATAGAATTTCTTCGTCTTCCAATTGATAGCTTCCTTTCCATCCGTATAACTTCTAAGCATAAGCCGTCTGTTCAAAGAATCGGATTGTTTAAATCCATAACAAGCCCACTCTACACCAAGTCTCTTCCTGAGTTTTTCGGTTATATCAGCTAAAGTCCATTGTCTTTGCTTAGGGTCTTGTTTTATTCCCATATATCCGGTTTTTATATCATAAAATAAAGCATAATGAGGAACTTGAACAAACTCAATGTTCGGGTACTTGGTTTTAGCGTAATTATAGTAACGCATAATATGTTCCAAGTCTTTTACTATATACATGAATACTACCACAACTCTCTTGAACTTCTTGTAGCATAAGTCAAGCAATACGATAGAATCCTTTCCACTCAGAGAATGGAAAAGTAATATACTATCTGTCTCCTTGGAAACATCATCAATGATTTCTCTTGCTCTTTTTAGTTCTTGCATACATTATTCTCCTTAAAAACAAGGGGTGAATGAAAGTTAATTCATTCTACCCCTCTTGACTTTTAACCTCTTCTAAGTCTGCGGTTTACACGTTCTGTGACATTATTTGCTGCTGTACGAGCTGCCAATGTACGCATAGCACCACCATAAGTAGTTCCTTGTGCGCCAGTGTTTCGGTACTCAACATTTCTGCCACGTTCACGTCTTTCACCAGCCCTAAGACCAGTTGTACGATTTGTTACCGCTCTCCATTGAGAATAACGATAACCTCTTGATGCCTCTGACATAGTTGTAACGTTTTAAGTCCACGAATCATAAACTACTCCCCTTGGGGAATTATCTAGGCTCGGTGGACTTACGCCCACCTACTTTAGAGTCGTTTCTGTTACCTTGTCAATAACAAAGAAGAAAAACAAAGGACGCTCTTTTTCCTTTTTAAGCTCCAATGCTTCGTACATTTCATCCAAATCATGGCTATCATACTTTTCGTGAAGAAAATCAATATCTTCTTTCATAACGATACAAGTATCATTTACCAAAACATCACAATCAAGATACCACGAGTTGTTATAATCATGGAAGTGGATTGTCTTTACTACTCGCAATGGGTCAACAATACCCTCCTCTTGCGCTTTAATTACATCCTCTTCTTTACCATGCTTTTTAAGGAACTCCAAAACATCCTTGTCAAACAAACGACCAATATAATGGTCTGTATAGGCTCTATACTCAACCTTCTTCTTGCCTTCAAGAATCTCCTTGGCATTCTTTCTTGTCATAATCAAGTTAAGAACCTCAATAGGTTTGGCTGGCTTGAAATCGGGATACTTCTCTTTAAATGCACTTACCTGCGCATCAAAATCTTCTTTGTTATTACTCATAATTAATTATTTCAAGGAACGCAATGCAAAGATAGCATAATTCTTCCATCCAAGCAAATGCGTTCGGGTTATTAAACTCACTTTTAATAAATGGTGAAAATTACTTGTTCTCTAAAGGTTTGGTTGCCTTATTAATTTGCATCCGTTCCTTTTTGCTAAACATATCATTGTAATTCTGAGAATCATCAATGACAAACTTTTCTTCTTTCTTCATATTCATATCTCCTATATGTTTTAGATAATCATTCTTAATCTTTCTCCAGCAATGCTCGCATCTTGAAGACTTCGTGAACTCTGTCGGCTCGCAAGGGTCAACATCTTTCAAAGAATCAAACTCATGTGGCAGTACCTTAAACACGTTCTCAAAATGTTCTTTATTGTATCTTAAAGCTTCGTCACGATAACGAAACCAAGTACAACATTCTTGAATGCTTGTGTTCTTGCTGAAAATCAAATATGCTTTATTCATAATCCGATACAGTTGTTTCGGTGTGTCTCACCTTTTTATATTACGATGCAAAGATAAGAATAACACCTTAATTTTGCAAGTTTTTTAATGCTTTTGTTTCCGTATTTAAACATATTTCATATATCGAAAGAACTTTTAATCCTTCATCACCTCAAAATGGGCATCCATAGCCTCAACAATATTACATAACGTATCAATATCGGCATTAAAACGCCCCATCTCAATATTACGAATGTTGTTGGGCTTATAACCGGACTTTTCTGCCAGCTCCTCCAATGTTATACCACTAAGTTCTCTAACCTCTTTAATCTTCTGCCCCATTATATAGCGATAGAGATTTCGATTACGATGTTTCTTGTCATCATCGGGGTTTCTTCTTTGCTCTAAATAAGCAATTTCAAAGTTCCTTACCTTCAGACAATTAACCATGTTACCAAATATCTTATGCTTAGGGGGAAGAGGAAAACCATCGGCATCTTCTTTTACAAGTTCTATTTCGCCACCTTCAGTAGCTTGTATGTACTGAGCGAAGCGCACCGCATCATCGTAGTACATTTCCGTAAATCTTTGTATCATATTTTAAGAATTTTCTGCAAAGGTACACAAAATAACTCACATTTGGTCAAACTTGAAACATACAAATAGGTTTTATTTGGTATTTTTAAGACTTCGCTGTACTTTTGCACAATAGGAATAAAAATAATTTAAATCATATAATTATGTGGGTATATAGCGAAAAACAAAAGACGTGGGTCAACCTTGAACAAGTTCAGCGAATTGCTAGCGATGGGCAAGGTGGGTATCTGTTAATCAGTCAAGATGGCAAGAAAACATCCGTCGACCAAACTTGGTATGACAAGGCTATGCGTTGGGTTGACCCTGACTGGTGGGAAAAACACCCTAATGGCGGTAAGGACTCCTTGAACTTCGAAGATGCTCTGAAGGCTATTATGAAAGCTACAGGTGCAAAAATGGACAAAAAGGATAAGGATAACGACAAGAAAAAAGAGGGGGAAGATTAATATTTCCCCTCTCTCTAAAGAATCAAGCATCGTTCTTCGTCTTTTTTATCAATTCCGTTACATATTCAACAACCTTTTCGTTTGCCTTATTGATATTCGTAAAGTCCTTTTGAATATAAATATCAGTAACATCTAACTGCGAAACGTGATTGAGTGCTTCGTGAATGGTATACTTATCAATACCTAGTTTATTTCTTGCTATAGATGCCCAAGTATGACGGGCTGAGTAGAAATCGAAACGAGGAATGCCCAATTCGTCAGCTATGAAATGCAATCCCTTATTTATATGCTTATTGAAATTGGCTGCATTGCTATATTTCTGATAGAAATCAAAGACCCTTGTTGTTCCCTTATATTTTCGGAACAAAGGTTTGATGATGTCAGGTACGACAATTTCTATGTGGGCATTATCGTTTCTCCTATCTCTAGTTTTAGCTCTATCGTAGGCGAGTACACCCTTATTATAGCTGACACATTCATATATATCAACAGAATTCATTCCCATCAGAAAGAACGAGAGTACATAACAATCCCTTGCCATACCTACACGTCTAGTCCCCTTGAAATTAAATACTCTTACAAGGTTCTCTTCACTGATTATCCTATCTTTTGTCTGCGGAATATCCCTCGGAACGGAGAATTTATCAAAAGGATTACTTCTGATAATATCATTTCCATTCGTATTATATTCTTTGATAGCTTCATTGAAGATATGCCGCATATTGCCCAAGTATAAGGATTGCGCCCTAGGATGACCATCTAGGAATTTCTTATATCCGTTAAGGAATCTGTAGTCTATGAGAGAAAACGGCAGCTTACGGCAACCATTATAACGTGCAAGGGAATTGAGCATAATCAGATAATTCTTCTTTCCCTTATTGTCGGATTTCTCAACCCACTCTTCGGTAAAGGAAAAGAAGTCTAAATCCTCTGTCTTGTTGCCTATATCAATCAAATGCTCACATATCCAATCAATATCCACATCTTTACCTAGCAAGTCTACCTCTAAGTCATAGAGTGCATCCTTCATAACATTCATTTTATCTTCAATCGTCTTCAATATCTTACGTGAAGAAATCTTTCCGGCTCTAGACAAGTCTGAGTCGGAAACAACTATATTGGTAGGAAATCTTTTTCTCTGTCCCTTATGAGAAAGAACAATAGACACCTTTCTTGTTTTGTCTTGCTTTGGTTTTCCAAGCTCGTATGTTATTGTAGCCATAATATTTTTCCTTTAAATTTACAATATTTTGCGGCAATTTTGCGGAAAATGCGGCAATTTTGCGGCAATTTTACACTTTACTTGTAGTACTCAGAGCCTACTTGTGGAATATTAAAATCTTCTAATAAATCGTTTCTGTTTCATAAGCAAAAGTTCATTATACGTCCATAAACGCCTATTTTATAGCCATTTATAAAGAAAAATGGTGAAACAACCTATACGATTATTTCACCATTTCTTGTTTATATTTATAGTGATTCCGTTGGGGTTCGAACCCAAGACCCACAGCTTAGAAGGCTGTTATACGGAACACCAATAAAATGCCTAAACAATAGCAACTTACGCTATAGGCGAATAATCATTTTGCGGCAATTTTGCGACATTTTATGCAAGCCTACTCCACAGAACATACAAATATACTTTACATTATCATTTCCTTTTCTGCTGATATTCCACAACTAAGAGCTGCTTCACATCTGCTAAATCCAACTCTAAATCACGATAAGTAGGATTAAAGGAACGCAATATAAGCTTTCCATTATTCATATCCAAGTCAATGATACGCTTCAACAGAATACCTTCTTTATGAACTATGATATATTCCTTTCCGTCTATATGAAGTCCATTGCTCTTTACCATGTAGTCAGGGCAGACTTTACATATAACGATGTCTCCATTCTGATAAGCTCTAGACGAGCCATCATCCATAGAATCACCGCTTACCTCGAATGCTACGTACTTTTCTTTATCTTCCTTTACAATAGGGATTGTTGGGAGCGATGATATATATACATCATCTGCATATCCGCTGAGATAACCAGCATAAGCCATCTGTGGAACAAGAGGAACAAAGCTGACGCTTGAATTGATATTCGATTTGATGTCATCGTTAAACATCTTTCCTTCTCCGGTCTTAAGCCAATTCAGATTTAGCTGAGGGTAAGCCAAAGAGATATTCTTCAAGAAAGTCTCGCTAGGCATATCCGGCAATCTGCTAATTGCACTGGTATAGCTCTTACATTTCCGCAAGAAGAATGTAGTACTAATTCCCATCTCTGTACAGAATGGCGCTATTCTGCTTTTGTAGTTGTTGAATTTCTCAATATTAGCCTCCGGCTGCAACATTTCGCCAGCTCCATTAGCTAGCCAATCCATATTAAGATCTGGGAATTTAGAATTCACTCTATAAGATACTCTTGCCGTGAATACACCATTCTTCCCTATGATAGGAAAGTTAGAGGCCACGTCAGCTTTGTCGCAAAATTCTCGTTTGGTAATTCCTTTATATTTAAGATACTCACGCAGTCTAGTCTTTGCGTTTTCGTTTTCGCTTACCTTTATAGGTGAAGAGATGAACATTTCCCCCATTCCCGTCCTAATATAACTTGGATTTACCTGCGGAAATTTTCTCGTTATAGCTTGCAAGCTTTTGGAAGATACACGATTAGTTATACGGCTGACGAAGCCATGTCCTAAGCCAACGGTATCCTCGAATTTTTCATTTGAAGTGTAACCCAAAGCAATGATTACAGCCTTCAGTCTTTCGTATGCACTATTCATAACCTAAAATTTAATACGCAGTAAGCGCATGTGTAACTTAATTTATGTAAACATTTAGAGCTTAAAGATAATAAAGGTTAATATAGTATATTTAAGTACTATTTTATTTGCATGTTTGCAATACTTTTCTTATCTTTGCACTCGAAAACATTAAATATGTTGCAAATATACATAAATATATCGTAACTTGCAAGAAATTTAATATATTTTTTGTAATATTACATAAAAAGGTGAGACACACCATAAAAACTGTAGAAAGAATATGTCATTAAGCGAGATTAAGCAATTAGTATCAGTCGCATTTCAAGCGGGACGGATGGATGCCCAATTTGAAATGGGGTTGCGTTCCGACAGGATACGCAGAAAGGATGCCGAATGCTATCTCGCATCAAAAGGATTCGAAAAGCAGATGATTGACAAATGGGTCAAGAATAGGTTAATGAAAGAATATGTAGGTGATAGTAAGAACTCACCTAGATATTATTCTCTCAAAGAAATCAATGAACTTGTTGTTTCTTGTCAGATAAAGAAAATGATTATTTAAAATATACGACTATGGCAGAGAATAAGGCAGCGAAGCCTGTAGAAGGGCAGAGCGAAGAAATTAAGGATTATGAGTTTCGCCTCCTTGATGCGGATGAGATAGAAGTCCGTGTCGGTCAAGGTGGTAATCAGAAGTCACCGGACTGGTGTTCCTTGTTGCTTTACAAGGACGCAAGATGTGACATGAGACGATTAGATGAGAAGTTCGGCATCTATGGTTGGAAACGTAAACATGAGCTTATCGGTCAGAACCTCTTTTGTACGGTTTCCGTTTATAAAGAAGGCATCGGTTGGATAGATAAGCAAGATGTTGGTACGCCAAGTAACACTGAAGCCGTTAAAGGTCAAGCAAGTGATTCTTTCAAGCGTGCATGCTCTTGTTTAGGTATCGGTCGAGAATTGTATACTGCTCCCAAAAAGATATTCATCAACCTCAACCGAAAAACCGAATATTCTCAAAGCGGAAAGTTGAAGACAATTTTCCATGTTGGATATGTAGGTTATACAAACAGATGTATTGCCAAACTTATTATTCAAGATGAGAATAACATTGTGCGTTGGTATTGCGGCATGACAGAACAAGAAGTTCTTGAATGGATGAATGAGCAGAAAGAAGTATATGGTTACTCTGAACCAGCCCCAAAGAGCGAGGAAGAAAAAGACGAAAATCTTAATGAGCAAAAACAATATGCTTATCCACAATTGCAACAGGCTCAAATTTGGGAGGACGTAGATAGAGTTTGGAACGGATTCCCAGACCTTCAGAAGTCCGAAGAGTTTAAACGCAAATGTGCATTACGAAAGATGGAACTCGCACAGAGCAAGAAGGATTTAAAAGCAGTTTATGATGCTTATCCCGAATATCAAAAGAATGCAGAGTTCTTAGCTAAGTTGACACAATTTAAATCAAGATTAGTATGATACAATTGAATAACAGTGGAGTTCTTTATGAGGACTCCACACATCAATACTTTTATGATGGTCGTGAATTAAGTGGCATTACAGGTATGCTTCATCAGTATGTATTTCCCAATATGTACTCTAACGTAAGCGAAGAGGTATTGAAGAAAGCTGCCGAAAAAGGCACTATTATCCATGAGCAGGTAGAGTTGTTTGCTTCATTGGGTATTGAGCCAGCCTCAGAGAGTGTCAAGGATTTTGTCGCTTATATCAAGAAGAATGGATATGAGATTATAGGTAGCGAATATGTCCTTCGAATCGGAGAAGACCATGCAAGTGCAATCGACTTGGTGATGCACAAGGATGATGCACCGGACGATGAGGTTGAGATTTGGGATATTAAGGGTACTTATTCCGTTAATAAGGAGTATGTGCGTTGGCAGAACTCGATGTATAAGTTCGGTTTCGAAACATTGAATCCTCATCTGAAGGTTACACGTATATGTTGTATGTGGTTGCGTGATGACGAGAAGCGTGGAACAATCTGTAAACTCATCCCATTAGGCAAGCCAAGACCTGCTAGTGATGTTAAAGAATTGTTCCGATGCGAGAAAGAAGGTCGTTTGTATAATGATGATACAAAAACACCTTATTACATTATAGATAACGAAATCGCACTCAGGGACGTTCAAGAGCGCATTGCTAAATTGCAAGAACAGGAAAAGGAGTTGAAGGCAGCTATCTTTGATGGTATGTCAAATGACAACCTCACATCTTATAAAACTTCAATTTACACTTATTCCTTGAAGTCTGCTTCTGAGAGGGTTACGTTAGATACGAAGGCTTTTGATGCGGATGACGAAGAAGCTTACAACCATCTATTGAAAAAGTATAAAAAGGTAACTAAGGTAAAGCCTAGTTTGACCTTGAACAGAGTTGGATAATTTATTGTTTTATTAAATATTTTAAGTTATGGCTAATAGTTATAAAGGTAAGATTGTTGCTATCGAAGGCATTCAGTCTATTCAGAGACAAGGTAAAGAACCATTTGAAAAGAGACGTTTGATGCTTGATGCAACACGTTTCGATGGTTTGACAGGTGAACGTGGCTACGAAAAGCGCATCATCTTTGAATTCAGTGGTAAGAATGTACATGTACCGGATGGTTTTAATGTCGGGGATATTGCTGAAGTATTCTTTGACGTTGAATCATATCAAGGAACAAAGAAGGATGGCACAACAGACTGGTTTACATCTGTTCGTGGCTACAAGATGCAAAAGATTGAAGCACAGAACAATGCGCCACAAGGTGGCATGCAAGCTGCTGCTAATAATCCTTTTCCACCACAAGCTCCAGCTGCAGGTTCAGCACCAATTCCACCAGCACAGCCGAGTGGCACTAACACATCTGATGCGCCATTTTAAACTTATTATGGTGGAGAATTAATTTTCTCCACCTTTCATTAAAGAAAGATGGTATATAATATGTTGAATCCGGTCGAGCTTGAAAAGTTCGAGGAACGAACCAGGGCTATGATAACCAAAGCCAAGAAACTACAAGGTGATTATTATAATGAGAAGTTCTTTGTTGTTGACCTTAAAGAGAGGCAACAATCTAGGACAATCCAGCAGAATGCTTATCTGTGGGTAACAATCACTTACGTAGCTATCGAAGAAGGATATACTAAGGACTATATCGAACAAGAGTTCAAACGTGTAAATAAGGATGTTTTTCTTAGGGAGCGTGAGAATAAACAAGGCAAGGCCTTCCAATATTGGAGGCACATACCAGACCTTGACAAAGAAGAAATGTCTTTATGTATAGACCGATGGCTTCATCATTGCTCTATGGAAAGAGGATTATACATACCTACTCCACAAGACCATGCTTATATGGTATGGCAGACGCAGGTGGAGAGGCAAGCAGAATTAAATAAAGAGTTTTTATAGGATGCTTGGTGTCGTAGCTCAGTTGGATAGAGCAAATGTTTCCTAAACATTAGGTCGTGAGTTCAAGCCTCACCGATACCACATTCTCTAACATAAAAAGAAAGAATATGAAATCATTAACAGGAAAGTATTTTATCGTAGGTGTTCGTTATGAGAAAACTCTAGAAGACGGAACGAACGCTAAAACTACAGAGCAATATGTTGTAGATGCCTTGTCATGGTCAGAATGCGAGGCTAAGACTACAGAAGAAATGGCGGTATACACAAATGGTGATATGGAGATTGTCACTATGAAGAAAGCAGGTTTCTCTGAGTTGTTCCTTTCAGAGGTAGATAGTGAGGATAAATACTACGATTGCAGTATTAACATGATTACTATTGACGAAAAATCTGGCAAGGAGAGGAAGACCAAGGTTCGTTATCTTGTGCAGGGTGATACCATCGAGAAGGCTCGTAAGAATGTAGATGAGATTATGGGTAAGACTATGATTGATTACAATATTACAAGCCTTAAGGAAACATCAATCATGGATGTGTTCTTGCATAAAGATAAATAGAAAAAAAAAAGAGCAGAATTGCTTAAACTGTTTAAAATTTAGGGATATGATTTCATACAAGTACAAGCTATATCGGACGAAGAAGACGAAGCATTTGGATAAGATGCTCCGAGAGGCTTGCTATGTTTGGAATCATGCGCTTGTCTTGCAGAAGAGATATTACAAGTTGTATCACAAGTATATTCCTATATTTACGATGTACAAACATTTCTCGAAACGTTATAAGCCAACCTTGCTTAATAGTCAGACCATTAGGGAAATCTTGGATAGATTGGATATTGCTTACAAGCGTTTCTTTAAGCACGATGCGAAGCGTCCGCCAAAGTTCAAGAAAGCATCTGAATTTAGTTCATTTGTTTTCAAACAAGGTGGCTATACCCTCAAGGGAAACGAGTTAGTGATAAACAAGATAAAGAAATCTTTCAAGTTCTCTTTAAGCCGTCCTTACGATGGCAAGGTCAAGAGGGTATCGGTCAAGCGCAACAAGCTGGGCGAATATTTCATTGTCCTTTGCTTAGATAAAGAAGCCGAGCCTTACGGAAAGTCACACGATGGTGCATCCGTGGGCATCGACTTTGGATTGAAGAAGTACATGACTTTGAGCGATGGTCGTGAGATTGACAACCCTCAGTTCCTTAAAGCTGACTTGCAGGAGCTTAGGCGCAGGTCTCGCAACCTTTCGAAGTGCAAGAATGGCAGCAATAACCGCAAGCGCAAGAAGATGGAATTGGAGCGATTGTATCGGGATATTGTGAACAAACGTTCCGATTTCCAGTGGAAGCTGGCGCATGAGTTGTGCAAGCGTTATGACTTGATTTGCTTGGAGGATTTGAACTTGGAGGGAATGACAAAGCGTTGGGGACGAAAGATGTCTGACTTGGCTCATGGTGATTTCGTTGTGAAGTTGGAGCACGTTGCGAAGAAGTATGGCGTTCAGGTTCATAAGATAGACCGCTTCTTTCCATCGAGCCGCCTTTGCACTTGTGGTTACAAGAATGATAAGCTGTCATTGGGTGATGGGATTTGGACTTGCCCTAGTTGTGGTGCGGTTCATCCTCGAGACCTCTTTGCAGCTGAGAATATACTTCGGCAGGGCATTGCCGAATTGGGTAGTGGTAGTAAGCCGTCCGAGCAATCGCAAGGGTGCAGCCACGTTAGTCACCCAACAATCCCTTGCAAGTAGCGAGGGAGTATGTCAATCAATGGTAGAACGTCAGTCTAAATCGGAAAAAGGTTGTGGGTTCGACCCCCACAGCAGCAACTATGACTTTTGGTTTGATAAAGGATAAAGATTATGGGATATTATGATAGATTTAACAAAGGAGGAAAGAAGCCTAAACACCAAAGGAGCGAGAAGCAAAAGTGGGTTGACAAGCTAGATAGGCTTATGTCGGTTTATATCCGCATGAGAGACTCTAGAGAGTTTCACTATAAGTACTTCAGATGTATCAGTTGTGGACGAATATTGCCAATCGACCAAGCCGACAATGGGCATTATTGCGGACGAACTCATATGAGTTTGCGCTTTGATACACGTAATCAGAATGCGGAATGCAAACGATGCAACAGATTCTCTTCTGACCATCTTATCGGTTATAGAAAGAATTTAGTAATGAAGCTTGGAAGATTGGCTTATTTGCAAAAGCATCCTCACGTTCCTTTAGATATGGAAGAAGTAAAGCGGCTCGGAGAACAACAAGTCGATTTACTGGAAGTAATGAAGCATCAAGCAAAGAATTGGTCGGTGTTTGAATTACAGGAACTCTATAAATACTATGCGGCTCTAATTCTGAAAATGAATGAAGAAAAAGATAATCAATAAGGTTTAAATAATGTTATAGCCGTAATAATAGACACTAATTAGTTTGCATTATTAAATTATTCTTCGTACCTTTGCAATCGTCTTGGTGAGACACACCATAAAAACTGTAAGGTCATTTTTCTATTGGCTTTTGTTATGCATAAGACTTGTGCATTCCTATATAGTAACAAAAGTGATTTCATATTATTTGTGAAATGAAGTTTAAATTAAGACCATATCAAGAAGAGGCAAGCAAGAAGGCGGTTGAGTTTTTCTTGGATAAGAAGAAAAACTGGAACGCTCTGGAAGTGCTCCCTACTGCATCGGGCAAATCATTGATTTTGGCAGATATAGCTGCTAGGCTCAAAGATAAAGTGCTTGTGTTTTCTCCTACTAAGGAAATTTTGGAACAAAACTACAAGAAGTATTGTTCTTATGGATTTGATAATGCCAGCATCTATTCCGCTAGCTTTAAATCAAAAGAAATCAGCGATGTTACTTTTGCTACAATTGGTAGCGTGAAAGGACATCCCGAATTGTTTACTGACTTCAAATACATATTGATTGATGAGGTTCATTTAGTGAAACCTGAATCCGGCATGTATAAGGAGTTTCTTGATAAATTAAAGAGCAAGGTCATAGGTCTAACCGCAACACCATTCCGTCTGTATTCCTATCAGAACTATGGTAGCATACTGAAGTTTCTGACAAGAAGTAGAGACAAGATTTTCAAGGAGCTTATTTACTATGTTCAAGTTGAGGATATGGCAAAAAACGGATATATCTGTCTTCCGAACTATTACACATGCCCACCACCACAATGGAACGAAGGAAACTTGCAGCTCAATTCAACTTGCCGTGATTACACTGACCAAAGTGTCAAGCAAGAATATGAACGTGTAGATTTGTACGGATGGCTAGTTAGTGTTGTTAAAAGATTGCTTAATCCTAAACGAGGTGGACAGCGTAAAGGCATCTTGGTTTTTACGAAGTTCGTTAAGGAGGCTCAGAAACTGACATATTCCATACCTAACTGCGAAATGGTCTGTGGCGAGACACCACCGAAAGAACGTGAAGCAATCATCGAGCGTTTCCGTAATGGTCAGACTAAGGTATTGGTAAATAGTCAAATATTGGTCGTAGGTTTTGACTATCCGGAGTTAGATACGGTCGTGTATGCAAAGCCAACACGTTCATTAGCGCAATACTATCAAGTCGTAGGAAGACTTCTTAGACTATCAAAAGGGAAACAACCTTGGTTTGTTGACCTCTGCGGTACTTATGAGAGGTTCGGGAAAGTTGAAGACTTGAAATTGCTAGACCTAAACGGCAAAGGAAAGTGGGTAATAATGAGTGGAAATAAACAATTAACAAATACATTCTTTTAAGATATGATAGTAAAATTAGACGAAAAAGCGTGTAGCTTGGATGCAGATGAATTGGTCGCTTTCGTACGTCTGTCATTTAATGCTGACAAAGACGGATATGTATATGGGAGCAACAAGGAATTATCGAATAAGATAGGTATGTCGGTGGCAAAGGTAAAAAAAGCTATTGAGGGGCTATTTGAGAAACAAATGTTATCTATCGGTAGCGGAAAAGTCTTTATTTGGAAGCATGAAGACAACATAGAATTTGCTGAAGGTGAAGAATCTAAACCACACAAGAACGAACCTGAACGAATAGCATTGAACAACGTCCCTAGTGTACAACAAGTGGATGATAAAGCAAAGAAGGTTTGCGAATATTTCAATAAGGTTATCGTTGGAAGAGGAATGCCTCTTGTTCATGCCCTGACTTCGAAGAGAAAGTCAATGATTAATTCACGGCTTAAAGAATATGGGAGTGAGCAGATGAAGTTGATGATTGACAAGGCGGCAGCATCTTCATTCCTTAATGGTAGTAATGGATGGATGGCGAGTTTTGATTGGATTATGAGACCAAATAATTTTGTTAAAGTATTGGAAGGAAATTATGATGATAGAAAGCAAGGGACTAATAAAGACGCAGAGCAAGGCTATTACCAAGAATCAGCCGACCTCGTGCAGCGCCTCAATCAACAGAGAAAAGCAACGAATATTCAATGAGTACGGAACATTCGATAACGTTCTAATGTCTTTCTCTCCATCAAGCCAAGTAGGTAGTAAGATGCCAATCGGGAAAGCTTTTAAAAGCAACGCACCAACACTTACCTATCTTGACTTGTGTTATGGAGAAGGAAGTGCAATAACATGGCTTGTAGCATGGGTTTCTGATGTCTATGGTATTTGTGGCTTTGTAAATAATGAGGCTACTGACAATATCAAGATAATGACTGCAAATGCTATAAAGGATGAGTATTATTTCCTTAATCTGAACGAGCTGATTACTTTCTTCAAGATGTTTATTGCCGGAAAGTTTGAGAAATTCTACAAGAAGCCAAATCCGCAAGTTATAACAAAGAGCTTGAATACTTTCTGTTCCCATCGTATAGATGCCATAAAAGCAGTAGAGGCAAATATACAGAAAGAGAAAGAGGCTAAAGAAGATGAGGCTATCAAGCAAAATGCCATCACTTATGAAGAATGGGCGGCAAGAAAAAAAGCTAAGGGCGAGGAAGTTAATATAGAACTTATCGAAGACGAGAAAGGCAACAAGATTTTTCGGGTAAAAGCTCCTAAAGCTGATGTTAGATTAGACTCAGCTTATATGATAGTCAAGAATACAACAAATGCAGATTTTAAGGCTATATGCAAGCTAAGAGAATGTTTCGTTAAGAAATATGGTATAGACCCATACGACTTGATTAGAAGTTTAGGGAATAAAAAACTTAGAGAATATGAAGAAAGAAGAAATTGTCAAGGCAATCATTAAGAACCTTAGAGATGTAAATGGCAAAAAGTTCCGCAAGGATGATGTTCAAGCCATTGTGAATTATTTCATAGACCTCACAAAGCAATCGTTGCGCAACAGAGACCGTGTTATGATACGCAGCTTTGGAACATTTGTGGTACGACATAAAAATCCCAAGCAAATTAATTGCGTGCGAACAGGAGAGAAAACGATGACAAGGGAGAAAGACCATGTGGCTTTCATTCCTTCTAATGATTTTGACTTAGATTCAATAGTATAAAATGGAGATAGCAGAAATAGAACAGATTATAGAGGCTTGCAACTTTGATGTTGCTAGCCAGACCCAAAGAGCAGAAACATTCAACGTAATTGACGCTATTGTAGAAATGCGCAAATACGAAGGTCGTTTCAACGCCAAACGTTGGGAATATGAAAATGTTAATGGACGTGGTACGATAGAAATATATTCTAAACTCGTTGCCGGAACTCTAGAGGACAAATTAGCAGAGTTTGCTATTATATTATTCTCAATGGCCAATAAGTACAAGATGAATGTCAAATCGTTGAGGCTAGACCCAGATTCAATGAGAGACCGTTCCTTTGAAGACTTGATGATGTCTATGCTGAAGATTGAAATGACACATTACCGAGTGTTCAAGAAGATAATAATCTTGATTGGCATGCTTTGCGGATATTGCATGATGAATGGTATTGATTTGTTGTGGTTCGTTAACAAAAGACTTTTGATAAACATTAAATAGGCTAAAATATGAAGAAGTTAAAGTTAGTTTTTACGAGTACGGATTTCGCATCTTATACGAAGAGTACTATGAGTATGTTATGCAAGGTTCTTTTACGAATTCCTTACCTTGTACTTGTAGGCATAGTTAGTACAACATGCTGGGTTGCTAAGTGTATTGTAAGGTTCTGCAAGGAGTACACAAAGGCAGCGGTAATTATCGGTTTTGTTCTTTGCTTTATGGCTATGTTTGTTGAGTTTGTCTATTTTAAGATTCAACTTGCAAAGAGTTCGTATCAGACAAGTGAACTTATAAAGCGGAACTATGAGCTGGAGCAGACCGACAGATACGATTTAGGCTTCCATGATGCAATGGCAAAGAACAGAGAAATGCTTACACAAAAGATTGAACCATGACAAACGAATTCAATGATGCGTTTACGAGAGCACAAGCTTTGCAGAGGAGGTTTAATCCAGCTTACATGAACTCCTTTTCGATAGCAATTAAATATGATAGCTATTACGAGGAATACATGGAGATTGAATTGAGAACAGATAATGATAAGTTCTTTATTTCTACATTGACATGCGTTTACGAAGAGGATTATACTCTAAGATTAGACGAATTAGAAAAAACAATAGATAAATTATTAACAGATGAAGACAATGAATAAAAAAGTTATTTTTGTAAGCCTGTTGGATATTATAAGTATTCCATCGGGTAACGAGCATCCTGTAGATATTACGGATTTTCAGCTAAAGCACGATTTCTTTAGAGCGTTGCAAGCAGATAATAATATAGTCCGTGTCAACATCTTAGGATATGACAAGAACCAAGTAATGTATTCAAGCGATATAACATTCAAGAAAATGGTATCGGTTATTTCATACGAAATTGCTATGTATACAGTTAATGCGGTAGTTCCATATTGCTCTACTGATAATATTGATGATACTTTTGTTGATGCTGCAAAAAGCACCGAGAGTATAGAGTTTCTCAAAGACAAATCTAATTGGCTGATTATTGGGAACGATAATCTGGCTGATAAATTTGGTGTTGACAATATAACAATGGAGAATTTCGTCAATGGAAGATTTAGTGAATATTCTGAAGGAGCTAAGGCAGCAGAAAAGAGATAAACATATTAAACCGGAAATCTTGACCTTAGCAACCATAAAGAATAGGTACGGAAAAGACCCGTTACCTGAGTTGCGCAATTTATGGGCAAAAGGACTGGTTAAGAATTGTAGAACTTTAAATGATTTAGGCTTTATATACAATGGATAAGGAGTTAATAAAAAAGTTAGTTGCACAAGGCAAGGCTTATGTACTTGACTTGCGAGGTGGTAGCGTTCCTTATAAGGAAGGTAATGCAGCGGCAGTTGATTTTTACTGCCCACAAGATGTAGTGTTGAATATGCCTTGGGTGAAAATGGGTAGAGGTCACATCAACCTACATTTAGGAATTGAACTTCCTAAAGGTGTTGGCTTGGATATTCGTTCACGTTCTGGCTTTACTGACAAAGGTATGGAAGTTGATGTGGCCTTTATTGGCAAGAACGAAACACAAGTTGGTTACATGACTAATGTTAGAGCGGACATTGATATTTGTCTAGGTTTGGTCGATGAAGACTATAGAAACGATATTGGGGCGCTTTATAGAGTTAATTCCGACCGTTATATGCCGACAAAGGATAGCAAATTCAAACTAGATTCAGATTACGAATATTATGTTTTCGTAGTCAAGAAAGGCACTCGTGTTTGCCAGGGCGCATTCCGCAAGGTAGAAAATCCAGATTGCATACTTGGAGAGTTGAATATGGAAAATAATCGTGGAGGAGGATACGGACATGGTGGAACAAAATAACAATGGGTGTTGCGAATATGCTAACAAGTATATCTTTGTGATAAGACGTTTGGCAGACATGATTGAATGCAAGGATAATGCCGCTTTCGTATCATCTCTAAGGGAGGACTTCGGAAAGCTCGGATTATTTTCAAGCGCAGCCAATTTCCTTCGTCTTATGTATGAGATACGAGCATCTTCTAAAGACAAAGAAACCTTACGAAGCCATATCAGCGTAATGGCGATGGAAGCCTTGCTTACGCTCTCTTGGTATATTGTTTCAGATTATAACGACATCATCGAATCGCAAATCGAATTGTTCAAAACCAAAAATAAGCGGTATGGAAACGCATTTTCGGAATGTTTTGCTAAAGATGGTTATCCGTATGCCTTCGGTCATTTGCAAGAGAAGATTAATCGTATTTGCTCTTTGCTGACTTTGAACGAGGATGCTAAAGAAGAGCCTGTCCTAGACAGCTATAAAGATTTATTGGGGTATTGTATTTTAACGCTTATCGAAATAAAATGAGATACCGAATAACAAGAATAGAAAAAGTTATCAATGGGCAGAGTTCGTACGAGCACTGCTCGTTGATAGTTTCTAACATAGAAAAGTTTAGGAAACAAATAGATGCAGACGAGGTTAACTTCGTCTATGAAATGTTGGATTAAAAATAGAAAAGAATGAAAGAACCAGACATTGAAATGAATCTAAAGAAAATCATGGAACGCATAAAATGGATTAGAGAAACAAAGGCCATCTTATCCAAGGAAGAAATAAGTCTTTCCATTCCATTGATGCAAGATTTATCGCAAGTAGGCAATATTTACGATAAGTTTATGAGCTATCATGCCGGACGAAATTCCACAATGGTACGCAAGCAATTTATCTTTGTTATTCTTTATCTTTATTCTCCTAGTGCCCTTGGCGGTTCTAAGATGAGAAGAGGGTTAAGAGAAAAAATCGCTAAGGTTTTGGGGTGTACATGTTCTAATGTAAGCCATGATTACAAAAACATCAGTTTCTATTATGTTACTTACCGAAGTTTCCGTAATGACGTGAATGAGATATTGGATAAGCTCTTAATAGATTTAGGTTTAAAAGAGATAGGGGAAGAATAACTTCCCCCACCCTTTTTAAAGCAATCGCAACTCTTGTTTAATACCAAGCTTTTTTGACTCTTTATTAAAGAATTCTACTTTACGTTTTACTTTATCTTTAAACTTCTCGAACAATGCAATTAAAGCCTCTTGCTCGGTATCAAAAAGCTCTTCTTCTCTAATTGTATGCTGTACGGTTCGTTTACAATGGTCGGGTTTGTATCTATAATCTATCCACCAACCCGATGAATTAAATTCGTTCCCCTCAAACCAAGATACGTTGCAGCATCCCTTTACTATACAGCGTTGTGGGGCATCAAACCATCCATCAATATACCAAGCAATATCACCATTCTTATATTTGGGTATTGGTCTTTCCTCTTTGTTCGTATATTTATATTTCTTCATATTCTCTTTTTTATTACTTATAGAAATCCCTATTATAAATACCTGAAAGCCTTTGCATATCTTCCTCTGTTATGGAGTATTTGTAGTTTAACTGATATTGAATATAGTCTCCATACTCCACATCTTTACATGGGAACAGCTTTCCGTTATCAATTCGTTTGAATATTATATTATAATCTGTCCTCACTCCCTTGTTAATAATTGAGAAGTGACTTCCTACAGACTCTCGTTTATCTATTACTTCATACCAAAAAGTTTTACCTTTATGAGACCTATCATTAATACCCATATAAGCAAAAATTCCTAATATAAAAAGAATAAATAAAAGCTTAAAAAAATAGTTATCTTTTTCCATACACTTAACTCTTTATTATTTTTAAATACTTCAACTTTGCGAATCGGTATGATTCATACACCTCATCTACATTCACACCTGTATTAAAAGCAAGAATACATCCTTTGTCATCGTAGAACCCAAGGATAATATACTTTTCTTCTACATACCCTGCAACGTATGCACCAATATCATTACCTTTATAAAGAACAGGCTCTCCACGATACGCATTAAAAAAATCTTTATTTGTCATACGCTATCGCTATTTTAGTTCATCAAAGTCAAACCACTCTATCTTATCGTAGCACTCGTACAGAACTTCTATACGCTGTGTTCCGTCTCCTCTTGTGACAACCCATATATCGTCACTCATTGCTCCATAATGAAGAGCCGTAGGATTTACGCCACCTCCACTATATCGGAACATTACCCACTTTCTTAATGGTGGCTTATCTTCTTTTAGGTCGTGCCATAATGATGCCGCATTCACATAAGGAACGTTTTCTGTGCCACAATCAGTAACACCAACCTTCTCTGTACTAAATGTTACTCCATCTAATTCATTGTAATCTACCTCATCTTCGTTGCTACAGATGTTGAGGTAAATCTTCTTTGGTAAATTCTTTACTTTCATATCACTTAAATTTAATGATAAAAAACTCGGTATCAAGCCACTTGTCGGGGCATAAGCCTTCCTCAGGTTTGCCGATGGTGATACTCTCAATCTCCTTTTCGATTCGTGAACTATCCTTGCGGTAGCCATTGATGAAGAGGACGTGAGTGTATTGTTTTAACACAATTCTCTGTGCGTCAATATATTTTTTAAGTAAATCCGTTCGCCCTGCCAAACCCGAAGCTAAATACCGCACATCAACGATATTGCTATTATTTTGAAATAATCGTGCTACCCAATACGGCTTTATCTCCCGATACTCTTCATCCTTTTTTCCGTCAGCAATCATGTCAAACCATTGCTTGCTGATGGTGAGGGTCAATATTTTCTTCTTCATCCTTCCACCTCCTCCCAGTCATTTGCGAGAATGTCACCATCAACGCACGGCATGCCAACAAAAGGAATGTCTAGATAATCCGTCCCCCATATATCATTATAGGATACACATCGGACGTAAATTTTCTTCTTATTAATAAATGTTGTTCCATTACTCCATATTCTACGTTTCACTTTCTTTCCCTCCTTCATTCTTCTCAGAGCCTCCGAGAAGTCAAATGTTTCCTTTCTCATTTCTTCTTTCTTTTTAATACTCATACGTTACTTCTTTTTATCGAAATTGTTGCCAACAACTTTACCATCAACCATTTCGTCTTCTTTTATGTAATAACATAAAGGATAAGAAAATACTCTTTTATTGTAACCAATTAAGGAAATTGCAAAAGTGCCTTTAGCGTAAACGATTTCAGATTTAGACTCTCCTTCTAGAATATCACCTTCCCAAACCTCATTGCCTTCACAATCTTTCAATCCTGTAAACTGACAGACGGTAGAAGGGTCAACACCAATAACACTATAATCGCTCATACTGCTAAAGTAATCTACTATGTAGGCTCTTTCCTTTATCCCAGCAGTACTTCTGATTAGGCTACCATAAATCCATTCTCCGTTATCAAGGCGTTTAGCCTTGAACTTTATGTTTTCTATTTTCATACGCTACTTCTTTTTGAGACAAGGACAACTTTCAGCGTGGATAACACAAACACCATGTTTCGTGTCCACAACCAGATATTCGTGTCCTTTCTCAGTGAATATTGACATACCAATCTTCTTTGCAGGTTCATTACTATTAGCCAATGAGCGAAAGCCCTCAAAAATCAATGCACCTACAAGTAAGCACAAGACAAACCAAACGGCTGACTTGATTAAGTTTAAAATCTTATTCTTCATACACTCCATTCCATATATTTACACACTCAACGAACTCTTCGACTTCTTCTATACTATTCAATATAATAGTAATGCTCCCATCTTCGTTCCAATGCTGATTACTTACATCTACCATAGTTTTATCTTATTTATCTTTATCGAATTTGTTGCCAATAACCTTAATATACTTAAAGTATAAAGAATAAGACATTCCATCAATAATAGCAACAAATGCACCGTACATATATTCGATTATTGCTTTTACCTTGATAAATCCCTTATATAGGTCATATGTCTCACACTCTGCTATATCGCCTTCCCAAATTTCATTGCCTTTGCAGTCTTTCAGCCCTGTGAATTGGCAGACGGTACAAGGATTAACTGGTGATGTCAGTTGATTTTCATAGTCTGTTATCCAGACATTATCTGAATCTCTGTGGTGAACCAAGTCACCTTTTATCCATTTTCCATCCAAGGTTTTCTTTGCCTTGAACTTGATATTCTCTATTTTCATACGCTATCTTAAAATCTTAATTTTAATATCTAAGTACTTTTCCATTTCTTTTAACCCATTTTCGTTTACACTATAATAATATATATCCCAAGGAGCCCCTTTACCATAAGGCTGAATGCTTCTTTTAGCATATCCTTTTGACCATAAGGAATCCCAACAGGTATCTGGCTTACCATAATACATCACTCCATTGCGATAGGCTTCATAAACACCTCTTTTTGGTTTCTTCCAATCTAAGCCAATGCAATGTTTCATCTTATATAATTCGTCTGATATAAGCATAACTATTCTTCTTTAAGTTCTATGTAATTTTATAAACTTCGTGAAATCTATAGGTAACTTCTTTTTAAGTTCTCTTTCACGTTTACGCCTCTCCTTTCTTGTAGGTGGTTGAGAGTATATCTCTATCGGAAATAGCTCTTTGTAATCAGGAGAATGTGACTTTATTGTTGTCGTTTCAACTATTCCATTTAATAATTCTTTCATATCAATCACTTTTAAGTTCTACTGCCTCATCTTTCCAAGTCAAGTCTCTTCCGATGAGCTTCTTGATAGTTCCTTGTGGTATTTCCAAGCATTTGCAAGAACCATAATCGTCTCTCCAGCTATATACCGCTTTGTGAGGCTCAGTTTCAAATATAAGTTCTGTACCATAACTATTAACACATACCCATGCCATAACTATTCCTCCTCTATTAACCTAAATCCATTTATATTGTACCATCTTGGCTTTTTCTTGCCATCTAACTTGCAACATATCTTTTTGTCGGCACGTATTCCTAAGACTTCTGTTCTATATGAATCTTGATACCCACCATAGATTAAACCTCCAAAAAGTAATCTTGCCCAATTAGTTGTATTGTACTCGACAATACTTCCAAGATGAACTTTTCCCCATTCTTGTTCTGTCATAACTATTCCTCCTTTTCTATAAAATCACGTCCAACACGTTCTAACAACTCCAAAAAGATTCTGTGCTCATGATAAGTGAGTTCCCAAGGATGGTCTTTGTTTCTTTCTACATTTCTTTTGCAATGAGAAACGAGATAATTATAAAATTTCTCTGTTAGCCCTTCTATAGGTTTTACTTTCATATTCAATTCTCCTCAATTTTTACACCAAATGGAAGTCCATCGGCAAACAACAAATTCTTAAAGCTACTTTCAAATGTCTCATCTTCATATCCACAGAAGTAACAACCTTTAGTAGTTAAGCATGTGAATGCACGATGTGTTTGATAATTAGCAAAGTACTTATCTTTAACAACACCAAACGGTTGATGCTTCAACATTTCTTCCCAGCACTCTTCTGCGTCCTTAAAAGGATGGTACTTTGGCTCTGGCTTGATGCGATACTCTGTATTTTCCCAAAACTCAATATCTTTCATTTCCGTCCAATCATTCGGAACATCTGTACCTTCTATGAAACTTGGTTTGGTTCTACACTCAATTACCTTTCCTTCAGCAAAAGCTTGCAGAATAGGATAAAATTCTTTAGCTTGATTTCTGTCCATAATTTAGTCCTCCAACTCTATATTGTGTTCTTCTGCGAAACTATCTTCTGCCTCTTCGCAAAATTGACCTTCGCAAAGTGATTCTGGGAGTACCCTGCTAGTATAATACTCTCGGTGGCATAACTCACAGATTTCATTTCCATAATTATTTCTTAACTCTTCTCTAGTCATTACTCATTTTCCTTTCTAACTAAATAGTCATACATAGGCTTGCGGTTTCTACGATATTCATTACATATCTTTTCTGCCTCTTCCTCTGTATCGCAAGTTGCAATAACTCTATCGGGATATGTATCCCAATATCTAACTACTTTAAATTTTGTCATAATCAATCCTCCAATAATTTAAACTCGGCAATAGAGTGATAAAAATCACCATTGCCATATACGTCACAACTATATGATTTACAATTAACAGAAACCTCAAAATAGTTACCATCATCGTGTGTAATCTCTACTTCATTTGGTAGGATATTTTCCTTGAAGTACTCAGCAGATTGGATATTATCCATAGGCTCTTCAGTCATAAAGGTTACACACTTTTCGTTGATTATATCTTCTATAATCATAGGCTAATCCTCCAATTTTTCAATAGGTTTCCAATGAGTGATATTGAACGCAATAGCACAAAGAAATCCATTTTCATCTGTATTCCAACCTTTGCATTTAGTTCTACTTGTCTTCAATACAATTTTAGGAGTTTCTTTATTTGTTACCAAAACGCTTTCATCGTAAGGAGGCAACCCATCCTCAACAGATACCCAGTCTGACTTGGAGAGTTCTTCCAAAGCTTCTTTCAAACAACAAATGCAATTATTCAAATATGTCTGTCTATTTTCATATTTGCGTAAAATTGCTAAATGTTTTGCTTCTTCTATCAGCTCTTTAACTTTCTTCTTATCCATAGTTACAAATTAAAATATTCACGTATCTGCTCACCTGTCATGCGATATACCTCAGATATTCGGCAGTCTCTAATTGAGCTATCCCAGGCACTGGTATGTTCATCATTACAACTACCATCAGCAACACGCTCTACGGCTTCTTCTGGCCCTGTTGCAAAGTCAACGCTTAGAAGTTCCTTTTCCTCGTCACTAAGCCCTTTTCCTTCCAAAGCAATATTTAGAGCGGTTTGCAACTCGTAATGAGCTTTATCTGAATAGCCTATAGCCTTACCAATATGACTATTGATTGATTTCTCTTTCTTATCCATACTTCCATTTTCTCTTCTTCCCCCCCCCTCCCTGTTGCCAAGTAGAGGGTGGTTAGTTACTTTGAGTTGTGCCCCAACTCTTTGCCAATTTCATATAATCCCTTTTTAAGAAGGTTGCTTATCAATCGCATTCCTTCTGCTGTATAAGCATTAATCTTTAACCCATTAAAATATACAATATTGTTTCTATATTCCAATTTTAACTCTGACATAATATCTTTATCTTCCATATTACTTATATTTATATCCTATAAAGGATGATTAATCTTTATAAGTATTTGCATCTAAATCAATAGCTACAAATCCCATTGTAGTACTAGGAATTCCGTTATGAACCACACTTCTATTTTCGGAAAAAAGAACTACTGCGTGTTTGCGACCTTTAATGTCTGGTATTTCGTATCTTTCATACGAATGTCTATTACTCATAATCTATCTATTTATATCCTTTGCAGAATGGTTAGTTACTAAATCTCATCAAACTCTTTCTGAAATCTCTGTCTTGTTTCATTCAGAAGCTGCTTGAATTTTGTTTTAAACTCTTCATCACACTCTGAAAGCCCACAAATAGCATCAGCAAGACTACTACGCATTGATTTTGGAGAAATATTTAAGAGTTCATTTACTTTAGGAATTAAACTCTTGGCTAAGATATTTGCTCTTTCTAATTTTTCTGTATTCATATTACTACTATTTATGCCCGAAGGCGGTTAAACAATCAATTCATTAAATTTTCAACCACATTTGACAGCTTCCTTGCTTTGTCTTGCAAGAACTTAGGAAGATTATCAAAATCAGAAGGCTTTAATCTTACGATACACAATATACCTTTTGCTGTCAGTATTGATAGAATAAACAATAATACGACCATTGCGTATATAGGAAACTTTATAATTGCTATTATTCTTTTCATACCTACACCTCCATTTCTGAGTTAAGTCCTAGCCCGAATAGAATGTGTTGAAGTTGATGAACATACTTAATGTATGCAATTTGTTTACAATCGTGATTATCTGTAAACGGATATACATCAAACTCATCACCGATACCTTTTTCTATGTAGATTGGAAAATATCCATATTCTTCAATATCGGGTTTTGTATATACCCAATGACTATTCTTTACTCCTCTGCTCATCACTTCTTTCACCCATCCATTCTTCTCTAGAATCTCAGTAGTGAGAGGAATCGGAGATACCTCATCATTATAAGTTTGAATCCAATCGTCTTTAGAAGAACCTTGAAACCCTTTACCAATAAATACAACAAGACTATAGCAACCTTTTCTTCTTAAAAAAGTAATTGTTACGAAACCTATTTTTCCCGTAGCTTTTCCATATTCAATTTTTACTATATCTCCTGGTATATATTCTAATTTGTTCATATGCTTTACTCCTTTACTTCTTTAAAGATTACATTCTTGTGGTCTGAACGCTCTTTGATGCTACAAGGGTATTGCTGCCATACTTCACAAAACTTCTTACTATCAAAGAAGCAACCTTTACAAGATTCTTTATCAGTTTCGGTAACTTCAAGAGTTACTCTTTCTCCAACTTTAAACTCTACCATTTTCGACCTCTCTTTCTATTTAAAAGTTTCTGACCATATTCCTTTGGAGAAGTCGTATTAACAATATCAACCTTTGGCATGGAATATCTTGGTAGCATTTGGTAAAGATAGTAACCATCAATATCACGATATATCATTGTTTATCTCCTTTCTTTTTAGGAACATACTCATCAAGTTCATCGTCAAACTCATAGCAGTCTGGGCAGTAGTGCTTATCACCTATCTCTGCCCATTCGCTTTCCATTGCTTGCTCTTTGGCAGTACCTTCGTCTAACCAAGCTGCAATGCCATTAAACTCATCAATAAATGACTTTCCGCATCTGTCACATACGACAGAGTACATTTTTACTTCCTTAATCATGATTGCCTCCTTCCTTTGGAAACAAATCGGAGACATAAGCCCAGTATTTCCAGCCCATACCGTCTTGACCATAATTGGAAAGCATTTCATAAACAAAAGATATTTTAAATATACCAATTGTACCACCATTGTATACTACTAAGCATTTGCCATTTCGTAGTAGAGGTTTTTCACTAGCAGGATGCCATAAGTCCTTAAGGAACTCATTGATAGCCCACTTAGCACCTAGTCCAATAGCTTCTTTGATGTCCCCCTCATAGAACATTTCTTCCTTTTCATCATTGTTAAAGACTATCTCTTCGCCATTTAACAGAAATCTATCTTCATAGATTTCTTCTTTGGCAGCTTCTATTTTCTTATCGTCTATCATAACTTACTTCTCCTTTAAACGTTCTATTAATTTATCTGCGATTTTGAAGGCAGAATTAACAACACTGTCATACGTAGAGTTAGGACGTTGTACAAGACCTGCTGCAACATCTTTTGCTATCTCATATCTTCTCTGCTCCCAAATGTTTTCTTCGTTATCATTATTCTGGGTAAAGCTTGAACAAAGTATTACATCCTCCTCATTTTGATTGGGTCTTTTGCTACAAAAAAAATATCTGGAGCAGTAACTACATAATCCTTTCATCCCTCACCTCCTTTCCACTCACCAGTCGTTCCTAGTAGATGTGCTGTCTCTTCGTTGTAAGGAATACATTGATTCCAACCACAACCATTACAACAATAATAAAAATCGCTATCTTTATAGCCAAACAAGCTTACTTGCCATGCTTGGCTTCCAAAGTCTCTGACAAGCACCTTATCAAATGGTTTTAGCTCTACCTTTGGCTTCAAATCCACAATCTGTTTCTTCTCAGCATCCCAAGCCTTGCCTTCCTTTTCGAGAGCATCAAAGAGTTGCAGTTTCTCTTCTTCTGTAGCAAATCTATACTCTTCAGATGATTCCACCTCATCGTCAAACAATAATCCAAACATTTCATCTAGAGAAACATAGAAACTAAGGGTATGCTTATAAATCTTTTGGCATATTGCAACTGATTTACCATATACCACTATATCTCCATCCTTGAACTCTGGCTGAGGTTTCTCTACTTCAAAGGTCTCACGATTGAGTTTGCCGCCCAATCGCTCCTCGATGGTGCTGATGTAGGTCTGAACAGCATCTTTACCTGCTTTTTGGAAATCAGAAGTTAGCAATCGTTCTTTTTCATAGAACTGTTCTGTATCATTATTCTCTTTCCAAAGATAATATTTCCCTACGAAAGAGCAATATGTATCATCAACAAATCTTTCAAATATAATATGTACATCCCCATCTTTATTAACCAACACGTCTCCCTTCTTCCAGGCGAACTTGCGCCAATCACGCATTTCCTTTGATGGAAAAACGACACATTCTCCATCATCATACAATTTACCATTTTTATCAAGATACCCTTCTCCACCATTCATAAAACCAAACTTTGAATTATAGAAGGATATTTTGAAACTTTTATCATCCACTTCTTTTAAGTTGCATTTACCACAAGCGGAAGAATATAACTTCGTTCCTTGCGGCTTATCCTTTAGGATTTTCACTATATTAATCTCAGTTTCCATAACTAAACCAATTTTTGCATTAAACAAAGTTGATAGTAGCTCATGCTACAATCAGCGTATTTTGATATTTTTGGCAGCTCACCATCATAAGGAGTGACTTTCAAGCCATCAATAAAATCAGCATTTTCGGTATATACCTCGGTATCATACTCATTCATAAACACCTTTTGCGCTGCCGTAGAATGGCTTTCTGCTCTCAGTTTACCGAGTGACCGCCAAACTTGTTTACGATGGACGAACAATCCATGCAAAGGAATAGTTTTTACTTCTACTTTTGTTCCCATAATCTTAACCATTTAAAGATGATAATAACTATTTGATACCCTTGCGCCCAAATCGAAGCATCCCACGGCATCCGGTTTTAAGAAGCGTTTCTCTAACTTCTCCAAAGCCACTTTATACTTCTGCTCCATGTGCTTGCAATGAAGTCTCTGAGCTAATTTAAGTTGCTCGACAACACCCTTGCGAGCAACTCTATATTGTTTGTCGGACATCATAGCCTTATTCGTTCACATAGTTGATTACTTGCTCTTGACCTTGCTCATGCAAGTTATCGAAAGCGTCTTCTATAACTTTAGCTACTTGGTCGCCATTAAGGTTATCCAGTATTTCTCCAGCTACTTCAACCATCTTGTTTATAGGTAAGGAACTGAACTTTTCTACTAAAAAGTTCTTCTGCTCGTTGATGGTCATATCATCGAACAAGTCCGACAAATCTACTTCAACTTTATATTCTGCCATAATTTGAAATTTTAAAAGTAATTAGTTGTACCACACATCATTTGGCATAAGAGCCAATGTCCATCCATACTCTAGTTCATACCTTAATATTTCAAGGGCGTGACTCATTACAGATGAAAGATCTACAAAGTTATTTTCGTACTCCATATCCAAACCATTTAGTTACCATACTTGTAATGCAAATAATTAGCCTCTGAGCCGAAATAAAGCTCGGTATCGCTCATATTTGCCTCCCTCAAGTCATTCTCTACATCTTTATAAGAAGGCACGCAATCCTTAACTCTTTGGCAGAACAAAGGATATTTTGAAGACACGTCTTCTCCGTCTTCATTATAGATATTAATCTTATCTACATTGTAATATGGATAAGAAGAAATATTTCCATATGAATGGATAACCTTTCTACTCTTAACGGACACCACGATTTCAGCAGGTTTGTTAATAGCATCAAACTCGCAAGTAAAATCATCAAGCTGCGCCTCAAAAGCCGCATCATTAAACTTTTCAGATAAGTTTTCAAAAAACTTTTTCATTTTCTTATTACAGTTTTTGTGGTGTGTCTCACCATTTTTAATTAGTAACCTTTATTTCTTAATTACGATGCAAAGATACAAAGAATATTCGAAATATGCAAATTGTTTAATGTATTTCCTATAGCTTTTAACACTCTATAATAATATAAACAAATAATTTGCTGACGTTAACAAAGAAATCCCCACCACTACATTATTATATATAGTGATGGGGTAAACACCAAATGGTATTTTGCCTTTGGGCTATTTTCCTTCCTTATCTACGATTTCAACGAAATCTCCAATTCCCAAACGAGCCTTATTGATACATGATGCTATCCAACCTATCAGATAGGCAGATGGTTCTCCACCATGTTTCATTTCAATATTACCCTCGATAGCATCACAAGCGTGACTAGCCTCATGACAAATTACATTCATACGCATAGCCTTACTGCTACTGAATAAAACAAGAACGCACTTTCTTCTTGTTTCTCTTATGTGAAGTCCGTAATAAGTAAATCCATCACCATTTAAAAAATCGTACTTTTCAATATCCGTACCATCATTATTCAAGAATGCTTTCTTTGCATCCTCAAACTGCAATCCAACCCCAACACACAATAAGTGTGGGTAAATGGGCTGGTCGTATTCGTAATATCCTTTCTTCTTCATACCTCATCGTTTTTATGTTTCTCCCACCCTGCTTTTGAAAAGGCATACCAAGTATCACAAATGTCAAGAGCGAGCATGTTGCCTTGGTTAATACAAAAATCGCTATCAAAGCCTTCGATATGAACATACATCAGTGCTATAGTATCATAAGGAACGCTACGACCTTCAAGACAAGGGTTTTTAAAATTCTTAGTCTTGTATAAACTTGTAACAATTGGCACTTGAAGAACGTCTGAAATATTCTTAGTGCTAATCTCTATCGACTTCTTAAACTTCTTCATATTCTCAACTATTTAAATTTCTCAAAGTAGAACACAATTTGTCTATCAAAGTGCTCTTCGATTAAACCATAAGCAAGCGACATCTTTACTTGGAAAGAAGCCTTACCATTAAGCAATCCTTTAGCCTGTCTAGTAATCTCTGAACGAAATTGTTCCAAACTCATATCACGCTTACGAAGATTACAAGACCTGCAAGATGGCATATAGTTCTCCATGGAATCATCGCCATGGAATACGACAAATTTTCCCTCCTTGTCGCTCCACCGAGAGTAACAACCTCGATTTTTCGGAACAAGATGGTCAACCTGCATATCCTTATACTCTATACTCTTGCCGCAATAAGCACAATGCCCATCGTATTTGCGATATATTTTAAGTCTATCTTCTTTTTTCATAATCGTTAATTATGTAACCTACCAATATGCCACTTTGAGCAAACCTTGCATAAGTAAGGATGCCAGCCGGAAGCCTTCAACTTCGAATTCTGATTTAGAAACTCCCAAGCATCATCCTCGCTTTCATAAGCTACCTTCGCCTTCCAAGATTGACCCTTTCTAACCCAATGCTCAGAATCTGGATGCAAATGACAAGGAATACATTTATTTCTTTTCTTCATAACTTCTTCAGAAATTTAAGTTGAAACCCTTCTGCCTTTTTTATTCCTGGGTATAGTTCCTTTAAAACCTCCCATGCTCTTGTCTTGTGCCGATGCCACATCGTAACCGGATGCACACGCTCACCACTTGGTAACACATAGAAATCTGCCTTAATGGTATCAATATGCTCATAGTTTGCAGCTTTATATATAGTTCCCTTGTTACCTATGGACGTATCGGCATAAGATATAAGGTACTTGATTTCCTTATGTGTTGCCCTAATATACTTATGCAAGAGAGATAGGCAAATCGTCTCGCTAAACTTTGGCATATCATCAGACAACCACATTCTGTCAAATTCCCTCACTTGATGGTAATCCAACACTTCGCCCTTTTCAGTCTTGATGTGAGGTCGGATTCCATACCCTATTTGCATTGCACCCCTTATCTTATCCTTATACAATACCAAAAGATTCAAGCAACTATTCTTCGTTACCTTGTGTGAAAAGTGATGAGGAACTATGATTGCATCTGCTTGCGCCTTATCGCACTCCATCAGCTTTATTCCCTTTTCCTTGCATTCGTAACCGATAACAAATCCGCAGAAGCCTAGCACTGGAGACTTGTTCAACTTTCTTCTTCTCATATCAATGATACCTCCAAAAATAACGTTTGAAATTATCTAGCAAATGCTCTATACAAGCTTTGATTTCGCCTTCTCTCAAGAATCGGTTGCAAAAACCTATCAATTCATCACGTACCAACCCTCGTTTTAAGGCTTCGTCTCTCATAGCTCTTATAAGAGCATCCGTTGTTTCTTTATTCCCATTTCTTACAACAGGATTGCAACAAAACACCTTGCACATATCCATAGTTTCAAAACAGACTTAACTGCCTACTCATATTCTTTAATTCGTTATTAGCAAAATCTACTTGACGCTGGTCTATTTCAAAGCCTATATACTTTCTTTCAAGGTTTACGCAAGCTCTTGCCGTTGTACCGCTCCCCATGAATGGGTCTAGAACAACATCACCAACATTTGTCGAGTTTCTAATTAATATCTCCATCAACTTTACAGGTTTTTCAGTCTGATTAATCAAACCATCCTTATCCTTGCGCTTGTTGGTTGGAATAGGAACACTCAGAATGTCAGATGTACCACATTCATTTATCGGTCTATCACCACCTTTGCGTAGCATGATGATATACTCTTTCTGTGCCATATAATAGCGGCCACATATTTTTGCGCACTTATCCCATATTAAGCATTTGGTAAAATGGAACTCACTCTTTCCTACCACATCAAGAAAGTGCATTAAATTATAATCATTACACATCAGATAGCAATGCGACCTGTCCTTTAATATCCGGTACAAATCATTGATGTAGTCCGAAATATCAATATCGTTACTCTTGAATATCTTGCCCTTTTTTGTTTGAGATTCCGTCCAATATCCTCCCATACTCCCTGAGCCACCCCTAGACTGAACCGGATAAGCCACATCGGAACATACGAGGTCTATGCTATCACTATCAATCAGCTTTAAAAGCTTTCGACAATCACCTTGATAAATTCTATTTAACTCCAGCATATCCAAACATATCTTTTTGATTAAACAATTCTTCCTTAATTCTTCTTTGTGCCACCTTGAAATAATCCTCATCCAATTCAAAACCAAGGTAATTCCGATTTGTCCGCATACAAGCCAGAGCAGTACTTGCGCTGCCCATAAAGCCATCAAACACCAAATCTCCTTCGTTCGATGATTTCAAGATGCATTGCATTAGCAAGGGGATTGGCTTCTCGTTCTGATGTACCAATTTATCTGATGGAACTCTATCAAAGTCCCACACGTCCTCCAAACGCTTGCCGTTTATGATTCGTCTGCCTTTATTCAAGTACAGGATTGGCTCGTAACATTGACCATATTGCGCATCTAAATCTCCAGCCGTATGGTTGTTCTTTCGCCAAATGAGCACATTCTTAATGGTAAACCCTGCATTCCTCGCTTGTTGCATAAAAAAGTCCAAGGTCTTGGCACTACAGAAAATATAAGCAGCACTATCATCCTTTAAAATCCGGTAGCATTCGCTCATATAATCAATAATCAATTGCTCATTATCATCATTGAGTATTTCCTTAGAGAAACGATGGTCGTCAGCTCTCCACCCAGTCTTGTAGGCTATGCAATACGGAGGGTCAGTAACAATCAAATCCACCTCCCCACTCTCTATTTGCTTCATTCCTTCTATACAGTCGGAATTGTATATTCTGTTTAATTCTAGCATATCAAATCTCTTTAATAGCGTTAACATAAGCTTCGTGAGCTTCTTCTTGCGTCCCAAAGCATCCGATATAAATTTTCTTCTTACCTATCTGGTACTGAGCTTGCCATTTTCTGTTGTTCTTATTCCACGTCACGCCCAAGTATACAGATGAAGTCTTCTTTGCTATAGCAGAATAAATCACATTGTATCTTGCGGTGCAATACTCCAAGTTGTCTACATCGTTATTCGTCTTGTCGAAATCCTTATGATTCACCATCGGCAACGCTTCTGGATTCTCCAAGAAAGCCTGAGCTACCAAACGATGTATATAAAACATCTTGCGCTTTCCGTTCTTGTAAAGCCATACCTTCAGATAACCTTTTGATGTCTTGCAAGGTGCGATTTCCTTTAATTGAGACGTTCTCCCAATAGTAAAAACATGTCCCAGCTTGCTAACATAATACCTTTCGTAATTCTTTATAGGCTTAATATCACCAAGAAACCTTGTTATACATTTATCTTTCATTGTTACCTCCTTTTTCAAAGAAACTTGAATATATGGCTTGCGCCTCCTTTGTATCTAGCAAATCAATATCATTGTAAAACCTTCTATACACAACGCACAGCCTTTCGTCATTTCCGGTTTCTCTTGCTTTAGCTATTTGCTGACAAGATTCCATTAAAAATGCACTTATCTTCTCGTAACTTCGTTTTTGTGTCTTCTTTAGCATATCCATGCTTACAAAGGTTTTGTAGTGGATGATATGCTTTTCGTGCTCGTATTCTGTGAGTATAAGCCCTTCCGGAATAGCAAATACAACTCTTCTTGTCTTGTCATCACTATAGAGCTGAACTGCACCTGTAAACGATGTATATATCTTTTGCAATATCTTGGCAATCGGTAAGTCTTTTTTCAAAAACCTTTCTGCAAATCTCTTCAGAAAATGAACGCTCATAGCAAAACAATCTTCGCTATACCCCTCGTTTCTACTCATAGGAATATACTCGTTGGTTTCCTTCAGATAAATGAACACACCGGAAGCAAATACATCGCCATGTTTTACACCTACAACGATGAAATAATCGGCATTAGGTGTAGCAAGCTCAAAGGTCTTTGTTATTTGTCTTACGTTCTGCTTTCTCATTTCACGTTTAAGCTCATTAGCTTTTCGCATCTGAAACTCATAGATTCTAGCTTCATCTAAGTTTCGTACTCTACGCATCTCTCCCGATGTCATACTTGCTGTTATCATGCGCATTCCTCCTTTTTAATCTTTGATAACCAACAATCCCAGATTCTTGTAGCTACATTAGCCATCATAACAGGAGGAACACACATTCCGCAAGCAAACCAAGGTTTCATGCCATTAAAGTCATAATCCATCGGAAATGTTGATGCTAAAATCGTATCATGTGCTGAAAGATAACTTGGATTATCATAATACACAAGTCTATCTTCCATTGCTGATATGGTATTGCATACCTTGTTCTTTTTAAGAAACATATTATTGAACATAGAAAGACGATTATCCATCCGCTTGACAATATCACCGATAGAATTGTCCTTTTCGTTTCTATACTCCCAATACTTCATCATTCCTTTAGGAATCTGTCTTCCATTATAGTCCGAGAACTCATCCAAGACAATTTCTTTCTCGTTGAAGTCCATATCTATCTTAGGCACTCGCTCGAACAAATCCTTCTGAACCATAAACGGCTCGCAAAGGTCTTTGCGTAATCCTAGAAAGAACACCCTAGGTCGATTCTGAGGAACACCCATATTACGTGCATTAAGCAACCAATGCTGCAAGATATATCCGGCATTATCCATCTGCTTGTAAATCTCTTTCACGTACTCGATAGCTTCACCTTGCAACAAACCTTGGACATTCTCAAAAACCACCACCTTTGGCTTTAGTTCTTTAGCAAGGTCAATAGAGTAGAAAGCCAAATCGTCAAGCCTTTGCGCCTTCTGACCTTCTCGGAATACTTTTTCCTTTCCCCAAGCCTTTTGGCGGTCACCTGCAATACTGAATACAGAACATGGGAAACTAGCATCCAATATATCCAAATTATGCAACTCTTCTTTCATAATATGCCCCCCATATTGATATTGGTAATCAACTCACGAATATCACAATTGAAAGAATACTTGACATCGTGATTCTTCAAGTACATCTTCATAACCTTTGGGTCTATCTCATTACAGGCTACAACATCGTAGCCAGCTAGTTTGTAACCAAAGGAACTTCCACCTCCACAACAAAAGCAAGACATCACCTTACCTTTGTCTTTTGTGAAATTAGCATCTTTTTTAGTCCATCTATAAGGGAACTTGTGCTCGTTTTTATACATTTATCTACCATAAAAAACAATCGTTAATAAAAACCGATGTATAAAAATAACCACAAGTAATATGGTTGTAAAAAAGGGACTCTAACCCTTGAATTTAGATTCTGTTTTCTTCGGCAATGCGTCTTAAATAATCATCCGCTGCGTTATCATCTATTTTCGACTTAAGAGACATTCCTGTGTTATATCCTATCATTAAGGACACATTCTTGCTCTTTTTCTTGTTCTTTCCATATCGCCAGCCAAAGACCTTTCCTAGCCAAGCTATACCGACAATACTATCTGATACAACTATTGTCGGAAACAAAACAAATACTCTATATATCATCGCAATCTAATTGAGAGTTAAAAATATATCTATTCTGATTCAACCAAAGCTCCACGTAGTCAGCCTTGATTTTCAGAAATTCTTCGTATGTGTAGCATTTCTGCTGCTTACCACCTTTGTTCCAATAATAGGCAACTCCTCCCAAAGAAAAGAAGTCTATCAAGTCCATTTCCTTTCGCTCCGGTTCTTCACGCTTTTTCTTTTGCCTATATCTACTTACAGCAAGCAATATGAGACAAACGCAAAGCAACATGGAAACCAGTATCTCGAATATCAACCTTACGTCTTGCATCTTATTTTAAACACAAAAACACGAAACTACCGATTGCAAAGTCAAAGGAATAGTGACTCGGACTGCCTTTCGGTATAGTCCATCGGGTTTCGTGTCTCTAATATCTTATCAATTTCTTAAATCGCCATTTTATCCTTTTTTGTTCTGCGCTTGCAAAGATAAATAATATTTCGCTAACTTGCAAGCGTTTTAGTGCTTTTAATACTTTATTTACATTATTTTAAACTTATCCTTTTTTGAAGTTCATTCCAAACTCTTCTTCCGTTACCTCATACATTACATCACCACATGCTACTCTTTGCTTGTCTTTTGCCATCAGTAATAAATTTCTATAAGGTATCTCTTTCACGACTTCTTGGTAAGATAAGTGCAGACTATCCATAAAAGATGCAATCTGTCCTAAGAGTGTATCGTTACCTATGGTCGTGGTTTTGCTATCATCCTTGCCGCACTCTTCGCCAAAATTGATAGCGTCTGAAAATCCTTTATAGAGATTAAGGAATAAGCCGTTTGTAAGCCATTGACAACCTCTTCAAGCGTTCCTTTAGATAATTCATCACTAATGGATTCATCGCCTTGTATGAATACGGACAACGCCTTGCAAGCATCATCCAAATTCTTAAGCATGCATAAGACTTCCGCTAAGGTCTTGCCCTCTTCGAAACTATCAAGGTATTTAGCCGCCTTGACCAATTTTATAATTGTAGGTGGTGAAACGTAATAAGCCCTTCCATTCACGATTATCGTTACGGTGTCCTCTCCAAGAATTGCATCCGTAACTAATTTACTTGCCTTACTCATGGTTCTGAATATTAAAAAAGGGGAACGGCATTAACACCATCCCCCTCTATCATTTGTTGCCTATGTCTTATTCTTGTTCTACAACCGCAGAGCCTTCCCATTGGTACTCGCCAGCCACACCATCGATCTCGCTTTCCATAGCAACGGCAGAAATACCCAAAGTGATATTCTTATCCTGCTGGTCACCCTTGGCAACGATAGCCGCATTTGAGAAAACGATGTAGTTCCCTGTCTTGGTCTGAGCAACGATACACTTGTTGATATTAGCCAAATCTTGGCTAGAAGACCAACCTACTGCATCTGCCTCCGTTGTAGTCTCTTCTCCAGTTGCCTTGTACATCTTACCACCCTGCAAGTCTACCTTATTCTTCCATGAAAAGACACCAATAGAGAATGTAATTGTCTTAGCACCCTCATCGGTCTTGTCACGATAGTAAACCTGTCCGTTCAGCTCGTTCTTGTACTCGGTAACACTAGGGTCATCCTGAGAATATCCCCATGTTCCCTCATGGCTGTTCTTAACCTCTGTAGCGGTTTTCAACCATGTAGCCAACTTAGCAGGTGTATTTGCCTCGGTAAGAGGAGCACCATACCAAATTCTCTTGATTCCAATAAATGGTTTCATCTTATCTTACGTTTAATGTTTCAAAATCAATAGTAATGTTTGCGTAATGGCAACTCAACCTACTCTCTTGCTCTATGCCGTGGGAGCGGATAGAATAACGATACCATACATCCTCAACTTTTCCGACCTCATTGTCGGACAGGGTTTGAATAGCCTTCTTTAAAAGCTCGTTCAATTGAGGATTAGCCTCGCCCTCCATATCTTTGAGCAATATGTTTACCTCTATAGTACAATCGTTGAAATATGTCTTATCTGCACTCATGCGCTTAGGAATGATTACTATCATGCCTTCATCAGGAATCTTCTCACCGACCATAGGTCTTTCCCCTTCAAGTCCACCCTTTATCAGATGTCCTTTCAGTCTTCGTTCCAATCCCATAAGTTCCAAGTCATCATAGATTACATGACCAGCATCTATTTCTGTTATCATCGCATATCTTCGATTTCTTTCTTGATATACTGAATACCCGAATCTATAACATCATACCCCCTAGAAGAAACATCAGACGCATATTCCGCTTTGTTGCCAAGGGTCAAGGTGTGGTCATGTACATTACTATAGTTAGACCTTCTGAGATTACCTGTGCGGTTTCGGTAGTTTCCGTTAGCCTTATCTAGCTCAACAGCAGTTTTACCTAACCTATCAAGGAATTCATCTACTTCCCTTTCTCCCTGCGCAAAGAAAGCGTCTATCTCATCCTTTATAACATCAGACATAGATACTCATATAACCAAGATAATTGCACTTAGGGGCATTATAGACCTTTCCACCTCCTCGGTAACTTCCATCATCGGAATATACTTTGACTTCATCACCTTCGGAAATCTGGCACTTGTCACAAACAATATGATATTTCGGTGTATATATGCTACCATTATCGGTAGTGAAATGCTCGGTAGAGTTGTCATCGCACCGACAACGCCCCATTTCTTTCCATTCCTCAGAAGAGCTAATGACCTCGTTGTACTTGTTGACAACCTTATTCACGAACTTTTTCTTTAATATATGAGGGGAATATAACATAACCTAGACATTTACCAAATATCAGACTTATCCGTGATAGTGGAAAGCCCTAAAGCTGCCACCACTTCATTATCCGGAGTAACACCATACTTACGGCAAAGCCACATATAGTATTGTCCTATCCTAGAGTAGTCCCAAGAGACAGAGAATCCATTTTCGTTCACATTGCTCATATATGGGGCAAGCATAAGTTCCTCGATTACGGAAATCATCGCCTTGCCTACAACCTGCGAATTATCAGACGTATATTCTTCGTCAAGGTCTATACCTAACGAAATATCTTCCAATTGAGCATCCGTTATGTTCCAAGCACGCAACTTCTGCGAAATGTATTCTCTTATCTTCATGTGACATCATTATTTCTGAGCCTGACTCATAGCCTCAGCGATTTTCTTTGCAGCCTCTTGCTCGCTCTTAGCCTTTTCGTCAAGCTCCTCTTCTACATTCTCCTTTTCAGAAGTCTCTTCGGTTGACTCGGCAGCATCCTTTTTTGGGGTTTTCTCCTTTTTAGTCTTGCTCTCCTTCTTCTCCTTTAAGACTTCCTTCTTAGGTGTCTCTTCTGATTTTTTATCTTCATCCTCTTTAGGATTTTCTTTTCCATCATTCAAGACTTCCTTTTTAGGAGTATCTTTAATTTCCTTATCGTCTTTTGGAGATGCAGAACTATTATCGTTCTGCACCTCCAACATCTTGCAAAGCTTACGTTCGATAAGGGAGTTCATGCGTTCTTCGTCAAAGTCCAAGATTGCACCTACTTCATAGATGGTGTTAAAATGGAACTTATCACGGAACGGACTAATTACCTCACCTCTCATAAGCCTAACCTACTGCTTGTGTTGAGTCCAAAGAATAGATAGCATCAACGTTATTCAAGATAGGAACAACCATTGCTTGTGAGCTGGTGAACTCACGGAGTGGGTCGTTGGTAGAATAACGACTAGCCAAGATATACTCATCGGCTGACTGATAAGTAACACCTGCAACTGGTCTTGTAGCTTCGGCTACGTTAGTCCAGAACAAATCACCAAGGTTATCATAGCATGTAAAGGTCATGTGACCCTTAGCCCAAGGGTTGTGTGTTCCCTTCTTGCCGTTAATCTCGGTCTTGATTGTACGGGCTACACGTACCAAGTTAGTCTGCCACTTATTTCTGAAGATAGAAGCAATCTGCTCAAAGCTCAAAATAGGAATATTGCTATTACTATTGGTTGCAATGCCTTGATTGAAGGCAAACTGAGCACGAACCTGCTTGTTCTTGCCAAGCAACTTGATTGTGTAATCATCAAGATAACAAGTAGTGATGGTATTTTGGTCTTCCATCGCCTTGTCGTAAACCAATTGGATGTCATCAAGAGGAGTTGCATCCTCTGCGTCCCAAGCCTTAGCACCGTGACCGAACTTATTCTTCTCGGCAAAACCTACATCAATTCGGATACCAGTACCACCGGAACGAGTAGCCAAAGCTACACCTGTTGACAGCTCACTGAGGAACATATCTTCAATACGCTCGTAAACCGCCTGAATACAACGAGGAAGGTCTGCAAACAAGTTACGCAAAATCTGTGGCTGAGGCAAACGTTGCGCAATCATGTTATCCAAATCCTTAAGCTGCTTCTCTGACATGTAAAGCTTCATACCAACCTTTGGGATTTGACCCTCAGCGGTTGAAACCTTATCACGGCTCTTCAATGGAAGTTCTGCATCCATTGATACAACATCAGCAGCAACTCGTGTGTATTCCGCAGTAATTGATGCCCAGCGTCCGTCCTGACTATATGTGTTAGTCAAGTGGTCTCGGTACATATAGGTCAATGCAGTCTGATTCTTGCCGTTCAACTTCTCTACTACACTTGCAACAAGTTGTGGGAAGTATTTATTGACCAACTGAAAATAAAGTGATTTTTCCATCTGTTATCCTCCTTCTTTTAGTCTTTGTCCATGGTTGCATCAGACTCATCGAACTTGTTTGCATCCTCATCGCTAACCAAAGCAATCTTTGGCATAGCTGTAAGGAACGCATCCGGATAGTCTGCACCATTTGCAGCCTTAGCTGCTACCTTGTTAACTTGTCCAGCAGTCATAATTGCCGCTGGCTCACCGTTCAGAATGGAACGATAGAGAACACCCGCATACTTGTAATGCTCCAATGGGTCGCTGGCAGTACCCAAAGCCTTATAATTGTCTGTTTCAATAGGCAATGGCTTGTAAGTTCCCTTACCATCTGTCACGATAACACGACCTGCGTAAAGAACTTCATCTTTTACGCCTGTCCAATCCAAAGCACGACCGCCCTTGATGTCGCCTTCCCATTTCTGGATAATGACGGAATCCTCACCAAAGACAATTTGCTTTTTTGTAGTCTTCAATTCCTGATTCATGTTTTTCAATTTTTAAAGTGACTGAACTAATGATGCGGCTACATTGTCAACGTCCTCCTTTGTTGGCTCGCCCTCGCTAGCACGATAGCTGCCCCCGAATTGTGGTTGTTGCAACGCCTTGTAGTTGTTCGCTACCTTGGAGAGGTATGTTTCGATAGCTTCATCTGTAGCATCATCGCTCAAGGTGAAACCCTCGTTGATACGACTTTCGGGAATGCCCAACTCCTTAGCCTTTGATAAAATCTTCGCATCGTGGTCTGCCTTTGCCTTTGCCTTTGCAGCAGCCTCTTCCTTAGCCTTAGCCTCCTCAGCTTGCTTTTGGATAGTTTCTTGCAATTCCTTAATGGTCTTGCTTTGCGCCTCCATCTGTTCGTTGTAAGTCTTGGCTTGGTCTGTGTTCTTCTGAGTCAAGGTCTCAACGAGTTTCTTGAACTCTTCACGTTCCTTGGTTCTTGCTTCATCTGAAGCTTTCTTCTCTGCTGCCTGCTCTTCAAAGTATTTTTTGAGATAATCCGGCATTTCGTTTTTCTTTGCCAATTCCTCCAAGCGTTTCTTTTCGGCTTCTTCAGCGGCTTTCTTGGCTTCTTCGTCAGCTTTCTTCTTGGCTTCTTCTTCAGCAGCCTTGCGTTCAGCTTCTTCTTTAGCCTTCTGTGCCTCCTCGAACTTTTTCTTGGCATCGGTAACTCTGCGGTCATTGTCCCTTTGCAAGGACTCCAAAAAACTCTTTTGACTAGCAACCACTGTCTCGATGTTGTCATCAGTAACAAGCCCCATCTTATCAAGCATTTCGGCATGTGCCTGAAGAACTTCATCACCTAACCCAAGAGACTTATACTCTTGTTTTAGTAACTGGAAAATTTTATCTTTCATTCTTTCGATATATTTGTTAAAACTAGTGCAAAGATAATACGAAAAGAATAATTAACACACTAATCCGTTTGCAAGTGTCTCACTTTTGCTTAAAAGTGAGTAATAACGGCATTTTTAAGCGATTTAAGGCTATTTTATCACATATACGAATAATTTATAGCAACACAAAATAAACACCTTATATAACAAAAAACGCCAAATATCCTCACGGACATCTGACGCTTGTCGAATAAAAAGAACCTAAACATTAATCTTCTAAAAGTTTATTACATTTCTCATATAACCCAAATGATTCAAATTAGAATAGAACCGTCCATCACGCTCTATGAATTTACCGGACTTCACAATCTCACCATTATGCAACATTGCAAACTTAGAACCATGAGCTGTCCATTTGTTCATTTCTTTCATATGTTCATCAGAACCCCAACCATATTTCTTGATAGTAGGATAAATGAAACGTTCAAAACAAATCTGACTATCCGTTTTATCATGCTCGGAGCAGATCGGGAGCACCCCATTATGGGCGAACCAATAACCAGCCTTGTAGAACGGATGGCAATTCTTGACACAGACAGAACCATGAGTAGCAAATCTAAAATGTATGATTACATTCTCATTTATATCTCGCTTCATTAATCTACGTATAAATGTAGAGAAATGCAAGCTCTTATAATGGTCAGACTCGCTCACAAATCCGCAACCATCGGGATTTCTCATATACGCTGCCTTCAGCTCATCTACGGATGGCAAAGCAACACCTTTCGGACATACAATAATAACACACATATCTTTACCCTTTCTTTTTCTTAATAATACTTTGATTTATTTGTGCCCTAGGGATTTAACCCTAGGACTGCATCAATTAATCGTTATTGGCTGCAAATGCATCCTTACGGCTCTGGAAGAAAGCCTTCTCTTCTTTATTCAAGAAAGGTATATCTTCGATGTTCATAACCTCACTAGTGAAGACATTGTTACGAGACCAACCGACAAGCTTTGCGCAGAACTTAACCCACATTTCAATCTTCTTGTAATTAGTTGAACCTTGATGCTGGCGAAACTCTATAGTCTTGTGACGTGTATAGCTCTCAGCATTTACCTTGTAATATCTGTCTCCATAAAAAACACTACGTCTTATATCGTAATTGTCGTGGCAATTAGAGAAATCCTTGTCAAGCAAGCTGGCTGCCCAACGGCAATTACCTCTTCTTGAAGGAGCCATAAAACTATCAATCAATCTTTCAAGCTTCTGATAATTCTTGAAGACGTTAACATACTGCTCGCCTGTCAACTTAGCTGCACCAATATGAACGTGAAGACCACAAGTAGAATTTACTCTTGCACCTACGGCATCCAAAGACTTGATAGCCTTCTTCAAAGTTGCCATACCATTTGTATTGCCATTCAATACCGGACTAACAACCTCGTTAGGGTCAACATCACCCCCAACTGAAGCATCACTAACAATCTTGAAATAACTCTTGTTGTCGGTGTGGTTATAGCCCTCAGAATGAATATCAACACCATTCTGATGACCTGCCTCTATCAAGGCATTGCGCTCGGCATGAACACATTCTATCTCAACACCGAATGTATAAACAAATCTCGTTGAAGTAGAACCGCTAGGTACATAGACCTTCAACATATCGGAGATTTCTTTCTCACGAAGACCGCAAGCCTTCAATGCAACAATCTTTTCGTTGCGAGGCATCTTAGACTTCTTGATTTCGTCAATAGTCTCGATTAATGACTTCTTTGAACTTGCGAATGAAAAACCAGTCTGCTTAGACATAATCAATTGTGCTAGTTGTTTCGGGTCTTACCCCTTGGTGTCGCTCTCACCTTATTGAGTGAAACTTGTCACTCGGCAAATCAACCAACTTATCTTGATTGACGATGCAAAGATACGAATAAGTTTTGAAATATGCAAGTTATTTAATGTTTTTCTTTTGTATTTTAACCTTATGCAACTGTTATTTGGGTCTTGTTAACATTTCAGCTTTTATTTTACCTTATTATATATGTAAAAGGCTTCGATGTTCACACACCAAAGCCTAAAAAACTTTACTAACTAATTACCAATTTTTATCGACTATCTTTTTAAATCATCACCAATATCTTCTTCTACTCCCAAATCCGGTAGTCTGTCATACGCTTTTTGGTCATCACCTCCTTCAGACTTAACACCTAGTAGGTAACCATTCCGAAAAGCATAATATACCAGCTTTTCCATATCTTTAGCCGTTGCGTTATCTGTCAAATGCAGCGTGGCGTACAATCCCAGCAAGAACTTCCGTACATCTTTTGGATATACCTTGTTGTTCTTTTCTAAAGCAACTGCCATTCTTAACGGACTTTTCATATTCTTCAATTTTTCGTTAAACCATCAAATGAAGCGCAAAAGAGAGCCATTCCGCTTATTCCCCTAGTTCATAAGCTTATTCACAACTTTATTCACTCCATCTGCTTCCTACGTTACCCGTTGACAGATGTCCGAGATTCCAACAGAACAAACATCACGACTCTCTTCTTGTGTATCATTGTGCCAACGGAAGGATTCGAACCTTCGACCCTAGGATTAAAAATCCTATGCTCTGCCACTGAGCTACAAAAGCGTAAAGGAATGATTGGATTTGCACCAACGCCCCCTTAGTTACCAAGCCAAGTGCTCTACTACTGAGCTACATTCCTCGTATTATGACAAAAGTTCTCGTGGTGCAAGGGAGATTTGAACTCACCGAACCCACAATGGGAATAGATTTACAGTCTATCTTCTTTAACCGCTTGAATATCGCACCTTTTGTGGAACATATACCAATTCCACCTTGTTGCCCCAAGCGGATTCGAACCACTAATGACAGAACCAAAAACTGTAGTGTTGCCATTACACCATAGGGCAATTTTGTATGTACTGCATAAAGGATTCGAACCTTTGAATACCAGCGTGAAAAGCTGGCGACTTAACCACTTGTCTAATGCAGCAACTAGGGTCTCTCACCCTAATAAGAGTTGCTTGTTATAGTCTAGCTGGACTGGGTAATGTGGAAACCATGCCGTAAACTCCTAAGTCTTGACTTATGGTAGAAGCGACCTCTCAGAAGGCCATCTGTTTCAAACACGATGCAAAGATAAGCATTTTTTCTTATACTTGCAAGTGTTTTAGTGTTTGTTTGTATTCTTTTGATGAATTTTACATCACTTACCCTTGTAGAGAATGCCACAAAGAGTTTCTACAAGTTTCTTTGCGTCATCACCTTTGATTTCGATAACATTTGAAATTCCATCAGGAGCATCATCGCCTTTCTGTTCCTTATCCAAACGCTTACGGAGAGCCAAATCTGGATTCTCAACCAAGATAGAGTCTAAAGCATAATTGCAAATGCGGCTTGCAAGTTCCTCGTTACCATTCGCATCACGCACAAACTCATTCTTGCCTTCAAGAATATCCATAATCTCGTTGTACTCTTCAGCATTCTCACAATTACGTGAAAGCATACCAATTACCTTGTAGCGGTCAATCTCAAAGCTGACCTTTAATTTGTCTTTATTCATTCTTTCTATCTTTTAAATAATTAAACATTATACCAAAAACCCCTTTCATAATAAAGTCCTCCCTTTACCTCATACCGGATAGCATCTGACTCTTTGCAAAGCTGACGGATTCGTATATACAAACGTTTGTCCAACTCTTCCTCAAACAAAAGAGACAATTCCTTCCAATTGTCAACAACAGGAGCAAACCAAGGATATTGCTTCTTTACAACTTGTAGCTCATCCAAGGTTACGTGTCCGTATTCTACCATATCATAGCATCTACGGAAGTCACTATTGTCTTTAGGAATATCCAAATCTTTCTTTCGTTTTACCCCCATCAATGCACTCCACATAGTCATTGAAGAGACACCTGTATCACAAGTGGCTATCCACTCTATCATTCTTTGCTTGTTCATCTTCTTTTATATTAATCACGCAAAGTCGCTTTATTAACTCTTCACATGCTTCTTTAGTTAAGATACATTTCTTGGAATCTTTAATGTCAGTAACCTCTTCACGAATAGCAGCATTCCTGTCGTACACTTCTTGTAGTTTTTTCTGAAACTCAATTACGTCTTCGTTGGTAAGTTTACCTTTCTTCTCAACAATCTTGTTTGTTATATTCTTATAAACACATTCGAGTTCAGTACATAAACGAGCTTCTAACTTCATCATTATTGCGTGTACAAAAGTATCATAAATTCTTTCCATCTTGTATTTCCTCCAAAAGTCTTTTGATTACCTCGTTATCTTTATTCTCAATGCGAGCCTTTAAGATACTCTTGAAAGCGGCATCCATTGCCTTGTATCTACTGGAATATTCCTTACCATCCGTATGACACAAGCCTTCCTCTACACACCATGATGTAGTTTGCCAACAGAACTTACCTTTCGAAATGTTTGCAACACAAATGCAGTAACCGAAATGCTCTAAAAGCCAATCTAACACCATATCATAGCTTGGAGCGGATATTGCCGGATGCTTACTATTCAACTTTAAGGCAGCAGAAAACTCAATATTGGATTTCTCCCACTCGGAATTTGAATAAGCGATATAACTGCCGTAATGCTCATTATATTTTCCACCCTTACGAATACCACCCTTTGCTGTCCAAGGACTAGCATAAGCCCAAAATTCGGCTATCTTCTCATCGTAGCCAACCTCCTTCAGAAGCTTGGCTATCTCAAAAGGAACTACCTTTGGTTTTATCGTCTGCTTATTTGCCATTTTCCACCCTTTTTAAACTGAACCCGAATCAGACTTATCTAATTCATCAATTGCCTGTCTAAGCAAAGGAAGAACCTTATTCAAGTCTTCGAAATCCGGTACGACTTCATTCACTCGCAAGATTGCTAGACCTAGCAAACTCTTAATCTTTCTTCTATCCATTGATCTCGGCTTGTTTCTCTAAGTCTTTTAAATCTATCTTCTCAAATCGAGGAACTAGCTTACCATCTACCTCAACATTACCAAAGAACATTTCCTTTGGTCGCACCCAAACTTCATGCTGTCCGCACACTGCTTGATACGCAACCTTTACCTCAGAAGTCTCGCTATCAGTAACCTCTCCAAGATACTCATAGAAATTACCCTTGTAGTGGCGGTAAATCGGCTTACAGAATCCACCATGCAGCCAATCGGCTTTGTCCTTGATTTCCACGTACTCCCTTACCGCATCACACTTGCTAGACTTACTCAATTCTTCTACCCAATCAAAGAAAGCTTGCTTGTCCTTGACCTCTTCACTTGATACCATAAAGAGATAAGTGCAAAGAAGCATCTTACCAGCATCGGTATCATATTTCTTATTCACCTCTTCAGCTAATTGCATCATAGGTGTATCTAAACGATAATTCCAACTCATAATCTATCCTTTCTTACTTTTAAGATTTGCCAAATCCTCTTTCAAACGTAGATGGAAATTATCTTCTCCATCATCACCGGAAAGAAGCCAGTCTATTCTTTGGGCATAAACCTGAGCCTTCTTCAGAAGCTCAATACCCTTCTTGAATTCCTTGATAGTCTCTTTAGATAAGCCATATCTGTTAGGCATCGTATGATGATGCTTTCTAACATACTTGTCTTCTTCCTCCTCTAGCCATCGGTCTTCGAGAAAGCATCTTTCATCTTCCTCATCCAATGGATGACCATCAACATAATCTTCTATCTTTGTGTATATGTCAGCAATCCTATACTGAGCATAATCAAAACGTCCACCACTCATAGTCTTTCAACTTCAAAAATTTGAACTTACTTCAACGCACTCAACCTTGCTTCTAGCTGTTGAATGATATTGTCTATTGTCTTTCCCCTATAGTCAATAGCAATGTCCTCCAAGACTTCAATCTGAGCTGCAATTTTAATTCTATCTCTTACTACTGTCATAATCAATCTTGTTTATCATGATGCGGTGCTTGCAAAGTTGTAATGAACAACATAAACATAACCGCCATACATTTTTCCAATAGTTACTTCAACGTAATCAAAGATGATGTCGCCATCCATCTTGTAAGAAACCAAAGGCCCAGTAGGGAATGCGTTGTGCTCTGTATAGTAACGATACACTTCTTGTGATAGTAACTGCTTGAATACATCAACCTCACCATCCTTTGAAAAAACACCTTTAAACTCATCTTCATTGTCGATTGCAACAACTACTCCAAGTTCTTTTCTTACACATACACCTTCGTTTGTACCACTTTGCTCATTATACAAGACTGGTAATGTGTAAACACCTCTCGATTCTTCCATATGCTTATTTTTAATTTGTATTTTATTTTATCCTTCCACTTTCTTGCATTGAGCTAAATCTATTGCATACGCCCAACGCTTAGGGACAAAAGACATCGTAGGCTCAAATCTATCTGCACGTTCAACACATACATCTTGCGTCCGGTAAATCAATCCGTCAGAGCCTTTTACCTGCAACTCAACTAAAATAGTATGGTCTAGCATCGGGAACTTATCAATATCATGCCAGACTTCACCGCCTTCAAGGAAGGTAGGCTTTATATGGTTCATCTTTGCCACAAAGTACTTCATGTAAAATGTTTGACTTATATTCGTTAGTTATGGTCTCGCAGCTGCCAAAGCACCACAAATCCTTGGATTGCTCCTTGTGTAACCTTGATGACTTTATATAATAGCCATTGTTGACATCATAATGCTTACGTACCATGATATTGTCGTTTACCACTCCGACCTCATCATCCGTAATTACATAGAACATTCGACCATCACTAAACGCTTTCAAGCCTTTGTACACTCCATTAGAGACAACCATCTTTTCATAGCCATTCGTCTCCCAGTTGGCATAATCCCAGATGGTTTCCAAATCATCATCATTCAGAAGATTATTATCAATAATAACCTTGCCGATAACCTTGAATTTGCCATCTTGCATCATTGCCTCAACTACAAATTCATCGGCAGCGTTGAAATCGCTAATCTCTATGGGTCTCATAATACTTGTGTTTAATGTTCTCGTAAACCACCCTCTTTGCAGCCTTTGCTCTTCTGTTATTATCAGAAAAAACATCATCATACAAAGACATGTCTTCACTCTCAAAAGCCACATGCTCCCCTTTGTAGCAAGCATCAAAGCGGCATCCTTTTTCGGACTTAGCCGCAGTAAACTTTATCTTACCAAACTTAATCTGCATAAGCCCTATCCTAGAAAAAATATTAATGATACTATTTCAAGAGCAAACAAAAATGCTAATGCATTCTCAATTGTGAATACCTTTTTCATTGTTTCAATACAGTTTTACGTGTGTCTCACGCTCTAAATTTATATTGTAAGGGGATTTATATCCCCTTTATCGTTCTTACTTTAAAACTCGATAAGTTTCGTAGAAATCGTGAAAACTCTTCAAGTAGCCTTTCTCTGTCAAAGAGTTTAAGATTTCTTTCAACTCATCCTTGGTATTATCCAAATCGAAATCATACAACTCAGCAAATGTAAAGTACTTGTTACCCCCAATTACATCAGCCATCACTTCGATATTGCCATAAACCATTGTTTCTTTCTTACTCAATCTAGTATTCATAACGAATCACAGTTTTTAAGGTGTGTCTCACCTTTTTAAAATTAGTAACCTTGTTTCTTAATTACAATGCAAAGATACAAAGAATATTTGAAATGTGCAAATTATTTAATGTATTTCTTTTATCTTTTAACGCTTATTATACGCTTAGATACAAAATTAACTTTCTGTAGCAGAAAAAGCCAAAGAATCCACCATTTCGTTATACATATTACCTCTATGAGCCTTTACCCAATGGTATCTTATCGTCTTGTCTTTCGCTACCTTATTATATATAGGTTGCAAATCTCCTAACTTGCATGCCTGTATTCTCTCTATAGCTACTTGGCAATCCACATATACATCAACAGAACATGAAAGAGGGCAATCACCCAATGCATGAATAACCGCCCTTATTTCGACTCTCACCGAATCGTTCACTTTAGCTGTGATAAAAGTATATTTCCCACTTTTGATAATAACTCCCTTATGAAGCACAAGCCAGCCACAACCACACTTTTCTTTCTTACTAGAACCATCGGCATACACCTCGTAGCGCACACCTTTTGCCTCATCAGCAATCATATGAGCAACAACCTCCAAAGAATCATTGCTCATCACCTTGGCTATTTGCTTGGCTTTCTTCTTCATAAACGTTTAAATCAAACCTCGTTCCTTGAACTCATTCATCAATGGTGTTGCCAAGACCTCAATATCTGGATGAGGCTTTCCGGTCGTACCAAGGCTTCTCAGCTCGAAGAAATGCTTCCAATCGCTCACAAATGCGGTATGAATCAACTCCGTGTTGGTATCAAGAGGAAGTATTGTTCTCGCATCCTGTGGCTTAAGACCATCATCCTTGACCAAAGACAAATACATCATTTCGCATACTCTATTTGCAAACCACCATTTTTCTACCGGACTCCAATGTTCATAACTACCGATGTTCTTTGATAGGTCAACAAATGTTCCACCATCAAAAGACAATGGATTAACCGCATCATTTTCGCTAACCCACTTTGGCTTGTTGATAGCAATCTCGCCTCCGAACTTATCTTTACTATAGTTGCAATATCGGGTGCTTTGTTCCGCTACGGAATCTACACGATGTCTGTTAGCCTCTCTACTTACCGCAATCTGAGTAGTAAAACGGACTGTTATTCGCTTCTCATGCCATTCCGTAGGCTCGCAAATATAGTCCAAATCCTCAAACCAGTTATTTTCAACTATCACTCTGTAGTTGGTTGTGATATAGTAGTCACTGCCAATCTGCATCACCTTTGAATATTTGTTCTCACGATAGTGCTTGACCAATAAAGACTCCGGTACAAAAAATCCTTCTTCATAGGCTACATGGAGGTAAATCGTTCCATGCTCACACATGGCAAGATGATTGCTGCTTACCATACGCTCAACGAAAGGCTTTGCGCTGTCTTTGTCTATCTTCATACTTGACGCATAACATGTGCGACCACACAGCTCTATCTGCTTGTAAACTCCATCCATACCCTCTCCTTGGGATAGGATTTCATATTTTGGTTCTAATATCTTCATGTCCTTATAAGTTTTGAAATCGACTACAAAGATAACTATTATATTCCACTCTACCAAAAATTAGCACTCAGTTTAACAACACTTATCTATATTGTGAAAAACAAAAACTTTTTCCATAAAAAAAAGAGGAGAGTGCATCACGCATTCCCCTCTTACTTTAACATGGCACATATTAAGTTTACAATCTACTCATTTTATCTTTCAATTCGTGTATATCATTGAATGCTTGCAACATAGGCTTATGCCAACGCTCTTGTCGCTCATCAATCGACTGCAAGTACATCAAGCTTTGTGCAAGGATAGTCCTACCCTCATCAACAGCTAACCAAATGTTACCAACATTACCCATAATAGTATTCACGCTAGCTGTTAGTAAGCTACCCTCTGCGCCACCTTCACGAGCCGCAATAGCATCCAACTTGGTATTTATGAGCTTTGTTTCCTCATACGTTCCTTCTGTGGCAATCTGTACCGCTGTAAAACGACCATTCAACTCATCGCCTGTATCTTGGCTCATTGATTCAAAAGAACCGGAAGACGCAGACTGCTCATAAGACTGCTTGTAACCCGTGATTTCGGCTACTTCATCTCTAATCTTCAGTCCTTCTTGAACCATTTCATCGTACCTTCCCTTCAATTCATTAATATCCGTCTGAGACAATTTGCCACCATTTGCCTTAGCTCGCTCCGTCCACTCATCATAGAATTCTTGCATATCATTACCCAACAAATCATCTACCTTAGCTTTCAGAACGGCTTGCATAAGCATCTTGGAGAAATTATCAGAGAAGTCCTGAGCAGAGGAATTCATATCCATCAAAGTATCTATGAACTCGCTCTTCAAACTATCAAAAGATATTTGCGTCAAGCTTTCTGCAAGGTCATCAGCAATATCCTCTAATGTTCCTGCCTCAGCCGCATAATCTTTCAACTTTTCGAGGACTCTTCCTCCATAATTTCCCTTACCAGTGTTCTGAATCTTGTTAACAATATCCGGATTTTGCAACAACGCATTAGCTTCATCGGCAGACCGTATATCGCTTAGGTTTCCATTCCATTGTCTACCTATCGCTTCAGACACCTTATTAATTTGCTCTTGAGAAAAACCTTTAAAGTATCTATTAAAACTACCATGAGAACCATGATAACCCATTTGAGCCACCATGATGTCCTTTAAGTTTTGCTCTTTTTCCTTTTGAAGTTTTTCAGCTTTTTCTGCGTCTTCTACGGCTTTGATACCACTAGTTTTGTCTATAGAGTCACGTAATCTGTCTATTGCATCCGTCAAGATTTCATTCCTAGCCGTCAATTTGTCTATAGTCCGGTTTACTTCTTTTGCGTTTCCACCTACTCCAAACAAACTATTGAATCCACCAAACGATATTGTATTGAGAATATTACCAATGCCGCTTACCAAAGACCCTCCTATCTGTGTGATAAACTCACCACTTAGGATATTCTTTAATATACCATTGACCGCATTCAGAACTGTATCAATCAAGCTGCTAATCAATGTTCCGATACCATCCTTCAAAACATCAAGTATCTTCAAGATGGCAGATACGATTTGACCAATAAATCCAGCTTGCGATAATCCTTTAGTTAATGCATCACCAGCTTTCTTACCAGCATCTGCGGCTGCGTCTGCGGCTTCCTTGCCCATATCCTTCAGTCCGTCAGCCGCATTTTTAGCCTCCTTCAAAGCTTTCAGTCCGTCTATTCCACCTTTAAGTTGGTCAAAACTATCCCAAAGAGTTTCCAAATCAGATATTCCAGAATTAGAAAGGAACTCATGGATAGCTGAAATCGGTTGCGTCACATTCTGTGTCGTTTGAGCCAACTTCTGACCACTAGTACGAACTTTTGTGTTAGCCGTAACAATCTTCTTTCCGGACTCCGCTAACTGACCTTGAACTTTATTCAATTCTTCTTGTAGCCTTGTTTGCTCTGCAACATTGCCCGACTTTTTCGCATTCTCAATCTGTTCTTGCAAAACCTTAATACGAGGTATAAGCAAAGTTTCCGTTTTCGTGTATTCCTCTTGTGCAATTTTCGCATTCTTCAGAGCATCCTGATAAGCTACAACATCCCTTGCAAGGTCTTTCCAACCCAAATCACTTGTATTGCCAATCGAATTACGGATATTCTGCATAGCATCAACGATACTCTTCTGTTGGTCTGCACCCAAATTTTGGAACTTCTCCGTACCTACGAACTTATCCAGATCTGCCAATAAAGGAACAAGCGCATCTTTCATAATGCCACCAACATTTCCGAAGACTTGATACCAGTCTATCTTCTGCATAATAGCACTAGCCTCAACCGAATCCGTCTCTTTCTTCTGCTCTTCTTTCAAAGACTTTATCTTCCATTGCTTGCTTGAGTCCGAATCCGTAGAGTTTTCAACCTCGCTAATCCTCTTAGCATAATCGGCAGCAATAGCTAACTTCTGCTCCTGGAATGTGCCATAAGTCTTCAGATAATCGTACATGCTTTGCGCTTCTTTAGCAAGCACATCCTCATTCTGCTTTACAGCCTTATCCCGAATTGCATTCATCTGATTAGCAACGTTCATGCCTATGGTCATCTCCATGCCATTGACCCTAACCGGATTACCCTTGCTATCCTTCATGGTTTCATTCAAAACCTCATTCTTATACTCTTCATCGGTTTTGCTCTGTTTCCACATATTAGCCTTACGACCCTTGCCGGAATTAACCCAAACAGCTTGGTCACGCTTTTTCCTAGCCTCAACCAATTTGTCTATACCTTCTTCTACCGCCTTTCTCTCCTTGTCGGCATTCTCGGTTATCTGAGCCAACTCCTTGTTATAACCCTCATTCATCGCATTGATGCGGTTCTTGGTCATGTCTTGGATAGCTTTCTCCGAATAGGATGAAATAGACTTGAAATAGTCCTCCTCAGCCTTGCGCTTATTACCAGCCTTTGTCTCGGCATCATTCCTAGCCTTTTCAGCATCCCTAGCCGCTTTCTCTCTTGCCTTCCTCTCCTTATCTATCTCCTTTTGGCTTTTCTTCGGCTTACTTTCGAAGTTGTTACCTCTTGCTTGCATCATAGCCAATTCGTTTGCGACCTGTTCGTAAGTCTTATATTGACCTCCAACTTGAAGAACATCCCCTTTTTTGTGTCCGTCAAGCCAGTTCTTTCTCGCTGCCATACTCGCTTTCAACTGAGACTGAGACATATTCTTAATCCATGCAGGAAGCTCACTATCATCATAGTTAACCTTAATATCAAGATGCAATTTTCTACTGCACAACTTTATTGTTTCTTGGATTTCACTATTCAAATCCTTGAAGCTCTTCTTTGCATATTGACTTTTCAAAGCTTGTTCCTCTTGCGCATAAGTCAAATTAGATGTGGCTTTTCTCGCACGTTCTGCGGCATTGACGCTATTATTTATAGAATCAACAGTACCATCCAACTCAACTTTATTGCTAACAAGCCCATCAGTAAAGTCGTTTATATCAGGAATCATCTGAGCCACCTCAGAACGGCTATGGTGCATATTTTCGAGATAAGTTCCTATTTTTACATTCAACTCCCCTTGTAATTGAGAGTATTGAGCATTCAATGCGTTGTACACCTTTAAATCTCCACCACAAGCATTCATCTCCTTTCGCAGTTCAACTAATTTGTCTATGTCATCCTGACTTATGAGACTTCGAATAGTTCCCATTTCTACATCAGACAACTTGTCGTCAATAGAATCTTTGAATGAACCGAAAGAAGAATCATTTGAAGAATTATAATTATTATAAGCCTCCTGCAATTGATTTGCACGCTCCATTTCAAGAGAACGCTTTTCAATAATACCGATAAGTTCTTCTTCATGCGCCTTTAACTCATCAGCTTGCTCACTCATGCTTTGAGACTTCATTTTAGTTTCATCCAATTTTATCCCATATTCTTCATAAGCAGACTTCAATTCATTTATTGCATCCTTATGGTCTTCTGCCTTGCCATTATTCAAAACTGCAAACAAGGAACGAACCTTATTACTAGCCTCAGCAGCCTTATTTCCCATATCTTGCGTTTTCTTTGCGGCATCTTCCTCCTCGCTTCCAAACATCGCAAAAACGGACATTGCGGTTGTTACCAGAGTAATGATGGTAGTTAGAGGATTTGCAAGCATTGCAGCCCATAGCTCCCTCATACTAACGGTAACGGCATTAGTAGCCCATGTTAACACATTTTGAGCTAATGCTAACCCTTTTGTGCCAACAGATAATATAGAGGTAACAAGGGAATTCCGTTCCTTTGCTCCTGTATTCAGGTTCTCGGACGTTGTATTTACATTAGTAGCCGCAGTATTAGCTGTCTTTGAAGTCGAGTTTGCCGTATTAGCAATAGTTTCCGAAGAAGTGGCATTTGCATTAGCACCTTTTGCGGTTGCATTGCTAGCTTCAGAAGTAGTGTTGGTTTGTGTAGCAGTAGTTGCCGCCTCCGTAATGCTAATCTTACCATCCTCTATATCTATTCCTTGCTGAACAATATCTCCAATTTCATCTGCCGCTGCTCCTGTCTCTTTATAGACCTCGGTTTCATTCTCTTCGGCTTCTGTCAACTTCTCAGTCGTAGTCTGAAGTTCCTGTTGGATAGCCTTACGCTTTGCGTTAGAACTTTCGTATTCCTCATCCGCTTGCTGACGCTTTTGCATCAGCTCTTCCAATTTCGCTTGTTCAGCCTCGTATTGAACTATTGAACTATTTTCGTTATCCGAAAAAGAATCCGCATAGCCACCAAATGAAGTCGTATCAACCGCCCCATTATCATAGACCAATTCCTTTTCTTTCTGTTCTATGATTTGCTGCTGCTTTTTTATTTCCTCATCAAGTTGAGCAAGGACTATTCTCTTTTCACGAGCCTCATCCATCGCTTTATCGTAACTCTCTTGCTGCAAGTCTACTTTCTTCTGTAAGGCGTTAGTTTCCAAAAGAGCCTTACCATAAGCGGTTTCATTTGCCTTGGCTATTTTTTGTTTAAGGTCAGCCTCAGCCTTTGCTTGTTCCGCAGCCTTATTTGCAGCAGCGATGTCGGCTTCTTGCGATTTTTTTGCACGCAACTCTTCTTCTGCGGCTTCTTTGGCGTTTACCGCATTTTGCCATTGGAGTTGTTCTTTCTCCGCAAGTCTTGTCTGCTCAACCAAGAGGTCACGCTTCAACTGGAGTTGTTTAGCCATTTCTTCGCTAATCAACCCCTCAGATTTCGCTAATTCTATCTGCTTAGATATGCGTTTCTCCGTTTCATCATCACCGATATTTTCGGTATCGGACAAAGCATTTCCCAACTCATTATAACGGCTTGCCTTATAATCTTTGGTATCTTTTCCGTTAAGATGTCGGTAATCATTTTCCATTTCCTTGAACTGAGCCATTTTCTCATCAAGTCCCTTGGAAAGTTCCAAAGCCTCCATCTGTTCTTTAGCAGCAGATTGTTGCTGAGTGACAAGCATATCACGTTTAAGTTGCAATTGCTCTGCCATTTGTTGGGTTATGATTCCATCGGTCTGAGCCTCTTTGATTTTAAGAGACACAAGTTCCTCGGCCTTATCCGTACCCAACATATCAGTATTAGAAACAGCCTTATTCAAATCCGAAAGTCTTTGGCTCTTATATTCGGATGTATCTTTTCCGGTGTAGGAATGATACAATTCAGCTTCATCTTTGTACGCTTTTATCTTTTCGTCAAGATTACTTGCAATACTATCAAGTGTAGCTTTGTTTTGAGCTTTTTGGATGGATGCTGCCGCCATCAGACCTGTCTTATATATGCCTACGGCTACCGCAGCCGAACCAATAACTTTAACGACCGTCTCCCAATTGTCAACCAAAGACGAAATCAAGTCTAAACCAGTGCCAAATATTCCTTGCGACTTCTTGCCGAGTTCGTTAAACATCTGGTCAACGCTATCGCCAATGTTAGACCATTTTCCTTGCAAGGTTGTAGATTGCTTTTCCATCAGTCCACCAAACTTGCCGCCCTCTTCGGTCATATTGATGATAGCTTTTTTCACCAAATCAGCTCCGACCTTTCCATCTGTAACCGCTTGCTGAACCTCTTGGGTTGTCTTGCCCATGATTTTACCAAGCTCCTCAGCCATCGGGATGCCTCTGCCCATAAACTGACGCAAGTCCATCGTGTACATGCGGCCTTGGCTCATTGTTGTACCATACAAATACACCAAATCGTTCAACGGAACGTTCAGACCTGCCGAAATATCTCCAAGATGAACAAGAATGTCATTAACCTCATTTGCAGCCGTACCATAAGCCAACAACTGCTTTGCCCCATTTGTTATCGAACTCATGTCGAAAGGAGTCTTCGCAGCCGTTTGAACAAGTTGGTTCATCAATGCTCCTGCTCTCTGCTCACTACCAAGCATAGTAGTGAATGAAATTTCAAGCTGTTGGAATTGTGAACGAACATTAAAGATGTGTTCTGCCAATTGTTCAAACCCCAGGCCACCTACGAGGCTCATTGCTAATTGCTTTGCATCACCACCGAGACGATTAAATAAAGATGTTGCACCCTCACCGACAGTAGGAACTTTCTTCATTTCCTCAATCATTCCGGCAAAGGCATCAGTCATCACCTTTACGTTATCAGTAGTTGCACTCGAAGAACCCGAATAGCGGACATACTCTGCTTGCATGTTTTGCAATTCGATTCTTGCCTGCTTACCTAATCCGGTTAGATTCTCATAACGCCTTTTCTCATCATTGAGTATAGTGGAATTTTCGCTTATATCACGATTAAGGATTGTTGAAGTGCCAATATCTAAGCCTCCTTTACGAAGTTTAGACTGCATCTTTGCAATCTCAGAAGAAAGTCTTTCAATCTTTCGCTTAGATGCGTCTGCTTGCAGCTCGAAAGAAAAAACCTCTCTTGTAAGATTCTGCATTTTCTTGGCATAATCACCACTCATCACAAAAGCATAGCGAGACATTGCGGAACTAAGCTCTGTCACCTTTTGCTTTTGCTCTGCATATTTGTCCGTAAGGTCTTGAACCACCGTCTTATCTGTCGCCTTTGTTGTTTTCAACAACTCACCACGCAATCTTTCAAGTTCTTGCTTGGCTAGCCTTATTTGGTCGAAATTCGCTTTGATATTGAATTCTAACTGTGCCATCCTTATACTTTTTTCTTGGCAAAATTAGCTAATAATCAAAGGAATAGCGAAAGAATTAACGTGTGCTATTTCACAAAAAATTTAAGTGCAAAGATTAAGGTTGGGTACAAAAAAAAGAGCCTTCCACATTCACATGCAGAAGGCTCTGAGTTCTTTATCTATTGCAACAATGAAGCCACACGCCTAAAAGGTAGCGGCTACCAAATCTTTTTTTATTTCATTCATACAATGCGCCAAACGTTCATAAGTTTTCTCGCCAGCTTGCTTTATGCCTTTACTATACTGACGCATCAATGAAGGATTGACACCTGCTCGTTTTGCAATCTCTGACACATTGAGGAAAGAGAAATAATTAAAGAAAGATTGCAAGTCATACTTGTATTCAAATTCAACGTCAGGAAACACTTCTCCATTCTCTTTTGCATCCACTTTTGCCAACGCCAAACAATCCATTAAATCTTGCTTCGCTGCGGCAACAGTGTCTCCACAAGAGTTTAAGCCAACCTTACCTATGCCATCTTCGGTATAACACCAAAAAGACCCATCCTTGGCTTGTTCTACAATAACTTTAATCTTCTTCATATATATATTCGTTTATCTTCTCAATAAAAAAGAGTCCTTTAAGCAATGAAGAGAGAAAGGTGGGGATTACTCCCCAACCAATTCTCTTAGAATACTATGAGCGGTGCCTGTGGCGACCTCTCTAGCGTGTCTTGGCACGAATTGAGACTTTCCCGTTTTAGGATTAGTCCATTTTTCATGCCCCGAACCTTGTCGAGACAGGAAGCATCCCGCTTCTCTCAGTCTCTTAATCAATTCGCTTTTCTTCATTGTTACAAGAACTCTTTTGTCCTTAAGACATTGCAAAGATATAACTTTTTTGTTATATAGCCAAATTTTATGGTAACAATTTTGTTATATTAGCCACAATTAACAAAAAAGAGCCACCCCGAAGGATGGCTCACTTTACTTGTCTAGACTTCACTTACGTCTACTTAACTACACTTCACTCTTCAGTACCGCATTGCACTTGACTATACTTTACTTTTTATTTTAAATTAGCAAATACATCACGCACTTTTGCAAGTTTTGCCAATGTATCGTAATACTTAGATTGCTCTTCCATAGGCAAAGGTCGAACATTGTTTATAATGTCAGAACCTTGTTTCAACGCCTTCTTAATATCACCCATCATTTGCTCATAGCCATAATTGGCTTGCTTGTTACTAGGAACTATTTTATAGCCTTTACCCCAATCATTACGAAGACAACATTGCTTATTTTTCAACAAGTCCTCACGCAATTTATCAACCATTTCCATATATGTGAATTGCTGTAATTGGATAGCTTCTATATAAGCATCAACATTCTTATCGTAGTTTTCAAAAGACAACTTAGGCAACCCAAACTTCTCTTTGAGCCACTTATGAGAAATAAGTTGGTCTTCGCCAAAGTTAGCAACCAACTCTTCCTCAAACTTACCCAAAACTTCTCTTGTTAGTTCTTTTACACTTTCCATTTTTATTCTCCTTTTATTAAACTTTTTGTTCTCTGCCAAGGAATCGAACCTTGATGAATACCATACAGAGATACCCTTTACTACACTAAGCTATACCAGTCTGCACTTAACTATACTAGACTTCACTTTGCCCTACAGCACTTCACTTTGCAACACCGTACTTTAAATATCTAGCTCCCCACATAAGAATCGAACTTCCGCTAGCACCATGTGGGGAAAACCAATATTATTTTATCACTTTCGCCTCAAACTTACCATACATTGCTCGGTATGTGCCTAAATGGTATCTAAGACCAGCAACCTCGAACAACCTAACAATTTGGTCTCGGTCTAATTGACTTTCATCATACCAACAAGTGCATTCTGTGCTCCACTCTGGGAATATCGCACGAGTAGCAAGAACCTTTGCGCCTCGAATACAAACGGCACGACAATCTACATAAATACCAAGCTCGTAAAGTTGCTCAGGGGTTTTGTCCGCATCCTTGAACTTCAACAAGCCATCATCCATAACACCAAAAGAACGCTCAACCTTTGCACCAAGACGAATCTCTTTGGCAGCACATTTAACGGCTTGCATGATGTGTGAACTAGGAATGTAGTATTCGCCCTTTGTGTTCAGATACAAGGATGCCAAGAACCTCAATCGACATATCTCCAATTGGTCTTCTTCCGTCTTTCGTCTCTTGCTAGTCAAAGAGGAAATCGCTTTTGCGTAATCATCAAAAGGAGAAACTGTTCTCGGATTATTCAACATCAATGGACTAACACCAACCAACTTAAAACTAATTGTCTTCATACTTTTCTTTACTTTTAAAATTAGACACGGCAGTTTTACAGGTATGCCTCTTACCTTTGGGGCAAAACAAAAGCCCCGTCCGCTAATGTGGTAAGTGCGAACGAGGCTAAAAGTATAGAAAAGTCCGAAGACTCTTAAATTTCTTCTTATCTCAGTAACCATGCTTACCACTTCACGGCTAAACCATTTCTGATTTCGTTTGCAAAGGTAAGCATAATTTCTGAAACACGCAAATTATTTAGTGTATTTCTTTATTCTTTTAAACTTTATTTTCTTTTAGAAACTTATTTTTAAGATTACACCTTATTATATTATCAGTCTTGTAATGTGGCAAACAAACCATTTCTAAACTAAAACTGTTAATATCCTAAGTTTACGACACTCCAAGAGCCATCACTATTCTTCTTGACAACACCATGCAAATCAACAAATTTCTTCTGACCACTATAGGTAGAGCGCAAAGAATAAGAAACAGTTACCTCATTTCCACTAACACTTTCTTTTTTGACCTTGAAGACATTTGAACTTTCTGCACCTACTGAACTCATCGCATTACTTACATTCCATTCTCTTTGCAAAGCATCCTCGATTGCGGATAAGTCTTCATCAGAAACATATATATCACTTTCTGAATTGCTCGTTGTAATTGCCTTCTCATATTCCTCTACATTTTCTTCACTCCCATTTCTTATTACATAAACGTAATGTTGTGTTTTTATATCCTTAACACGAAATTCCGTAAGCGTCCAATCTAGTGGATTTTCTATAGAAACCGTAATATCTATATGATATTCATATTTTCCCTTTGCTCCATTTATTGTGCCATCTAAGACTCCATCGTCCATAAAATATCCCCAATTATAATTGCTGTCATAATTGTTAATTTTACTTTTGGCTAAAGTATAGTTTGAACCGAAATATTTCTTTAAAACTACATCACGTTTTGCCTTACATGAATCATTACACATAATCTTATCTATATATTTGTTACGTGCAATCTGCTCCTCGATAGTAGGTTGTTTGTTCTTATTTCCACATCCACTGCACACCATCAACAAGGGAATGGCTGCAACAATTGCAATGATAATTTTCTTCTTCATAATCCCATACTTTTAATTATTGAACTTGGTGGGGAACGCCCCACGTTACTTAACACTTTCCAACTTATCCAACACGACCCTAGCCTCAGCGATGGATGATGCGGAATACAACTCACCACCTTGTTTTATTAGGGCGATAAAATCCGATTTATCGTCATAAGTAGGTTTGCTGCATCTTTCAACAATATCCTCTTCTGATATGAAGAGTTGCCAAATCGGTACGTTGAGGGCATTGGCGATTTTTTCCATCGTTGTGTATGATGGTCTTTCTATTTGCCCTAATAACGTACTACGAGTAACACCTATCAATTTAGCAAATTCTTCTTGATTATAGCCTTTGCTTTTTATAAGTTCTCTTATTCTCATAATCTATATAATAATGTATTATACTTATTTCGATTGCAAAGTTATGCAAATTTTCTATATGTACGGCATTTTCCGTACTAAAATACGTTAAAATACGGAAAAAACCACACAAAATATTTGGTAGTGTACGGAAAAAGCCGTATCTTTGCATCGTGATTAAGAAACAAAGGTCACAATTACATTATTCATTTAGTTGAGGTTGCACCTCCGAGTCGGCACTCGTAAAACGGTATAGCAATATGACTACTTCAATGATAAGAAGAAACTTGATTCAGAAGTTCGTTATGATAGAGTTCGTAAGCAACAGGATAAACACCCAAAAGGACGTTGATAGAATGTTGAATATGATAACAACTAAGCTCAATATGAACAACGATGAGGCCAAGAGCTTCTTGCGTGAGAGCATCGGACTTGCAAAGTAAGTAATTTAAGTTTAACGTTTAAAATTGAAAGATTATGGCTACTACATTTAAGAATATGATGAGAGAAGTGATGAATATGGCTCACAGAGCATTTCAGCTTAAGGGTGCTTACATGAGTTGGACAGAATGCTTGAAGCAAGCTTGGCAGGTAATCAAGCTGAAGGCTCGCATGAAGAAGCAGGTCGTTGAGTTTTACTTTCAGAAGATGAATGGTGAGATTCGTCAGGCTTTCGGCACTTTGATGGAGAGTCACATTGACTACACTCCTAACGGCAAGGGTTACGCTTGCAAGGACTGCACCAAGTACTGGGATGAGGTCAAGGGAGAGTGGAGACAATTCAAGAACTATAACTTGATTCGAGTTGCATAACAAGATTATTAACGATTAAAAAGAAACTAGATATGGGCGCAAAGATTATCGTGATGCAAGGCAACATGGTTGCAACCATCGAAGAGACGAACAAGGACGCATTTATCAAGCGTGGTGAGTATAAAGAGACCGAGCTGGACAAACGCAAGCGTGAGGTTGATTTCTTGATTACAAGCATCGCAAACCGCTACGAAGTGACATTTAATCACAAGGTAGAGCTGAAGGAAAGCCGAAGCATCAAGAAAAGCGAGTATTTCGATAACATCTACTACGTTACCGAGAATGCATTGAACAAGCTGAAAAAGCAATACTCATACGAGTGTGATTTGTAATAGATTTCGTGAGGCACACGCTAAACTGCACCGGACTTTGAACATTAAATATTTAAGAGATATGGATAAGAATTTGAAGGATGCTCTTTATGTGCGTTACAATGATAAGTTTGGCGTGTTGAGCGACGACGAAGACAACACTATTTCACATGTATTGGGTACTGACCTTACACTGGTGTTGGATAAAAAGGACATGGCGGTCTATCTGCTAGTCCCATTGACCCGAAACCACAAATTTGAGTGTAAGGGTAATTACATTATCGTGGATGGCAAGAGGTTTGATTCAGACATCTATTTCCGCAAGTATGGTTGCCAATGGATTCAGATGCAATCTAAAGAAATGCTATCAATGGTAGCGTAATATAATAAGGTGAGGCACACCATAAACTGCACATTATCTTTGAGGTTTAACAATTAAATTCCGTGAACAATGGAAAGAAGAAGTAATGTGCAGCAACGTGCCGCAATAGTTGGTCGTGCTGGTGAGGGCAGAAGTCCTCCGAAGTAAAACAAACGTTAATGTTCCAAACAAAACACTAAAGCGTTTGCAAGTTAACAAGAAAAGCATTAACTTTGCAGCCGAAAATAACAAGGTTGTGAAGTCACGAGCACGGCTAATGAGGATATAGATTATATTTTTAAAATTTAAAATTAAATATTTTCATTTGCTCCAAGCGTGGAGTATTGTCATTCCGTCCATCGCTCTACAATAGTGGATGAATGACACAAGCCCTGTCCGCACTCGTGACTTTAGCGGATGGGGCTTTTCGTTTCCACCACAGCCAAATATAAATTATCAACAAATTAAAAAATGAAAGATTATTTAGAAAAGAATTTGAATGATGCACCCATGCTGGGAGCATTTGTAAATCAGAGTGAGGAAATCAAGGTCGAAGGCTTTGAACTCATTAAGGTAGAAGAACGTGATGGCAAACAAGCTGTCAATGCAAGAGGATTACATCAGTTCTTGGGTATAGGTAAAGATTTCTCTTCTTGGATAAAGAAGCAGATTGAACGCTGTGATTTGGTTGAAAATCAAGACTTTGAGGTTTTCACCCAAAAGGGGGAAAACCTATTTGGTGGCAGACCAACATCCGAGTACGCCTTATCCGTTGATGCCGCAAAGGAGATTTCGATGATGTCCCAATGCGAGAAAGGCAAGCAAGCTAGACGCTACTTCATAGAAATGGAAAAGCGAGCAAGAATGCAGAGTGTCCCATCATTGCCCGATTTCACCAATCCGGCTATTGCAGCAAGAGCTTGGGCTGACCAGTTCGAGAAGAACCAAGTGCTGACCTTGGAAAACAAACAGCAGAAAGAGGAACTTGCCAAGGCATCGCAGGAGATTGTCGGACTGAGCGCACAGATTACAACGATGAAGCCTAAGACTACTTACTTCGATGTGATGATGAAGAACAAGAGCACAAGCGTGATTACATCAATGGCGCAGGATTACGGAATGAGTCCGCAAGCATTCAACAAATTGTTGCATGAGCATGGTATCCAGCACAAGGTTTCTGACCAATGGGTCTTGTACCGCCAATATTTGGATAAGGGATATGTGAATAGCGAGCCAGTGACCATTACGCACAATGATGGAAAACAAACCATCAAATACAACACGAAATGGACTCAAAAAGGGCGTTTCTTTCTCTATGAGTTCCTAAAGGAGAAAGGTATCTTACCTTTGATTGAACGAAATAATAATGGTGAGACACACTAGGACAACTGTAAAAGCCCCAATCTCGTTAGAGGTTGAGGCTTTCTTTATTTTTACATTTACTTCTTATCTAACCCATCGGAGAACAAACACTTTTGCGCTAATTTTCAATGACTTGTATTTTTATTACAAAAGTATTGTTATTTTACATTTCGGCTTCATTATACTCATAATCCCAGAGGAATAACTTGCCTTTGACGTTTCTAATCGGCTTATCGAACAATTTAGCATTCTTCAAGAACCAATGATATTGGAAATCTTCAGCAAATGCATCCGGATAAGCCTCATGGAATTGAATATCATCCAACTCTACGCTGCCGATAATGGCTGACGTTGGCAAGTCTTTGAAGTCTGGAATAACAATACCATGCTCTTGGCAATATTTCTTCATTGCGCTCTCCTGCCATCCGTCAAGTTTTTCGGGTTTGGCTTGGCTAGCATGAATAAGGAAACGACCACGGAACTTTCTATTCCATGTTCTGTTCTCAATGGTCTTGCAGCCGATAGCGATTAACCAAGCATACGGCTGACGAATTGATAATACTTTCATAAGCTCATTGTTTTATTATTTGCATCCGCAAAGGTAACAAAAACCTTCGAGAAATACAAGGAAACTCTAATTTATTTTCATGTTTTCTAAAAATAATCTTGAAATAGCTTGCATCCTTAAGGCGGTAAGAGGTTAAATCCTCTTCCGTCTTTTCTTTCTAATTCTGTCCCAATCCGGTTTAAGCACATCAATCGTGCCGACCATCGCCTTGTACTTGTCGCCAAGTTCGCCCTCGTTCATAGATGAACGGAAAGTATATATCTTGTATCGTTCATGCTCAGGAACATATAATCCCACCATCAAGGAACGGACTCCATCTACCTCCTGCTCCGGTGCTATCAATACAAGCCCCTCGTTCATGCTTTCCAACTTGAAAATCTTTGAGGTGACAACCTCATAATAGTCTAGTATATTCATATTCTTGTCACCTATAATTAGTTTGTACGTTCAAGCACTTCAATATACTGAATAGAGCTACAATCAATATATTTACGTGTAAACACTACTGTACTTCCACTCCCAATCATAAGTGTTCTGTTCTTTGTATTGCAATTGAAAGAGGTTTCACCACCAACACTATTGAAGTCGAAACTTATCTTTGCTCCACCTACCAAGTTGATACTTCCTCTAAGACCTTTGTCCTCGGCTTCGCCTAATATCACATTCACATGACCTGCATCCATATTCTTATCTAATCAATTGTTAAACACCTTTTTTACTAAATATGCGAATGATGGAATCGCTATCAATGTAGTCACAACTTCCATCCGTATCAATTATTGTCACAATATGTTCCTCTTCGTTGTAGATAACATCATCTGTAGTAGTAAACTTCTTTATATGCTTACTAAAATTTACATGAGATACCTGCCCATTTACAAGTGTAATTGTCACAAGGCAACCACACTTCTTCGCAACTTCTATAACATTTTTGATAAAATCAATCTTCATAGCTTTATTATTTTAATTCTTGTTCTACGATGTCAAAATTGTCCCACGTTTCTCCTTCGCTGTCTGAGATATGGAAGAAAGAACCTGAGATATTGTATAGATAATCATCGCAATTTAAAACTCGCTTGTAATTCTCCAAAGTGTTCATCCCTTTGTGTCCTATCGCTTTTCTTGCCTTATCTATGGTAGAGAAGACTTCTGCATCAACCTCCACTGCTTCACCCAACCCATGTTGGTATGAAGAAATTACTACATATACTTTCATCGCTTAAACCTCCTTATTTATTATGCTACCTTAGATAACGTTTCTTTGTCAATCTCAATCCATTGGCAAGCATCCTTGCGGAAGAAGATGTCCGAATCGAACCGCTTGCCATCCACGATAATGTGGCTACTTTTGCATTCGAACTTATGGTTTCGGGTTAGTGGTATTAAAAGGTACGTATTGCACTCATTCTTGTCGTACACTATCGTCAAATCCGTGCCGATAACTTGTGATACCACCTTGCGTTCATCTGAGCTTAAAACGCCAATCTTGCCATCATGCTTAACGTAAAGAGCATCCATCAAATTCTTATTCATATCTCTTAAATGTTTAATATTCAAAGTCCGGTGCAGTTTAGCGTGTGCCTCACGAAATCTATTACAAATCACACTCGTATGAGTATTGCTTTTTCAGCTTGTTCAATGCATTCTCGGTAACGTAGTAGATGTTATCGAAATATTCGCTTTTCTTGATGCTTCGGCTTTCTTTCAGCTCTACCTTGTGATTGAATGTCACTTCGTAGCGGTTTGCGATGCTTGTAATCAAGAAATCGACCTCACGCTTGCGTTTGTCCAGCTCGGTCTCTTTATACTCACCACGCTTGATAAATGCGTCCTTGTTCGTCTCTTCGATGGTTGCAACCATGTTGCCTTGCATCACGATAATCTTTGCGCTCATATCTAGTTTCTTTTTAAATCGTTAGAAATCTGTTATGCAACTCTCATAAGGTTTGCCTTCTTGAAGCAACGCCATTCTTCTTTCTCGGTATCAAAGTACACTTGGCAAGTGTCATTCATCTTGCGACCTGCACCCTGTGTAGCTGGGATAACCTTCTCGCTCAATGTGCCGAATGCCTCACGCAAGCTGCCATCAACCTTCTGAAAGTAGAACTTCACGATGCGCTTCTTCATCTGACCCTTCAGCTTGATGTTCATCCAAGCGACCTTTAAAGCCTCGCTCATTGTGTAGCCATTCTTCTTGATGAACTGCCAAGCAAGCTTCATTACCTCACTCAATGTATTTCTTAATGTAGTAGCCATAATCACTATACCGTTTTACGAGTGCCGACTCGGCTGCATAACAGCAATTAATAGTTAAACTTTAAAGCCTTTATCTCTTAAAGACATTGCAAAGGTACGAATATCTTCTCATATTACCAAGAGAAAGTATGAAAATCTTCTTATATTTAACCTTCGTTAGTACGAATATATTCAAACCATCATGTTTATTCACATTTATTAGTAATATTTTCTTCTTACTTTCGTAATTTAATCGTACCTTTGCAAACGAATAAGTTCGTACAATCATTTAATATATATATAATATGTATAGACTAGAAGAAATATTAAAGCAAAAAGGCATCACAAAGACTACTTTTGCTAAGATGTTAGGGATAACCAAACAAAGTATCCCTAACATTATCAATGGCAACCCTACAAAAGCGAGGTTGGAAGAAATGGCACAACTTCTTGGTGTTCCAACTTGGCAATTGTTTGTTGACCCAGAAGACATCTACTGCGAGTGTTCACCTAGGTTTAACTTCTGTGCATTTGTCCGCTCAGAAAATGGAGATACATTTGTAGCGTCTTCCTTGCAAGAACTTCGTTCTATTGTTGATAAGCTGGAAACTTCTTCAAATATGAAATAGTGCCAACCAAGTTAGCTTGTCTTCTTTGGGGTAGACCTATTAATATGGGAATCAACTTAAGGAGGATTAATCCTCCTTTAAGTGTTCCTTTATGTGCCTCTCCAAATATTCCACTTGATACACCTTATTAATTTTTTCCCTTGCCTCTGGACGTAAGTCTTTACAACAAGTATTATAATAAGTCCGCACACGCATACACCTGTATACAGCAAACTTATGAATTATGTCCTTTAAAGTCTTTGCCCAAACTCTTGTCTTTACTTCCGCTATAACAAAACTATATTGACCTTTCGAGTAACTAAAAGAATAAAGATGGTTATTAAATTCTGAACTAATAGAATTGTTTAAATAACCCGGCATGTAAGTGCAAGTATTAGGAGAATAAATCTTATCCTCTCCAGATAGTAAATCTTTATCTATCACAAATCCTTTTTTATACCATTTATTATGAAAAATCTCAAAACGTGAGAATAATAACCATTCCTTACAAACATCAACATTTTTATAACTAAATTCCCCAACTCGGTGTAATATACTACTCCATGTTCTAAATGCCAAAGACTTTCTTTTCTTATCATATTCTTCTATCACATTTACATCGAAATAAGCTTTTCCATACAGCTTAAAAGATGGGAAATTATCTAACTCGGTTATCAGAATACTTTGCATAAACCCTTGCTCGTAAGCAAAGCATACACAATAATTACTTTTTGCATTATACTTCACTACATGAAAGGCAAAGCCTTCCTTTGAATAATACACTTTGTTTTTGTCAATTTCCATAATTTTTCAGTTTTTTGTGTGACTCACTTTATGTATGCAAAGATAAGAAAAATTCTTTAGATAACAAAAGATTTGCTTAAATAATAACAATACTTATACTTGATTTTAGGACTTTTAATAAAGCGAACCCATCGTTTGAAGCATTGGTACGTATTGCCGAAATATTAGATGTGCCTATTGGAGGCTATTCTACAAGGAGACACCAAAGGAACTACAACCAGAGCAGCCATCCGTTCCGCAATCTCCGGCTATCATCTGCCCTCATTGCGGCAAGCCTATCGAGCTGGAGATTAAGGCAAAGGAGGGGAAATGATATTCCTCTCCTTTAACACTTCTATTCTTTCTCCTTCAAAAAGCCTATACCTGCATGAACATTACCCAACTTATACCAAGACTGGGTTAAAGTCATAACATAACTACTGAAGGATTCTTCCCCAATATCAAGGGTGAAGTCTTCATCTACATCAGGCTCTCCATGTCTTACGTACCCCTTATTCGGGGTGTATAGCAATCTATGATATGAGCCGCTCTCACAAATATAAAGTCCGCTATTACGCCAATCGGAACTCCAAAATTCCGGTTTATTCACGTAACAAAGCATTACATCACCATCGTAAATAGGAATACTATGACTTCGCTCATCCTTTTCTCCAACAAATTTTTCACTGTCAACATTGTCAGACTGACGGATAACAGATACGATGGAGTAACCATTTCCAATAAAGTCCGCTATATCAACATATGTTCTTTGCTCTCTAAGGTCAAATTCTTGTTGGCTTCTCACGCCATCTTTCTCAAAGATTACAAGTATTCTTGTGTACTTATCACCAAAATTGACCATACTTAGAATCAAGCCGTTGTTCATGTAAGACGCATAAGCTTCTTTGGCTAGTGTTAATACACGCTCTAGATATTCCAATGGCTTGTATCTAACTAACCAAGACTGACCTTTTTGCATCTTTTGCAAGTACGAATACATGTTCATCGCCTCGCATTCATCTATTCCATGCTTCTTGCAGACCAACTTGAACTTATCCGGATAAACACTAGTTACAAGTCTATCCAATTCGTCCATAGCTTGCATAGCCTTCAAATAATCATTCGCTTCCATTTTACTAATCTTTAAGTTTCTCAATTATATAGCCACGACCTGTATAGGTGCAAGACAAGCCGATATGCACTAGCTGATGTAAAAGCCACAATTCTTCAGTGAACGGCAATCTATCACACTTCACAAACTCATCTTCATCCTCAAAATCAGATGCCTTTTCCAATATTTCTTCCTTTGTCATTATCTTTAAATTTGTGCCCGAAAGCTGTTAATCCGCATCTTTTATTTTTTGTAATGTGTCAAGTATCACGTTTGCAATCTCAAACCTACCGACATTTGGATTCTGTGGGACACTATAACACAAAGCTTTTAAAAGCTCAAAACATTGATTCTCATATAATATCATACGCTTACTTCTTTTGATTAAAATACTTTTCCAACTCTCGAAGGATGAACATCCCTCCTATCTTGAAAGACTGTTCTATCACTACTCGATGTTCCTTAAATTCGTTTTGGCTTCTCGAAAACCGAAACGCTTCATTCTCTAGCATAAGCACAAACTTATTAAATTCTGCATCGGTCATTTGCTATCACCTCCTTTGATAATTAAGTCAAACAATTCATCTGCGTATATCCAACCATCCAAATAGTAAGCTTTAACTTCTAATTCCCACATTTCTTGATATGTGCCGCAATCAGTCTTGTACATCATATCGTATAGGTTGTAAAGATTTCTATAACCGCAGTCTCTTGAGTATGCAAGAATCCTTCCTCTGCCAATTTGAGGAACTTCGTTAGCATTATGAATCAAATCTTTGAATATCTCTTTCTCTGCCCAATCAATGCCATCCAAGAAATGCTTATCGGCATTTTTATCTCTTTGAACCATAAAGCCGTTTTTGCTAACCTTTCTGATTACACGATAGCTTTTTCTTGCGTAATCTCTGGCGGCTTGAATTTTTTTCTTTATGTCTATCATAACTATTACTATATTAAAAAGGTAAATATGGACGTTCAAGAAAACTAAGTAAAACAGCATGTTCTTTATATGCGAAAGAATCTGTTCTTCCCATTCTCTCAAAGCGTTGCATTTGCCTTTTACAATGCTCTATAAGTTCTTTCTTAAAAGCTTCGTCCATAACTTACCTCCACATCTTTAGTTGTACCTAACAATGATTCGTTGCCTTCGTAAGGGATGCAGAACTCCCATCTACCATTAACACATACATAGTCAAGATATTCATCTGTCTTATCTGTATGGCTAAATATATTTGCACGCCATTCCTCAGTTTTTTGATGTCTAACCAACACATTATCGAATGGTTTCAGCTCTACCTTTGGCTTCAAGTTCACAATCATTTTCTTCTCAGCATCCCAAACCTTGCCTTCCTTTTCGAGAGCTGAGAATAGCTGTTTTTTCTCTGAGTCAGTGGCAAGGCGAAGTTTACAAAGGTCTTTCTTAAAGAAACAAGTTCTATAGCCCATACTCAAAGTTAGACTACTTAAATCTAAAGAAATAAATGAGCTATAACCTTCTGATAAATCAGTTTTATCTGATACTATAAATACATCTTGTCTATTACCATAGTCGGCAAAAGCTATATCCCCATCCTTGAACTCTGGCTGAGTCTTCTCAATCTCCAAAGTCTCAAGGTTTAGTATGCCACCTAATTTTCTTTCAATCTCTCTGACATATCCATAGGCAATATTGTTTTCTAACTTGACAAACTTAGCTGTTTCTGCATTTGATACGTCTTCGTAACCATCCCTGCTATTAGAATAGCATCCGTTGAACTTTGTATAATCATCAGATGCCCATTCTTTGAAAATGCACTGAAATCCACAACTATTGATAAGCAAATCGCCCTTCTTCCAGGCGAACTTGCCCCAGTCACGCATATTCTTAGAAGGAAGGAGAATCCGTAAGCCTGCAAGCCAGCATTTTTCTGTACCTAGTTTTGAATAATCAAACAAAAGAGTACTGCCTACTTCATTAGTTGATGTACATTCTATATAAGTACCAACGTCTGTTGTGTTGACTTTATCTAACTCTACGTCTATATTGCGTAATAAGTCGTACAACTTAGTTCCTTGCGGCTTATCCTTTAGGATTTCCGCTACATTAATCTTATTTCCCATATCTGACTTTTTTATATTCATTTATTCTTCACTAAAATATTTCTTAACAAACACTCGTTCGGTGAGCCATTTTCCAAACCCCACTCTAAAGTAACGCTTTGATTTACCTTTCGCAAACCCATATTCATCACGAGGTGTATTTACACTTAGGTGTATCTTAGGAACATGGTTCACCGATACGTATGCAGTTATATATTCATCCGAGAATGCCAAATGCTGAACTTCACGGAACTTTACACTTTTAAAGAACATTTCCTTCATAAGCCTTAGTCCTTATAGATTGCATCAAGAATGCTTCTGAAATTCGGATTATCAATAACGGCTTGGGCATCTTCTTTGTTCTTGAAGTAAATAGCACCTTCGTTATAAACACTACTAGAAGTAATACCGTATTCGCTGGTTCGCATGATATTATGCTTGCATTCTTTAGAATTCCAATCCGGTTTCCAATCTCCATTATAACATTTAGCTATATCCATTAACTTATCCAATGCAACAATTTTCTCTACATTACTATTAGTAACATTAGCAACGACAGGACTAAGACCACGGTCTATTAAAGTAGATATAACATCCTCATAGCTGAAGGGTCTCTTCTTGAATGCTATAATGCCCGCTTTCAAGTCACTTTTTTCAATATCCACTTCCATTCCTTTAGGAATATCTATGATTAACTTATTATCTAGCATTTTCATTTTTCTTATGTTTCATTTCCAAAATATATTTTTTATTCACAACCAACTCGAAGAACTTATATTTAGCATGCATATAGTTGCGACCTAAATCAACTCCACCGACAAATTCTTCTCTATACCAAGAGATTGCCGTATATTTTACAATATCATGCTCTTCCGGATGATTCACACGACCATTCCACACATCTGTGCGAACCAAATCGCAATACCCATCAGGTAATTTGGCACGTATCATTCTTGTGTTCTCCGCATCAATATAGACGTTTTTGTATTCCAAATCTACGCCTAAAATTTCCTGATTAAGCTTTGCTACATCCATATCTCATTAATCTTAAAGCACTACGTTGAAGATCCCTCGGTTTTAACGGATTTTTCTTCAACATTTTATTCGCTTCGTTTCGTATCTTGCGGCTTTTCCACTTCTTTGTAAGACGCATAGCCTTTAACAAACGATGGTCTCCAGCTAGCTTTCCTGCATCCTTCTTGCCACAATAATAGCCTTGCCTATATGCCCAATATCTAGTCTTATAGACTTGCTTCATTATCTTCTTAGCTTGTCTTATTTTCATATCAACCTCACTTTCTATGAAAAAACGTTCCATGACACCAATCGCTGCTTTCAACATACTTATGTAGTTTAGTACATCTTCCTGCAAGCATACCATTGAAATGTTTACAACGACTGCATTCCTTTGAAGTTCTCAAAATTGAACGAAACAAACTAACGTTGGCACTCGGCATATTTACCTTATTCCATCTGATAGTTGCTTTCTGATAGAGATTCTTTAATCTAGGAATGAATCTACTCTCTTTCTTGAATGTATATTTTGAATCGAAGTAACGTGTGTCCGTTCCTTTCGCCATCATATTCAAGATTTTCTTAGCTTGTCTTATCTTCATATACTACTTGTTTTTATAAATTTCACATGTCCCCTCATAAATAGTGTTATTACTATAAATGTCATTATATTGCGAAATGGAAACCAATTCGTTTGCCTTCATTCCCTTAAGAATTTCATCGTACACACTTTCTATTGCTCTTCTCTTCAATTGCTCCATGCCAGATTTGTCACGGCAATAGTATTGCATTTCAAAATTCGACATTGTAACTCTTGAACGAAGCTTAACGACTTGTGGCTTTATGTATCTGACCTCTATCTTTGGCTTGATGCCTAGTTTGTCAGCTAGCCATTGTTTCCATTTCGGTTTTACATCTTCTCCATCCAAGCAAACAAGAAAGATGTAAATTAGACTAACACTTATATATAAAATTTCCATACGCTACTTCTTTTTATTACAAGGACAACTACTAGCGTGAATAACACAAACTCCGTGTTTCGTGTCCACAAACAGATAGTCATGCCCATTCTTGGTAAATACTGTTGTACTAAATTCCTTTGCAGGTTCATTGCTATTAGCCAAAGAGCGAACACCCTCAAATATCAATGCACCTACAAGCAAACACAAGACGAACCAAACGGCTGACTTGACTAAATATAAAATCTTATTCTTCATATACTAATTAATTTTTTCCTCAATCGTTTTGAGATAGTAAATAGTGTTGCTGATACTAGTGAGTTCCTTACAAGGGTTTTGATAAGTATGAGCAACCTGTTCTAAATCCTTGACAACTTGTTGCAACTTAATCTTATCCTCCCAATCGAGAACAACTACTTTTCTTGTTTCTTCTTTCATACACTAAAAGATTAATTGTTTATTACGACTACGAGCATGAAGATGCTTTCTTCTCCAAGCCAAATTTCTTTTTACTTTAATATGCCCGTCTGGGAATTGATGTACTCTATCCCAATAAGCAAACATAGAGAATATACTTTTTATACGCTTCATACGCTACTCGTCTTTGAGTTTCAACTTCTCCTGCCATTCTGGGTCGTGGATGCAGCCGACCAACTCACAGTCCTCAAGTTTCTGTTGCGTGATTTCGTCAGAGATGCCGTCAGAAATGCCACGCACAGCGGATTTCGGGTTTTTGACACAGGTGAGCAGAAACATCGCCTCTTCATCACTCCACTCTATAATGCCGAAGTAATTATCACGCGCATCATCCTCCATGCAACTGAAGGGGTATTCGTCCGAGCGAAGAATATCGCCCTCATAAATCTCCCTACCGCTCTTGTCGAGGAAGCCTGTGAACAGGCAGACTGTAGAAGGGTCAACCTGATAAGTAATATTTCTGTTTAACTTGCTTTCTTCCTGACGATTCTCAATGATATATGTATTATCATTCTCTTCGTAGAAATATCCGCAAACCCATCCTTTTCCGTCAAGACGTTTAGCCTTGAACTTAATATCTTTAATTTTCATAAGCTACTTATATAAAATAATTGTTACTCTTCTACTTTTATCAACCTTCAATATAGCTTCTTCTGCTTTATCTATCGAAGAAAACAAATAGTCTGGGCAAAGGTTATATGCGCCATAGTCCCAATAATGGATAAGTCCAAATAACAATGAATGTCTCTTATCTACACGATAAGCAAGGATTGGATTATCCTGAGAATCGTAATGTATGCCTTTAACAGCCTTGCTTTTACGATACATATCTACTATTCTATATGTTGCCATAACTATTCTTCTTTAAGTTCTATGTGATTCTATAAACTTTGTCAAATCGAGAGGAAACTTCTTTTTAAGTTCTCTTTCACGTTTACGTCTTTCCTTCCTTGTAGGTGGAGGAACGTATTCATCTAAGAATGCAAACGTTTTCTTGCAATTAGCATTTAATACAGGAATATATACATCCAATAATGCCTTTAATAATTCTTCCATATCAATCTTCTTTAAGTTCGACAGGCTCATCTTTCCAAGACAATTCTTTTCCGATGAGCTTCTTAATGCTTCCTTTAGGAAGGTAACAGCAACCGGTATTTGCGTACCTCTGCCCATATAAATATAAGACAGAGCAAATCCATAATGTATTACTTTCATTTCTGCAAGGTTTTTCTGCAAAAATATGTTCACAGCCACCTTTATCTACTGCTAACCAAGACATAACTATTCCTCCAATTTTTTAATTAATAAATTACTTTTCTTATCAAATAGTTTATAACCACTACGGAGATACCAATCTAGAACAAATCTATCAGATTCATCTTTATCAAATTCCAATCCGATTTTCTTCACCCCATTTAGCTTTGCTTGTTGCTCTGCGAGTTGTAATAGGTGTTTTGCAACGCCACGTCTTCTATAAAGAATATCCACCGAAAGTGCATATATTAGAGCATCAGCTTTGCCAAAAATATCACTAACATATAATGGAATGGATATTTGAACAGAACCAAGATTTTCTTCATCAGTTATTAAAATTCTGATTTCGTCCTTCCATGTCTGCTTTTGTATCATAAATCCTCCAATTCTTTAATTGCTTTGTCTAAATACACTATAGCTTCAGTTCTCTGAGTACTTATAAGCCAATTCATAGAGTTCAAAACCTCAATGGAATTATTAATATATTCTTTAGCTTTTTCTTTACTCATTGCTTATCCTCCTTTGCCTTTTTAAGATAAAATTCTCTCCAATCTTCAAAAGTCCAACCTCTTGTATTATGAGTAAGATTGAAAACTTCCGTATCTTTCTCTAACTGGAATAATAGCCAAGCATAATCTTCATATCGTTGTCTTAGCAATCTCTTGCGACACAATCTTACATGCTTGTATAACTTATAATCAGCGGTTGCAGCATCAAAGATTATTTTACCTACTATTGCTAACAGATAAGCAGATATAACACCTAATGCAATCCAACCTAATATTGTAATTACTAAGTCCATATTCTCTTCTTTTTACCCTCTCCCTGTTGCCAAGGAGAGGGTGGTTAATTACTTACTCACAAATAATAGCGAGCTGACCACAAGCAGCTCCATTCTCAATTTCAGCCTTTGTTGCGATTGCTACTGCATAATCGTAGCCCATCTTTTCCAATTGATTCTTAATTGCATTCATACTTAGTAATCTCCTTTTCTTTAAATGATTTATAATATAATTGCTTAAAACCTAACTTTATCAAAACGTTAATGTAATCTCTATACTGTTTACTGATAAAGATTTCGTTGTTATTGCCAACAAATCTATACCATAAATTGTCAAGAAATACATTTGTCTTATAATGACCTTTATTGCAATCAATGATAACTAGCTTCCCACCTACCTTCAGATACTTCTTCAAGGTTATAAAAGTTCTCTGTAAATCTGGGATATGATGAACAACGTTTCTTAGATAAAATACATCTACTGATTTTTCTCTAAGACCGACAATCTCATCTTTCCCATCATACTGAAAATCCAATTGTGGAAAGGTTGTTATATCGCAAGTTTTATATCCAGCCTTTGGATTATAGCCACTTCCGAAATCAATGCACAATTTTGTCATCATCAATATGATTATTTCTTCTTACAAGCTCATTGTTCTTAACGGCCTTGCAATACTTTTCCCAATCACAGAAATTTCCAAGAGGAGTTATGATAATATCGCTTCTGTTGTACTTCCCATAATTGCCAAATACTCCAAATGTATGTCCATTCCACTTGTAATCATAGAATCCATATCCGTCATCACCAACCTTTACAGAACCATCTGGGAGTCTTATCTCACCATACCTTGCCTGTAAATCTTCGCATACAATGCTATAGAAACCATCTGATAGTATTGTTTTCAGTAGTTGTGGATTCAAACTTTCCTTGCACTTAGGAATGTTTATTCTTGTGTTTGGAATAATCTCCTTACACAGAAGTGCCATATCTCTACGTCTTTCGTACTGTTCGATAGAAGACACGCTGATAGCAACCTCAGTTAATCCGGCATCTTTCAATGCAACGATGATGTCCTCATTAAGCAGTATTCCATTTGTAACAAGACAGATACCATCAGATGTATAGTTGCTGACTATCTTTACAATCTTTACCAAATCTGGATTGAGCAAGCTTTCGCCTCCCATGATAGTTGCTCTTTTCAGAACACCAACCTTCTTCAAAGTTTCCTCCATCTTATCACAATCCAGTCGCAATGGTGACTTAAACTTTTGGTAGCAGAAGTAACAATTTCCGTTTACTCCTGTACTTTCGTTCATGTTGCAATTCAGATTTGTGATAATTCTATATCTGAAAATACCCTTTTTCATACTAAATTAATTCCTTCTACAACACCATTGCCGAGGTGATTTTTCTCTGATATGTTATTCACATTAATAGGAGACAACTTCACGAAGAAATGCTCCTTATCAAACCATTTTTTCAGCTTTTCTGCATCAAAATCGGAAGTGTCAACAAGTGTAAGATTGATTGTAGTCTTCAGATTGCTTTCTGTGCGAATCTGACCTAACTCTTGAATAGTCATCTTGTTCTTGTAAGGAATCAACCAATTACGCTTGTCATCATCAAATGAATGTAAGCTAATCTGTAACGTAATATTTCCCTTAATGAAAGAGAAATCGCTTCCCTTAATGCCAATCGTTGATACGTAATGATGAGTATTTGGGTATTTCTCAGTAATAATGCGGATAGCATCCTTGACTGCATCAATATTGAGGAATGGCTCGCCCATACGAGTATAGTTAATCTTAAACTCTTTTGCTTTGCTTGGGTCAGCACCTGCCTTGTTGATGGCAAATTCAACCTGTTCAACAATTTCTTCTGCCGTAAGATTGCGATAACGTTTCATGTTGCCTGTAGCACAGAACTTGCATCTTACTGGACACCCACTCATTGTAGATACTCCTATCATCCAACGTTCCGTGCGGTCGCCAAGCTCATTGTTGTCGAGCTTATTCTGATGTCTGCCTATTGCATCTTTGGTGTAATAAGGCAAGAATGTATCTGTCGTTTCAACAAGGAAACCATCTTCTAATTGAAGGCAATACACGACACCATTCTTAAATGTTTTCTTTCTTAATTCCTTCATATTCTCTTCTATTTATATCCCTTGCAGGATGGTTAGTTAATTATTTCGTAAATTCTATCATATATTGTGCAAGCACAGAGCCTACATAACATAAGGTCATAAGTATTGCTGCCACTGTCGCAATTACAATACTTACTGTTCTCAACTTTGGCGTTTCTGACCAAAATATTGCACTAACTATCAGAAAGATAGTTCCTAAAATCGTTAACAATACTACCATATTACTTATATTTATATCCCATAAGGGATAGTTATTTACTCTGGTGTCTTCGTTGTATATTTATCAGATGATGTGTAGAAATATATAATCACCATCTGTAGAAGTATTCTTAATATCACAAGAAATATCTGCTTTATCAAATACAAGTACTTCACAATCTCCACCCGTGATGTCAATGTAAGATTTTAAATGCTCTATCAACTCACTTGCTTTCATATTACTATCTGTTAATATCCTTTCCTCAATCTTATACAATAATCAATAGCTTTGATTGCTAACCAAATAGCATGCTTCTGCTTATCGTCAATAAGATTTTTTCTAATCTCAAATAGCGTCTTCTTTGCTTCTGTTGCATTCATATTACTATTTATTTATGTCTGAAGGCGTTATAAACTTATTCAAAATAGTTTTCAGAATCTCCGTCACAACTTTCATGCTCACATACCTTCCGTTTCCAAATCTCACAATAAAGTAAATCTGTTTCAGTTGGTTTTGCATGCTTGCAATATTTACAAACTTGAAACATTGCATCCATACCTACACCTCCATTTTGTGATTAAGACCAAGACCGAAGAGAAGGTGCTGGAGTTGTGGAACAAACTTGGCTGGACAAAGAAACATCGAACAACATTCATTGATTATATATGCATTCTCATCCATGATTACAAGCTTTCGGTGTGGAAATTCCTTGAAATATATATCGTCCTTATGTTCCCATCCATTCTTCTCTAGAATGGATGGGGTAAGAGGAATAGGAACAAACTGACCTTTTTCTACAATAAATCCATCAATGCCATTAATCGTTCTTAATAACACTTTGTCTATTGTTTCATAGTCAACAAACTTACAAACAACACCATTTGGTGTAAAGTTGTTTGGCTCTGTTCTTGTCATCACAAAGTCATCTTCAATATATTTCTGTGCCATACGCTTTAATCTTTGCTATTAATAAGATCCTCATATTCACCTATCGTGATTTCCTTGAAATCGGAGTTACATTTCTCTGCTCGGATGCCATCATCGAAGAAGGCGAAAATGCGGTCTTTGTGACGGAGAAGCTGAGTGATGGAGATAGAACCACTTTGAGAATCCCCTATGCCCAACTCATTCAATATCTTGAAATGGTTGGTGATAGCCTTGTAGGATGCAAGTACGGCGGCGACAGCCTTGCCCTGCTTATATCGCTTGTTAGGCGCTACGGCTACATAATAGCCATCCTCTAGCATTTTGCTATCTACCTTTCTCCATACTTTTTTATCTAGCGTGGCGAAACGCTCGGATGGTATCCAGATGGCGGTTATTTCATATTCTCGCAGCAGACTGCGGTTAGGCTGATAACCTTGATACTTCTCAAACTCGAAGCCAACGGCTTCTTCTACTCGTTTCATGTATGATTGATGCTCTTCAAATTCAGCATCGAGAATACTCTTAATGTATTCATAAGCCTTACTTCCCTGTTTTGCTTCGTACAACATACGCTTTACTTTTTACGATGATTAAACTTCTTAATAGCATCTTTCTTTGAAGCTGCCATAATCTTAATACCTTTGATGGTGAACTCATGCTGCGCCTTTGGCTGGCACTTCTGCTTATCGGATGGAATGTTGCCATTTGGAACATTAAATCTGATACGTGGAACTCCGAAAGGAAAATCATCACCCATTTGGTATTCCAATTCAGTTTGCATACCAATCATTGATAACAATCCATTCATACGCTTTACTTCATTAAACTAAGTTCTTTCTAGCCCAAGCTTCTGCCTTTGGCTTAGTTTTGAACTTTTTATCTACTTCATGCCAAACTCCATAAGGAGCGGTCTTATACTCGATGAGAAACAAACCTTTCTCAATTTTGACTATTCTATATTCAAAATACATACGCTTTACTCCTTAAAACATAATTCTAAAATCATAACCTTTCAAAGTAGGTCTCTTTTGGAGGACGAACTTTTCTAAATCTTCAAAATCTATCGGAAAGAGCGCACAATATTTATACTTTAACGTGCAGACAAATCTTCCGTTGAGCATAACATCAAAGATAAATGTTTTCATTGATTACCTCCTTCCTTTGGCAGTAAATCATCAATATAGAGCCACCGAGTTATATTTGCGCTTTCAAAATAAGAAACCCAATCCCAGTAAACATAACTATTATTTAACCTCTTTAATGATGCATAATCTTTAATCGTATCTGTAATACTATACTCTACTATTAAAGGTTTTCCTTCACTTGGTATCTCACTAGCAGGATGCCACAAATCCTTCAAAGCTCGATTATATCCACGTCTAAAACCATACTCGAAGAAGCATCTATCATTATCCGATAATCTATCGTAGTATTCTTTATCGTCAAGTCGTGCAGCTTCTTCTATTTTCTTATCGTCAAAAACCATTTTATTAAGCTTCATAACCATTATTACGTAGTTCTTCAATTAAAATCTTAACATCTTCTATAGATTCTCTTGCAAGAGTTCGTAGATGAGTTCTGCGAACTGCTTCAGGGCAAGCGCATCTATTATCATGTTCATAATCTTCCCCTCGTTGTTTTACTTTATCTCTAAACAACTCGGCAGATTTCTCATACAAAAAATCTAATTCTATTTCAGATAATTTCATAATCAAACCTCCTCTTTAAATTCGGACTAACACTACAAGCCTTTATTTCGATTATCGAAAACATGCTCACCAAAAATCTTCTTAAGTACTTTCATATACCTAATCTTTTATATCTTTAATATAACACCACTTTGTGATGTTGTTTCTCCTTACATAATCTTTCCAATAAACAAAAGAGTAAAGATAATCAGCTTCGTACTTAAGACCTCCATCGTCTCCATCATACCATTCTGTAAGAATCCATTCTTCGTAGTTTGGAGCTTCTTTTGCAGAGTACCATTTAGTCATTGTTCACCTCCTTCCTTTGGAAGTAAATCACTAATATAGAGCCAGCTAATAATATCATAATTAGTTCCAATATATTTGAAATCGTAATCATACCATCCAAAATCGTGAAAAGATGATTGTTCTATTCTTTCTTCATCTTGAAACATCCCATGATTAGGATGATAAACAACTCTTACCAAGCATGTTCTATTTTTATCAGGCATTTCGCTAGCAGGATGCCATAAGTCCTTAAGGAACTCTTCCTTAGTTAATCTCTTTTCCATTTTTCAGTCTCCTTCACATAAAGTTTCGTTAACCTCGTCATTGTATGTGTGAGTAACCGGATTGTACTCGGAATGGGTCGCATCTACCCTACCTTTCCGATTAGTGAAATAGATAGCATTTCCATTGTCATAAAACCTGTACACTGTTATACTATCAACAACAAACAATTTCTCGACCTTGAATTTGTCAACAGAATCCGAGATTTGTACTCTTGTACCCTTACCTTTACAACCTACCAAAATGGCGGCAACGGCTATTATCATAATTACCTTTTTCATATCAACTTCTTTTCTTCTTGAAGAATACGTCATTCATCGTACCCTAATATACTAAAGAACTCATCCATTTTTGGATTTAGATTGTTTGCCATTAACATATATGCCGGAACGGAACGACCGATGTTGCACTCTAACTTCAATGCATGTATCATTACTGAAGCTTGATGGCTTGAAATCTTAACCCTATCCAATCTGGAAAGTATTTCGCTCTGCGAATCTGCATTACGAAACACTTTCTTGATAAGACTTTCTATGTACTTACGCTGCTTGTCCGTCATTGCTCTTATTGTGCTCAAGAGACTCAACCAAAGCCTTCAGACCATTGAAGGTAGCATCCACCAACTCCTTGCTATCGGAAGCATCAAAATACCAATTTCCAATAATCTTGCTATTATTTTCGGCAAACATCGTAATACTCGTATGAGTATTTGAAGACGACATCTGGATAGACTCCTTTGTTCTACCCATGAGGCTGGCAATCTTTGCCAACACCTCTACATAAACATTATTCTTTTCCACTTTCTTATTACAGTTTTTGTGGTGTGTCTCACCATTTTAAAATTAGTAACCTTGTTTCTTAATTACAATGCAAAGATACAAAGAACATCCGAAATATGCAAACTTTTTAATGTGTTTCTTTTATTCTTTAATATATCATAACATATAACACCGATAATTTACTGACGTTAACACAAAAATCCCCACCACTACATTATTATATATAGTGATGGGGTAAACATTTAAAACAAAATAGCATTATGGATTTCTACGATTACTATCAAACTAAATCGTCCACATAAGCCCATTTATAGATGGCGTTTGATTTCGTGAACCTATTCCACCATTCCTCGCCTAAGAAATTCAGATGCTTGAAACGCTTGCGAACCTTGGTCAGACCGACAATGCGTCTGTTATACTCAGGCACCTCTTCAACAGAATGCCAAGCACCTTCTTTTTGATATTTCATTCCCATTTCCAAGGCTTGCTTGGCTATCTGTCTTGCACCTTGATTAAAGTCTATCTTATCAATCAACAATTCTAAGTCCATAATCAAATAACTTTTATGTTAACTTTGTCTTCAAAAAACGCTTCTAGCACTTCCTTGGCTTTTGCATCCGCTTCATCCAAGTCTTTGCATTTGACTACTTGAACACCATAACCTATAGGGTTACGCAATTCATAACTACCTTCAGCCTTAACCAACCGGAGAAAAATATCTCCACCTTTGAAGCGGTACGAATATCCTTCAGTTGCCTCGTTCCATTGTCTAACTATGTTCCTCACCGCCATAATATTTTTGCACTTTTACCAATGTAGCACTAGCACCCTCAATGTAGGCTGCGATAATGACATTTCTATACAGCTCACTATTTTCCTTATCAATTCCTACCAAACCTTCTGCTGATTTCAAAGTCTCAATTGTAAATTTATAAGCCTCCTCTACTATCCAGCTAGGAACTCCATTTGAAATCAAATTCTCACAATACTCATTCATGATTTTACCTTTTAAAATTAGTGGATGACAAGGGATTTAAACCCTTGTTGGTGTCAACACCTCCCCAGTGACCTGGTTTGACATACTCCCTCGCTACTTGCAAGGAATTGTTGGGTGACTAACGTGGCTGCACCCTTGCGATTGCTCGGACGGCTTACTACCACTACCCAATTCGGCAATGCCCTGCCGAAGTATATTCTCAGCTGCAAAGAGGTCTCGAGGATGAACTGCACCACAAATAGGACAAGTCCAAACCCTATCACTCAATGACAGCTTATCATTCTTATAACCACAAGTACAAAGGCGGCTCGAAGGGAAGAATCGGTCAATCTTATGAACCTGAACGCCATATTTTTTCGCAACGTGTTCCAACTTCAAGACAAAATCACCATGAGCCAAGTCAGACATCTTGCTTCCCCAATTACGCTTCATTCCCTCCAAGTTCAAATCCTCCAAGCAAATCAAGTCATAACGCTTGCACAACTCATGCGCCATCTTCCACTGGAAATCGGAACGCTTGTTCACGATGTTTTGATACAATCGCTCCAACTCCAGCTTCTTGCGCTTGCGGTTATTGCTGCCCTTCTTGCACTTCGAGAGGTTGCGAGACCTGCGTCTAAGCTCCAACAAGTCAGTTTTAAGGAACTGAGGATTATCAATCTCACGCCCATCGCTCAAAGTCATGTACTTCTTCAATCCAAAGTCGATGCCCACGGATGCACCATCATGTGACTTTCCGTAAGACTCGGCTTGCTTGTCTAAGCAAAGGACGATAAAGTACTCGCCCAACTTGTTTCGCTTGACCGACACCCTCTTGACCTTGCCATCGTAGGGACGGCTCAGAGAGAACTTAAATGACTTCTTTATCTTGTTTATCACAAACTCGTTTCCACTAAGGGAATAGCCATTTTGTTGAAAGGCAAATGAACCAAATTCTATTGCTTTCTTAAATTTTGGTGGACGCTTCGCATCATGCTTGAAGAAACGCTTGTAAGATATATCCAATCTATCCAACACCTCCCTAACTGTTTGACAATTAAGCAATGTTGGTTTATAACACTTAGAGAAATGCTTATACATAGTAAATCTTGGAATGTACTTGTGATACAGCTTATAGTATCTCTTCTGCAAGGCAAGAGCGTGATTCCAAACATAGCAAGCCTCACGGAGCATCTTATCCAAATGCTTCGTCTTCTTCGTCCGATATAGCTTGTACTTGTATGAAATCATATTCTTAAATTTTAACCAGTTTTTGAAAGGTGTGTCTCACCGAAATTCACTTGCAAAGATACGAAACTTCTTTCATATATGCAAGGAAATCGGCAAGAACTTTCACCTGTTTTATAATTAAAGTGCCAATGGTTGTCGGCAAATTTTAAGTGTTCACATCTTACGATGCGGTATTAACTATCTCCCTGCCCAAGGGAGCAACCATTAGCGATAGGCTATTTGTAGTTATGAAACTTCAAATAAAGCCGTGTGACTCCTAAGTTTACAATCCCGCCCCCACGCAAGGCATCACACGGCTTTGACACGTGGGTATTTGGTAACTTATGTCAATCCTACCTCGTCTTTCTTATATCATTCCGCTGCCATCCTGCCGCCCAGTCTACCGGAGCTGCATTACAGCAGTGAAAAGAGATGTATTCACATTATACAAGGCAGCTCTGAACTCATCCAATTCTTCTGTCGAGAACAGACAAACCTTGTTTACTCGCCTTTTCATAATTTCACTACCTTATAGCCAAGCCGACTTGCAAGGCCAAGGAATACATTAAAGTCTTCCTGTGCAAGTTCTGTTCCTGATACTACTCCATTCTCCAACGTGAAGTAACGCTTTGTATGTAAAGCACATCTTCTAAGCAATAAGTTTCTTTCATCCTAATTCTAATCAATAGTAAACAACCTTTCGACTGGTCTCTTTGTGATATTCGGGTTAAGAGAGTTTGTCACTTCCTTTTCCCAAACACATCTGAACTCCTGTGGCATCTGATACTCGCTGATAAAGACCTTATGTCCTCTTCTAGCCATTTCCATGCACCATATATAGAAACTTTCGTAATCGAAGTTCTTTGACACATCGTACTTTTTCGCATCTTTGTAAGGTATATCGCTATACACGATACTCCTATCCGGTATCACAAGTTCATCATAACTGCCGCTATAAAACTCGACACCTTTGAGAAGGGGTATATCACGCATTGTGTTTTCTATCTGCTCCCTTATGTAATCCCTTGCCTTTCCGTTCTTGCCGACAACATTATGTCCGCTATAGCCACCATCAAAGAAACGTCCATTAAAGCTCGCCATAAAGCCAATTAGTCCGACACCTGCTTCTGTGAAGAAATTATTCTTTCCATGATAGCAGTCTCTTGCAAAGTTATACAACGTCTTACTAATATGGTTGAAGACAAACCCATCATTCTGAAGATACTTCCACATTTCGATAAGATACCTATTCTTATCGTTGGCAATCCTGCGATACGTGTCCGGAACGTTCTCAATAACGCTACAACACCACAGAAAGCATCTACAAACGTATCATGTTCCTTGTCCAGCATAATCGGCAATATTTCATGCACGATTCTAGCCTTACTACCCATGTACTTCATCCTATCAACTTCTTAATCATTTTAACACCTCGCTTACCAAACTTTCGCTCGACAACAGCATTATAGCTCACTCCATCAATGGAACACTCATCCGGATAGCACTCTTCAAGCCAATCTGTGAACTTCAGCAGATTGAAGACTAACTCTTTTCTCGCTAAAAGAAACCGCATATCAATGAATTTTCCAAAGCTTATTCCGAAGATTTTCTGAAATTCATTACCTATAGGCAAGAACTCACTTGGTTCGATTTTCATTAGCTTGCTTTCTTAGATGTCACACTCTCCAAAGGATAGTCACTCTTCATAAAGTCACTAATTCCGATATAAGTTTTCTGCAAATCCTTCTCATCGTCTTTCAAGTCTTCTGTCGCATTTACAGCGGCTGCATTCAAAGTCTGTTCGTTGAAGACACCGTTTCTCACCTTATCGAAATAAGAAAGAATCTCTTTAGTCATCAAATGGTCAGCCAATCTTTTGAAATCCTTATCCATCACCAATGCCATGAAGTCATAAGAATTTTCAAAGGCCAAGATAGGAGCAAAATCCTTGAACGCTTGCATTAAGTTAACATGCAAATCTTCATACAGCTTACGGATGATATTCTCGTAAGTTCCCAAACAAAGGTTGGTCAGATTGTACAGGATGATTGCATTCGCATAAACTCCCGATTTTTCACCAATCCCTAAGTTCTGTAACCTCACCGCAAGCTTATCTCGCAACTTGTACAAGTCTTCACTAATCTTGTCATAGAACGTCATTGCGAATTCGTTATTGAAATCTGCATTAGGAACATAAGCGTCATAATACTTAATCGCCTTGCGAAGGTTCTTCTTGCAGTCCACCCACTTCTTCTTCACTTCAAACCTAACGCATTTCTTCTTCAGAATACTCTTTTCGATTTTCTGCATGAAGCACTCTGCCAACACCATTTCAACATAGACATATTGCTGAAGATAACCTCTAGTAACAATCATAACCTTGTTTACTTCGGTTTCGGTCATTCCATGCGGCACACTGATAATTATCTTCTTGCCACCTACGTTCAACAAGACTCTTCTGAAACAATTAACACTAGGCATGATGTTTTCTAATAGAATATTCAACAACCTTGTTATAGCACTCTTTTCTCACCAAATCCTCAACCCTATACAATGTGCAAACCTCATGGGTATCATTCATATTGACTTGTGGGCAGCAAATCTGATAGAAATACTTTGTCCTGATGGTAAAACCAAGCAACTTGATTTGTTCCTTGAACACCCGACCGGAAACCACCTTATCAAGTTTTTTCTTGCCTTCGAAGAGATTCAAACTCTCCTCTCTACGATATACAATATCGGTATTAACCGAAAAAATCTTTCCGATCATAACTATTCCTCCAAATTTCTAAGCGTTTCAAGACTCTCATCATTATCAACATCATAGCCGATATGATATTCGTTGCCTATTCTAGCACCAACATATACCTCTTCTGCATCCAAGATATAACGGGACATCTGTTCACGCACCTTTATCTGTTCTTCATTCAATCCAAGTACATCAAAGCACTCTTCCTGCAATGACTTATATGGTTTCGTTCCCATATATGAAACATAAGCCAGCTTGCCTTCCTGATGCAATGGCTTCCACTTCTCCCACCAATGGTTGCGGTACTCCAAGATACCTCTTTCTACTCCATCGGCACAAACATGTTTAACTATTCGTAATTTCATTATCTACCTTTTTTAAAACCACTTTAACTATCTTCCCATCACACTTGAACACACGAGACTTAATCTTATATGTAAGGTTGTTAATCACAACTTTATCTCCTACACAAGGCATAAAATGAAAGTCGTAATTTTTCCAAATGATATTTCCTTCGTACTCGAATTCAACCATTATTCTGCTCTCCTAATGTTTTCTTATATTTATCCAACATTACTGAATTAATCTCTGACCAAAAAGTTACAATTACGTCCTTGAAATCAACATTATGTTCCTTTGCTATAAAATTTCCAGCACTGACGAAATCAAAATAGCCTTCAATCGTCTCTTGTGTACCTGTACATATTCGTGTTATGCCATTCTTGACATACTTAGCCACAAAATAATAGCCTTTCTTCATCGCAACAACTCCCTAATAAATTCGTTACGCATCGGCTCAACGATGCTTGTATACAAACTCTGCTTATCTTCCGGAATATCATCCGGTGTAATAGAGAACATCAACAAATATGACATCGGAATCTCCAATACCTTGCATATTGCATCAATCTTACTCTTACGTGGAAACGTTCTTCCTGTCTCCATAAACAACATGTTTGTCTCGCTACAACCGATAGCCTTACTCAGTTGTCGTTGGGTCAAGCCCTTGCTTACCCTAATTGTCTTAATCGCCTTTCCTAAATCCATCAAAACCTCCTATTTAAATATTTCAAATCTGTTCTTTATTGCTATCATGGCATCAGTGACTCCATCTTTGTATCCAACAGAATACAAGGTACAATCCTCTTCGCTCGGTTTCTCGGACTTGGATTTCAGAAATTCTTCTATCTCACAGAAACCATGCTCCAAGAATCTGAGGAACATCGCATTCTTCGTGATAGCTGGTCGTAGAGTATCTTTAACCCAATCCCAGCCATCACCATAACCTAACGTAAAATTTGAACTGCCACAATATTTCACTTTCGGCTCATCAAGCCATTGTTTTAAAATTTCTTTCTTTGTCATTATCACCAGTTTTTATGGTGTGTCTCACCTTTTCAAATTAATAACCTTTATTTCTTAATTACAATGCAAAGATACAAAGAATATTTGAAACATGCAAGCGTTTTAATGTGTTTCTTTATTTTATTAATGTATTTTAATTATCTAATATGATTTCTACCATTTATTTTAAAGTTTTTACATTTTTCTCTTTCTCAAACACTCTTGCTACTATCACCTGTATCCTTAAATTCGTCTTACCATGTTCTTTAACGTGTGCCACACGCTTTGTAGTTTTTGCACCTTGCAGCAATTTCTGTCACTCTCTTCCCTTGTACTTTCGTAGTGCTACCTTTCTTGCATTTCAAAACATTTCCTATACTTGTAATTTGTATTTCCAAGAAATGGACGCAACAAAAACAACTTCTAAAATTCTTATCCATTTGACATTTCCTTTTTAAGTTTCTTTCTTTGAGCCAAGAACATAACAATCTCCTCGAAATCATCGCAATTCAAGAGCATTTGTCCGACCTGCCATTCCATGGCTTTCTGATTGGCATCCTCCATGCCCTTTGCTAAGAATGTGATTTTCTTGTCTTGGCTTCGATTCTCTACAGTAACTTCAAGTGTACCATATTCTAGTTCGGTAGTCTTCATACTGAGACCTTCATCAAATATCCTCAACAAATGATTAAAAAGATTACTTCTTTCCATTTTTCAACCTTTCATTTTCTTGTTTCAACAAGTCCTCAAATTCCTTGCGCTTTGCTCGCATAATCTCGAACCATTTACTTGGTGTTATAGGACACCCCATAAGCCAATGGTCGAAGTTTGGAACAGGCAAATTGAACTCTCTAGCTTCAATAGTATAATCGTACCACTTCAACAACTCTTCTTCGGGAGCTTCCTTTTCAATATCTGTTACAATAGTAGCCATATCGAAAGTCAAATCGCCACAATTAGCTATTCCTCCAACTTGGTCACCTATCCAAAATGTCTCCGGATTATCTAATCCGTAAAATTCATGCTTCTCACAGAATGCCTTCAAGTAAGCATTGCAAGCATTCTCGTAATCATTCTTTAATTTCTCCTTATCCATATCACATATCCTTAAAAAGTTTTTTAATCTTGCTCTTTTCAACCTTTGGATGGGAGCACATCACAACTTGCGTACTTGGGTCATGTCTTACCTGCCATTCGCAAGTATTACACCCCAAATCACCAACTTTATTAATTGCATTGGTGTATCTGCCTTTCTCACCATAGGGGCAATCGGTAACAAAATCCTTTCGTCCCCAGATGTACTCATCTATCTTATAAAAAATAGCATTTGCTTTCTTCTTTTTCTCGTTATTATTTAAAAACATCATTTCATTAAAACATTTAAAATAAACATAGCTGGCCATCATCAGCGACCTTAACATTACTCTCAGAAAACCAAAGTTCCTCCAATATCCTCTCCATGCAAGCTACAACAATCGAATTTCCAGCAGCCTTTTGAAGACTTGACTTCGGCACTCCACTTTCAAGCATCTTGTCTATGTATTCTTCGTCAACGTCCATCAAACGGAAGAGTTCTCTCGGAGTCAAACGCCTAATGCACAACCTTGTCTCGCCAAGAACAACCAAGGAGTCCTTGCTCGCAGATGTAATGGTATTGGCTATATTCTTTCCAAGCTCGACCTTTGGACTATGCTTTTCGCCTTTTATCCACTTCCCTTCAGAACGAGTTCTTATAGCTGCACTCATAGGTTCTTTCCATTCATTCGATACAAATTTCTCTTTACATAGCAAGTCATCACTAAAAAAGTACTTCTCATCCACATTTTCCTCCAAGACATCAACCAAGTGTTTCTCTAGCTTTGTCTTTCTCGGAAAATGATAATCTATCTTATCACCATCGTTTCGTATAGAGAGCATGAAGACACGCTTTCTGTTCTGAGGAACACCGCAGTCGGCTGCATTTACCACCTTAGCATAGTTAACATATCCGTAGGATTCCAACTCCTTGCGCCACTTATTAAAGAACCCAATGAACTTTGTTTGAACCAAAGCCTCTACATTCTCCATCAAGAGGTATTTCGGTCTCTTGGTAATAATGGCGTTTCTTGTGAACCAAAGGATAGAGGAACGTGTATTGCTTCCCTCCTCTATTCCTTTCTGCTTTCCGGCTTGCGAAACAGACTGGCAAGGTGTTGAATATGTCAGCAAGTCAAAATCGGCTACCTTGCTCCAATCTATCTTGGTCATGTCACCAAAGTTCTTGCCGGATAGACTAGGAAAGCAAGCATTATGCAAAGCTATTGCACTTGGCTCTATCTCAGACCATCCGATGCACTCGTAATCGAAATCAGAATATTTCTTCTTCAACCGCTCTAAAGCCATCAGTTGAGAGTCATATCCGGCACAAAGTTCAAACGTCCGTATCTTCATTAAATATCATGGGTTTTACAAAAATCCTCTACAAAGCCATCACCCCAATCATCCTCATGCCATATCTTTGCAACTTCAAGCTGTCCCATTTCCTTTATAGCCAAAAGAACTTGCTTTATATCGTTTTCGTACTTAGGCAATGAATTCTCCATAATCGGGAATACATCCTTTATCTCTTCAAAAGACAACACAACGTCAAACGAACCACCTTCACTTGGCGTTACTTCAAACAACTCTTCAGAAAGATTCTTTGAAGATTTCAACCACTTCAAGAATTGCTTTCTACTACGATACTCACAATATAAATTGCTAAACTTTACGTATAGCTTATCAAAACTTAACTCTTTCATAATAAATCAAATTTATCTTTAATTATCTGTTTCAAACACCGTCTGCTTGCCTCGTCTCATAGCACGATACTTCTCAGGAGCCATTGGTAAGCCATTCTCTTTTAATGCTTTCTCATATGCACTAAAAGCCAGGCAATCCGCTTGCTCGTTCAAATCATCGCCATTATGTCCCTTTACCCAAGTCAAAATAACAAGCTTATCCTTTGCACACTTACGATACAACTTGATTAAATCTGTGTTCTTTATATCTGCGCCTATTTCCCAATCTGTATAGCGGAACATCTTTAATGCGTACTTGGAATCACTTCGAACCTCTATGACAGAACCTTTCGGGCAATAATTAACGGCTGATATTATCGCTAACATCTCCATTCTATTATTGGTAGTATGCAAGCAATGGTGTGTCTTGACCTTTTCAAGTTCACCTGTAGATGTATTCACAACAATATACGCAGAACCACCTGCCTTATGGGTGGAATAGTTATCGCAGCTGCCATCTGTATAGCAAATATAGTTTGGAAGAAGCCTTTTTCTTTCCACAACAGTTTCTTCTTTCTTAGGTTGAACCTTTCCATACTTTGCATTCTTGCCTGTTCGCAAAACGGAGTTGTAAGCACCTGCCAATGTTCGCCAATCATCACAATAGTTTCCATCTTTCTGTCTCCATTCGTTTTTCCATAACAAGTCCCACAAATCTTCGATAAAGCCCTTTTCTATCCAATTTTTCTTTATACAGAAACCCGAAAAGACTCGGGAAGATGGTATCTTCGCATACAAATCCTTTGCCATTTCGTCAATAGCATAATCTTTTTTGTTTGCGGTACACCAATTGGGAATAACAATTATCACCTCCCTCTTGCCAAGCAGACGTTTAAATCTAGATATATTGCCAAAGTAGCGATTAGACTCTTCCGCAAAGTCAGCATTCTTCACTAAATTCGCAAAAGTTTTGTTTGAAACACGAATCGTAAACAAGTCTATATCCTTACAAGTTTCCAATATTCTATTAACCAAGTCAAACATAGCCTCTATTTTGTCGGCTTGTTGCTCGTTGACCAGGAAGTTGTCACGAATGAATTTGTCACCATCATACAATCGACTATAAGCCAACACTCGATTTGCACCTTTCACACGATATGAACTCAGATAAACATCATAAGCTCTAACTTGATGTTCTGATTCCAAGTACTTTTCTTCTATCTTCTTCATAATCTCGTATATATAATAATAACACGTAATATATCAAGGAACACGTTAGCCTCTTAAAGACTCCTATACTTATTCCAACTAACTACTAATATGAAAATGTCCAAAATAGAACTTACACACCATAGAAGTCATCAGGTAGATTTCCTATTGTGCCATTTTCCTTTATTTGCATTCGATGTCCCTTCAATTTATAACCATAGATTCTGTGCTTGATAGCAATAGAAGTCTCTCGGTCTCCAAAAGAGTAAGAGCAAGGTATAATTAAATAGTGCAGGTTACCTACGTTAAACGTAAAGTTCCTACGACCAAACCTTTGCAATGTTCGTTCCATCTCTCCCTCGTTTCTATCATCTGCCATGTGCATTTCCGCATACGTGGACTTAATCTTACCTTCGCAGATAAGATTCTTCTTGATTCGGCATATAGAGGCATGACCCATATTCACAACCTTTGCAAACGAGTTAGTAGTTAGTTGATGCCAAGCACAATCATTGTTGCCAACGTTAAAACAGTCTTGACGAGCACCACTAATAACCGATGTGTACAAAATATTGTTGACTATAGAATATAACTCCTTTAGCTTATAGTCCTTACTAATAGGAATACGACAAACGTAAGCCCCTTGAAAGCGACCGCCCTTTTTATTGGGCTTCTTTTCTTTATCACGGAACGTATTCACGATAAATCGCCCGTTACCAAGTTCTGTAAAGAGTCCATCCTCCTTGACATCCTTTAGCAATTTTCTTGCCTTTGGATAGCCTACACCGAGTTTTTTCTTTACATCCTTGATGGTTAAGTTAAATATTACAGAATTTCTGCGTTGCATCTTACACCAAATGGCAAAGCAAAGAGTCTCCTTGTGCGCTTTCACTTCTTGCGATGACGCACCATAGGTATACTTCTTTACCAAGTCCATACGTATGTGTAAATAATGCTTTCCCATAAATTCCTTATTTGTTTACCTTATCTGTGTTTCGCCTACTCCAACAATTATAGCCCATTGCTAACTTAGAGCTATCTAAGGATGTTTCAACTCAAAATAAGGATTCTAAAAAGAAATCCTTACCCTTCATTCGTCTGACACCGAAATCTAGGTAAGGATTATCGTGGTATGGCTTTCGCCACGGAAAATCTTATTGATTCTTGTAAGCGTGTCAGCACCAACAAAGCACGCCGCAAAGATACTAATTCATTTTCAGACTGCAAGGTCTTTAGTGTGTTATTTTACTCTGATTGCGCATTTTTAACACAAAATACAATTTTAATTACATATACGAAACTACAAATACATTAAACCGCTTACAGTTTTAACATTTAACACTCTAAGGCATTTTCAAGGCAAAAGAAAAGAGCAACCACCATCACTGGCAGCTGCTCCATAAGTTGTTACCTTAAACCAATCTAAAACCTTAATAACTAAAAACCAACCTAATAAAATAACTTTTTCTTATATTTTACCGTGATAAAGAAAATCATTGTAACCAGCATCAAGGAAACAACCCAAAAGGAAATCATACCGAATTTCCAATAGAACAAATCCCATCCCTCCAAGTCTTTCTCAATATATTCCTTTTTGGTCTGGGCGATACTCAATTCTCTGTTTAGGCTATCCCTCTGAGCCTTATATATACTCGCTCGCTCTGCTATCTCCTTATAATGAATAAGGCTATCACGAACCTTGGATAGTTCCTTGCTGTCCCTGTATCTAATCTCTATATGAGTAGAATCCTTACCTAGCACCTTACCACTCTCATCTACCCTTGTCTTGACATCATCCTTGATGTATGTGGAATCCTTAACCTGTTTTTCGGTCTGCTCCCAATGATAAGATAGCAAGTTGTCCCGAATAAGCTTGACCCTTTCGTTGATAATTGAGTCCCAATGGACGTAAGTAGTAGTGTCTCGCACCACCTTTTCCACTTCTACATATCTTGTTGTCCGGCATCCGTACATCATCAGCATGATGAAGAAACCTACCAATATGGTAACGAGCCAACGCCACCAATCAAATCTAAGCTCCATATCAACCTCCTTTTTGAGTGCAAAGGTACAAATAAAACCAAAAGGAACGATTTCTTCGCCCACTCTTTCTTTTTCAAAATTTCAAAAGTGAAGAAAAAACCACCACCCAATTAAGAATGATGGTCTTACTAATGCCTTAGTTGAGCCTGTGTCTCGTAAGATTACCAAGTGATTATCTTTCCGGTATTACATACGAGCTTTCCGTATTGTATATTTCCAACCCTGCGAAGCCATCCATGCAGGTTCACACTTTGCTTTGGGTCATTGTTCACAATCGCATTGAGAAAGGCAATTCGTGACACCTTCAGCTTATCGAACAACGCCCATTGACCTTGTTTGTATGAATTGATAGCAGCTAAGGTCATATTGCCCATGATGCCATCAGCTTTTGTTCCTACGATAGTTTGAATCTTTTGTACGGCTTTGCTTACTCCACTATTATAAGCAAAGTCAACCAAGAGATTAGCCACAGACTGGTTGTTGATTTGGTCAGCCTTGCAAGCATCCCAATAATATTTCTTGAATATGTGATGCCATTGTTCATCAGTTATCTTCTTCAAGTCCGATGCAGTCTTACTAGCACCATAAACTTTACGGAACGTCTCTAGAGTCACGCCTTTCATCGTTGCGCCTCCCCTATCACTCTTTTTGTTAGAATATCCACCCTCGAATGAGAGGATGAATGGTTGTAAAATACTTGAGTCTGCCATAGTCTATTTGTCGTTTATGTTTTGATGTTCGCCACGTTCCCCTATCGTCTTGGTAATGCCAGCCGTGACGAACAAACTAGCTACACTACCAACAAATGCACTTAACCCCATCAAATCGGTCTTGATCGTCCCATAAGTTACCACTTCCCACACTAAGATAAAGCAGACAACCAGGAGCATCAAGAGACCTATCAGAGTAACGGACACTAAGAAGAATGCCTTGCTTGAATGTCCGCTATTAACTTGTATGAGTAATTTCAGATACTTAACCATATTTTAATCCTCCCTGTCACGATATATCTCATTTTCTTCCTTTTCAACCAACGTTTCTAAGGATTCTCGCTTTCTTGGTGGGGTTCTAAGTTGGCATCCATCCTTGATGCATCTGTTCCATTGTGCCTCATGCAAGGCAAGCTTCAAATCGTTCTTCTCATCCCTAAGATTGCGTATGGTAATACGATACTGATTGATTTCCTCATACAATTCATCTATTTTACTGTTAAGATTAACGACCGACTCGTTGGAACGTTCATAGAGAGCCTTCCACTCATCGGCATATGATGAAATAGTCTTATTCTCTTCCTGTGATGCGAGTGCCGCCTCCTTTCGCTTTCTACTATTATAGTACAGCAGCGTTGAGATTACACCCGATGCACAAAGAAGATTAATTCCCGTCTGTATTAATTGAATAGTTTCCGCTGTCATTTCTTTGTGTTTTTTGTTGCAAAGATAGCTATTTATATATAATAATGTGGAAATAGCCGAGTCAGAAAACCGCACAATTAATTTTTGTGCAAATAATTAAATTTTTCCTTAAACTAAGTTATAACACATTAAAATATTTGCTCTGCCAATAAAATCTCATTATCTTTGCAAAAAACAGGTGAGACACACCACAAAAACTGAATAAAAATGAAAGTTATAGAACAAGACACAATAAACTTTATTAAGGCGCACATAAATGAACGACCAAGATACAAGTTGGCACAAAGAATGGGTGTCAGCGTGAAATTCTTGTATAAGATTCTACATGATTGCAATTGTAAAATCGAACATAAAAGACCTGTTCCGCAACCCGACAAGAAGCGTGACGAGCAAATCACAATGCTTTATCCTGACCATTCGGTCAGAGAGATTGCCGAGATTGTAGGGTGTCATCCATCTACAGTAGGAAAGGCGGCAAAAAGACTAAAGCTTACTCATTCAGAAGAAACTATCGAAAGACTTAAAAAGAATAGTTTGGCTAACTTAAAAAAAGCATATGATAAAGCAACTATTGGCAAAAGGGTGAAAAGCTGGCAAAGAACTATGCAGATGGAGAAATTCCGAGTTATATCTTGTATTCCGCAGCAGACGAAATTCAAATTTTCAGAAATGCCGATAAAATCATATCATGCCAAGTACCATCTTATAAATAAGTATGGGTATTTTGCGTTTGAAGGTGAACCATACATCTTAGGTTATGACCGGAATACTCGCAGAATGGATGAAGAATTCTACAAGAACAAATACGGATTTTCTTTTGAGGAGGACGAAGAATGCCAAGAAGATTAACACAAGAACAGATGGACTATATCAAAGCCCACATCAATGACTACCCACGAAAGGAAGTAGCCAAGGCTGCTGGTGTAACCTTACATACATTATACAAGTATATCACTATTTTAGGTGGAACGAAAATAGACAATAAATTGAATAATGAGACTATCCGCAAAATCTCCGACATGTACCAAACGATGACAGCGAGAGAAATCTCAGAAGTAACGAATATTCCTCAGTCTACAATATTAGGACAAGTCAGTAAGCTTGGCTTGAAACACGATATAGAAACGATAAATAGGATTCGTAAAGAACGAAACAAGTCTCTAAGAGACTATTGGAATAAAGAAAGATATGCAAGCAAAGGAAGAAAACTTCACATGCAATACAAAATGGATGAACTTAGAGTAATGTCGGGTAAGCCTCAAGAAACTAGGTTAAGAATAAGAAAGCTCTCCCCAAAGGCTTTGAATGCAAAGATGTATTTGCGAAAGTCTTATAACTATTTCTACTCTAAGGGTGAGCCGTTTATTCTCTGCTATGACTCCGAGACAAAAAGACACCCTAAAGAGGAATACTATACTGAAAAATTTGGTTTCAAGTTTGTGCGTGCTTAATTTCCGTTTGCATTTTTCGTTTTCTGCAAACGGAATTTGCAAACAAGCCTTTGATTTCCATGCATCCGGAAGTATGACATTACCTCCTATCACCTTAACTACTTGATTATTAGTGATTAAAAGAAAGTTTGATAGAGTTATTTTATCTTATCCTTATTATTCGTAACTTTGCAGCCGTAACGTTACATAGAGTTAGTTTAATTAAGGTTTAACACAAAAAGATTATTCTTATGGAGACATCAAAAACTTATGTTTTTAATCCAGAGGGTTCAGGTAACAATGGAGGAATGATGAGCTTGATAGCTCCTTTGCTCCAACAGAGAGGCGTTGACCCAAACGTTCTTCTTGCGATGAAGGGTAATAACGGATTCGGCAATGGCGATGGTTCTTGGTTCATTTGGCTGCTCTTTATCCTTTGCTTCTGTGGTTGGGGCGGTAATGGTTTCGGCTTTGGTGGCCGTGGCAATGGCGCAGGTCTTGCCAATGAAATCAACAATGACTATGGTCGTTCCTTGCTTATGGATGCTATCGGTGGCAATCGTAATGCACTCAGTAATCTCGCTACTCAGCTCAATTGTACTGAAGGACAGATTCAACAAGCAATCTCTGCCTTGACAACCCAAGTCCAGAACGTGGGCAACCAAGTAGGTATGAGCGGAATGCAAACCATCAACGCTCTTCAGCAAGGTAACATGCAGATTGCATCACAACTCGCTGACTGCTGCTGCCGTGTAAATAACAATATTACGGCTATGGACGGAAACGTCAAGTTGGCTATGTGTCAGCAGACTGGCACTTTGCAGAATGCCATCAACAATGTAGCCGTAAGTCAGGAACGAGGTTTTTCTAATGTTGCTTTCGAAACTAAAGGTCAGACATGCGACATTTTGAATGCTATTAAAGATAGTACTCAGACCGTAGTTAATGGCCAACGCCAAGCAGAACTCAGAGATATGCAGGACAAGATAGACCATCTTCGTGAAGAGAATGGAACTTATAAGTCTTCTGCCATGACTTCGCAGATTGTAGGTCAAGCTATGGCACCTGTCAACGCTATGTTGGCTGGCTTGCAAAAAGAGGTAGATGGTATCAAGTGTAAGCTTCCATCAACTGTTACAACCAGCTACAGTCCATTTACTGCTGTTCCAAATTGCGTTGCTTGGCAAACAGGCTTATATGGTCTGAATGGTGTCAACAATGCAAGCTTTTGGGGTTAATTAGGAAAGGAGGCTGCTATGTTATGGATGAGACCTTTTGCATGGGTTAATCGTAACGGCTCGGCAGCTATCGCATCTACAGGCGTGGTGGTGAACACCGAAAATGTCGTTTTCTCGTTCAGAAACCACGCCTTCGTGAATGCTAACTATAGGGGAACTATCTTTGTGAACCTATATCAAGCTATTCCGACTGGTACGACAAATACGCTGCCAATCCTTTTCGAGACCAATGGCGTAACCCAAGCTGTAACTAAGTTCAACGGCAATCCTTTGACGGTAGCCGACATTGCAGGAACTGGAGTTTATCAGTTTTGGTTCGAGCGAGATACTAACACCCTTCAGCTAATGACGGGTATTGTTTAACAATTAACATTACAAAGCTATGTTTCAAGGACTTCGACCTAACAGCATATTCTATGTGCTTGACAAGGGTGAAAACCCAAGTCTTAAAATCGGACAGGTTGTATCGGTCAGTAACCCACAACCTAAGTTCCCAACATATACTCCTGGGCAATTCAACCCACAACCAATGGAGACTACCGTTGATGTTGTCGTAAAATTGCCTAATGAACAAATGGAGTTCAAACAACTCCCATCCAATATGCAAATTGCAAATTCGGAAAACCTCGTGGTTTCTGAAAGCCGTGAAGCTATGGATGCGGAAGTTGAGGCTATGTATCGGCATTCTAAGGAGATTGTGGAAAGCGAGCCATACCACAAAAAGGTTATGGAAGAGTGCGCAAAGATGCGTGCCGTATTGAATCCACAAATAGCCAAAGACAGACAACAGGAAGAAGACATCAATAACCTCAAAAGCGAGGTTAGCGGAATGAAGGGAACTTTGACCGATATTAAGTCTATGTTGTCAGTGGCTTTGGAAAAAGTTAATACAAAAAAGTAAATCATTATGGGATACATGATAGAAATTACCGAAAACAAGGTAAATGAAATGTCAGAACTTGTAGAGAAGATGCTTAAGTATGGTGGTAAACTCATGCACTGCATTGATGAAATGGGGGATGACAAGTATGGACGAATGGGTCACAGAAACCCAATGCCGGATTACCGAGACAATTGGGATGACGATGATGACCGCTATGGTGAAAGACATGGTGGTCGCAGAGGTGGCGGTTATCGCTATTAGTATTACACTTTGAGGTGGGGAGAAATCTCCACCTCCTTTAAAAGCTTTTATTATGGGAAGATACAAAATACCACTTGACGCATACGATATGAAGCCTGAAGGGATGATTGCATACCTTCGCTACAATGGCTGGCACTTCAATAAAAAGATGTGCGATTGGGCTATTACCTTAATGCGCAAGACAAACGCAACGACTGGTAAGCTCGAAAAAGTTGAACCGACAGAAAAAGATACAGTCGAGGAACTTCTTAAAGTCAATAACGTAAAGTTGGAGAATGCCGACAATTACGATTTCGTCTATGTCGCAAACATGGCTAGAGCCGATTTCTTTAAGTCCTCTTTAAAGGACGAAGCTGCTTTGGCTCAATTCATTAAGGATATGGTGGATGACCCAGACCAAGCGGACGGATTTATTTTCAATAGATTTTATGCCGATTGCAACCATAATGGTATCGGCATTCCATGGGATGATGTATTATGATTAAACAAGAAATTTACTTGGAGAAATACGATTGGAATGTGATTGTATGTCATGTAGCTAATCAAGAAGATGTTGACGAAGCTATGGACTTACTAAGTTCCATTGATTGTAAGGGGCAACCATTATTGGATGCATACGACCACATTTCAACCGATTCTTCAAACAAAGGATTGACATACACAAATGTTTCAAAGAAAACAAGTGTTGTGCTCATTTGCAAATCTACTTCTGAAGGTGAGTATATAAATAGTCTCACACATGAAATGTTTCATGTAGTAGCACATATATGCAACCATCTGGGAATAGATATGCAAGGCGAAGAACCATGCTATCTTATGGGATGGCTCTGTCAGTCGATATTATAGAAGATTTCCTTATAAGTTTAACTTGGTGGGCAGACCTTGGATTTTTCCATCTGCCCTCCTATAAAATTACAAGAATATGAGTTGTTCGAAAATCAAAAATTACCTTTATGAACGTTTTAATGAGGATTTTAACGTTCTATCTGAGAATGAAAATCGAGTTATCATTACATTTGATGATAATGACTTGTCGGTACTCGTAAACAAGATGGAGAATAAATTATTCATTCTCGTTCCGCTAACTAATATGCATTCGTTTGAACATCATCCGGATTGGATCTTGGTAGATGGCGAACGCATCAATAGCAACCTATTTTGGAAGGAATGCGGCAACCAAGTGATAGAATATCAAGGTGATGCCCCTATAGCTATCAAGCAAGACACCATAGAGAGAATTGTTAATGATTTCATTAAAAACAGATAACGTTTTAAAATTTGCATTAATTTATTTGCAAAGCCATCTTTTTTGTCGTATCTTTGCATTGTAATAAAAATGGTGAGACACACCGAAACAACTGTGTTTTACAAACTTAATTTTCGTAGATAAAGATATTAATATATCAATATAGAAAAAAAGCAAAATTATGACAGAAAAAGGATATTTAATCAAGAAAAAAGTATTATTCATTGATTTAGACGACACGATTATTACAACTATATCAGGAAACACCTTTCCTACAGATGTAACAGATTTCAAAATCCGTAAAGAGGTTTTGGATAAGATTGTAGATGCATTCCCTACTCTTTACTATGTTGAAATAGTCTCAAACCAAGGAGGCATCCCTCAATTTGTTGACGAACAGGATTTTATCGGCAAGATTAAGGCTATTGAAAGCTTTATGCAAAAATATCTTCGCAATCATACCGGACGAAATATCTTCGTCAACTCTATGTATTGCCCATCGCATGCAGAGATAGAAATGAGAAAGCCAAATACAGGAATGCTTGAGTCGTATTCTTCTTGGAAGAAAAGTGAGCTGATAATGATAGGTGATGCTAGCGGAAAAGAAGGTGACTTCTCGGACTCCGACAAACAATGTGCGGAGAATTTCGGTATTGAGTACATAGATATAGAAGACTTTTTGAAAATGTAAAAATAAAAAAAAAGGAAGTCAGAGTGACTGTTGCAATTTTTGCAACAGTCACTCACGCAAACTGAAACAAAAAAGAGAGGCAATCACTTACCTCTCTTACTCAACTTGTAAGGAATACTTACATGTTCAACTATTATTTTCTTTTCTTTTTAATGTAGTGCAGTATATCCCACTTCTTAAAATATCGGGTGTGCCCTCGCTTTTTGCATTCTCCGTTCGGAATGTCACCTCTAGCAACCATTCTATTCAATGTTGCATCAGAAACGTGAAGCTTCTCCTTGACCTCCTCGGTGCTCAACATAGGGTTGAGAGCATACGGCAGATAGTTCTCACAAAGGTCTTCTATCTCATCGCTGCTCATTCCGCAAGCAGTTACCTTCTCCCCTCTCTTCTCTTGCTCGTCTGCTCGAAAGCAAGAGTCAGACAACGATTTTAATAACACTCCCAAGGTGTGATAACCAAATAACTTTCCCATATCATTATAATCTAGAGATTAAACTTTGACAGCCCTTGCCTGAGTAATACTTATCGGCAAAACCATATACATAAAATATAATGGTCATTACAAGTATTACAACATTAGATTCCACCATTTCGTTGGTGGTAAAAACATTCCAGTATACAATATGAATAGCATTTATCCCAAATAGGTAGATTATCATCGGAATACGCCATCTGTAGCAGAGCCAAAAGAATCTGCTAGCAAGTATAAGCACAAGCGGATGGATGTAAACTGAGAAATAGATAAATGCTGCCGATACCCAATTCTCCTTAAACCATACGCACATTTCTTTTTCATGAGACGCAAATGTTACCATGCATGCAATATGAAAAAGCATGATAAACAGAGGCATCACTTCACAATAATACTTAAACCAAGTGAGTAGCTTTACGCTGTAGCCTCTACCTGCAAGGATAATGACGTTTATCATTTCGCTAACGTCCATGTCCTTAAACATTACTCTTGACAACTGTACAACACCGACTGATTGAACTAACCGATGGACTTCATCTTCTTCCTCTTTAGTCATAAATTCTTCTCCTTTTGTTTTATTATTTGTTCTTAGTTCCTCATTCTTAATAATAAGGAAAGTGCTGCAAAGATACACCTTTTTGCACAAAACCAGCGGAAATGAGAATATTTCTGTGTTAAACTTTATAAAAAGTAACAATCTGAAAGTAGATGGCTACAAAAATAGCGTTAGAACGGCTTCCTTGCCAAATTCTAACGCTATTAGTGTTTATCCTATCAAAACCTCAAGGCTCTCCATATCAGCGAACTTCAAGCCGCAATCCTTAGCAGCCTTGAAAAGCTCTTTCTCTTCAACTGCCTCGATGTCTACCTCTACCTCGGCATTGGCAAGGTCTGAGAAGTACTTCTCTGTCTTCTGCTTCTGATTAAAGAAGTACTCATTAACCTCCGCGAACTTGGCTGAATCGTCCTTGGTGTATTCGTAGCCCTCATTGGCGTGCTTCTGTTCCAACTGCTGGCACTCCTGAAGCTTGAGCTGCATCTCCTCGAACTTATCGTCCTTCAAGCTCTCCTGTGCTTCCTCCACATCCTTGTCGTAGGTATCGGCTACGTGGCGCAGAGCCTTCATATTCTTCCAAACTCGCATGGCGGCATCATCACTCATTGATGATGTCTTCAATGCCTTCAATGTTCTGTAGGCTGCAACAGCCTCGATTGTCTTAATCTTTTTCATAATTGTTTCTTTATTTTTATGTTATACAATATTCTTCGCCAGATTGCCATAGCAGAATATCTTTCCTATTAACACTGCAAAGTTAAGAAAATAATTCCGAATAGCAATGCAGGAGGAGCAAAAATTACGAATTTAAAAATCAGCTTCCCCTCGTTGGGTAATCACTAGGACGTAATGTGTCTGCTTTCTCGGTGAGAACGTAAACCACAAATACGTTTCTAGCACATTTATTATATTAAGAACATCTATGTTTTAATACATAATATAACTACCTCCTGGAGGAACTTGTTTCCATCCACCATCTATATTAATTTCAAAAGATAATTGACATCTTTGTCCATAATAACCTCCATCATAAATATTATCAAATCTTATATATGTTTCAACATAATCTGTTCTATCACCTTTAGGAATAGTTACAGAGCCTGTATTTTGACCAGAGCTATTAGATACATAACCTCTTCCGTATGTTATCTTATTATTACCATAAGCAGCAACACTTCTAAATATACCATCAGTAATTGTAAATGTAGCATCAGGAAGTTTATATATTCTAGCTTTACAAATACAACTACCACCAAATAATTCTCTCAATGATGAGAAATCAACAAAACCACTAGAACCACTTTTAATACTTTCCATATAAATTTGTCTAGGATAATATTTAAAACTAATAGCACCCGGAAGAGATATAAAAATTATTTTTGTATCATCATATAAAGTTGCATTACGAGTATACGCTAAAAAAGGTACAACAGTAATAACCTTATCTCCACTACCTATATCAAAAGTTATTTCTCTACCAGCATATATATAATCTGTTGGTTTTTTGCAATTACCAACATAATAATTTTTATAAATCTTATCAGTAGTATTATATGGTGAATCATAACGAATTTGAATCCAAAAAGACCAAGCTAAAGATAAATCAGTTATTATATCATCCATAGTAAGATTTGTGTTATTATCCATATGTGTATTCATATATAATACACAATTAAATTTAGGAGTTGAAGAATAATAAACTTCAATAGTATGAAATTGAGGAAGAGAAGTCAGACATCTATTGTCTTCTGCTTTACTATTATAGTTTCTAAAATCACCTAATCTATAAGGAGAATTAGTACCACCTTTTGGAAAATGTTTTCCTGAAGCGTATACAGTATGTGAATTAGTACTTGCATCTTTATCAATACCACTAACTCCATATACATTATCTTTATGAAGTTCTCCGCATGCTTTAATTGCAAAACCTTCTCCTCCATAATTATTACGTAAGTTCTTATAAGTATCCATAGGTATATTCATACCACAACGAACAACACAAGTATATTTACTATATGAAGATGTTACTATTTCCTCAGAGTCTTCTCTAATAGGATATTCTTTAAAATCACCTTTACAACTAATAGGTTTATACTTACTCCATATATTTATATTTTCACTCTTACAAAGAGTAGCAAGGTCATTGCTACTCTCTCCAAGAGCTTGTTTAACATCATCAATGCTAACAGGAGCACTAATAATTCCGTTTTCACTATTGTAAGGCATAAGCTTTATTTTTTAAATATTCAACTTCACTTTCTAATTCTCTAACTCTAGCTTTAAGTTTATCAACTTCATCATCTATTTCAGTTAAAGCACCAAAAGCAAGACTAATAAGTTTAGGATTCCAATAGTTAATCTTTAAATAACCATTATCATCTTTAGCAACTATATCTTTAAGTAATGGATTATTTACATTTTGAGCAATAAAACCAATACTATGTTTATGGTCACGAATATAATCAAATTCATAAGTACCGCCAATACTTTTAATAACATTTAAACAATTAAGTTTGGTAATGTTAGTTTTAAGACGAATATCAGAAGATTGATAAGCTGTAACTCCACCTTTAGCAAGAATACTATTAGGGAAGAAAGTATTCATATTATAATCGAAATTATATATATGACCTGTATGACCCATAAATCTATCAGTAGGAAATGAATACTTAGTAAAAGAAAATATTCGTATTTTATTTATTACAGCATTACGTAAAGTAGTAGTATTTTGGTCATGTTTAAACCTAAATCTAATATATCTTCTACTATCATTTCCTACACCATAAGAATTATTACTACTAGCTGATAGACTTATATAATTAATTTGATTCCATCCAGTCATACGTTTAGTATAAGTTTCAACTACAGCACCACTATTGTTTAATATATCTACAGTACAAATAGTATAAATACCATTCGACATATCAACACTAGCAAAATAAGGTTGAGCATAACAATTATTAGAAATATAAAATGAAACTATCAATTCGTTCTTTTTTACTTGAGCTAATTTCTCAGCATCATTATTACCAGTGATAACATCATAACCTAAGTAAACTCGATTTAAACCTGCATTATTAGCGTATAGATTAAATTTAGCATCATTAGTCATAGGATAATTAGTCCAACTATTACCATTATCATTAGAATATTGTACAGTTACTTGATTAACTTGTATACTATCAGTAATAGCAGTAATTCCAGAACATAAAGCATCAGCTGAAACGTAACAAGCAGGTCCTTTATCGTTAACTTCTTTACTTGCAGGTAGTATACCTTTATTAGATATTAAACCATTAACTGATAAATTACCAAAAATATTTGCATTATAATTAATATTGGCAGATTTGTCAGCAGCTGCTAATCTTAAAACTTCTATACCTGTGCAAGAAAGGCGAAGGTCGTATGTGTTATCTGTATCAACATATCTAGTATATGTTTTCTCAAACACGTATGTAGTACTACCAAGATTATATGTATGAGTAGCAGATGGAAGTATAGTACCACCAATATTATTAGTACCATCAAAACTTTGACCCCAAATAGTTCTAGGAGTTTGAAGTTTAGTAGCAGAAGCTACGTTATCATGTAGATAAGCAAGATAACCTACTTGAGTTGCAGTAGTAGTATTTATACCATGTACTATTCTAATTCTTCCACTAATTCCTATATCAAATCTAGTTCTCCAAGTAGAAAAACCTTGTATATTAATTATATCACCATAAGATTCATGGAAATTATTATGTCCAGTATTAGTATGTGCCCAACCATAAACTCCAACTCCATCTTTAGTTACAGATGCATCTTCATAAGCACCTCTATATCTAAGAAATGAACTTTCGTGATAGCCATCAAGTTTATCAGCGTTGCCTATAGAAACACTACCTAATGGTATACGTCTAATAACAGTACCACTATTATCCCATATAGCTAAATAATTTCCAGCTGTATAATTAGTAGACCAATCCATATGAACACCATCAACAGTGTCAGCATTAGCAACACTTAAAGCACTAGTTCTATAACTTCTTAGATAACTATCACTACCATTACTACCCCATACTCTATCAGGAGATGAATTATTATTTTCATTACCTCCAATGTTTATGTAAGAAGGGAAGTGAGTATATCCGTTAGCATCAAGAAGAGTAAGAGTTCTTACAACTGAACTAAATACACCTGAATATTGTCTTACATAAATAGGTTCATTACCATCATCTGCTGTAGCTATTTCTACCCATCCCTTATTAATACCACTAGAACCTGCTATAATTCTAAATTGGTCACTACTCATATCACATCTAACTAGTTCATGTGAACCAGTATCTCCTACTTGTCCATAAACTTTTGAAGCGGTGTCAGCATTACTAGCATGATTAACACTAATATTACTAATACTTTTAGTAGTCCCACCAACTGTTATACTAATTCCCTTATCAGAATTAGATAGAGCAGTAAGAAGTCCGTTAGCATGAATACCATCTAATTTATCTGCATTATCCACTACACCTTCAATATCATTACAAGAAATCCATTTATTAGTTACTTTTACAGCCTTTTCAGGTAAACTTGTAAGATTTGTACCTTTATGTTCGAAGACAAGATTACCATTATTACCTTTTAATGTTATTCCATAAGTACCTTCGTTCCAAGCTCCTGAGTTATAATATACATCATAATAATTATAGTTAGATGATTGTACTGTAGGTAAAAACCAAAGATTACAAGTTCTACCACTTACAACTTTCTTTACTATTGAAATTGAAGTTCCTCCATTATTATAAGGATGTTCTGCTGTAGAAATTCTAATTTCTATTTTAGCGCTATGATAACGTGTTCTAATATCTATTTCACAATCAAGAGTAGAATAACCTGATGAATTTGCTATTCTAAACAAATGAATATAATTATAAGGTGCTGTTCCTGACGTTGCTATATAATGTCTACCAACAATCCTAGTAAAAGCAGATGCATGCTCATTATCTACTGTATCAGCGTTACCTGCGCTGCTAGCATATCCATTATGCAAAGCATTATATAAACTATTTGCGCCTTTTTGACTAAGACTTGTACCAGTAGAAGTTCCACTATAACTATCAGTAATTCCTCTCCAAGTATTTTGCCAAGTAGTAGAAACACCATTGATAGTAATAGTTTGACCGCTTACAGAACCAGTAACAAAGTTTTTATCGTTAGTAAGTTGACTTACTTTTGTAGGTATTTCACTCTTCTTAGCATAATCTGCTAAACTTTGATGAGAAGTAAGATAAGTTCCTAAATCTACAGCAGTTCCACCAGTAGCTGCAATAGTTTTAGTAACACCGTTAATCTTAACACTATGAGTATGACTAGTAGAAGACTTACCATTAGCAATATTATCAACTTGACCTTTAGTATAATAATTTGCTAAACTTTGATGAGAAGTCAAAAACGTAGCACCTTTAGTAAAAGTAATACTAGTTCCATTTTTACTAACACTAGTAATAGCATTACCTGTTCCAGTTACAGTTATACTAGTAGCACCATTATTTTCAATAGCAGATATTCTACTATGAAGTTTATAAATAGAACTAGCACTAGCTATTTTACTTCCTTCGTTTTGAGGGTCAGAAGTAATAGCAGTACTATAAGGAATTATAGTTCCATTTAGTCCACCTCCACCAGAACCAGCAACACTTCCTACACCATAAGCAGATACTCCACCGCTAGCATATAAATTTGCAACTTCATCTGTTGTAGTATTTGTAATTTTCAACGCTTTATTAGTTGCATCATACTCTAATTTAATATTTCCAATAGAAATATATTTATCACTAGGTAAAACTATACTACCATTAACATCTGCTGTTCCATTAAAAGCATTACCCCAAAGATTACGAGCAGTTGTAAGTTGTAAAGCCTTTTTAGCAGAACCGCTTGTAAAGTAACCTTGTAGAGTAGTAATATTTGTTTTATTAGCAGATATATTAGAAGCATTAGTTCCTTCAGCCTTTTTAGCTCTTGATACTTCATTTGAAATAGAAGTATTAATACCATCTATAATTCCACTTAATGTATCTGTTTGTGCAATATTAGCAAGAAAGTTTACTACCTCATTCCACTTATTTATAATACCGTCAGCAGTTTCTTCATCAGTAGTTATTAAAGAATACCATCTATAAGCACTATCCCAATTTGTTACTTTAGTAGATGTAATTCCATCTAATACAGTTTTATTACTATGACTATGTTTTACTGATACAGCACTATCCCAAGAACTTTGTTTAGTTGTTGTTGGAATAGAATATCCAGAAGCAAAAGTAACAGCAAACGTACCACTAGTTGTAATAGTATTTATTGCACAAGTTAAACCTGTAGGAAGTGTAAGTCCTACAGATGTTACAGTACCTTTATTTGTAGTATAACCCTTTGCATCTATTTCAGCTTTAGTATAATAATTAGCTAAAGATTGATGAGTAGTCAAATAACCTACATCATTAGTAAGCTGACTTACCTTTGTAATTCTATCTGTAATATCTATCCATTTATGATTATGAGCACTAGGTGTAAAAGTTGTTGGTTTGTCAGTAATGTTATTCCAAGAAAGATTAAGACCATCAAGCTCTGTAGCAATATTATCAATTCTATTACTTAAAGCTTTTACAGAATAAGCATTTGGAATACTTGTTAAATCTGTATCAGTATAAGCTCCTTCTAGAATCTTAGAATAACTGATTACAGTAGCATTTAATCCACCTCCACCCCCCGTAGAAGGTGTGTATGTTCCGTAAGCACTAACACCACCTTGTACTCCAAGATGAGCTGTTTTATTACTACTAGCACTAACTATTTCAAGTATATTAGGGTCTCCACTCTTTGTTCTAAGAATTATATTACCAATTTGAAAAGAACCACCAGTATTACTATCTCCAATAAATAAACCAGTAGGAAGATTATTACCACCTTCAACACCACCTAAAGGTAGAACGCTAAGTCTACTAAAGGTTTTCATTGGAGTAACATAATCTATATTATTAAAATCTGTACTATCTTGATTAGCAGTATGTAAATAGAACAATCTAATATAGTAGAACATTGTTACCATACTAGTACCTTGAAGAATAAAACTATTAAAGTTTCCACTAAGTACACCATTAGCATTCCAATGAATATTTCCTCCAGCTAAATAACCAGTACCATCATGTCGAAGAAGACTCATAGCATAATCAGTACCAGGAACTTTAGTTTCAAGTTCTTCACTAGTAAAAGTATCACGGTCTACCATAGGACCACCATACCAAGCAGCTATAGAAGTTTTATCTCCTTTTACAATACCATTCATACCAGCTGTAACTTTTTTATCAACATCTTTAAGTTGAATTGCGCTAGTAAGAACTAAACCTCCATTAATTTCTGTTGTTTGATTAAGAGCATCTTTAAGATATTTGTATGAAGTAATATCAGTACCCATACCACTAAGTATATCAGCTTGACAAATAGCAAGATATTGTTTAACTGTTTTAATCTTCTCTTGAAGGTTTCTATATTTAGTATTAGCTTCTCCTATATTAACTTTAGTTATTTCAGTATTAGCGGCTATAAGTGTATTAATAAGGTTCTTATATTCAGTCCAAGCTGTTTTCATAACAGTATTGGCTTCTTCCAACTTACCTTTATTAGCATTATCATTAGTAAGATATTTAGATGTAATAATATTATTAACTTGGTCTATTACAGCAGCAACTTCATTACTAGCTTGATTTAACAAGTCAGTAAGTCTAGCTTTCTCAGAAGAATCAAGTACTCCATCTTCAATAAACTCATTAAACTTATTATTAATACCAGGAATTGTTATATTATTAATAGTATTAATCTTCTCATTTACTACATCAATAGCGTTATTTAATTCAGTTGGACCAACATAACGAACTTTCTTTTTCCAATTAGTTTCATCAAAGTTTGTATTCTTAGAAACAGCAGTAAGCATATCTCCTTTATAATACTTAACACCATTAACAGTAGCATCTTCAGGAAGAATCCAAAGGTCACGTTCTTTATAACCTTTACTTATAACGCCAGTTCCAGCTTTAGCATCAGCATAAGAATCTACAAATATAGAAGATTTACCATCTATAGTATCGAATACATCTTTAGGAATATCCATTTGTTCCCAAGCACTACCATTCCAATAATTAGTAGTACCATTACTAGTATTATACCAAATGTCACCTTCATGAGAAGCTTTATCTGTCCAATCAGTACTAGGGTCATCTACTTGATACCAAGTTTCAGCTTTACCATCAAGCTGACCTTTAATACCAGCAAGTTCTTCATTTATAGCATTCTTAAAATCATTTAAAGCTTTATCGTCAGATTTAACCCAATCAGTTCCATTATAAACCCAAGTTTCAGTTTTATCACCAACTCGTTTAATCCATAAATCTCCTTTATCAAAAGGTTCAGTTGGAGTAGTATCAGAATAAAATATACGACGTTTGCTATCAGCTAAGTCTCCAGCAGCTCCAGCTTTATCATCTGCGGCTTTAGCAGCTTTCATAGCTTCATTAAAATCAGCATCTTTTATTTGTATCCAAGTAGTACCAGTCCAACGATAAGAATGATTGTTTTTAATATCATAAAATATATCACCAATATGTTCTGAACGAAGTTCATCAGTATTCCAAGTATTAGCAGGAGCATTATCTACAGTAGGTTCATAGTCATAATACCAAACAACAATACTTTGGTCTTTTTGTTGCTTAACTTCATCAACAAGATTACTAAACTTAGTTTCGTATTCATTAGTCCACTTTTGAATAGTAGCAATAGCTTCAGAATAACGAGAAGCTAAAACCCAATCATTAGCATTGAAAGAAGTTTTATTATCTGCAACAGCTCTAGCTATATCATTATTGAACTTTCCTTCAAGAGTAGCATTAACCCACATATCACCAACTTGATAATTAGTAGGTTTAGTCTTACCATAGAAGACTTTCATTTTACCATCAGCTGTAATTTGAGCTCTATTAGCAGCATCAAGTGCAGAAACAATATCGTTATCCTTAATACGATTCCAACGATAAGGATTAACATCATCATTGTATTTTGTAAAACGATAAGCATAACCGGTAGTTTGGTCATAATACAAATCGCCTATATGTATTTTCTTTAATTCACTAGTATTCCAATCTACAGCAGGAAGATTATCAAGAGTAGGTACACCTTCATAAAACCAAGTTTCAATAGCACCATCAGTTTGCTTTTGAAGGTCTTTAATTACTTGGGAATTATTAATAAGATTATTTACAGTTTCTTCATCAACTCCACCATTTTCTTTAATATATTGGTCAAGGTCTTTATCTCCAATACTAGAACCTATTTCAAGATTAGCTTTAATATTAATCTTACCGTTCTTATATTTAATATAAGTTTTAGGATTCTCACCTTTATCTCCAATATACATATCACCATATACATTGAAGAAAGCTTTACCATTATAAACACCAAATTCTACATACTCTTTATTAAGTAAAGTATAATAATTTACTCCAGCATAAAGAGTAATACTAGGAGCATAATTATCAACAGCATTAAGAACTAAAGCTGTTTGACGTTGAGTATCATTTAATCTATGTCCTAATTGATTAAGAATATCTCCTGGAGCAGGAGCATCAGAACCAGAGTCAAAATCAATTTGACTTAAATCAACATAATGATATTTCTTACCATCAATATCTACAGTATCAGAACTAACATTAACTACAAGTCTCCAAAGATAACTATTTTCTACTTTATGATAAGTACCTTTCTTAACGTTGAAAGTTTTAGCTTGAGCTTGGTCACCAACTTTCCATTTATTATCTATTTCTTCACCATCTTGTTCACCAAGAAAATAACAACGATAAACTTCTTGATTAAGAGTTTCATTTACAAGATTACCTTCTGCATCTTCTATTTGAGAAATACTCCAAACATCAGTGTTTTCATCATGCTTAAATACTGGAGCATCTATCCTAATTCTATCTACATAAGCAACTCTAATACTACCGGCAGGAGAAATAACTAACTTACCACCAATAGTATCAACATTAAGTATTTGAAGAGTTTCAAATATAGCTTTAAGACGAACATAAAGATAATCTGTAGTAAGATGTGTTTTACCCATTTGGTCTACAGACCAAGTACCTCCTGTATAAGCAGTAGGTTTACCAATAGTTAATCCATTAAGAAAATCATATATTCCATTAATAACTTCATCGTTTAATTTCTTAGGATAAAGAGAATCACTCTTTAATGCAGAATAAACATTAGTATTACTAGGAACTTTATTACTAGTAGTAGTTATAATATCAACACCTTTACTATAACCACCACCAATAACACCATTATCAAGACGAGAAATAATATCTTGATTAAGTTGAGCTTGAGAAAGTTTATATGCGTAATCCCACCAATTAGTTGTAGATTCAAATAGTCCATCGTTAACAATCTTATAAATCTCACTAATTGTAGGTTTACGAGTACCATCAATCTCTTGAATAGTTGCAGAAGCACTAATAGTTTCCTGGATTTCATTAATATCAGGAGTTACTGTAGTAGCTTTAACTACAACTTCTGTAGACTCTTGAGAAGGACTATTTGCGTCTATCTCATTAATAGCAGGAATTTTACTCATATTATTATTAATTATATTAGTAAAAGGAGGAGGACTTTCATGTCAAAATACTTTAGTAACTTAAACATCAATCAGATTAATAATTTAGTTATATATGCCTCCTCCTTTATTTGTATTTTAGCTTATCAAACTTTGATATGCACATTGTCATATAACCACTTTATTTAACTTCTAAGTATACTTGATATACGTCCGTTATTAGTTAATCATAAACTAACTGAAAGTCGCTTAGAACGTAAATTTCAAAGAAATAAAAATTTTAAATAACATTTTAACGTCTGCATTATACGTAAAACCCCCAAGACTAATCTCTAGCCTTGAGGGTCACGGACACACATCTAGCATCGCAAGAAGCAAGGGTATTTATAGTTGAATAATACCAGCAGCTCTAAGTTGATTAAGTAGAGTGTTGACAACGCCAGCAAGACTTGCAGCAGTTGCAGTTTCAGTATCAACATTTACTATGTTTGTAATAGCTTTAACTCCACCAAGAGTTGTCTTAGTAGCAGCAGGTAATGTGTAATTTTGCAGATTAGCTAATTTATTCTTTTCTGCTGTAGTATAATCATTACTAGATAATTGTTTACCTTCAACTTTGTCTACTTTATTATTTAATTCACTGGTAAAATCCTTTAAAGTAAATTCTTTTCCCTTAGTAACCTCTCCATCTTTACTTATAGTATATTTAACTGCATGACCTTCATCTGTTATAATAAAAGCATTACCTCCATTAGTAGGAAGCCAACTTGCTGTACCATAAGCATGATTAATATTGGTAAAAAATGTACGTTGAGTGTCACCAAGTTTAGCAATATTAGCAGCTTTAGTTTCTTCGTCGATACCTACACCAAGTTCAATAATTTCATTAGCATTAATGAAGTCATTAACTTTAACTCCTAAATTACTAATATCAGTTTTTGCAGTACCAAGCTCTTTATTGATAGCATCAACTTTAGTTTCTATTTTAGTAATATCAGCTCCATAATCTTGATTAAGAGCTTCTTTAAGAGTATTCTTATTATCAACAGAAAGACCTAAACCATCAATAGCTTTATTTATTTTTACCTTATCCATATTAATTTATTTTATTATCAATATTCTTATAATCATAACCAAACTTAGATAAGATTGGTTTAATAATCCAAGTCCAACTTACAGGAGCAAGTATAGAACTATTTACAATAAGTTTTACATCAACACCGATAGCATAATATATAACACTAACAATTACTATACTAAAAAGCAATGTAAGTTTCTTAATTGTTCTAGTTACATTACCACGACAAAGATAAATAAGTACAGTAACTAGTATATAAGTTAAAACATTAACTACTATACAATAAGTAAAATCAAAACTATTTATTACTTGTTGTATTATTTGATTTATCGTTTCCATTATCATTATCTTTAATTACTGCAAATATACTTTTTTATTAGCAATATCAGCAGTAACTATATATTAATTAACACAATTAAAGCAGCCAATATTTATATTAATACTAGCTGCTTCAAATTATTAATGTTATCGACAATTATACCAATCAACTTGAATACCTTTACGACACATGTCTGCATACCAACGATTAAAAGCTATTCCATCATAACCATCAACATCATCTATTACATCTTTTACATATAGACATAAATGCAATCCATCAGGAACACTACTACCTAAGTAATCAGCTTTACACATATTAGCTACAAATACTGCATCATAAGGATTATCATTATTAGTTAAATGAACATTTGATTGTTTCATCATGTTATCTAACTGTTCTCTTGTTATAGGTTCAAGAGCTATTTCTGTTCCGTTACTATCTCTAGTAGTCATTTTACTAGTTGCAAATTCAACTAGTTTACGATTAAAATGTCTACCATTATAACGAAGATAAACAACCATATCTTCAGGAAGTTCATCATAAACATCAAAACCTTCTTTATACATAAGCTTAGTTATTATAAACGCCCCGTAGAAGACATAGTTAGAGAAGACTTACCACTACACTCTTCTACGGGGCGGATTTCATATTAATAACGTCCATAACGACCACGCTCACGATGCCCATATTCTTCTCTTTCGTGATAACGTTCTTCGTCGTCATAAGGATTACGACTTCTATACTGAGGGTCATCGTCATAACGATTATCCCTTTCTTCATACTTATCAAGACATTCTTCAAGTTCTTGAATTTCCATCTTCATACGTCTAATCTTTTCTTTAAGCTCAGACTTATTCATATTACGTTGTACCATGATTATCATAATTTTAATTTTTAGTTACAGCAGCTAGAATTTTAGCAATATCACCTTTCATTCCAGCAACTTCATTTTCAATACCTGCTATTCTTTCGTCACGTGCTTTATCTTTAGCAAATTGAGGATTGAGTTCTTTAAGAACTTCTTCACATTTAGTTATTTGATTTTTATAATCTTCAATATGTTCTATGACATAATTAGCATGTTGTAAAGTAGCTTCTACTTCAGATTGGATAGTTTGTTTACTTTCAGCAATAATAAGATTACCATTATTATAACTAACAGAAGTGTTATTAGCTGGAATATTATTGTAATCAACATTATTACCATCTACTTTAACCTTTAAATTTACAACCATCATGTTAGTACCATCAGTAGCAAATACAGGTGTAGTAGTTCCAACAATTTCACCAATCTTAAATTCTATACCATTAGTCTTGTTTAAAATATAAACTCGACTACCTTGATTAAGACCTGAAAACATTATACTATGAGTTGAAGTTTATTATTTTGTTTATCAAATACTATAATGTGAAGACCTGCTGTAAGAGTAGTAAGAGCTTCTCCATTACTTGCCAAGAGAGGAAGAGTGTTATTATTAACCATAATTTTAAAACCAGTTGCAGTAGTTGTAGCCGCATTAAAATTAATTACCATAATACCAGCAGCTCCCATAGCTCTGAAAGTATGATTAGGCATACTAAAAACAGCATTAGCAGTAGCACTGCCAGCAGTCGTTTGAGTAGCAGCTACTAAAGGTATACCTCCACGATTACCAATGAATTCATTAAAAGCCATAATATTACCTCCTATAATTTAAAGCCAAAAACCATTAAGATTATTACAACCATTATACATACCATATTGATAAGCTATACAATTTGGTACTGCCTGAAATGGCTGATAAGGAACTGTTACAGTCTGAGGCTGAGCACACTTAATTTCATTTACAGCCTGAGCAATAGGATTTACAGCAGCAGCAATTTGCTGAGCAATTACTCCACTTTGATGTTCAGTAGTCAACTGAGTTTGCAGAGCATTAATCTTGTCCTGCATTGCAGACTTCTCAGAAGCATCAAGTTTAGCAATAATTCTATCACCAACAACATCGATAGACTTATCCAAGTTACAAGTCTGGTCACGAAGAGCATAACCTACATCAGAGAATCCACGACTTACAGCACTGCCTACATCACTAACACTTTGCTTAATAGTATTAGTCTGCTGAATAGTAGCAATTTGATTCTGATAATTACCTTCAGTAATAGCATTCTTCAAGTTGCAGCAGCAAGTAGCCAACTGATTAGCAAGAGTCATAGTATTCTGAGTACCAGCATTAAGCAGAGCACCAGTAGAAGAATCAATCTTACAACCAACTTGAGCAACACTATTATTAACCTGGCAAATAGCTGATTGAATCATGTCAGCCTTAGTACCAAACATAGTAGCTAATCTCTGAACAGCAGAACCATTACCATTAATAGCTTGCATGATAAGGTCTCTACCATCATTATTATTTACCATATTAGCAAGAGGACCAAGACAACTACCACAATTCTGACCCATATTGCCAAACAATCCACCATTACGCATAAGAGGATAAAGGAAGAACAAGAAGATTATCCAAATCCAATTACCACCACCAAAACCTCCATTACACATAAGTAAAGGAAGCAGACTGTTAACATCGTTAGAAGTCTGACGAGTTCCACCATCAGGGAACATAAAAATTTTAGAATCATCCATAACTTTACAATGATTATTAAGATTAATAAAATAATGAATAGTACATTAACTAGTATTTTGTACGTTGCAAAGATAAACATAAACTTCATTATACACAAAAAGATGATAATCGGATTTTGTTCCAATTATCATCTTAATTAATTGTATTACTACTATGATACTTATTTTCTTTTTATTTTCTATTTAAACGAAAATAGGCTCAACATCCTTATTAAGGAGTGTAGCTTCAGAAGTAGAAAGTCTAAAAGCTCTAGAACTTTCATAATAATCATTACTCATTTTAAGCAAATGTCTAATAGCTTGAACAGTTCTATTTAGAATAAAGGCTATAGTACTAATTGTAAATCCAGCATGAACCATTTGTTCAACAACAAGACATCTAGTCAATACAACATTTTCTTCTCTGGATTTTCCTACTACATCTTCTCTTGTAATAGACTTTGCCCCATCAATTCTAGTAACAGCACAACAATTAATAACATTGTCTATTACTCTCCAAATTAATTCTTCTTTCTTGTTCATAAGCAAGTCCTTAGTATCTAACTGCTTATTCTTCATCTTCTTTAGTTTTAAAATTTACTTCTCCAAATTTATTAACTATTTGTTTATTTACGTAGTTAATATAAAGATTAGCTCGTTTAATATTACCTAAAGCGTAAGCAGCACAAGCAGCTTGGAATATATTCCAACAGTTAAACATTATACTACCATCACCTTTACAACCATAAGAGCAATCATTAAGAATTGCTTCACCAGATTGACTAATGACAGTAAGTAATTTTATATATGTATCTTCCCATTCTTTAGGAATAGAAAGAACAATCATTTCTTCATCGTTCATAACAATCTAACTTTATTATTAAACTTGGCAATATCAAAACCTTTAATTTTGTCAGAGTTATTAAGTACTGCTTTATATATACTAATAGTAGTAAGTTTAAGTACTTTATCTCTGTTAACTATAAAACCTTGAGCAGCTAGATACTCAAGAGTTTTAACAACTCCTTCCTCTAGCTTCTCAAGGTTATCTATAGTGTCATTTTTGTCTATCATAAGAACATCTTATTAAGAATTAAACACTTTATTATTTATGTATATAGAATATTCATTAGTAAGAATAAGTAATTTATTACTTATTTGACTAATTCTATTTATAGAATCTTGACCATCATAAATGATAGCAAGACATTCATTAGTTACAGCATCAATCCACTCTTCTTTTAGTTTAGTAGCTACACAAATTCCATCCAATTCATAAGCAGAGAAAACATTATAAAGTTTATAATACTCTGTACTAATCACTTTGAATAAGTTTTGTTTTATCAGTACCTTATTCTGTTCGATATTGTTATGAATAATAATTTCATGACAAGTATTAGCAACAGCCCATTTAAAACTATCAAAAGCAGTACAAATAGCATTTTTTACTTTATTTCGTTCTTTAGTCTCAGCATCTTGAAAAGCTTTGTCTAGGACACCATTAAGTTTAACTACGTTTTCGCTTACTTGCTTTACAGCAGCAGCCATTTCAACGATAGGTCTATTCCGGTCTTTAGCTTTAAACAAATCAACAAGCTTAATAATAAGAGTATAAGCAAGATAAACTCCACTACTAATAAGCACTGTAATATAAGAAGTATCTTTTATAGATTCAGCTATTATGTCATTGATTTGATTAAATTCTTCCATAACGAAAATAAAAAGGAGAACTTCCACGTAGAAGATGGATATGTTCTCCTTATCAACTAATACCTATTAAAATGCAAGAATAGTATCAAGCAGACCAGTAAGTGTAGTATTGTTTGTAGGAACAACAATAGCTAACTCTTGAATAGGAGCTTCGTCACGAGTACGACCATACTTTCTTGGGTACTTGAATTGGATTGAATACATTTTATATGTTGTATCTTCTACTTCCATAGGATAACCAGGATAAATAGAAGCACCATCGCGATATACATTAGAGAAACCACGATTCTGAGCACAGAAAGAAGCAAGGTTCTTTACATAAGCTGCATCAAGTGTTGGAGCAACAGCAGCAGTAATATTAGCTTCAGTGCCAACCAAATCATCACCAGCGATAAGATTCCAGCCTTGATAATTCTTCTTAGCTTCAATAGTAATCTTAGCTTCAGCTACAGTTACCTTGAGACCATCAAGCTGTTCATTACCAGCTTCAATCATATTAGTGAACTGGTCACCAAGCGATTTAGCCATAGCAGCAGCAGTAGTCTTATGTGAACCATTATCTGTAACAGTCCAAGAATAACGCTCATGCTTTTCAGTACCAAGCTTAATAAGCTGAAGTGTATAATCTTTACCTGCAACAGGCTCTGGAATAGTAATATCTGCCTTAAACATTTTACCTTCTTGAGGCGTAGAAACTGTAACACGTGCAGAAGCAAAATCAATAGGAATTACAACTGCTTGACTATTAGGACGACCATAAGCAATACTAAAATCAGCAGAAGGAGCAGCAGAAAGCCACTTAGAATCATCGTCATTCTCCCACATACCAATAGTACCAGCAGCTACATTGGTCAAGTCTTGTGGTTCATTAGTAGCAGCAAGAACTGCTGTACTAGTACAAATAAATAATTGTCTCATTATTACTTAAATTATAAATTACGTTTAACTAACGAGAAGTAGGTTCATAACCTTCATCTCTAACATTATTACGGACATTCTCACGTTGTTGTTGCTGTTTAGCACCTTGAGCACCTACAATACCACCATTAAGAGCGGTACGATACAAATCCACAGCATGTTTAACAATATCAACGTGCATACTCTCAGGAAGTTCACAATCTACGTCTGTACCACCAATATCTTCGTTAAACTTAACAATACTAGGCTTACCAATATAAGATAAACGAATTTCATTTACTTCAAGACCGCCTCCAAACTTATAAGCATCTGGTGTAGTCTTAGTATTGGCATCAGGTTTATCAATGTAAAGTTCAATAGTGTTATCATGAATAGTAGCAACAGGACTTCGAAGACTTGGAGCCATTACAAAATCATTAACAACATCAGCGAGATATTGGTCATCTACAAGACGAATTGGGAATATATTAGTAGTAAATGAACTACCACTATCAGCTTTAATATAATCAATGCTCAAATCTACAAGGAAGAAATACTCAATCTTATTAGGTTTACCGTTATCTGCACTACCAGGAGTAGCATATACGTTATCACCTTTTTTAATTGTAGTATCTTTAGCTTCGCTAGCTATACCAAAATTATCAAGAGGAAGAACATAACTTGCAATGTAATTAGTCTTTGCAGCAGGAAGTTTAACTTTAGCTTTCCATACTTTATAAAGACTTTTAAGAGCATTAACTTGATTAAGCTTTGAGTTATCAGTGATTACTCTATCACTGGTAGAACCAATGTTTTGAGCAATCACTTGATTTACTGTGTCCGAAATGGAGTTGTTCAGCAACAAGTCTATCTGTGAAGGCAGTATTGCTCTCACATTCTGCATACCCATTTGTTGGGCATAGTTTCTGAACATTTGGTGCATTTCAGCAATAGTCATATCTTTATCAATTAAAAGAGTTTCAATTTGTTTTCCAACTTATTCTTTAGTCCGTTATTGTCAGGATTCTTAAAGAATGCAATAGCATCATTAATATTAGCACCAACAAACAGACCATCAGGAGTATTGATTTGTTGATTATACTCTGAACGAACAAGTTCACCTCTAGTAATAAGAATTTCGATAAATGCTTTATCGAGAAGATTCTTGTCAGTAACTATAGAATTAAACTTCTTAGGGTCTTCAGTAGCGAACTTCATAAGGTCATCAACTTGTTCAAGAGCAGTCTTATTAAGACCATCAGAAATGTTAAGACCATTAGTTCTACAATACTGAATATAAGCAGCACTAACTTTACTAGGTGAAGATTGAAGTTCAACAAGACGTTCAATAGCCTTCTTACGTTCAACAATAAGCTTAACCTTACGATTCTCTTCTTTAGCAACGTCTTTAATAAAGAAACGAAGAGTAGCATTACTATTAATAAACGCTTCATCTTTAGCTACATCAGGATAGTTAAGACAATGACGCCAAATAATATATTCCTCTACGTTATCAGGCATACCATACTGGTACTTAGTTTGCTCAAGACGAGTAATAGCTTCATCACGTTTAACAGCAGCTTTATAAAGCTCTGCTTCATTAGAGCGGTCTACCTTTTCATAAGCTGCAAGAATTTTATCTTCCTCAGCTTTAACAGTGAGATAGTCTCTTTTATGATTATAATGGAAAGAAATATTAAGTTCCTTATCTCCATCATTAACATCAAAGAAAATATTATTAAGATAACCTTTAACTCTAGTAACGAAGTCTGGATGATTAGCAGCAACACCAATAATCTCTGGATAATAAGCAGCTAGCTCACCTTTATTACTCATAAGAATACGTACAGACTTAACAGAAGAACCTATAGTAGCTTTAGGCTTACCAAGAGCTTGCATATTAATTCTACGATAAGCAGAATAATTACGAACAGAAGAAATAACTACAGTCTTCTTTTCAAAATATGGAGCTTCAAGTTCTGCCTCAAGAGCAGCTTTTTCTTTAGCTTCTAATTCAGCTTGTGTCTGGTTTGCTGAAGGATTTGAACCTTCAGCAGGAGTATTATTATTTCCACTATTTGCAGGACTTCCTTTTGGAATTTCAATTTTAATATCAGTCATAGCAATCAAATTTTAAAATGTTAGAGTACACACTTGAGTTGGAAGAACTTAGTGTTACGGTCAACTTGAAGACCATAAGAATCCTTAACCTCATAACGAGATACGTCAACGTCTGTAGACAGAGTATTAGAAGGGAAACCACCCCATGATGCAGGAATTGGAGTAAGACCCTTAACAACTCCAGCAATATGCTCTTGACCCTTCATACGTACCTTACGAATATTATTATGACCATCATAAGAAGATGTATCAAGCATAAATGCTTGGTGAGAAGTCATTGGAAGACCAGTACGAGGATGGATATAACCATTGTCACGAGCATTGTCTGCAAATGTACCACGGTCTAGGAAACCAAGATGCTTGAGAGTAATCATGTGACCATCAACAGTCTTATACTGACGGAAGTAATTACCATAAGAAAGACCACTCTTAGATTCGCTAATCATCTTGTCACCAAGAGGAGTAACAAAACCATTATCACGAGCATCATTCTTAACAGCACGGTCAAAGTCTTCAACGAAACCCTTACCACAAGCAAGAACTACATCCATATTACCGGTATCAGTATTGCGGTCAAGAATATCACCGATAGTACGATTCAGCTTATTAAGAGTAAGTTCCTCTCCATAAGTATCATAGTTACTTTCACGACAAATCTGTTGCATACCAGCAGTATGTGGAATAGGCTGACCATTGTCTTCATCAATAAGAGTAATCTCACCATTTACAGTCTTATTATATTCTGCAAACCAAAGACGCTCTTCATTCATAACACGTTGCTGAAGCTCAAACTGGCGCATCTCCTCATTCATCCAAAGATTAGTAGTACCACCACCACTAGTCTTAAACTCATAAGTAACAACAGTATTACTAATGTTACCAGCAATCTCTTTACTATAACGATGGAACTCAAGTTGAGAAGTCATCTTACCAGGTCCCATAGTATTAGTACGATTACCCTTTGAGAAAGACTCTGGAATAGTAGGAGCAGTCAAAGACCAAAACATACCTACACCAAGATTCTGAGCTACATTAACGTAAGCATTTGGATTAGGATTTGTAATACGAAGACGATACAAATAACCACCATGAGAACCATGACCAAGGTCTTTCATAATACGAACTTGAGTTACACCATCAGGAGCAATCAAACCATACTGCTCAATGAACCAGTGTGTCTTAAACTCAACTTCAAAAGTAGCACCACCTTTACCAGGAGTAGTATTAGCAGTGTTAAACCAAAGTACAGAATCATTGAACTTCATACGACCCATAGTCTTCCAAGTCCAATCAGTAGTAGTAATATCTACTACACCAGCAGTACCTTGTCCTTCTGTAAGGAAATTAAGTGGGAATCTATCATCATCCATACCAAAAGTATAGGTGAGCATAGAATTAATCTCACTAGGTTTGGTAAGCATAAGATGAGCAATAGTTTCCTCATTAGAATAACCACGGTCATCATAGTTACCACGTTGCACTTCACGAATTGCGTACATAGTTATTAATTAATTAATTAAACATTTAGCTAAATTGAATATTATCAATAGCTTTATTATTATTAGTTTGTGGCTTAGTAATTCGTACAGCACCATGACCTTTATTTCCTTTGGCAACAAGCTTTAAAGTTTTAACCTGCTCATTATTAATAGCCATCTTAACAAGGTCTTTATAAGTTCCACCTGTGAACATTAACCAAGCACTAAGTAATTCTTGATTAGTAGCTTCCTCTGGAGATTGATTAGCAAGCGCACGCTCATAAGCAGTAGCAATATTACCATTTTCATCTTTAATACCACGAGAAAGATAATCATAGAAATCATTTGGAGTAACAGTAACTTTTTGTCCATTAACTTCTTTAACAAGAGATTCAGGAAGTTTGTATCCTCCAATTTCACGTTTATCAATAGTATCTTTAATACCTTTCCAATAAGCAATAGTTTCAGCTTCTTGTTGTTGACGTTGAGCTTCTGCTTGCTTAGCATAAGCTTCATCACGTTCTTTATCAGCATTCTGAAGGTTAGCAAGTTGAGCTTTAGCTTCATCATAAAGACCGCCAGAGTCTTTAAGATACTTAATGTAATTATCATTAAGAGAAGCATTACCAAATTCTCTAGCAGCAGCTTTAATAATAGCAATCTGTTGCTCTTCAGACTTCTCATCAACAGTAATACCTGAACGGTCAGGACGTTCACCAAAACCACGAGGGTCACCACCATTTACAGTAAGATAATCAACAAACTGCTTGAGAATAGGATTGTCAACAAATACTTTATTGACAGCAGCAGAAGCTACTTCATTGGATTTAAGTTCAATAGCAGAATTAATATAATTCTTAACACCTTCAATGTCGTCAGTAAATTCAACTGGATTACCATTCTCATCAGTAATATCAATATTCATAGCTTTACGAATATTTTCAATATTTACCTCAGCTCCAGGTTCATCAACTTCAAGTGATTTAATCCACTCGTCAACATCTTTAGCTTCTTTAAAAACTTTACCATCTGCATCTACAAGGTCTCCATTCTCAGCAACAGTATATTTCTTGCCTTCAAACTCGACATTTGTACCTACCTCAAGACCCCCCGTAGAAGAGTTGGATGAATTGTCTTTGTCATTATCCTTATTATCAGGATTGTCATTGGCATTATCGGGGTCAGGATTATCTTTATCATTTCCATCACCGTCTTTACCGTCACCATCTTTATTATCACCAGAGCCATTACCACCGCCATTATTATTATCAGTGCCGCCTCCGTTACCTTGGTTATTATTGGCGTTAGTACCACTACCATTACCACCGCCATTTCCAAAATCAATATTATCAAGTTCAACCATCAAACGATGATGCTGACCGAACCCAATACTATTACGAAATACAAACATAGCTTTATAATTTAAATGATTAATAATATACTAACACTTGTTAGTTGCTGCAAAAGTAATACCTTTATTTATAGTATGAAGAAAAGCATAAGTTATTTAACTATCATTATTAGACGTTTCAGCAAACCGATTATTAGTAGAATAAAGGTTATTAATGTCATCAGTTTGAGCATAAGTTTCTTATGCAACTCCAGTACTCTAACCTATTGTTTGCGTATGTTCTCAAGTGGCTTTATTTGTTGCAAACATTCAAGTACATGCAATTTCCTTAACGTACAATCAATCCAATCTAAGTGGCTTATAAGTTAATCAGCTATTTATAGATAACGTCTCAGAATTGAATTTAAAATATTAAATAAAATTTTATCACGTAAAATAAAAGGAGTAATACTCTCACGAGCACTACTCCTACACATAATATAATCAATAAAACAAACAATTTATTTCTTATCGTACTTATTCTTATTTGTCTTTGCTATCTTTAATTGATTAGCCATTTCTTCTCTCTTTACTTGACGGTCAGCAGCTTTATTGTAAGTATCCATAGCTATCTTCTGTCTTTCAAGTTGAAGTTTAGCAGCTTCAGTAGCTCTCTTACTTTCCTCTTGAATACGAGCTAATTGATTCTTAGCATATTCATCATTTTGAGGATTTGTATCACCAAGTAAAGCTATATCACCTTTAGCGTATTCAAGCTGTAAATCGTATTGTGCTTTAAGAGCAAGTGTTTCTCTATCTTGTTCACCTTTAGCAGCAATCTTTTGTAATTCAAGTTGATTAGCTTGTTCTTGAATAGCTTGGTCCATTTGTTTCATTTGTTCTTCATGTTGTTGCTTTATCTGACTAAATTTCTTAACAGCATCACTAATAGCAGCAACATTATCTCCAGTAATAGCAGCAAGAGCAGAATCTAAATCTCCATTCTGTGCAGCACTAAATGCCCATTGTTTTAATTGCTGAATCTTATCCATTTCCTTAGCATTGTTTCTAACAGTAGTACTAAGGTTAGAACCAACAAACGAATTTACATCAAGACTAAGATAATGTTTCTTACCAGTTGTTTTATCAATATAAGATGTTTCTAGACCTTCAATATAAGCACATTTAGCAAAGTCTAAATCTCTATTATAATCAGCGCATCTCATTTGGTCAAACATTTGGAATATTACAACAGAACCAGTACTTGATTGAGCAACAGCAGTTTGAGTAGTAGAAGCTCCAGCAGATTGGGCTATTTGTCCATAACGCTGAGCATTCATATCAACAAGTTCACGAGCTTCAAGTTTAATAGCTTCTTTTAGATTACTAAGTTCTGTAATATATTGACCCATATTTACATTAAGCAATCTAATGTTTTGCATCTTAACTCCTGCTGCATCTTCTTCATCATCAATAGGAAGTACACCATCAGCAGCCATTCTATATATAGCATCTTCTGTATTATTAGATACAAGAGACTTAGGCAAAAGCATAATAAGCATTTTGTTCTTTGCTATTACCATTTCTTGATGATAAGAAACTATATTACGAAATACTTGGAAAGGAGTAATAGTTTCAATGATACTAAACTTACCAAAATAAGGAAGTACTTCCATAATACCATTATAAGGAAGTTTACCTTTACGTTCATAAAGTATAGGTCTAGCTTTAACAGGATAGATACCAGTAAATCTAGTTCCTATTCTATAACCTTCATAAACTTGAGGTTTATATTCCCATTCAATACTAATATCACCGGCTTCTTTATTAAACTCATAATCTTCTTCTACAACTCTTTGTTCTTGAAAACCAAGTTGATTTACAAAAGTAAGAATACCTTGACGAGCAAAACCTTTCCAAACTACATGCCAAACTTCATAAAGATTATTATTACGAGCACTAGGATGTTCATCTTTAGTTCTAAACATTCTACGTTCTTCGTCAGTAAACTTCTCGCAAACATTAGCATAATGTTCAAAGTATTGGTCATATCTTAAAGGAACAGTCTTTGTATTATAAGCTGCATCATTGTAATACTTATCAAGAAATGCTCTATCATTATCATCAAGATAATCATCAAAAGTATCAAGAATTTGATTATAACTCATCTTCATCTTTCTAGCAAACATATCGTGGTCTTCAATCATATATTCACTATTAGGAATAGGATAAGCTTCCATCAAAGGAACACATTCTTTAATAATCTTATCTCCTCTAAGTTCAGTATATGTATAACATTCACCAAAAGCACAATAATTAAAGAATGCAGTAAGATAAATATTGAGGTCATTAGTAATATCTCTAATATAATTAAGAATATCTTGACCTTGTTTACTTTCTTTATCTATATACTCTTGGTTAAAGTTATGCATAAATTCCTCTGGGTCAGGCATAACATCTTGAGGATTTATAGCTTCTACAGATTGACCTTGACCTTCAGCTTGTTGAACAGCAGCCTGATAACGTTTTTGAAACTCTTTTTGAAATGCTTGTTGAGCAGCTTCCATAACTTTTTGTTTAAGAGCAGCATTTCTATTAAATACTATATCAGGATTGTTAGCTCCTACAACAAAGTCATGAGGATTTTTAAAATACTCTCCTATATATCTACGTATAATATCAGACATAATATCATAATTACGTAGAGTAGCAGGAAAGTTCTTAAAACGTTCTTTACTAGCATTGTAAGGATTAAGAGTTTTTCTATAAAACTCTTGAGGTAATTCACCATGTAGAATACGAATCTTAGTTTCAGTATCACTACGGTCATTCATACTAATTCCTAAACCAATAATATAATCGATACTATTAGTATACCAATAAGGTTTTGCTTTCTCTTCAGCACTAACCTTTTGTTTAGGAAATTGATAAGTTAAATTGTTATTAAACATACGTATATTTATTTAGTTAATTATGAAACATACCATGGACGCTCCCAAATATTATCATTATAATTTTCAATAGTAGCTTTCTTACGATGAGCAAGTTCTTTAGCAGCTTCTACATCATCAAGTTTCCATTGAAGTGCATGTATCAACATTTCAGATACTCTATCGAAGTTACCTTTATCGTTCCATTTAAGAAGTTCAAGTATAGTTTGATAATCATAAATAGTTTGAAAGAAATAAAGAGGTGTACCATCAAGTTTTTTACCAACTTCACTATACAACATTTCTTTAAGTAATCGAAGTCCTTCAAGAACTTTAGTAGTACCTTGACCGCTACCACCACCCATATTTACACCATAAGATGCAGTAACTTTAGCTTTAATAGAACTATCCCAAAGTTCTACTGGGTCTTTCATTAAGTACTTTAAAGCTTTCCATTTAGTGAAATTACTAACAGTTTCACCACGGTTAACCTCAACACCAGTAGTACCAATACAATTATAATAAACAGCCATAAAGTAACATATTCTATCAGCTTCTTCAAGTTTCTCAGGACGACCATAATATGCACATACTACTTTACCTTTAAAGCCATTATATTGTGTAGGATTCTCCCAAACTTTAATACTATTATGAGAATGTTTATTAGTGATACCACTAGTTTCTTTATTTACACCTACAGGATCATAACTTATAGAATATTGACCTTTTGGAATACCAACTTCATATTTACCATTTTCATTAACATGATTAACTCTAATAGGTTCAAACCATTTACGAACACAACCATGTGGATGTTCATGTTGTTTACGAGGTACACCTTGAATCCAATCAAAGAAATCTTTATTAAACTTACCTCCTTCTGCTTTAATACGAGCGTTAGTTTTAAATATTACTTTACCATCAGCATCTTCAAAGAACATACCATCATCAGATATATTAGTGTAAGCTGGGTCATTTTTAAGTACTTCTTCCCAATTCATTAAAGCTTCAGAACTAAATAAGTTTTCACTAGTAGAACTAAATGATTCACTAGGCATATTAGCATACTGACCTAGATAATTAATATAATCACTAAAAGTTTTACTATGAACTTTCTTATCAGTACGTTCTTTATAAGCAATTCTAAGACCCATTTCAATGTCAGAATTACCATCAGCATCCATAGCATATCTATCACCAATCTGACCTTGAAGACCCCAACAATAAGGCTTAAAATAACCACAAACTTCATTACGAGAATCTTTATCCCAAACATTCTCAAAAGCTATAAAATGAAAAGCAGATGGATTATAGAAGTTACGTTCAAATGTTTGCATGTTACCACTAGTAGCAGTACCCCAAGCAAATAAGTTACCTGTAACATAACTACCAGTACGCATAGCAGGTTCAGTAACATTCATATATTCATCAAAGTTTTCCATAGTGGAAACCTCCTCAGTCTTAACACTAACAGCATCCTTACCAATAGCACAATCTGGATTGTTATTTGCAGAAGCACTGAACAAAGCACTATTCCAACTATTTGGACTAATATCACCATTAGGAAGTTTAAAGCCTAGAGTAAAGTTTTCAGCAGCACGAGAAAGAATACCACGTTTAAAGAAAGTCTTATTCTCATAAAAATAAAGATTACGAATAGTAAAATCAGTAAGACCGCCACGCTTAGTAAGATACTTACTATCAGCAGCAACATGAATACAAACTTTATTAGGTTGAAGATTTATCTTATTGGCACTATGACTAGCCATAATATAAGAGAAACCACCACGACGAGTTTTATCAATAAGAAGATGAAAACCGTTAAGTTCACAAAACTCTATGATAGCAAATGTCCAAAATTGAGCATCTATAAACTTAGGAAAGTCTTGTTTCTTCTTAGCAACAGAACCTCTATCAGTATGAATAATAGTCTTTTCATCAAGCTGTTCAATAATAGTATAATTCAGATAATTATACATATCTCCACTAATGTGAAGATTACGAACTTCACCATTACGCATAAAACATGGAGCATCAAATCCATGTTTACGTCTATACTCTTCTCTTTTACGTAATTGACGATGAGGAATACTATCTTCTTTATATAAAGTATATTTCTCACCATTTATATGATATAGAGAAGCCATTTCAGTAAGAAGATTAGTATTAACAAACTTATCTCCTTTACGTATATCAAGAAGAAAGCCACCACTTTCTCCAATCATAAACAAATCATTAGGGTCTTTATAACCTGCTTCTCTAGCATGTTTATATTGTCCATGATTATCGTTTATATATTGAAGAAAAGGGTAGCTTTCAATATACTTTTCTACAGTATGATTATCACTCATTTTATTAAACTTAAAATTAGTAATATAATAGCACCAGCAGCACCACAACAAGCAACATTACGTTGTTTTGTTATTTTCTTACATGACCTATCCAATAGTATATATCTTTGTCTAGCTTGTTCTGCAAGAATACTATCATTTCTAATAATTTGTCGAAAGTTTTTATTAATATCCTTTTCATAACTTAATTCTATTAGTTTAGCATTAGCTTTACGAATATCACTAATTGCTATAGTTATACTATCTTGTTCTATCCTCCCCGTAGAAGATGTTAATGATTTACTTGATGAGTTTATAGAACAACTTAATAGTACTATCATTATCAAGAGCTTTAACTTCAATAACTTTTGCATTTTTAATACTATCTAAATTATCAACTTTAATTCTTAGACTATCATTATGTTTCTGTATTTCAACATTTTGTTCAACAACAGTATAAGTCTTTTTATTATCTATAAGGCTAATAATTGCAATAGCACTAATGCCAAAAACAAAAAACATTGCTGCACCTTTAATAATTTCTTTAATAAAATTACTCATTACTTAAACGTTTACTAAAAGGTTTATAATTACGAAAATTATCAATAATATCTTTTATTATATATTCTTGACATTGAGTAGGTTCTATAAGTTTTGAAAAACTTCTTTCAGCATACTCTTTACGAGATATATATCCTATTCCTCCTTCAGGAGAAATTATCATTTGTTTCTCTTCTGTAGAAAGAATATCACGTATAGCTTTTTCTAAATCTTTTATAGAAAAAGTACTTTGAATTTCATCATTAATAAGAATACAAGCCATTATAAATCCTCCTCATTAATTAAAGTATAAGTAAATAGTTTACCATATCCTTGACTAATTTGTCTATGAGCAAGTTTCATAAGAGTATCAAAATCTTCTTTATTAGCAAGAACTTGACAACCAGCAGACCAATTATCAACTTGAGTAGAATGTTTTCCGGCTTTATGAATATTGATACCAAACGTACCTTCTTCTATAGTCTTTGGATTAAAATCATAAACAGCATCTTTATTGTTATCTCTATAAACTTTTACAGGTTTATATTGAACAATAGCTTCATACTTACCTTTATGATAACCAAGTTTCCAAGCAGAACGATATTGACCAGGAACAAGTATAGCACAACCTTTATAACTTACAGGTTTAGTCATACTAGTAATACCGGGGTCAGTAGTAGCAGCAAATATATTTCTAGATTTGATACCATACATATCAATATATTCTATTACAATAACATCATCAAATTTATTAGTAACATTATTGCCAGCATTTCTAATACCAATAATGTTAAGATTATACTTACCTTTATTAAAATAGGCATATCCTTTATTGATGAGTATTTTGCTGAAATCAGCTTTACTTGCTTTATTAAATAATTCTTCATTCATATTATTTATTATTTATTATTTGTAAACCAATCAGGATTAGGAACCATACCAAATAATCTATCTAGAGCATCAACTACTTCTTTAGATTTTTCACTCATTGGATTTTTATATTTCTTACGTTTATTATTTCCCATAACATTATTGTTTTAATACACCAAATACATAAAATGTTCCATCTTCTGGAACTCCTTTACAAACATACTTAATATTACTAACTTCTTCAACATGAAGAATTCTAGTATTAATTCGTCTTCGTCTTGTCATAATTCATTTATTTCTTTACAAGGAATAAGAGTAATAGTTACTCCATTATCAAAATGATAATCATCCATAACAACACCATTAGGTGTAACATGTCTAATTTTATATTCTACCATTGTATTTCAGTTTGTGGAGTTAATAAACCTTGTTTATTAAGTTTAATTCTTCTATCTTGAAACATAGCATCTATTTCATTACGAATATAATTAATCTTAAACCAAGTAACAACTTCCTTACCTTCTTTATCAATCTTATACATACCATGAACATCACGATAAGGCATACCATATTTATTCTTTTCAAAAGGAGTTTGAATATGACAAAGACCTAGACCAACACAAGGAATACCTAATATCATTTCAGTCATTCTAGCATAAGTAGATAATTGCATAGTATAATGATTACCATTACAATTTTCTAGATGAGCAAAAGGAGGTAACATAAACTCATGAGTATTACACCATTCACTAGTAAGTTGAACAGGTTTAGTAGTTTTATCTTTACGATAAAAACCACTAGTAAAATGAAGACCATCTTTATTAGTTTTCCAATCAAGAATAACAAATCTATCAGGTCTCACACAAAGAACATCTATAGTACCACTAAGAAGTAACTCTGGAACAAATACTCCAATTTCAGAATAAATAGTATAACCTTTATCTACATAATATTGAAATACTTGATATATTTCAGGATACTTATTATTAGTAGCTTCTTTAAATTGTTCTATATCTAGAGGATGAGCTGTAAGATTAGGAATATCAGCTACAGTTATACATCTACCACTTTTAACTTGATTAAGATATTGAATAGCATCTTTAAACATACTACTTCCTTTAATACCATCTTCAAGTCCATTATGTGTAGCTGTACCACGTTCACAAGCTTCTTTAGTTATTCTTTCCCATTCAGCTTCAAGTTTACGTTCACTAATACCACGTTCTTTAGCTTTCTTTCTAAGCCAATACTTCTTATCAAACTTAGGACAGTAATTCTCTATATTAATAGTTACACTAAGATATTCATTACCTAAAGAATCGGTATATTTATGACCTTCTTCTTGAAAATATAAATAATTATTATCATAACTACTCATATTCCCATTTATATCCAAAAGCTGTTTCATAATGCTTCTCGTGATTAAGACAAGCTATAATACTATTATAAGAACAAAGTTTACCTAATAATTTAGCAGCAGTTCTAGCATTAGTATAAATAGCAATAACATTTCCGTTTTTATCTATTTGTTTTACTCGCTTATTAAAATGAGCTTTACTATTCATATCAGCAGTACACCATTCTAAATTTTCAGGAGTATTATTAGCTTTATTTTCGTCTATATGATTAACTTGTGGATAATTATGAGGATTAGGTACAAACGCAGAAGCTACAAGTCTATGAACATGTTTATGACATTTGTTACCGTCATTATCTCTAATTGTTACACACTTATAACCATTTTTCTTAGTCCATTCAGAAATAATAATTTCTTTATGATTTCTTCCTCTAGTAGATTTAATTCTACCCTTATTAGAAGCATAATATCCATTATATTCTGTTTCTTTCCAAATTTCTCCATCTAGATTATGTATAGGAATCTTAGTAGTAGCTTTTGGAATATTTATATTTATATTAAATTCTAATTTCATAACTTAAACAATATAATGTTAAACATAATCAGCAGCATTCATACTACTAGTAATAGCACCACCACCTCTAGCTTTTTCAGACTCTTTTTCATACATAAGATTTTCCTTAGCTTCATTCAAAGATTTTAAAGTCTTAGGAATCTCAGATGCTTTAGCAGTAACTTTATCTACTAAATCTAAAAGAGTACTTACATTCTCTATAGTTAAATTAGCTCTATCTCTAAGCTTTTCATTAAGCAAAGCATTAATAGAATCAACTGCAATATTTACATTATGTAGAGTTTTAAGAAGATTCTCAACAACTCTACCAGCTTCTCCTATATTTTGAGCATAATATCTTTTGATTATCTTCAAAACAAGAGCACTAGGTATATAGTTAGATGGAAGACCAGCTTGTTCTATAGCCATTTTAAGAGCTTCAGCATCACTTAAACCACTTTGTTTTGCAGGAGACTTAGGGTCTCCAAGATAATAAATAACTATACAGTCTTTTACATAACCGGACTTATCTTTAGACTTATCTCTAATATAAAGCTCTCTAACGTCTTTATCTATTAATTGACGAATAGTTGGAGCTTCAGGCATACCATTTTCATCAATAAGTAAAAGATTATCTATTATTAATCTATCTCGTTGCATGGTTCAGAATAATTTAAACAACCTAAACAATAAAATCTAATATTAGCATAATATTTACCACGACGTTCAACACATTTCCAATAAGTTTTACCATTCTTATTAGCCATACGTGCAACTTGATAATTATATACTTTTGCTTTGTTGTCTCTAATAACAGCTTCTCTCATCATTGCAGCTCTGAAATTTTCAAAGTTTTCAGGAGTCATGATTTCTTTAGCTGCATCTAGAGTTTCTTTATTTTCAGCATAAGCTTTTGAACCAGCTTTTCTTTTAATCTTACCGAGATAAGGAATAGCAGTAACTTCATCAGCTTCTAAATGACGTTGAGCATCTTTTTCAAGTTGAACTAGAATCATCATGGCAACATCCTTATCTATAATATTATCATCTATAGTTTTAAGTATAGATGCTTTATTTTCAATAAGAACTTGTTTACCAGTAGAACTAGGAAATTTACCTTCTTCTAAACCTTCATCGTTTATTTTATATTTCATATTAGTAATATTATTAACACTATAATATGAAGCTTTGGGAGCATAAGCTCCCTTAGCTTTTTAAGCCTCCCCGTAGAAGATGTTCAATGAAGAATTACTTACCAATACAAGTTTCTCCAGCATCAGGAGCAATATAATATTGACTAACAGGAACATACTTTCCTACAGAACCATGAATATTACAAACTGGAACAATCTTAAAATCTACGAAATAAGTAGGAACTCCAATACCCATAAGTTTCTTATTTAAATCAGTATTAGTTTGAAGAAGATTAAGTAAGAAACCAGGAGTAAGAGGATTAGCAGGAGAATTAACATGATGTCCCATAGCAATATCACTAGGAGAAATAACTATAGTTTCACCAAGTTTAACGCCTTTAATAAACTCATCATCAGTATTACTCTTAATCATAACAGCAACACCACTCACACTTGCATTCTTATTCTGCTTACTAACACTTACAATAGTAATAGGACGCTCTTTAAATACAACAGCAATAAGAGCATAATCCTTACTAACATTAACATGCTTAACATAATCAGCAATTACATTCATGTTAACTTCACTCATACTAGTAGGCATACGAAAGGTCTGATTAAGACCAAGATAATTAACTTTTAAATCAACCATAACTTTATATTTTAAATTAATACTTTGAATAGTGTCCGTACTATTAAGTTATTTCAGCCTACAGAACTTAACTTAGTAAATAGTAATACTGTAGGTGCTAGAAATACTGCTGCAAATATAGATAATAATAATGAAAGTAATAATAGTATTAGTAATAAATTATAATTAGTTAAACGGAATTAACTAAATTTGATAATTATCAGCACGATTAGTAAGTAAAGTAATAGTAAAATTAATGTGATGATTAATTAAAAGTAATGATGATGATAATGATAAAAATGAAACAAGTAGTAATAATAAAGAAAACTATGAAACAAGTAATGATAGTAAAGATAAAAGTGAAAGTATAAAGTAAAAGTATAAAGTAATTAAAGTAAAACAAATGATTATATTACTAATGATAATAAAGAAAATAATGATAAAGAATATATTAGAGATGACGATAAAGAATAAGATGATAGTATAGAAAATTATATTTATGATTGTAAGGGAGAGGGTATTACTAACAACCCCCGGTCATCGAGATAAAGATTGGATGCCCCCGCCTACTCATCAACAACTGAAAAATTCTAGTCATGCAACAACTAAAAAAGTTTTGGCTGGAGAAGAACTTCGGCTAACTAGTCGTGTACTAGTTTATTTTATTAATTCCAAACTTATTATAAAATGGAGACAGTAATTGTTACAGCGAATGTTATTCGCAATGCTGAGACTGGTACTAGAGTGATTAACCTTGCTACATCTGAGGAGTTTGAGTTCTTAGATAGAGCAAATGCGTTTGCTCATGGCAAACGTAAGATGCTCAACATTAGTATAAAACAATTTATGCACTTCATCAATGAAGCAAACAGTGATATTGCTGATGATGTTGCATTTACTCTTATGGCTACTGACCCTACTGATGCACAGATTGAGGACATTCTCATGGGTGCTAAAGTGGATATTGAGCAGACTGAGCGTAGTGCTGGTGAACAGTACACTGACGGCAATGGTCAGACTATTATTGCTACTTATGATTCTATTCATATTAGCAAGTTTAATTTGCTCAGTGTTTCTGCTGTTGGTCGGTTTGCCCTAGATTATGATGGTGATGCTACGACTTATGCTACTTGCAAATCTCGTAGAGTTGCTTGGACTGCTACTCGCAAGAGTTTGCGTTAATGTGGTTGCTGCTCTAGCTTAGGCTAGAGTGGCTTCTCATGTTGCTACTAGTCAACAAGAAAGAACAAGTACTCGACAAGAACTAAAAAGGTCTTGTCAACAAGAACAAAAAAGGTTTTGATGTGGAAATGTCTTATAGTGAAAATAAGCGTTCTACTGCTAATAAAAGTATTAATTAAAATTATAGGAGAACTATATTATGAATAATTATTTAGCGATGAATATTTGTGAAGCTATTATGCCTATAAAGGATGATAGTGTCAATGTTACTATTGTTACAAATAATGGTAATGTTTATAATAATGTTGAAGTAAATGATTTTGATACAAAAGGTGTATATTTTAGTAATGATAAATATGCACCTTATGTTGCTTACGATAAAATTGTTGAAATCAATGTTAGAAATAAAGTTGATTAATGATATTTATTATGAGGATATTCTAGATAATCTAGATGATTATGAATATCCTTATAATCATATTAATCGAAGTGATTTGTAGGTATAACATTAACACACGCACGTACACGCACGCATATGTTTATATAAAAAATAAATAAATATATTATAACGTAGTTATATATATTTATTTTTTATATAAACTTAGTCGAAGCTAGAACGTAGTGAAAGCTGAGGTGTTATTGTACTTACTAGTAATAACTATAAAACAAATAATGATTATGATTAAACTAAATAGTGATAAAGGTAGAGAAATTGTAAGTGATTATATTACTGCTTTAAATGGTGATGTAGAGTCTATTAAATGGGCTAATGATAAACGTAAAGCTGAGTATGATACTTATGATGATGAACTAAAAGCTAGTGTTGATAAGTGTTTTGATTGTATTTAATGTGTAACTGAAGGTGAGAAAGTTAAAGATAGTGTTGCTGAGACAGTCCTACTTTCTCATCTTCTTTAAATTAATAATACTCATGATTATACTATTAGTCTCACTTATAATTATTCTATTTGTTACTGTAATTATTGATGTTATTCTTTATGATTATGATGTTTCTTATCGTACTCATAGAATACTTGCATATATAGTATATTTTACTTTATTTGCACTTCTAATAGTAGCAATAATTGCTTGTATATCAACTAGTAATAGTAGTTATAAGTCTACTTCAACTATTCCTATAGTTACTCCTATACTATTGCCTGTTCATTAGTATAATACTTTTCGAGTAGTTGATAATACTATAGCTAATACTCAGATGTTTAACTTTTAAACTTATTAATGTTATGAATATAGACTTATTTAAATATATACTTAAACTATCAGTCATACCTATGTTGTTTTTAAGCCTTTTACTTATTACTCATGGTGCTGATGATGATATAAGTATTATAAATATCATTGGTTTTATACTGCTTATTATAAGTGGTAGTTATATAATTGTTGATGCTAAAAATAATAAAGATGAATAAAGTAAGTAAATCTACAGTTTTTGTGCTGTTAATATTAGTAGCTACTACTATTAGTAGTACTATTAGTTTAGTTAATGCTGTTACAGCTAATACTAAACTATGTAAAGAAGTTAAAGATTATAAAGCTTATTATAATGCTTCTAAAGCTTTATTTGAAGAAATAGAGGATTATAATGAAAACCTCTTTGATACAGATAAAGCAGTTGATTATTATAATGCTAGACTTCCCATTTCCAAATAAATATAAAGTTCTGTTACTAGTACGGTCTGTGAAGATAGTACTAGTTTAATTATTAATCTTATTAATGTAATTATGAGTAAAACTTTTAAAGATTTTGATAGTGAAGGACGTTTTAAAGGTGTATATCTTAGTAAGTATTTAACTGATGAAGAAAAGACTAAAGTAAGACGTTTTGCTAAACTAGATAAATAATATATTAGTGTTAATAAACATATTATAAACATTTTAATCATTTAAATTATGGACACAAAGAAAATTATTAGCCAGCTGATGGCAGTTGAGACTAACAATGTAGTCAAGGATTTAGTAATACGTAACATTAATGTTACTGAGTGTGAAACTTATAATAGAGTTGCTATTACTCTTGATAAACCAGTTAAAGCTATGGTTGCTCAAGAAGATGGTAGTTATGTTGAAGGTGAAAGTAATATCATCTTCGTTGGTAACTATTCTATTGTTGGTGCTCTTAGAGAGAATGAGGATGTAGCGTTTGCTGGTAATCATTTGATTCAGCATCCTAAAGCTCTTAATGTAGTTCTTAGTGGTGCTAAAATTAACATCATTCAAGAAGCTGTAACTGCTGGACAGGAATATACTAATCCATTTAGTAATAATGCTGCTCCTACAGTAGTTCAGCATGATAGTTTTTATAATCATGTATTTAATATTCGTCTTAGTGCTTTTGGTCTTAAAATGTTAGACAAATTAGCAGAGAAAATGATGTTTGGTGATATTTAATAATAACTATAAGTAGTAGTAGTGCTAGAAATAGTACTACTACTATTTATTAATTAATTAATTAAATAAGGAGAACTTATTATGTGTGTAACAAAATATTATTTTATTAGTAATAGAGTTAAAGAACGTAGAGATGGTTCTTTAATGATTAGTACAAGTATGGGTCTTAATCATGCTAGAAAACTAGCTAAGAAACGTTTTCAAATGTATGGTTATAAAGGTAAACTTATTAATATACATCCTTTTAATGTTAAGAGTGCTAGTATTGCTTGAAATAATAGTTAATCTAGCCGCCCCGTAGAAGGTATGAAGATTAAATTCATTATCTTTGCATTGTAATTAATAATAACAGTTATGATACAAGATAATGAATTTGATTATAATGCTCAAGATATTGACGCATTCTGTACTAGTCATGATATTGATGATTATGACTTATTTGGTGAAATCATGGTTGGTGATGATGCTAGCTATGATGAATTTAGTGATAATATATTATATGAATAATTAAAACATAAGAGTATTATGAAAGAAAAAGAATTATCAGCTAATGATAAAAGACGTAGAACTACGTTACGTAAAAAGAGTATTGATGAATTAGTTAACATTATTCTTCGTAAAGACGATGTTGAACGTAGACTTAATAAGTCTGTTGATACATTCAAGAAACTTCAAGTTACTAATGAAAAGAGAATTGAAACTCTTAAATATTCTCTTGATAAGAGTGAAGAAATTCAAAGTAATCAAGAAAAAACTATTGCTGCTCTTAATGCAACAATAGATAATAAAAATAAAAGTATTTCTACTCTTGAAGAGCACAATAAAGCTCTTTATGGTAGAATTGATTCTCTTGAGAAAACTATTAGAGTACGCAATAAAGAAGCACGTATATTATTTGCTACTATTGTTGCTCTTATAATTAGTGTTATTATTCTATTTTTCATATAATAGTTTCACATAGGTTTTACAAGTGTGTAAAACGTATTATATTTTCATAATATCAAAGGATATGCCACTATTGCTTGTGAAAGTAGTAGTGGTTTTTTAATGTTTAATAGATACAATTATGGAAGAAAATGTTATAACTGGTATTGTAATTGCTGGTAATATATATAATATTATGCCTAGTGGAGTTAAATGTCCACAATGTGCTGTAAAAGACCTTTGTCTTAAAGGTAAATTAGGTAGTAAAGTGCAGTTCGACTGCGCTAGTGTTCATCTTGAAAAAGCAAGTTAATATGAATAAAGATAATAAACTTCCTGATGTTCCAAGTACTATTATTCTTAGTGATGATGTACTTGATGATATTTACTCTGATATGCAGGCTGACCAGGCAATTATGCTTGAGCAGTCCGGTCTTTATGATGAGTAAATTCAATTTTTGTGTATTTTCCTAGATTTTATAGCTCTCAATTAATTTAGCTGATAAATTTATCGGCAAATTAATTTGAGAGCTTTATACAAGAATTTAAAATAATAAATAAAATAATAAAGTTATGAAATATGAAGAATATATAATAGCTATAACTCCTTTTGAAGATTTTAAAAGTAGAGCAAATAATTGTAGTGATGATAAGTTTAAAAGTAAACTTATGGAAGCTTATGATAAAGGTTTACGTGAAGTAGGTAGAAAAATTCTTATAGAGAATAATATTACTCCTAATAAACTTATTAGTCAAAAATGTGCTCCTACAACATTTGAACCGATTAGTGCTAGAATTGACAAAAATAACGAAGTTATATTAATTGGTTATTCACGTCAAGACCGTACTGATTATAAAGTTAAAAAAGAATATAAATTAAACGATTTAACAAATTGGTGATATGAATAATAAATTTACAGAAGCAAGTTTAAATTATTTCTTTAATGAAAGAAATAATGCTAGAAAAGAGTATGATAAGAAAATTGCTACTATTAGTAATAATTTCTTTGCAGATAATAATCTTCCATTTAGAGTAGGAGATAAAGTTAAAATTCCAAAGTGCGCTGGCTCTACAACTGGTATTATTAAATATGTTACTATTTGTAATAAACTAGATAATGCTTTATCTAGAGAACCAGAAGTAGTGATAATTATTGATGGTTATGTTGGAATGATACATCCTTTTCCTATTAGTAAAATAAAGAAAGTATAATCATCTTATTGATGAAGTAATAATAATATTAATTAATTAAACTTTTTGTAAAATGTCAAAGAAACATGATGAAAGAAAGGATTTAAAGTGTGTATCACGTATTGCAAAGATTGATGGTAATCGTATTATCATTCCAATTAATGCAGTTATTGGTATTCGTACTTGGGGAAGAATTGATTTTCTTGTCCATTATTGTGGGTATGTGATTAATCATGGTAGTAATACTATTAAGCCTTCTAATCTTAATTTTGAAGATGCTACTGTAAGTGCTAGAGAAGCTAAGAAGATTAAGAAAGAACATAAACTAACAAATAAGAAGAAATGAATGTAGATTATTCTAAGCTTAAATTTGTATTTAAGCCTAAAGCTTCTACTAAACGTAGAGCACCAACTGTACTTCCTAATAAGAAGTTAACTAAATTAGTTCCTGGTCAAGTTATTCAAGATGAACAAGGTAATTTTACTGTTCGTATTAAGTACTTTGATTATATTAATAGACTTACCAAAGATACTAATATAAGTGATGTAGGTAAAGATGGAGTAACTCTTCCTTTTACTGAAGATTCTTATGATTTAACTAAATGTGAACGTATATTCACTAGAGTTGGTCAAAGGAATAGACAATACATTAGTTTACTTCTTAGTGAAAGTGATAGAATATTCAAGAAAGCAGACCCTAATCGTTATGTACCTTTTTGTCATAACTGGATTTGTTCTTGTTGGATTGTTAGAATTGATGGTAAACTTTATGCTAAATTCAATAGAATTTTAACTCTAGTTGGTCATGATTATAATGTTAAACATTTAATAGATGATGAGGAGGATATATAATGAGTAATGTTGATGAATTTACTATAAATACTCCTAATAAAAATAGAGCTAAAAAGTTTACTTTTACTGATGACCAAACAAAAGCTTATAATGGACTTATTAAGTTTATTAATGAACCTTATAATCCTAAAGATTTTAAGCGTGCTTTGATTGGTCCTGGTGGTACTGGTAAAACTTTTCTTCTTAAAGCTTTACTTCAAGATTGTAATATACCATTCTCTGAAATAGGATTAAGTGCTCCAAGCCATAAAGCTTGTAGAGTTCTTAAAAATAGTATTAGAGGTACTCATTGTAATGTTAATACTATTCAATCTGATTTTGGTTTTAAACCTAATTATGATATTGAAAAGTTTGATATTAACAATGTTACTTTTGCTTCTTATGGTCGTATAAAGATTGAAGATTATCGTCTATATATAGTAGATGAAAGTTCTATGCTTAATCGTAGTCTTGTTACTTATATTGATAAGATGATGAAGAAGTATAGTATTAAACTTATACTATGTGGTGATGATGCCCAAATCCCCCCTGTAAATGAGAAGGATAGTTATGCTTTTAAAGGTGTTACATCTTTCAGACTTACACAGATTGTACGACAAGATGAAGATAATCCTATAAGAACTCTTACTGAACTTCTTCGTGGTGATGTTTATAATGGAACTTTTAACTTCTTAAATTATATATCTCGTAATCATAGTAAATTTGATAATACTATGACTAAAGGATTTGTAGTTTGTAATTCTGCTCAATTTCAGCAAGAAGTTGTGAAACAATTTAGTGACGAATCAATTACTCATAATACTGATTATGTCAAAGTTATATCTTATACTAATAAAGCTGTTTCTAATTGGAATAAATTTATTAGAGAAAGTATAATTAAAGACAGTGAAAAATCTGTTATTACTAAGAATGATTTGATTACTTCTTATGTCACTATTGTAGACCAATTTAATGATGCGATTATTCAGAATAGTGAAGATTATATTGTAAAAGAGATAGCTAACTATACTCATCCACAATATGAGCTTAAAGGTTTCATGGTTAAATTTCAAGCTGTATTTGGTGGTCAAGTTACTTCTCCATTATTTATTATAGACCATAGAGATAAGTATACTATGGCTATGTATTGTAAGATTGCTGATGATTTAATTCAGCAAGCTAAAAATGCTCGTAGAGATATTCGTGCTACTAAGTGGAAAGCTTATTATAAGTTTAAAGAATCTTGTCTTCTTCTTGTTAATATTGGTAGACCTGATGGTTCTATTCTTTATTATAGAGATTTAGATTATGGTTTTGCTATTAGTAGTCATAAGTCTCAAGGCTCAACTTACAATGTAAGCATGGTAGATGTTATGGATATTGTTTATGATAAGTATGGTAGACCTTACACTAATGCTAGTGATATTAATAAGAGGCTTTATGTTGCTGTTAGTAGAGCTAAAGAAAAAGTGTATTTGAGATATGGATATTGATAATAATAGCTTTGTTAGACTAGTTCGAGTTCTTAAACAAAAAGAACAAGATGTAGCTAGAATTAAAGATACTATATCAAATGGTATTCTTGATGAAAATGATTTGAACCTTGGTGATACTGTAAAGTTAACCAAAAAAGATAATAGTCGTACTGTTATCGGTACTCTCTTAGATGCTACTATTGTTATTATTGATGATAATTATCATAAAGGTGTTGTTGTTCGTCCTGATTATGTTTACGAAAGTGTTGAGTTTTCGCTGGCAGAATGGAATATCGAAGTGATACCAAATTCATCAGATGACAATTTTGTTGAGTTTTAAGCGATTTGAATAGTTTAGTCGATTAATTAATCACGAAAATTATTTGATGCGCTAAAATTGAAAATTAAAATATTAAATAAAATGTGTAATACAAGTAATAGTCCTTCTTTTAAAGAACGTGTACAATGTTACATCAATAAAGAAGATGAAATAAAGAAAGATTATCAGAATCGTATGAATGCTCTTAACGACGCAGCAACTGCTGATATTCTTGCTAATTGTCCTATTAAAGTTGGTGATGTTTATGTAACTGAATCTAATAATGCTTTGGGTGTTAAACGTCAGTATTATAAAGTTGCTAAACTTGAAGCTAGCGTTGATGGTACAGTTATTGTTTATGGTTATAAACGTAAATTAGATAAAACTTGGGGTAAACGTGATAATATATACATGTTTAGTGCTTTTATTTACGACAATTATAATGTTAATCATTATGATAAAGTAGAAGATTATGTTGAACCTAGTAAAGATTAATTAATTATGAAAAGAAGTGATAAAATTAAAGCTCGTAAGCGTATTGAAAATGGTTGTAACTTTCCTAGTCTTATGACTATTAGTAAATACCCTGGAGGTACTTGTCTTCCATATACTTTCTTATCACCTTATGGCTTCCAACGTATGTGATGATTGTGCTTTAGGTATGTTTAATACTAAGTGCAAATGTCTTAGTGGTGTTGGTAATCCAATGTCTGGTATGATTATTGTTGTGCCAAATGTTGATTATAATGCTTATAAGAATAGAGGAATGACTTTTAGTAAGTATGTGGAAATAGTAAAGGAAACTATTACATCTTTTACGGGGGGTCTAGAACAACTAGACCCTTATATTGTTCCTCTTATTCGTTGTAAGCTTGATGAACGTTGTCCTGTAAATCAATATATAGCTAATAGATGTATGCTTCATACATTTGCTGATATTAGAATTAATAATATCAAGAAGATAATGCTTCTTGGTAATGCTGCTACTAATTTTGGTTTTGATATTACTAAAGGTAAAGATAAACTATATTATATAGCTCCTTATGTTTACAGTACAAATTACTCTCCTTTTATTAAGTTTATAGATGATAATAAATACGATGAATTTCGTAATCGTCTAGTTAAATGGCTTACTGCTAGTAAAGATAATAATTATAATGGAATGGAAATAATTAAATTGATAAATGATTCATAGTTTAGCTGTAGACTTAGAAGTATTTGAGAATATGATTTCATTTACTTTTGTAGATGTTAGAGATTATCTTGATAAATTTGCAGATTGTAAAGGCGCTTTAACTGATACTTTAAAAGTTGAAGAAATTAAATCTAGACTTGATAGTGTAAAGAGTTGGATATTTTATATTACTGATACAGATGATTCACAGATGTTAGAGTTGATAGACTTCTTTGAAAAGATGCGTCCTATAACTAAAGATGATGGTACTGTAGACAGATATGATTTATTTGGCTATAACAATCAAGCTTATGATGATATGATGACTAGAGCTTTCCTTATGTATTGGAATCGTTTTGATACTAGTAAACAACTTTGTTCATTTCTTAAAGAAGTGAATAATAAACTAATATCTCTACAAGATGATAAAGATGCTTTATGGAATGACCCTTTACTTAATGTTATTCGTAAGTATAGATTACCTTATGTAACTGTTGATTTGTTTAAAGTTTATGCTCTTAATTCTGCTGGAGTAAATGTAGATAAAGATACTGGTGAACGTAAGAAGTATGGTAAAAGTTTGAAGCAAGTTAGCATTAATCTTAAATGGTATAATCTTCTTGATTTTAAGCTACCTCCAATAGATGATGAAGAAGGTGATGTATATAGGAAAAAAGATGAATATAAAGGTATGACAAACGAACAATTAAATCATTTGTTTGTTGCTGACTTTGATAGGTATCTTATGCCTAAATATATAAAGCCTATGCTTCATTATAATAAGAATGATGTATTTCTTGTTTGTGAGATAGCTAGACAAAAGCCTGATGAGATTAAACTTAGATATAGTCTAGGTCATGCTTTTAAACTTAATCTTCTATGTAGTGCTAGAAGCAATATTGCTGATAAACTTCTTAATAAGTTCTATTCTGAACGTAGTGGACTTAAAGAAGATGCTTTTAAAAATCTTCGTACTCAAAGAACTGCTTTATCGTTTAAACGTATTATATTTCCTCATATTAAGTTTAAAACTAAACAACTTCAAGATTTACTTGAAGAAATGAAGAAAGTTGTAATATATAGAACTAATAAAGATAGTTTTGTACGTGAAATAGAATTTTACGGTACAACATATACTCTAGCTACTGGAGGTATTCATACTCAAGATAAGCCTGTAATACTTAAAAGTACTAATAAATATGTTTATGTTCATCATGATTATACATCCTACTATCCGAGTATAATGATTAGCTATGAAGTAGTACCTGAACATCTTAATACTAAGGTGTTTGTAAACATGGTAGATTATTTTAAACAGACGCGTGTTAAGTGTAAACATACTAAGGATGAAGATGGTTTTGTAGTTCCTGGTGTACATAATAGTCTAGCAGCTGAAGCATTAAAGATTGTAATCAATGCTATTTATGGTAAATATGGTTATGAAAATTATTGGCTTTATGATAGACTTGCACAAATGAGAGTTACTATTAATGGTCAGTTAATGACAATGACTCTTTGTGAATCTCTTGAACTTGCTGGAATACATGTTGTTAGTGCTAATACAGATGGTATCGTTATAAAGCTTCCTTATGATAAAATTGATGTTTATAATCAAATTTGTAAGGAATGGAATGAGACTAATAGAATGTCTGCTGATGATGAACATTATAAGATGCTCGTTAGTCTTAATGTGAATAACTATTTTGATATTCAAAGTAACGATAAACTTGAGTATAAGGGTGCTCTTGACCCAAAGCAGTATATCAAAGACCTTAAGAAAGGTTATGATATGCCTATTGTAGCTACTGCTGTATTTGAGTACTTTGCTCATGGTGTATCTGTAATGGAAACTCTTTGTAATCATAAAGATGTTCTTGATTTTTGTAAAACTCAAAATGTTGGTAAACAATTTGAAGTTGTTTATGAAAAAGTAGTAGATGGAAAACGTGTTGAAATTCGTAGTCAACCTCATGTTCGTTTCTATGTATCTACTAGAGGAGTTGTGATTATGAAAGAGCATAAACTTACTGGTAAACGTAGTGTACTAGCTAGCGGAAAGCCAGTTCAAATTCTTAATTTACTTGACGATAAAGATATTAGTGAGCGTAATATAGATTATGCTTATTATTATGAAGAAGCTTATAAGATTATTAATCCTATTAAGCTTGGAATAAGTCCTAATCAGAAAGGTAATGCAAAGAATAAAACTCTTAGTGGAAAAGCTCTATTAAAGAAGAACTTTGGTATGTATAATAGTTTATTTGATAATGAAGAAGAATAATGACAGAAGAACAAGTTTATTTAAATGCTGTTGATGTTTGGAGATTAAATAAAGGAATAGGTACTTTTGTAATACCTGCTCCTTTTGATGCTCTAAGACCTCTGCTTTATATTCTTCCACAACTTTACAATAAGTCTCCTACGACTAGTGTTGTTATTATTGTGAAAGATTTTGCAGATAGAAGTAGTATTGAAAGCTATTTAACTACTTTGAACAATGAAGTATGGAATAATTCTTTTCGTACTGTAATACATAATGGAAGTCTTAGGATTTTAACTACTGAATATGCTGCTGAACATATTAATGATTATAGTCCTTTACTGACTATAATTTATAATCCTAGTATATTTCATTTTGTACATATAGCTATGATAGAAAAGTCTAAGTTTAAGCTAGTAATTCTTAATAAACTACTAGATAATAAAACTATGGATGATTTCTATACTGTTGCTCCTAGTATTGGTAACTTTAGTCAAAATGTTATTGATGAAGTTAGAACTAACCGCCCCGTAAAAGAGTGTTTGGTAGGGTTAACTATAACACCTGATACTGAACTAGATAAAGAAATGAACTATTATAATAGGGAAATTTCTACTGCTCTAGCTATATTTGGTAACTTTGATAATATTAAGTATGCTAGATTGGGAAATAGTGATACTAATTGTTCTAGTATGATGATATGTGATGCTATTGCTCGTACTAATGGTTGGGATAATCATTTAGATATGTCTTCAGAATTTAATAGAGACATAGATAAACTATATAGTCCTTCTGCTATTAAAGAACGTGCTGATAGTATTTACAATATTATTAGAGAACGTAGTACTAAACTTGCTAGTTCTAAAGATAAACTTAGTTATATCTTAGATATAGTCAATGATAATTTAGACAAGAACATACTCATTATAAACAAGTATGGTGAATTTGCTAATCTTGTTACTGATTATCTTAATGATAAATTTGGTAAAAGGATTTGTGCTAATTGCCATGATAAAGTAGATAACGTTCCTGCTGTAGATGATTATGGAAATCCTATTCTTATAAAGAGTGGTCCAAAGAAAGGTCAACCTAAACTTCTAGGTGTTATTGCTCAAAAGAAACTTGCACAGAAACTTATGAATAGCCATAAGATAAATGTAATTTCTTGTGGTGCGTCACCTGACAAGTCTTTAGATGTTGATATTGATTTGGTTATAATCACTTCTCCGCTATGTGATACTATTGAGAGCTATTTCTATAGGCTTTCTAAGGTTCATTTCAGTAATGAGGTACTATTATATACCTTATTCTATAAAAGCACATTAGAGGAGAAAAAACTAGAAGATAGGACTGTTCCAGCCAATCATACAATAATTAACGATTTTGATAGAAATGTTAAAGTTGATAATAATAATGCTTATTGTATTGTTGATTAAGAAAAAGTTCTTATCTTTGCAGCAGAAATTAGAAAACGAACTAATAAGCTCTTTGAAATAATGAATGATACTAAAGATGAAAATGGTAGCAATCGTAGTTTGATTGTTAGACAAGATGATGTTAATACTGGTATTCATGTTCTAAATCTTCTTGATGAGAAACAACTTGCTAATGCAGAAGTATTTCTAAAGAAGATTATTGCTACAGAAAAAGGCGGTGTTAAGAGCGTAAATGAAGGTCTTGCTATTCTTATGAGAGCACAAGATTTAAGATTACCTTTTAGTACTTGTATAGAACATATCCATGTAATTAATGGTAAAACCGGTGTTGATGTTCATATCGTCAAAGCGTTGTTGTCAAGGGCAGGTATAGTCTGGGAAACTACTAAAGATTATGTACCTCAGTATAAGTATACTGATGGCAATAATGTTTATGATGAGACACTACTTCCACAGTATTGTGTTAAATGTCGTACCAAAGCAGAAGCTGAAAGTAAAACAGACGATGAAATAGTTGGTGTTTATCCTCTTAAATATTACAAAGATTTAAAAGGTAGAGTATACAACGAATTTCAAATTAACGAACAATGTATTAAGTGCATTAATCTACCACAAGCTATGAAAGTAGCTCAAGAAGGTAAGTTTCCTGTTATTAGAACTCAGGCTACTCCTACAGATTATGTTACTGAATATAAGTTTACTAGGTTTAAGAGAATATATGGTAAAGTAGTTGAAACTCATGCTGTAGGTCATTTCTCTTATACAGAAGCTAATACGGCTGACTTATTTACTAAAGATACTTTTAAGAAATATACTCGTATCATGATTGGACATCGTGCTTTTATGTATGGTGCTCGTGATATAGCTAGTGATATTCTTATGGGTGTTATGTCAGACGATGAATTATCCGAAGTCTTTGCCAATTCAGTTCCTAATGATGAAGACTTTGTAAATATTGAAGAAATTTCTAATGGTGAAGTTTCTCCAGAGTAAGGAACAATTTAGTGTGTAAATAGTATTATACTATATAATTATTTTATTAACAATTTAAATATTTAAAGTTATGAAGATTAACGGTTTATCATTCGGTATTTCAGCAGTTGCAAGTGGTGTTAAGAGTAGTGTAGTTAATGCTGAGCCTCAGCTTATTGTTGCTACTACTAAGGGTGGTTTCGCTATCACAGGTTCTGTATCTAAGGCTCTTGGTTTGCAGCCTGGCGATAACATTATGTTTGCTAATAATATCGCCGATGTTGAAGCACTTGTAATGGCTAAGGAAAATGCCGATTTGTTGGAGTATGCTAAGAATAATGGTTTCGACCTTGAAACTTCTGAGGGTGTAGAAGCTTGTATTAAGTCTCTTACTGTTTGGTATATTGCTAAGGGTGTTCCTATGTTTAAGAAGGATGGTTCAGAATCTACTGTAGCTGTTCGTCTTACTAAGGAAGAGAAGAAGAAGCTTTATGATGAGAATGTTGATGCTATCATTGCTGCTAATCGTGCTCAGCTCATTGCTGCTTACAACCTTAATGAGGATGCTACAGATGATGAGATTAAGGAGCATTATACAGTTGATGAGATGCAGAGTCCACAGACTCAGGCATTCAGTGGTTGTAAGCTTGCTGCTAGTGGTAATGCAGTTGGTACTGGTTTGAAGCTTAACTTCTCTGATACAAACAACTGGGAGCAGCTTAAAGCTGATATGGAAGATAAGACTGCTTTGAAGCGTGTATTCTCTGTTGATGTTAAGGCTGGTGAGACAGGTAAGTTCAACGATGGTCATAAGATTGTTGATGTTATCTATTATCCTCTTGGTGAGTACACTGATGAGAAGCCTGCTCGTGTAGCTGCTAATAAGGCTGCTGAACCTGCTGAGTAATTAGTTCATTCATTAGATATTCATTCGCTTTTTATTATAGGGAACTGAGCAAATCAGTTCCCTTTTTTAATCAATTAATATAAACGTTTAAAACTTAATTAAGTTATGACAGATGTAACAAAAGAAGCAGCAGCAGTTGCAAATGGTGCTGCAAAGAAGAATCGTAGAGGTATTAGTAATAACACAGTAGCTGCTGCTCGTCTTAAATTTCATGAGAAAGATGCTAGCCCAGCTAATGGTTTATTCATGGCTCATCTTGATTCTGTAAGTGTAGAGTGGTCTCAGAGTGGAGAAGGTAATTCTTTTGCTGGTCTTAAGATGCCTCGTCTTGTGGTTACTTTTGCTAGTAATCATGAGAATATTAAGGAACGTCGTTATGTTACTAAGACTTTCTTCCCAGTTGAGAGTAATGTTGATACTATTCCTGGTGGTAAGAATGCTTGGCAAGTAGATGCTCTTCTTAATTGGACAAAGCATCTTCTTGATGTATTCTATCTTAAAGGTCGTGAACTGACTCTTGAAGAGGAAGATGCTCTTACTCTTACATTTGAAGATTATACTGAAGATGAGAATGGCAATTTGGAGTATAATGCAGTAGATGCACAGGATGTTCTTAATGGTTATCGTCACATCTTTGAGAATGTTGCTGCTATGCTTAATGGTCAATTTAATCTTGCTGATGGTGCTACTGCTAAGCCTTGCTTTAAGGATGGTAATGGTAAACCTATTTCTTGTTGGATTAAGTTGCTTCGTGCTACTCGTAATCGTAAAGGTGATTGGGTAGATGTTGATAAGAGCAAAGATTTGCAGTTTACTTCATTTGTTGGTTCTGGTGCTATTGAGCTAGTTAAGATGAAGGAAGGAAAGATTCTTCCTCCTGTTATTCTTGCTATCGATAAGGTTAAGGAAAGTATTACTCCTAAGCAGACTAATAAGACTCCTACTGTTGGTGTTCCTGGTATTCCTGGTATGCCTGGTATGACTGGTGGTGCTGTAGTTCCTCCTGTTGGTGGTGAGTTTGCTGGTGGTGCTCCTGCTGGTGCTGGATTTGACCCAACTGCTACAGATGACCTTCCATTCTAAGTAGATAAGTGAAGAGTTATCTCTTTGCCTACTAATTCTCAACTAAAGTTTAATGTTCTAAGGGGTAACGATGGTAGTAATACTGTTGTTGCCCCTAATTTTTTATCAATATGAAACGTAATGCTAACACAAGTAAACTTACAAAAGCTTTTATAGAATCTAGAGTAAGTCAAGAAGAAATTGTAAGTAAATACTTAGATATACCATTAGAAGTAGTTAGAGATTGTGTTGAACATAATCATCTTATTACTTCTGTATTTCGTGATGATGATACTGATGGTAGTATGGGTATTGCATACAATGCCAAGGGTAGACTTAAAGTTCGTGATTTTGGTGGTGCTGGTTTCTTTGATGATGTGTATGGTGTAGTAGCTTACGTACTAAGTATTGTATATGAAAGACCAATTAGTACAAATAATAAACAAGATTTTTATTTTGTACTAAGTCATATTTATAGAACGTTTTCGTATGAAATTGATAATCATATTAATGATTATGATGTAGACGAATCTATAAAGAATGCTCTCGTTAAAGCTCGTAATAAAAAAGCTATTATTGAAATTGTTCCTCGTAGTTGGAATCGTCAAGATAAAGCTATATGGGCTAAATTAAATGTAGATTTGAATTATCTTAATACTCATTTTGTTATTCCAGTTGAGCAATATTATATTGATAGAGTAACTAATCCTACTCCTAAATATAAAGATACTAAAAATGACCCTTGTTATGCTTATATGCTTGGTCGTAATAAATCTGGAGTATATCTTATTAAACTATATTTTCCATTACGTGATAGAACTAAGGAATTAAAGTTTGTAACTAATTGTAATGTACTTGAAGGTCTTCCTAATCTAGAAAGAGAAGATTATGATTATATTATTATAACTAAGTCTAGTAAAGATAGATTGAGCTTAGGTAGTCATCTAAGCAAACATACCTTCTACGGGGCGGATGGAAAAACTCTTAATATTGGAGTTGTTAATCTTCCTAGTGAAAATTATAGACTTAAAGCTAATGAATATACTTGGCTTAGAAAAAGACTTAATAATGAAGGTATGATTGTTAGTCTTCTAGATTTTGATAGGACTGGACGTGATGGTGCTGATTATCTTTTAGAAACTTATGGCATTCCTTATCTTTTTATTACTCGTGGAGAATTTGGACTTGAGAATTATGAGTGTAAAGATTTTGCTGATTTACATGATAAATTCAATAATGATGAAATAGATACTTTTATTAAAGAAACTATTAGATATGTCGAAATCCGATACAGAAAAGATAAGAGTGATACCGATGCCTATTTCAAAAGATTATCAGACTGTGATTTGCCATACTGAGAAAGCTGGTAATAAAATCAAATCACAAACTCGTATTCTTATGACTTGGATAAGTGATAAAGAAGAAGCTCTACTTGATAAAGGTAGAGCTATTTCTATAACTAGAGGTGGTATTACTTTTGACCTTGATAAAGATAATATATTTTCGTATGGAGAAGTAGATTTTCATGATGGTACTGAAGATTATGATGCTTTAAATGAATTAATTCCTTTTAAAGATGTTGTTCATATTCCTCTTAATTACGATTATGATACTCATACTTGTAAAACTCCTACAAAAATGTATCAAACTAGAGAAACTGATGATATTGGTGCTATGGCTCAATATGCTCATGGTCGTCTAGGTAAACCAGATAAAGTTGTAATATTCAGATTAATAGCTAAACAATGGTAAGATTTCCAAAAGCTTATACTATGGTAATAGATGAACAAGTTAAAGCTATGGCTATAAAAGATATTAGTACTTGTGGTGCTGATGAATTTGTTGCTAAAGCTTGTGTTCGTCTTGATTGTTCTCGTATTAAAGATGATATGAGAATGATGCAAACTATTGGTACTCCTTATCAATATGAAGTTAGTCGTACTCTATATGGAATTAATTATGCTCTTGAACAAGCGTGGATTGATGAAAATAAAAGAGACGAATATGTTTCTAAACTTGTAGCTTTACATAAACGTAATCTTAAATATGAAGAAGATAATCCTCCTATCGTATATGATAAGAAGAAAGGTTTAAAGAAGACTACTCGTACTACTAGAAAGAAAGCTAAAGAAGGAACTCTTGAAGGTTTTGAAAAACCTAAGAAAGAGAAAACTCAAAGTGCTGCTCAGTTAAATGCTCAAGCTAGAGCTAAACTTATTAGTAAACTTAAAATTAATATATGATACTATTTAAAAGAAATGCTAAAGGTGACCCTATTTCATGGAGTATTCATGAATGGGGTCAAGATAATGAGTATATAGTTCATTATGGTGTTGTAGGAGGGCATAAACATAGTGAAATAATTAAAGCTAAACTTAGTAGAGGTAATGAAATAGAGTCTCGTATTAAAGCTAAGCGTAAAGAAGGATATAAAGAAGCTTCTGAACTTAAAGATAATGCTCCTTTAAAAATAGAAGGTGATATTAATCTTCTTAACTTTCTTAATACTTATCTTCCAAAGAATAATACTACTGATGAAGGTTTTGTTCTTCCAATGCTTGCAAAAGTACTTAAAGATAACAAACCTTTTGATAAACGTAGTTACTTAGGTCAGTATAAAATTAATGGAGTTAGATGTATTGTTGGTGCTGAACAAACTAATGATATGTTTAATCCTGTTAGACTTACTTATCGTTCTAGAGAAGGTACTGATTGGACTTCTAAACTTACTTGGATGGATGAAGTAATTCTTCCAGCTATTAAAGATGATTTGCTTGATGCTATGATTGAAGAAGGAGCTTGCCTTGATGGCGAACTTTATATTCCTGGTTATAAAGTAAATGATATTAATAGTTTTGTTAAGAATGAAAAGCTTCCTCAACATCTACTTCTTCAGTATTGGTGTTATGATATTGCTATTGATAATATGAGTTATGAAGCTAGACGTAAGTTTAAGATTGATAATATAAGTAGACTATGTTATACTTTTGATACTTATGAACAGCATCTTAATAACAAGAGTAAACTCATATTATTGCCTGATATTACTATTAGTAATATTTCTGATGCTACAAGATTCAGAGATAAGTTTATTAGTCTTGGTTTTGAAGGTCTTATTGTTCGTGATATTAATTCTGCTTATCAATTTGGTGCTCGTAATTTAGCTATGCTTAAATATAAACGAGTTGATGACGCAAAGTTCAAAATTGTTGATGTTATTCCTGAAGGAGTTAGAACTACACTTTGTAAGTTTGTTCTTAAAAATGACATTAATGATGAACTGTTTGAAGCTACTGGTAATTTTGACCATTCAAGACAAGAATATATTCTTAAACATAAAGAAGATTTTATTGGTAAACTTGCAACTTGTGAGTTTCGTGAAAGGTCGGGTGTTAAGAACGTGCCCTTCCATTGCAAGTTAGTTGATATTCAAAAGTAGATACAATAATGAATTTAAACGCTTATGATAATGTAAAAGAAGAATTAGATAAACATAAAACTTGGTATTCTCCAAAGTTTAAAAGATTATATAGTCGAGAAATAAAGTTTAGAATGTTCTATAAGTTTATGAAACGATGGAATGAAACGATTAAACGAGATGATTATTTTCTAGCTGTTAGCATGAATAATGTTGATGGCAGATTTAGTATAACTAATAAAGATAATTATAGTAGATTAAAGTTTTCTATTCCTAAAGAAGTTATTGAAGATTCTATTCTTAATACTATGACTGTAGATGCTAATATTGAAGTTAAACTTGTTGATGCTCAACCTGATGGTGAAGTGTATCAGTTGAACATATAACATTAAATTGCTAGAGCCGCCCCGTAGAAGATGTGGCAGATTTCCACTTTACTTCGTGCGTGAGCGGCTTTATTATGCTCGCTTATTAGTTATTCATATAACTAAATTTAATTCGTTAGAAACAAAATTAAAATATTAAATAACTTAATAATATGACTAATGAAGATTACAATAGTGGTTGGTTTGGTTGTTTAGTACTTATTGTACCTTATATAATAATAGGAGCTTTAATGTTTCTTTATTATGCTGTTCGCAATCATGCAATTTAAAATAATGTACTTATTGTAGAACATTTAAAAAGTAAAATTATGAAATTAAAAAATGCTATTGATACTGCTGTTTCTCATAATGCTTTAGTTGTGCTTGAAGAAACAGACACAAAAGATTCTCATTATTCAGTTAGTATTTATGAAGGAATGGCTCATGAAATTCCTAATGAATTACTAGAAAGAGAAATATTCCCTATAACAGATGTTGTAGGAGATGCTGTAGGAAGACTTCATATTCAATTAAAAAACTGATTTTGAAGCTGCTGATAATTTTCTATTATTTGTTCAACTTCCATGTATTACAATAAAAGAAAAAGCTAATAATTTTATAGCATGTGAAGAAGATTGTGGATATATTCCTCATCTTTATAAATTTGACTCTCAATATATAATTGATTGGATAGGTGAAGAAGGAGATTCTCTTTATTGTATTAACAGTATTACTCCAGAACGAGTTATTAGAACTGCTTTTAAATGGTGTTTAGATAAAGGTCTTATAACAAATCCTATTTATATAAAATAACAATTATGACAGAAAGTGATTTAAAGTATTGGAAAGCTGTGCTTAATGGAGTAGTTCCAGAGCATCTTGTAACTCCTGAAGTTGTTGCATTACGTGACCAACAAAACAAAATGCTTAGTCTTATGGCTAAGAAGAATGCTGATTATGGTAATGCTTTCAATAAAGGTTGTGATAAACTAGGCTATAGATATGGTCTAGCTAGAATGTATGATAAAGCTAATCGTTTGGTTCATCTTATTGAAGATGATTTTCAAGGTTATAGTAATCCTAATGTTGAAGATGAAAGTATGTTTGATACTATTCAAGATTTAGGTAATTATTGTAATATGTTATTAGCTTGGCAAGCTAGCGATAATGGACATGAACCTACCATACCTTCTACGGGGCGGGTAGAGACAGTTTTCATTGATATTTCTAATCTTGTTAAAACAGATAAACTTATTCTTATCGAAGAAACCAGTAAGAGAGATGTAACTAATGAAATTATATCTGCTTATGGTTTTGAACATCTTTGTAAAGATAAAGATGGATATGTATATAATTTATCTGCTGATGATAAAGAAATTCCTGTTACTAGTGAACATAAAGAGAATATAGTTGCTATATCTCACGAAGATTATGAAGCTGGAAAAGATTTTGTTAAACGTAAAAAGTAAATAATATGATTAAAGTTGTAAATCCTAGTGTTGAAGTTTGGAAACAAGAAGGTTATACACTTGATGCTATTTTTAAACATATAGCTAAATGTACTCGTGTTGCTTATCAATCTACTCCAAAAAATAAAGATGAAGATGCTTATGATTTTCTTCTTAGAACTATTTTCAAAGGAAATGATTTCTTTGGGTATAGTAAAATAAATCCTAAGAACCGATTTGAACGAATACTTGCTCAAAACGCTTATGGTGATGTAGATTTGACAAGTCTTCATTTGAGTTGTTGTGAACATGCTACAGTTCATCTTAAATTTCCTACTTTCATGCCTAGAGCCGCTGCTATGTGGGAAGGCGTATATGAACATAATAAATATAGTAGAACTAATAATCATGATGGTTATCTTTATGTTACTACAAATCTTAGAGTAATAATAGAAAATTATGCTATTGATACTCTTGAGTTTATAGATACAACTCCTAATTGTCCTTACTATATGCCAAGAACTACTGTTTGTTTTATAACAGATATTGGTGCTAGTCGTGAACTTAATCGTCATAGAGTTAATAGTATTGTAGAAGAATCTACTCGTTATTGTCGTTATAATGCTAATAAATTTGGTAATAACATAAGTGTTGCTAAGCTTCCTTGGATTCCAGATTCTGATGCTGATGGACAATGTTATAATACAGGATTTTATGGAGATGAAGAAATATTTAATGATAATTATCTTCAAGGTCATTATTGTGAAGGTTGGACAGCTATAGATTGGTTTCTTTATGGTCTTCAAATAGCAAATCTTGTATATTGTAAATGTATTGAACTTGGTTGGACTGCGCAACAAGCTAGAGAAATTCTTCCTCTTAATACTAAAACTCAAGTAGTTCATACTGCTTTTGTTGATGATTGGGAGCATTGGATTGCTTTACGTAGTAATCAAGTTAGTGGTAAAGTTCATCCTATGATGGGTGAATTAGCTAAACAATTAATTCAACAAATATATCCTGAATAATCATGTGGATAAGTATATTAAATTATAATATAGGACAAATTGAAGTTGCTGACGTAACTGATTGTTTCGCAGAAAATGAAACTGCTACCGATAATAACGAAAAAGCTGTAGATTGGCTTGAATCGAATGGTTTTTGTTCTGATGAAGTTGGTTATATGCTAACTGAGAAATGTCCTTTGTGTGTAGTAAACAATGTAGAAACTCATTTAAACTTATAAAATTATGGAAAAGACAATTAATGAAGTTAAGAAGAATGCAAAGACTTTAGAAAATGATATTCTCAAGTTGATTAGTGATTTTGAAGTAGCTAATCCTGAAGTTGAAGTTCGTGTTACTGTAGGTCGTAATTATTCTACTGTTGAAGATGGTAAAATTACTCATAGAGCAGATGTAGATTTAACTATTAAATAATTAAATAATATGGCTAGAAGTATTTTTGATATTGATAGAGAACTTTATTCTCTTTATGATGAGATTGAAGAAGCAGGTGGAGAAATAACTCCAGAAATGGAAGAAAAGCTTGAAATTAATGGTCAAGAAATGACTAATAAAGTTAAGAATATAACTAACTTTATTAATAATTTGAATGCTGATATTCTTGCTATTAAGTCTGAGACTGATAGACTTGCTAAACTCAAGAAGTCTAAAGAGAATACAATTAAAGGTCTTACTAATCTTGTTCTCTTTGCTATTAAAAAGTATGGTATAGAAGATAAGAAAGGTAAGAAGTGGATTGATTGGGGTACTGGTAAAGTAACTATTCGTAAAAGCGAAACTGTTGAAGTTAATAATAAGAAACTTGAAGCTATTAATGATATGCTTAAAGTAACTTTTGCTAATGGTATATATACCGGTACTCTTAATCAGAACTCTTCTGTAGATGAACAAGCATTACTTGATGCTATTGTTAATACTGCTAAAGATTCTGGTAATTATGAATGTAGTGAAATTGATATAGAAGACCTTGATGATGTTAATATTGAGGTTACTGTTCCAGTTAAACTTACAGACCTTCTCAAAGGTGATGGTTATCAGCTTATGACTAATATCGGAGCTGTTAATCGTGATGGTTGGAAATTTAAACCTAGTATTGATAAGAAACTTATGAAAGTTAAAATCAAAGATGATGGTTGTGTTTCCAATATTGCTGAAGTTGTTGAAAATGATAATTTAACTATCAAATAACATGAGAGTTTCAGAACTAATACAAAAACTTAACAGTCTCCAAGAAACTAATGGAGACTGTCAAGTTATGGTTGATGATGTATATGCTACTAATGCAGAATATGATTCATCTTTAGCTATTATAAATATAACGTCTTATTAAAATAAATAGTAATATTATGCACAATGTATATTTAATTAAAACAGATATTAAAGTAAAAGCTAATACATTTCTTAATATCAATATTTTAGCAGAAGATTTATCTGATGCTACAAGTAGTGCTTCATATCTTAAATATAATGGAGAAGAACTAAAGAAACATATAGTTAGTGTAGAAGTTCTTGTTCAGAATGTACTACGTGATACATGGAATTCTAAAGATTTGAATCCAGATTATAAAGAAGAAGGAGACGAAAACTATGAGGGTTAGTGAAGTAATAGAAAAGCTAAATGATGCTTTAAATGAATATGGTAATATACCTGTTACTATGTTGATTTCTGAAATAGCTAGTGAAATGAATATAGAAGATATTCAAGCTGATGAAGAATCTGTAACTTTATGTAATTTTTAAAATATAATGTTTAACAATTTAATAACGCTGAGTTATGAGTAAATTTAATCGTGGTGGTCTTCCTTGGGCTATCGGTAAAGATGTATCTGATTGTGTGACTGCACAAGATGTAATGAAGAAAGCAGGTCTTGATTGGTCTGTTCAAAAGTGTGAACTTGTAGGTAAAATGCCTTTTAGAATAGGCAGTAATAATGATTTAGGTGAAGATGCTTTTGTACATGACGGTAACATTTATCGTGAGTGTGCTAATGCTTATGCTACCTATCGTACAGATTGTAATTATCCTTTAGGTATAGTTAAAGATAAGTATGAAGTTGTTCAAAATATGGATGCTTTCAACTTCTTTAATAATGCTATTGGTGAAGGTAAAGCAATTTGGGATAAAGCTGCTTGTCTTAATATGGGAGAGAAAGTATATGTTAGTGCTAAACTTCCAGTACAAACTTCTGTAAGTAAAGATGATGTTATAGATAATTATCTTGTGTTTAGTAATGGACATGATGGTGGTTCATCTGTAGATATTATGATTACTCCTGTTCGTGTTATTTGCACTAATATGCTTAATGGAGCATTAGATAAAGCTTCTTGTCATATCAGACTTAGACATACTAAGTCTATAAAAGAGAAACTTGAACTTGGTGCTCAAGTACTTAAAGTTGCTTGTTCTCATGCTTTAGATGCTCAAGAACTTTATCGTCATCTTACTACTATTAAGATGAGTGATGAAGAAGTTTATAAATATCTTTGTGAATTGCAACTTACTCCTGCTGAGATTGAGCGAATTAATCAGTACGACCCTAATAAAGGTTATGCTAGACTTGTTGCTCGTGATTATAGAATTCTTGAAGCAGTTGAAATATCTTCTCGTAAAGCTAATCAACTTTATAATATGATGGATTACTATAATGATGGTATCGGTCAGAAAGATATTTGTGGTACTGCCTGGGGAGCATATAATGCTGTAACTGGTTTCTATTGTAATGTTGCTAATCTTGAAGGTGAGAAACGTATGAATAGTCTTGTTTGGGGTAGTGCTAATAATAATATGAATAAAGCACTTAATGCTGTTGTAGCTTATGCAAGTTAATTTTAATGGAAAAGAAAATCAATTTAAAGTACCTCATTACAAAGTTGGTGATGAGGTACTAGCTTTTAGTCATATTAGTGGTAAATTCTTTGTTGGTACAGTTAGTGCTGTAAATAGTTATGCTGATACTAACCAAAGTGTTGTAAATTACACTATTATGATTGATGAAACTAAAGGTGTTCCTAATGTTCCAGAAGCTTTAGTATTTGATAATAAAGATGATGCTAGAGAATGGGTAAAAGCATTAGATATGGAGCTATATAACTTTTGATACACTTCTTTACGGGGAGGATAGAGAAACTACTAGTGTTAGAATACTAGAAGTAGCTAAAGCCGCCCCGTAGAAGATGTTAGTGGTTAAAGTATCGTTAAACTACTTATTATTAGTAGTAATACTGATGATAATGCTTATCTTTGTGCTGCAAATGAAAGCAAGCATTAATATATATATTATATTAGAGCTTGTAAGTAGTTGATTATCAAATCGTTACACAACAAAAGTTGTAAACGACTACAACAATTTATTCAAAAGTTGTATGAGTTTACAACTTTTTTATGTATATTTGCAGACGTGTAACGATAATGGTAATAGTGATATGGATAAATTATATAGAAATTATGCTAAAGATATATGTGATGTTGGATTTGATATAAATACTATAGATACTGATAATAATCATATAAGTAAAGACATTTCTAACAATCCTTATATTACGGCTATTAGTTATAATAAGGAAATGATTAAACTTCGTAAAGGTATAGTACTAGAAATGAGAAAGCATAGTCTTGCTGCTACTCAAGTATTTAGTTACATTGAGGAGCATTTAAAGTATGGCTGTAATAGTATTATTCTTAGTCCTACAATTATAGCTAAAGAATATAATAATGATAAAGGTAACATAAGTAAAGGTATTAAAGAACTTACAGAAATGAATGTCATTAGGAGAACTAAAGATTATATCGATGTTCCTGATGGTGTTAGTAAAAATCAATTTACTGTAAATCATAATTATATTTATAATGGTAATTTACATAAACTAAAGAAAGATATTGAACAACAACGTAAAACAAAAGATAATTAAATTATGAGTCAATTAAGTAATCGTATAGCAGATGCAATGATTAATTATGCAAATGCTTTTAAAGACACTCCTGACAACAGAGAGTTAGCTGAAAAAGAACTTAAAGAAGCTCTTCGTACAGCTATTGATTTTGTTCCAGTTAAGATTTGGCTTGACCCTAAAGTTAAAGCACAAATTCCAGAGTATGCTCATTATATGAGTGAAGGTGATAAAGACGGTCACGCTTATGGACATGCTACAGATGCTTGTTGTGATGTAATTGCAACTAGTGTTGAGATTACAGAAGATGGTCGTGTTAAATGTGGAACAGGTATTCACGTTGCTACTGAATATCGTGATTCACTTACTTTACGTCCTAATTCACGTATTACTAAGATGGGTTACGTAATACCTAATTCTCCTTGTACTGGTGATGAAAGTTATCGTGGAGAATTTTTTGTTGTATTCCGTTCCATTATAACTAATGCAAAACCTATTGAAGTTGGTGATGTTATTGGTCAACTTGAGATTCCTCATCATAGACAAATTTGTTTTGAAACAGTTGAGAACCTTGAAGACCTTGGCATAACTGATAGAGGTGATGGTGGATTTGGTTCTACCGCAAAGAAATAATTAATAATTTAAATAGTAAACAATATGAACAAGTGGGTATCAGAAATGATTAAGCAGCACGCACATACTGCTATCGAAGTTAACAATGTGGCTAAGTTTATCGAAAATGCTAAGAATAGTGATAAAGTTAATAAAGTAACTTTTGCTAATCTTGCTTTGCTTCTCAGAGATTTGAAGAATACTGCAAAGACTTATGAGACTATTCTTAACAATGAAGGAGTTCATTTTACTCCTGATGGTTCTTATTATGAAAAAGTAGCTGAGATAAATGAAAAGAAAAATCCTGATAATAACGACTAAGAATTGTCTTGGTTGTTCTATAGTGATAAATAACATTCAAACAGTTATTGCTAAATCATCTAAAGAAATAGCTCTTGAAATTAAAGATTTTGCAGAGCTTCCTAAAAGACTTATTCATAAGTATAAAGCTTATGATTATCCTACTACAATATTTCTTAAAGATGATGAAGTAACATTTAAATTTGTTGGAAGTACTCATGTAAACTGTATACAGAGGTATATAGATTTATATTTAAAATAAATGCTGAAAATTTTTCTTCCGGTGTTACTGCTAGTGCTTGTGAAAGTACTAGCAGTTTTTAATTTAAAATTATTATGAATCCAAATTATAATAAACATAATAATATAGCCATACTTATACTTGCTGTTATAGCTGCCGGACTTGGTGCTTGTAGTTACAATAAAGTTTCTAATAATAAACCTGTAAGTATAGATAGTTGTGGAATTAATGATGATTTCTATGAAATTAATGATGTTGATTCTACAAATGATGGATATGATACAGATAGTGTTATTTATCTTGATGATAATGGCAATATAATTAAAGCTCCTTTTAAATAAGTTGAGCTATATGGCACATCCTACATTTTGAAATCCTCTGTACGAGGATGATTCTAATCTCCTGAATAATTATTCAGCCGTAACATCAAAGTAGCTTAGAAGTCATTTAAAGTGTAATTTATTTAATAACCATTCTTACTTGACAGTCTTATTTCAGCTCCAGGCATACGAGTTTAATCTATGCCAAACTTAGTGGGAAACTCCCACAATTACATAATAAATGATTTCTAAGCAACTTACATATCAATGTCGATTAATCATACTACTTTAATTATTTAACCGCTTACGAAAGAAATTAAAATATTACTTATGTTTTTGATATTTGCATTCCATGTTATAAGAATTCATAATTCAACATTAGCAGCAGTGGCTGCATTACATTTTTAATCATTGATTAATATTATGAGTAGCTTGTCCGTGAGGATGAGTTACTCTTTTTTTTTATTCATTAGTAGCGACACACTACGACACATTAAACGAAAAAAGCTAGACAGTCATCACGACTATCTAGCTCAGAACCTTTATAAATATCACCTTAAACAACATTTAAAACCCTATAAACATTTATTTTTAGCAAGTAGTTTAAAATTTATAGCATTTGTTACTCTAGCAGGATTCGAACCTGCTCTGACAGAACCAAAATCTGTAGTGCTACCATTACACCATAGAGCAATAAAGTTTCGCATACATCTGTAGTAATTTCATGGCAAAAACAGGAAAACCTTTATCTGTTGCAAAGATACTATTAATATTAATATCTCCAACAGATAAAGGTCTTATTTAATTCTTATTAGTAGAATTCACATTACCAACTCTTTTACGGGGCGGTTTATTTATCAAATGATGTAGGAACAAATCCAAGTATATTTTGACCATAATGATAATAACTATTACTCTTATCAAGAGTAGCAAGATTATTATAAGCTCTATAAATAGGAACTTGTCTCATAAGTTTAACTTTAAATTTATTCTCACCTTTGTAACGACCAGTAGTATAATTATAATCAAATTCATCATCAAACATAGCATTTGCTACAAGATTAAGACTATTGATAATATCATTAGGCATATTCATCATTGCAATAGGAGAACTCCAAAGTTGTTTAGCATTGTTTGGAAGGAATATTGGATTATACATCATACTTTCAGTTGCAAGTTGGTCTGCACTATAAAGCATAAGATTAGGAAGAAGCAGTTTATCTTTATCCTTATCATCCCAAGCTATATTAGTACCGATAGCAACCATAATAGAAGATAAAGCACCAAATACATCACCAGCTGTTCTACGAATAGCAGCTTTCTGATATTCAGGTAATACTTCCCAATTAACTCGAATATTCTCAGCAAAGTTTAAATAAGCAGCAAAAAGATTTTGAGTACCTTCAAGTGCTTCAAGCTGTTTATCATCTAAAAGTTTATGTCTTTCATTATATTGACGAATAGGCATTGTAAGGAAATCCATAAGAGCAGGACCACAACCTACACGACTATCGCCTGTTTGTTCATTGAAATAACCTTTTCTTCTCCAATGTTTAAGAATACCTGGATATATATGTTTATGATATTGCATAACAAGACTACCCCACCAATATTTTTCAAGTTGAGCAGCACCAAGTCTATCATATACACCATGTATTTCTTTATTAACAGCAATAACTTTACCTTTGAACTCTCCAAGAAGAGCATAAGCATCATTTACTTCTCCATTAGTACTTTGTTTAGAAAGTTGTTCCATAAGAGAACCATCTTTAAAACCTAGTTTACCATCAACTAAATCAAGCTGTTCCATAAGAGTAGGATTAGCTTCAAATTGTTTCTTAGCTTTAGCTTCAAGTTCCTTACGTTTAATAACAAACTCTTTACTTTGTTTATTGTTAAGGAAAATGTTCTTAAATTCATTAGCCAAATCTCTTCTTCCTCTAGCATATTCTTTAAGTTGATTTGGGTCAGACTTTACATCATTTACAAATTTCTCAAATTGAGCAGCAAGAGGAGTTCCAGCAATAAGTTGTCTCATAGCTTCTTCATGAGAAGCAACTTTATATTGAGACCAAGTCATAGCTTGATAAGGAAGTCTACCTTTATTTCGATAATCATCTACAGGAACAATTCTATTCTCAAACATCATGGCAAACATAGCACTATTCTGCATGTGATGTTCACCCATAGCATTAGGAGAATACATAAGATTTCTAAGACGATTAATAGCATCACTAGCTTTAAAACTACCACTAGGTCTACCAAGTACTTCATCGAAATCTACTACATTCATAAATTTAACAATAGCATCAGCAAGACTAGTACTATCTTCTCTAGTCATTCCTCTTAGGAAAGACAAAGAAGCACCGTACCACATAGTTTTAGCTTTATTCCAAGCAGAAGTACTAAAATAAGCTTTAGCTATATGTTCAGCAAAAATACCACTACGACCAACAGTAACGTTACCAATACCACCAGTAATATTTAACATCATAAATTTAGCACTAGTAAGACTTTGTGCAATATTAGCAGCTTTGGTAAGTTTATTATTAGGAAGTTTATATCTATCATAGATAAGTCTATTACCCCAATTAGTAAACTGACCATAAAGTCTTTCATCATAAGCCTTTTCAGCATAACGAGTAACATCAGTAGTACTTCTATTAATATCTTTTCTGAGATCACTAAAACCTATATTATCATCAAGTACAGGAGTAGCTTTAATCATATTTTGACCGTAATAGAAGAGATACTTATTATCTTGAACAGCATTTTGATGACCAGCAAGTCTAATAAACTGACTAATACTAGAAACAAAATCTCTATTAACAAGAGATTGATGTATTGCTTTATTATTCTTTTCAGCAGCATCAAGTCTAGATTTATGCTCAGTCATAGCTTTATTATACTCTTCATCAGTAGTATATTGGTCTATCTTTGGTTCAGCAGCTTTAATTTTATCAATGTCTTCACTATTTTTATTAGTAAATTCTCTACCAATCATAGGAAGTACTGGAGTTTTATCAGTAGAATAACTCATATCTGCATGAAGACTATTCTTACCAACAGAGCTAATATTAGCATTCCAACCAGCAAATTCAGCTATTTGTTTACCAAACCATTTAAAGTTATGGTCAGCTTCTTTTGCAGTAATAGGAATAAAACCTTGACTAATAATACGACGACTAGCTTTATCTCTAACAATCTTATCTAACGTTGTTTCAATAAGTTTCTTAGCTTGTTTTTCATTGTCACTAAGAGTTACATTGTTAGCATAATTCTCATCATCTATACCACGTTTAAAGTTCTCAGCTTGAGTAGTATTCTCTTTATAATCAGGATTACGATATTCTTCTTTAGGAACAATATCTAACTGATTATAATTAGCAACCCAAGTACCATTAGCGTAATTAGGTTTAATACTAGTCTTTTGCCAAATACCTATTGGGTCAAACTTATGAGTATAAACATTCCATACATGATTACGAGTAAACCACTTATCAAACTCTTCTTTACCTTTAGCTCTAGCTTCAGCCATAGCATCAGTGTAATAAGGAGTTGTAGTAATTTCAAGATATTCATTAATAGTAGCAAGAGCTTTAGTTTTAATCTCTGCTTCTTTACGCAAATCTTTAGCTACTTTCTGATTTTTCATACCAGTATAGAACTCATCTTTAAGAGTAAGAGTACCATAAAGGAAACGATTAGGAAGACGAACTGATTTATCATATACATAATTACCATCTGAATCTTTAACAATACGACCGTTTTCGTCATATTCAAAATCATATTCCATATTAGCATCTTCCCAAGCCTTAAGATATTCACCACCAATAGTTTTAGCTTTGCTGTATTCAATATCAAATTTAGGACTATATTCAGTATGCATAAATTTACGAATAAAACTACCAACAGCAGAACCATTACCAGATATATCTTCGTTAACTATAGTCTTCTTTGTATTACGAAGTTTCTCATACAAATCAGCAAGTTTATGAAGTTCTTCAATACTAATTTGATGTCTATCAGTGATAGTATTAACTTCTTTCTTAGTAGTATCATAATAAGGACGAAGAATTTCATTAACTTCATTAACTAATTTAAGATATTCAACGTTAGCTTTACCTTCTTTGCTATTAGAAGTGAGCATTCTTTGCACTACAGCAGGAAGAGCTTGCTTTTGTTCAGGAGCATTATTAATTAATATTTGCTCATTACCAGCAGAATAAATAGTATTATTATAACGACCAGCTTCATCTTTTCTTATAGCTTCTTGTTCTTCTTCAGTAAATATATCGCCACGAATACGACCTTTACTATCATAAACCTTCTCACCATTAGCGAGTTTAATTTTGATAAGTTTAGCTTTATAAGTTATTTGATTATTCTTTTGTACTCTACCTTTAGAAAGAACACCATAAGCTACAGCAATTTCATCACTAACTTTAGGGTCTACGTGCCAAGTAGCATTTTGCTCAAGCCATTCTTTAGCTCTTTGATACTTTTCATCATTAGCAAGAACTTCATCAGAAACTTGTTTATTACCAAAAGCATCACGTTTCTCAGCTCGCTTAATAATATCAAGTCTTTTATCAAGTTCTTCTTCAAAACTATCCTTAACTCGAGTATCATTATATTCTTCATTAATATCACGTTTGCGTTTGAGATATTGATTAAGTTTTATAGCAGCTCCTTGAGAATTTAATACAGCTTCATCGTATTTAGACTTATCTACAATAATAGGTTTACCTTCTTCATCGAAACCTTTAGTACCTGGAATAGGATTAGTTTCATCATAAATAGGTTTCTCAGTACCATCATCAAAATTTATTGTAGACTCAAGTTGATTAATACTTCTTCTAAGTTTACGATATTCTTCTTCATTCTCAGGACTAAGAACACCATTAATACGAAGACGATTGATGTTTCTAATTTGCTCTCTAAGTTTTGTATATTCAGCAAAAATAGTAGGAGCAGTATTAAGCATATAATCATCGTTATCATACATAGCTTTATAATACTCATCCTTAAATTGTTGATTAAGATGTGCAATCTTAAAAGCATCATATTCATGCTTAGCTTTAAGATAAGCCATAGGATTATTAATGACATCTTTACGAACTTCATTTACTTTATTTCTAAGAGCATCTAAATCTTCAACAAATTTGTCAGTATAATCTCTAATAAGTTTACCGTTCTTATCAACAAGTTTGTCCCAATCTATATGACCGAGAGCTTTAATAGCTTTTTCAAATTCACGAGCATCTTTAGCAGCTTGCATGTCTTTAGCACTAATATCATCAACTATATGTTTGCTAATATTTTGAATAAGACTATTACCAGTATCTTGTAAATCTCCAATCCAAGCATCACACCAAGTAACAGCATGATAACCATTGCAAATATCAACTAAACCATTTTGAATATTAGGGTCATTAGACCATTTAGCAACAACTTCTCTAGCAAATCTTTCATTAAGAGTACTAAGATTAAGTTTATTGCGTAAATCTCCAATAGTTTTCTTAATATGATTAATGAAATCAATTACTTCAGGATTCTCATTTTCATCAACTACAACATCAAAAATAGTACCATATTTATTAATAAGACTATCTGTATCAAGAAGTAACTTTTGAAAACGTCTTTGCTCACTAGGATTATTACGAATCATTTCTATAGTTTCAGGAGCAAATATAGAAGCATAAGTTCCATCTTCTTTTTTATAGAATTGGTCAGCATCACTTATAAGTTTCTTAGCTGTAGCACTAGTGAATCTATCAATAGCTTCATAAAGTTTAGGAGACATATTTGTATAATCAGTACTAACATTCTCAAAACTGTTATTATTCATAAATTGAATTTCACGATAAGCATTGACATCGCCTTCATGTGCTCTACGATTAATATCAATAAACATATCAAAATTGTATTCAACAGACGTACTTTCTTTATCATTAGTAGAAGGAATAATCTGAATAACTTTAACAGGATAAGGAATTACTTTACCTTCAGAATCAAATATTACTTTTGTTTCTTTAGCAAGAGCAATTTTCTTAGTAACTTCATTACCATCAATTACATCATGAATAACTTGGAAATTACCAAATCCTTTATCAATACGATTATAAAGATAACTATTGTTTATAATTTGAACACCTTTAGCATCATTCTTAATAAGATTAATAATTTTACTATAAGCGTCACGAGCACCACCTATATCACCAGTAGTTCTATCTTTATTAATATCAAAACCAGTATTAACTCTACTTTTAGAAGAAATAGCTCGTTCATTGGCGTATTCTTTACGAAGGTTATCTGCTTCTTCTTTAGTAAGTTGATTACCTTGAAGTTTATTATCAATAATAGTTCTATAATACATCTCACTATAAAGAGTATTATTAGCTTGATTAACAGAAACAATACCATGTTCGTTTTCTTCAAGCATACTAACAGGATAAGCAAATATTATATCACCATGACGAACAGTCTTATAAAGGTTTGTAGTATTAACACCACGATTCTTAAAAGTAAGTTTTACATAAGGATTAACTCTATCAGTCCAAACATTATAAATACCATACTTAACAGCAAGTTTAGTATCATCAGGAGCAGTAGTCTTATCTTGAACAGCTTGAGGTTTATTATCTACCACATCTTCTACGGGGCGGATTTCCGTCTCTTCTGCAATAGTTCTAGTAGCAGCAAATTCATCATTAATATCTGCTTCTGTAATATCGTTTCTACGAGAAGGAACATTAAGAGTTATAACTCCATCAGGGGCACTAAGCTCATTAACCCAGATTTTACCTACTCTTTTCTTCTTTACAGTTCTCTTTGGAACCATACCATTATCAGAATGACTTCTTAAATAATCATCACGATAATCGTCATAAGTAATATGCTTAAAATTAGCATCAATTTGACTAAGAAGACTAGTAGGTTCTCCATCTTGATTAGCAAACAAAGTATCATCACGAAGAGTACTATTCTTAATAATCTTATTAACACCATTACGACGCATCTTGAAACCTTCAACTACAAACGCATATTTAATAAGGTCTATAGCTGCAAGTTTAACAAGAGGATTCTGACTCTTAGTAGCAGTTTCAAAAAGATTGTAAGCAGTTTCAGTATCTACATTGTCATCATTAAAACGAATAGATTGAGCAGCACATTCTTTATTACCAACACGGTAATTATCTTGAAGGTCAACTTTAAGTTTACTAAATATACCAGCATCTTCTGCTTTACTTTGTAACCAAGCAACTTTTTGAGCAGGAGTAAGTTTAGACCAAGCATCAATTTCATCTTGAGTTGGTTCAGTAATATCTGCAACATCAAAATGAAATACTGGACTACCACTAAATCCATAAATACGAAGACGCTCTTGTAAATCACTTGTTTTAGTTGACTCAAGACGCCCCGTAGAAGAGTTGATAGTATAACCTAATCTAATTCCATCAGCATTATTATAAGCAGCACCAATAACATACTTCTCATAATCATTATACTCTTTTTCAGTAAGTCTACGAGGAGTAGGAAGCATTCTACTAAGAGCTTTAATAGTAGTTACAAAAGCAGGATTTTGAGTTTCAAACAGCATACTATTAACTACAGTACTAGTAACCGAAGCATACTTTAAGAAAGCATTAAGAGAAGGATAAGCAGATTCATGAGTATCTTTTACGTAATTATCTTTATCTACAACACCATCTTTAATAAGTCCAGGATAAATACTTTCAAGGAAAGGAATACCATCCTTACTAAGTACTTTAGCTTGTTTACTATTATTTATATCTTTAATAGTTTCAAATACTTCATTAGTAGCAAATATAGTTTGTTTAGCTCCAAACTTATCAGGATTACAAACTCTTACAGTTTTCTGAATTACATCAGCTAAACGATTAATATCATTGTAAGCCATAAGAATCTCTACTTCACGAGCAAGAGAAACATTGTTTGCATTCTTGACGTCATTAGCTAACTGTTCTTCATCAAGAACAATATTGTTGTTTTTAATGAAACTATAATCTGTACCGAGTTTATCATTAATAGCCTCAACTACCATTTTACCTGAATATAAAGAACTAGTATCAACACCGAGTTTTTCAGCTACTTCTTTAAGAGCATCAACTATAGCCTGAGCAGAATCTTCACTATAAACAGATTTACCTTTATTATAAGCATTAACTATACGAGTTACAGCAGGGTGCATCATAAATGCAACACCAGTCTTATAATTACTACCTACATCAGGAAAAGTTTTATATACTGCAAAAGTAAACTCATTTACATTAGGTACAGCACCTTTCTTTACAGCATCAAGAATATGGGCTGTAGTCTCAGAACTATAAGCAGTAAGAATAGCATCATCTACATTATGATTATCGTGTGACCAACCAATCATAGTATGATTAATTGTAACATAATCATCTTTATAAATAACATTGTCTTCTCCAAAACGTTTAGCTAAAACCTCAGCTTGTTTTGGAGTAGCTTTGTATCTAGCACTAATAGCATAATTTTTATCAATAGTTGGTTGAACTTTGTTGCAAATAGACACAAAGGTATCACGAGTAACACTAAACGCTTTAAGTTTAGCACCACTCATAACGTCTTCTTGATATTCAGCTTGGTCAATAAAATCATAACAACTACGACCATTACGAACACTCTTAACTACATCATTCATAATATTATCACGTGCATTGATAATATCTTCAAATTGAGATTGACCGGTATTCTCTTCAAAAGCTTCATCAGATTGAAGAATACGAAGCATATCATCAAGTATACGATTGTTACGAGCTTGACGACTATTCTTTTCTTCAATACTATTGGCTTTACTAAATTCTTCACGACTAAGAAGTCCGCCCTCTTGTGCAGCATTAGCTAAAGCAGTAGATTCGTTAACTCCATTTTTAACAGCTTCTTCTAGTTTAGATTTAGCTTCATCATTAAGTTGTTCTTTTACATAATCATCATATAATTTACCAAATGATTCTTTATAAGCAACTTTCTGAATATCTCCATCTTTATCTATATATGTATTATGTTGAATACCATATACAGAATCAATATCAAAGTCAGAACCAGTTTGAGCAACCCAATCATCAGGAACAACAATAGTTGAGCCTTGAGCATCATCTGTAAATCCAACTACTTTCATAGCACAAACAGATTGCTTACCTTCAGTAGGAATACGATAACCAATAATGGTATCAAGTTTAGTTCTTTGAAGTTGTTCAAGAAGTTCTTCATCACTGGCTTTATAAGTACCATCTTCATTTTTAGCAAAACCGAAGTTACTCTTAGGAAGAAGAACTTCAATATAACGTCCACCATCAGGATGATAACGAAGATGCTTTGAATAACCTACATTAGTTACCTGAGCAGCATGAAAACCAGGCAACTTCTGACGAGTAATAGCATTATTAAACATAGACTGACAAACATTCTGAGCTTTACTCATCATATTAGTCATATATGTAGGCATAACAGTATTAGCTCTTCCAAGTTCAGTATAAGGACTATCTTCATTAAGAGTAAAGAACTCTAGAATATTACTATCAAGACCTTGACGAAGACATTCTTTACGAAGTTTATTGAAGAATAGTTTCATATCAAGTCCTTCAATGTTTCCATTAGTATCGAGTTTAATAGAACCATCTTCATTTGTAGGAATATTAAGTTCCTTAACAAGACTATTGAAACTATCTTTAATATTAGCAACATAAAGTTTAAAGAACTCTTTCTTAACTTCTCCAATAGTTCCAGTATCAGGAATATTATCAACAATCTTCTTCATAATTTGAATAGCAGCTTTATTTTCTGCATTCATGTGTTGAGGAGTTTCTTGTTGAGTATAAAGGAAATTATAAGAATAAGTCTCTTTATAATCTTTTACATGATTATTAAAATCTTGAATATGAGCATCAGTAACTTCGCCAGTTTCTTCATCAAATAAAGTAAGAACACCAGCTTTACCAGCTTTAGAAGTCTCTTCTGTATTGAGTTGGTCAATACCATTATCTTTCATAAGTTTATATACTTTCTCAAGGTCAGTACCTTCAATAAATCTAGGTACAAGAACAAGTTCTGCATTCTTAATTTGACGAGGAGCATAAGTATTAATCTTATCATTATAAGTCATATCATAATAGAAGTTCTTTTGCACTTGAACAAAAGTCTTAATATCATCTACTCTAAGAGGTTTACTTCTATCCATAATACGCTCAATAAGAGGCATATATTTATTAAGTTGTCCTCTACCTGCAACACGACGAATCCATTCTTCAAAAGTAATATAAGATTGAGCATCGTTTATAGTAGTATTTTGATAGCCTTCCATATGTTTATTTGCTTTAACAATAGCTTCAGCTTCTGTAAGTTCAGGGTCATGTTTCATATAAACACGAGCAAGTTCATGAACAACAGGACCGTTTTGAGAAGCTTCGTGAGAAGTTCTTACAGTATTTTTAATAGTAATACCAACAAAACCAGGACGTTGAGTAACATGAAGACCAAGACTATTAAGTTTATCTTGAATAGCTTGACTATTAAGATAACTCATTTTCTTTAAGTCTGTCAACATCATATTCTCATCTTGATAAATATTAAAAGTACTATAAGGAGTACCACTAGCTTGACCTTCCTTAGCACGTTTCAAGAAGTCTTGAGAAGACTTATAAAACTTATCATCACCTTCAAATAAATCATCAAAATAATTATAAGCAAGACGATAATTAAGAGTAAAGTCAGCAACATTATCATCATTAATAAGTCCAGCTACATCAAGATTTTTAAATTCATCCATACGTATAGCAGAACTATCAATATAATCACTAATAAATTCTGCTATTTTGTTATCAATAGCTTCAGCTTGGTCTTTAGTATGATTAAGTTTAATCTTACCATTCTCATAACCAAAATGAATAAAGCCACCTTTACTACCATTATACAGACTATCAAAATAATCATCAAGAAGTTCTTGACCATAATTACGAACTTTACCAGTCTTATAATCAGTAATAGTGAACTTATCACTATGGAACATATTTCCAACTAAACCATAATTAGAATCAAGATATTTATCTTTCTTAGTTTGATAATTAGCATAAAGTCTACGAGCAGATTCTTTATCTAATCCAAAAGCATTATTAGGATTAAACTTAGGTTTACCATCAGCTTCACGCTGAATAACACCATCATCGCCAGTCAAGAATATCATATTAATAGCTTCAGCCATATTAGTCAATTCTTGATTGAATATTTTTCTAAATTGTTTATAAATAGGATGTTCTCTATTAACTTGATAATTAACTTGAACGTCACCAATTCTACCATTACGATAAGCTTGTTTACGATACTTATCATATATCATAGGACGAAGATTATCTCTTATTTCATTATTATCAAGAATAGTAGCTTTACCATTCTCAATAACAAATTTATTCATACCTTTTACGGGGCGAATAGAACCTGTAATAATATATTTATTTACATTACCTTCTTCATCAGTAAATTGATAACCAATAGTTGCAGTTTTACCATCATTACGAATAATCTCATTCTCATATACAGAACGAGTAATATTATTATCAGTTAAATCTCTAGTAATTTGAGCACGGTCACTACGATTGTCTTCAAGTTGAATAAATTTAGCTCTAGGATTAGCTTGATTAAATGCAGCTTCAGACATACTAGCAATATGTTCTGCGACATAATTTTTAATGTAATTATCTACATCAGCAGCATTTGTTACAATTCTAATTGGATTACTCTTAGTTATATGATAACGTGGAGCACGAACTATAAATGTTTTAGGAGCATCAGAAGGAGTTCTCATAAAGTAATTAGCAAGAGGAATACTATTAGTTACTCTATCAGCATCAATATTTTTATCACTATTAAAATAATTAGCAAAAGCAGTATAAACATAATCACCTTTACTCATTTGAGCATAAGTAATACCTGTACCTTCATTAGTTTTTACAGCTCCATTAAATAATGCAACGTTAAGTAAACCAGAAGCATAATTAGTAACACCATATTTCTGTTTGTCAGCATCATAATAAAAGAGACCATAATTTACAATCTTACCATTTTCTCTAGTTTCAATAAGAATATTGCTAAGATTATATTGATTGTTCTTAAACTTAAACTTAGCAAAGTTAACAAGAGACTCAGGAGCAGTATTACCTAATTCATCAGTAGTAGTCTTGGGACTATTGAGCACTTTAAGAAGATAAGTAATCATAGAACTATTGATAATATCAGATTGAAGATTACCTAAACCATTACGAGAATTAAGTTCAACTTTAACAGAAGAATAAGGATAAAGTTTATCGGCTAAAGCAATACTCTGAGTAATACTATCTTGAGAACGATAATCACTAAAGCGAATATTATCTCTTTGACTAACAAGTTTATCTATTTCTTCATTAATTTTATCTATACCTTTATGTTCTCCAGCTTCGTTAAGAGCGTCAATCTTAGTTTGAAGTTTCCTAATTTCTTTGTTAATACCACTAATAGCATCACGATTTTCGGTATACTGAGAAGTAGTAGCATCAGAAGCTTTAGCTATCTTTCTTAGACTATCAGTAAGATAACGCATATTAGTAGCAACTTCACCGTTATTAGCAAGACGAACATAATTATCAATAGAAGCTTTATCTGCACTAGGATAATAATCTTTAATGCGAGAAGCAATTTTATCAACAATAGTATTATAAAGCTTAGCCTGGTCTAAAGCAAACTCATCACCAGCAGCAAGAGCTTGAGTGTATTCTACAATAGTTTCATCTACTTCATTAGCAAGTTTATTAGTAACATCAGAATCAGTATTTATGTGAGTAAACTTAGCATCATTAAGGAAACTAAGAGCATGAACTTGTTGAGCATTACTATTCTTATTACTCTTATTCATAGCTGTATTCTCATCAGCAATACGAGTTTCATATTTGTTAATTACAGTTTTAAATTGAGTATAAAGACGAGCAGCATAATCTAAATCAGAAGTAAGGTCTTTATAAAGTTTAATAAGACCTTCCATACCAGGAATATTACTAGCTTCTTTTACACTATCAATAAAAGTATTAAGATTAGAAACATCTTTCTTAGCACTAAGAGTACTAATAATATCTTTTACATCAATATAATCTACATTACCAGTAGGATTGTTTTTATCATAATCATAAACATCCTTTACTTTACCAGACTTTAAAGTCTTAGTACCAACAGTATTACTAGTAAGTTTAGGTATCATAGAAAGATTAAGACGAATATCAAGGTCAAAACCTTTCATATAACTAGAACCAAGACCACTATGGTCATTCCAAGTATTATCTTGTCTATCGCCTACAGTAAGTACATCTTCATCTTCATTATTGTTATAAGAAGAATCATCTACTGAATCAAAATCTTCAGCATAAGCTTCAGTAAGACTAGATTCAGTTTCATCGCTATATTTTAGATTACCAATAATAGGGTCAACAATAATAACTCTATTAAAGAAATCTTTACCAGTAGTATCTTTAAATATATCTTTATAAATAGCAAAAGTATTTTGAACTTGAACATCGCCATTCTTATCAAAAGCTTTAGTTATAGCAAGTATAAGTTCATCTTTCTTATAATAAGTTTTATTATTATTAAGAAGAGCATCAGCTATCTTATTAACTTCAGCATTAGTTGCAGGTTTACCAATAGCTTTAAGATAATTAGCAGCAACATCCTTAGTTATTCTAACTTTTGTACGTTTAATTAAATCACCAAGAATAGTATCTTTATCGACAATTTCTCCACTTCTAATATCACTAACATACATACTACGCATAATATTAGGAATTGCTCTAGTAATAGCATATACCTTTGCATGACTATCGCTATAACCGAAAGCATCTACATCCTTAGCATAATAAGTACCTGTACTTTGAGCATTAACATCAAAGTGAATACTATTATAATAACGGATAGCAGTTTTAGCAATAACTCCTCTTTCGGAATTATCAACACTAGGAATATTATCAGTATGATTTACTTTCTGATAATACTTAACAAACTCATCAGTAAAACCTCCAGTTTCAGGATTACTAATAAGACTAATTAACGCTACAAAACGAGCATTATTTGCTCCAACCTTACGTTTAATGCTTGTGCCAGCACTTGTTGTTTTAAAATTACAAGCCATAACTTTATTAATTAAATTAGTTATTTAAAAGTAAAGTTCTAGAAGATTTTAAATTCTCCTCTAGAACCTCGAAATATATTTTATGAATAATCTATTTGCAAGACATCGAAATCGCAGCAGAGCTGACGAGAGAGGCAAATTTGGCACGTTCCGACATCGGGAGAGATTCGATTGCTGAATTGAATGAATTGAAAGCTACTTCTTCACTAGTACTTTCATCATCATATTCATCATCATCATCAACATCTTCATCTTTGATATCAAACGTTTCATTAGCACTTCCAACATCATCGCTATCTATAATACTATTAGTATTATCAGCAACTATTTCTGTTTCAACTTCTTCTATACGCCCCGTAGAAGATGTTGGTTGAGTAACTTCTTCTTTTTCTTCAGCTTTAACCTCGGCTTCTTGATTATTCTTAAATATTTCACCAAGAGCTTCCATTTGTTTAGCACGAAGACTATTAGGACGAATATTAATACCAAATAAATCACCAATAAATTTGAGTATTTTTTGCCAAATAGTATTACCTTTAATTACTCCACCATCAGCGTCAACTTGATTAAGATAATTCATTAAATCAACATTGGTAAGAGATTCAACAATAAACTCTTCTAGAGCATCTTGAGGATTCTCACGAGTATCATAACTTTCAGCAGTAAAAGTATTAACGTTATTCAGCCAATTACTAATCTTTTCAAGAGTAGCTTTATCTTGAATATGTCTACGTTGTTTAATCTCATTAATATTTCCTGCTTTTAAATCATTAATATCTTGATTAATAGCAGTAGCAAAATCATCATAAATATCTTGCATTCTATTTCTAAGATTAGCAACTGCATTAGGATGACGTTTATCATTAGCCATATCTTCAATATAAGCATGAAGATTTTCGTGCATCAAAGTTCTAATAGCTCTACCTTTTTCACCAGATTTCTTACTATTAATCATATCTAAGAATGTTTGACCAATAACAACTTTACCGCCTTTAGTTTTACTCCAAACAGCATTAGCTTGTGCATGATGTTTACTCATAAATTCTTCGTCAAAGATAATATCTTTAGCTAAAAGTTTACGTAAAGGACTATCACTTTTAATACTATTTAGTTTCTCTTTAGATGTATCATCTAATAAAAGAGCACTAGCAACTTCAAAACCTTTATCTGTAGAATTAGATGTTACAATGGATTTAATTTCATTAGCTTTAGAAATATAACTATCACCAACATCTTCTACGGGGCGGCTTTCTTGTTTATTTGTTACTTGAAAACTAAATCTAGCATTAGCTCCTTGTTTATTAATAGCAGTTCTTCTAATATTACTACCATTTTCTTGAGCCATATTAACTCTAAGAAGATTGTTTTGTTGAATAAAATCTTTAAAACTATCATAAGTAAGATTTACACCATTTTTTCCTTTATATTCAGGAATAGTAATTTGAAACTTACCATCAGTAGTTCTACTAGTAATACCTTGAAGAGGAATATTATGATTATTATCAGACTTTAAAACAGCAAAGTTAATATTGAAATTTAGACTTTTTATTCCTTCAATAAGTTTATCGCTTACAGCAGATAAATCACTATTGTAAGAAATATAGTTAGGTTTACCATCAACTTTATTGATTATTTGACCTATACCATCACCATTCTTATCTCTATAGAAAAGAAGTTGATTATTCTTATTACCAAAGTTAATTCCAAGACTATTTGCAGTTCTAAATACAGATAGTTCTTTACTAAGGAAAATAGGATTTTTATTGATATTAAGAAGATTATCAATAAAATCAATAAAATTATCTCTATTTTCAGCAAAATCACCATCATTAAGAGAAGCAAGTCTATCTTTAATTTGAGTAATTATAGCATTTTGAAGTTGCTTAAAGTCTTTACCTGTCTCAACGTGTTGTTGTTTGTCATCTTTTGTATAGTATGTAGCACCTGTCCAACTCACAGGATAAGCATTTACAATATCTACAGTACCGTTATTACGAGGAACAGTGATATAAGTTCGACCAACATTAACAAGAAACTTATTACTTCCAATACCATTAATAAATTCACCAGTAGTAGATTTGGCAGCAATTTCAAATTTAGTATCTTTAGCGATAGCTAATTGAATAGGCAGAGAAGTTTCAATATCACTTTTAAAAGTACCATCGTTGCTACGAATAAGTTCACCTTCAAATACATCACTAGCTACAATATCAATGTTTGGATTGTTATCTAATTTGCTAGTTTCATTATAACTTTCACGAAGAGTATCAAACCATTTATCAATAGAATTAGCAACTACTGCACTAGTAAACTTATTAACTCCTCCTTCGGTAAGAACTTTATAGTTATATTTCCAAAGTTTAGCAAGACCATTAAGAGCAACTTCATATTCAGGACCATTTTTATCAGAATTAATCATATTATTCTTAACCATATCTTGAACAATAGGATTACTCTTAAATTCATTAACTAGCTGTTCAGCGTTAAACTTATCAAAAGCAGCTTTATGAATAATTTCATTAAGTTTTTCGTACTCAGTAGTTTTATTCCTAGCTATATCTTTAAGAACTTGTTTAAGTGCTCCATCTTTAGAACCATCAGCTTTATCTACATGATAAATAAGTCCATCATTCTTTTGAATGTATTCACCTCTATCTCCGATAGAAGGAATTGATATACTACCAACAAGTTTACCATTAGATTTAATGCCTAAACGACTAGTACCTTTACTTGTAGTAACTCTTTCAATAGTAAGTTTATCACCATTCTTAAGTTTAACTTGTTCAGCATAATTTTCTTTCATATCTTCATTTGTACCAAAATCTGAAAGATTCATATTAACTTGATGAACAGTTCCATTAGGAAGAGCAGCATCTCTTTCAGCTTGAGACTTATGGAAATTATTTAAGAAAGCAACAGGATTACTAACGTCATTAGCATCAGTAATATTAAACTTAGCTTGACCTTCAGGAGTATTAAGATAAGCAGACAAACTATTAAACATAAAGTCAGCCATAGAATAATCATCATAAGCAGACTTAATATAATCCATAAGGTTCATAAGATTACCATAATACTTACCATTGATTTGTGGAAGTTCAGCATCTTTAGCATATACATCAAGAAGGTCACTAACAGCTTTTTTATAAGAATCATCAAATACTACAGCTTTACCATTTTTAGATTTGGCATTACGTTCTTCTTGGTCAAAACTACTAAAATAAACAGAAGCAACAGTACTTTCTTTATTCATAAGTTTTTCTTGTCTCTTACGAATACGTCTAAAAGCACTATCTATTTGTTTTTTAGTTTCAGTTTCACTATATCCTTTAGCTACATAATCATCAAGAATACTCTTAGCTTTAACATCTAAATCTAAATCGGGAGTAGTTTTTAATTCAGTAATAACATCTCTAATGACTTTAGTATCAGAAGCATTATCCATAAAATCAGGAACTTTAGGTTCTTCAACTTCAGGAGTAGTTTCTTCTACTTCAGGAGTAATTTCTTCAACATTAGTAGTAGGTTCAGCTGCTGCTGGAGTTTCTAGTAATTTTGTTTGTTCTAGACCCCCCGTAGAAGATGTTTGTTGTGAAGTTTCTTCTTCTTTTACATCTTCAATTCCTAGTTTACCTTGACTAACAACCTCAAAATCATTACCAGTAAGTCTAATAATAGGATAAGAAGTTATACCTACGTTATCTTGAGTAGCAATATTAGCATTAGCAAACAAATCTTCATTAGTTGTAAGATTTGCAATATTATCGTTACTTATAGGATGAACTTCATACTCATCATTATTCTGAGTTGGAACAAGTTGATAATCATCAGAAGTAGTCTCATTACCAGTACTAGCTACAAACTTATTACTTGTAAAGTTTAATTTTCCAATTTTACTCGGTTTCACTGTAGGCTGTTGTGTACCAACATTCGATAATTGCGTATTTCCTTGCGCTGTGACGCTTTCAAGTGATGAACCTGATAAATTATTCGTCTGCCCAATTTGAGGGGCTGAGAGCGAAGGATTTAGGGGTTCTACCGTTGGTGAAGCTTCAGTAGAAGTAGGAGTTGCAGAATTAAGTTGTTCAGCTTCTTCTTCTTGAGCTTGAGTAGCAGCAGGTTTAGTATCTTCAAACAAATCATCTTTAGCAAGCATTTCTTGTATTTGCTCACCAAAACGATAATTAAGATTACCACTAAGATGAAGAGCATCTAAAGATTCTTTTAAATTTGCTTTATCTTTATCGTCAAGAACAGATACGAAATTGTCATAATTTTCAAAGTCTTGATTATAATAAGCACCAACTGCGTTAATAATAGCATCACGATTATCTTTATTACGTTTAGCTATATCCTTAACAGTATCGAAACTTTGATTTACAACTTTAACTCTAGCATCATCAAGAGTTTGATTTAAGAAACTAAGTTCACTAGCAATATCTTCTCTATTCTTAACTTGTTTACTTCTAAGATAATCTCTATTAACTTCAGCAATAGCTTTATCAACAAGTAAATCAGTAAAGTTTTTACCAACAACGCCAGGAATACCAAATTCATCAGCAGCAGTAAGAATTTGATTAGCTTTTCTACGATTATCTTCAAAAGCTTTATTTTGCTCAGCAATACTTAGTTCATCAGAATATTTACTAAGTTCGCCAATAATATTATGCTTAGTAGCATACTCATCAAGTCTTTTGAAGTAATTGGCACGCTTAGTAGCATCTTCATTACCTTCAGCATCATTAAGGTTTAAAGACATAATATCTTTAAGTTCTTTACTAGCACCTTCATTAGGTTTAAATTTAAGAACACCATTTTCATCATGAAAAGCTGTAATTCCAGTACGAATAGCTTCACGAAGATAATCAGGAGTAAGTTGTGCTTGAACAGCAGCTATATTTTTGTTAATATTATCAAGAGCAACAGCTTGACTAATATCAGTCTTAGCAGATTCTTCAATTTCTCTACGTTGAGCATAAAGTTCAGCAAGATTATTAGCAAGAATAGTTTGAGCTGCAACTCTTTGTAAATCATCAATAGATGTATCACCAAGTTTATCAGCTATTTCTTTAACTTGAAGAGCAACATTAATATTAGATTGAGTTAAATTAAGTTTATCTTCTTGACGAGTAATATCTTGACCATATTTGACATTGTTTGTAGCAATCATTTGAAGATATTCAATAGGAATAACTTGGTCATCTTTACGATGAGCAGCATAATTATCAGCAATATTTATAACTCTAGTAAGTTCATTATTATATTGTTGAGTAACTTCATCCATTTTATTAAGTATCTCTTGCTGAGTTTGAGTGGCATCTTCTTTAGTAGCAATACCTTTATTTACTAAAGCATCACGTACTTCATCAGATTTCATAAACTCACGAAGATACCCAGCATTACCATGATGAGTTGCATTCAAAGTCAAATCAGTAATAAGTTCATCTTGTGCTCTAGACTTAGCAATCTCTTGAGCAGTAGTATTACCTTTAATATCGGCTTTTTCATTAAGACCAGCAAAAGGATTAACACCTTCTTTAATCTTAGCAGCTCTATCAAAGAACGTATTAAAGGTGTTCAACCAAGATTGCATATTATCTCTACGAGCTTTAACTTCTCCAGTTTCACTAAGACCAAAAGAACTAGGAGCGCTTTCACCAGTTTTATCATCTTTTTTAGTCTTATTTTTTTCATCTATAGTAGCTTGAATTTTACCAAAAGTAGAACCTAAATGATGAAATACAATACCACCCATTACTCCCCAAAAAGCAGAATCAGCAAGACCTCCACTACGAAGATACTTTTTCATTCTATCATCCCAAGGAGATTTGTCAGCATCAGCTTCATCTAGAAGTACTTTACCAAGATTAGTACCTTCCATTTGAGCAATATAGTTTACACCTTCTTCAAGACCTTCACTAAGTTCTCCAGCTATAATAAGTTTTTCGTTTTTAAGTCTATCCCAAACTTTATTACGAGCTTTAACCCAAGCAGAAACTTTATCAGTAGCAGCTTTAATTTCTTCTTCAGTTTTACCTATAGCAAGTTTATTATTACGAAGAGTTTGATTAAGACTATAAGCTCCACCTCTATCTTTAAGACCTTTCCAAAAACCTCTAAGTCCATACATTTGAATAATATCAAAAGTAAGGTTTCCAAAGTTATATTTAAAGTCTTCATCAGCAGAAGCTTTAGAAATCTTTCTAGCAACAGCATTTCTATCAGAAGTATCAACGTCTTGAAGAAGTTCTTGATTCTTATTTACAAAAGCTTGATAATCTTGATTGTTCATATGATTAAGTTTATCAGTAGCATCTTTATAAACATCTTGATAAACTCCTTGTGCTTCTTGATAATTTTCCATCATACGTTGAAGTACAGCATTACCTCCAACATTAGCAAAAGTGTTAAGTTTTCCGCCTTCTCTAGTACTATTTATAATTTTAGCAGCAGCAGATTGAAAACCACTAAGTTGAGCACCTTCTACTCCACGTTCAATATTATCAAGAGTTTTATTAATACCAAATAAACTTTTAAGACCACTACGACTACGTGCACCAAGTTTAAGAGCTTTACCTATAGCACCAGCACCTTTCATAATACCAGTAGCAGGAAGAAGCAAAGTTAAACTAGACATTACGCTAGGAACATTACTAGCCCACCAACCAAAATTTGTAAGACCGCCATTATAAATATCATTATGTTCAGGGTCACTATATATTGGAGCAACTTCTTGGTCAAAGTAATCTTGCCATTCTTTAATTTTGTTACTAATAGGATTTTGATAATCACCATCACTAGTAAAGAAACCATTTGTAATAGCATCAAACAAATCAGGTACAGCTTTGATTGTACCAAGAATAGCTTGACTAACAAGAGTTTGACCTAAAGCATTACCAGCTTTAGTCCAATTAGACTGATTTTCAGCACGTTCTTTATCAAGATTAGTAATAATATTAGGAGTAACACCATAACGTTGATAACTATGAGTATCACCCATTACCCAAGCATCATCTGCATTCTTAGCAAATTCATTAGCTGCACCAGATGTAATATCTTGGCTTACATCTAAAGTATGAAAGAAGGGTTGTTGAGCACGACCCTTCTTTGTTTTAGGATTATAATTAGGATTACTAACTATAACTCCACTATTATTAAAAACGTTTTCTGTATTCATAATTAATCAATGTTATAAGCGTCATTATCATACATTCCTATATTACTAAGAATATAATTAGAATAAATAGCTCTTTGATTATTAATAAGATTAATATTATCTGTATCTACAAAACTATCCATAGCTTTAGCTAATTTAGTCTTATAATCTTCAGATGAAAAATCTCCATTTACAACATTATTAGCTATAGGAGCAAAACTTTGCCAAGCTTGTGGATAAAGTTCACTCATAGCACTAGTAACATAAGTATCTACTTGTCTATTTAAATCTTGTTGAAATTGAGCATTTAAAGAACCATCTTTATTTCTAAGACCCTTACGAAGATTACCATCTTCATCATAAAATTGTTTATTAGCTAAATCAATACCATCCTCAACTATAAGCATTTTATTAACTTTACGAAGTGCATCTTCTCTAGTTAAAGGTTGTATTCTACCATTATCATATTCCATTTGATAAACTGCTTTTCCAGTAGAAGGGTCATTATAAACATTAAGTCTACCATCTTGAGGAATATCAACAGGATAGTTATACATTTCCATACTAGCAAGTTCTTTCATAGCTCTAGTCTGAGAATTTTGAGAGAATAGTTTCTCAGCTTCACCATTCATAAAATCAGGAATAAATATTTGACGACTATTCTGTTTAATATCTTCAACTCTATTACCTGTTTCTGTATCATTATCCATCTTAGTTGGAATAGTAATAACATAACCAGTTTGATTACCTTGCATACCAAGAGAAACTTGTGTTTCTGGGTCAAACTTTCCATTAGCAATAGCGGCACGTACTAAATCTTGAATATTAGCTTTTTCATTACTACTATCTACTATATGACGAACTGTAGTATGGTCATCAGGATTTTCTTCATCAGTAACATACAGTTCATACTGAGTAAAATCAGCATTCATAAGACCATTAATAATAGCATTACTATTCTCTTTTACTAGAGCGTTAGCTAATTCAGTATTAAGTCTACCTCCATTAAGAGCATCACTAATTTGTTTTCTACGAGCACTATTAAAAGGAAGAATCATAGAGCTAACAGTAGATAATTTAGAACCATTAATATCGTTATCTTTTACAGGGCGGATAGCTTTGTTAGCAACAGCTACAATATTATTAGGCATTTCAAAATTAATATTACCTGTAGGATTAATATAATAACCATCAGTATCGGTTATATCTGTTCTACTTCTTCTATTAATCCAATTTTTATCTGCATCACTAACACCTATGAGCTTACCTTTAGCATCTATACCAGCTACTTGAAATCTATAATTATTATCATATCCTTTAGTACTAAGTAAAGCATTATATACTTTATTAAATAAAGGATTACGTTTACTAATATCAAGAATATATTGACCGTCTTTTATTTTAACTTTAGCTCCTGATTTAATTAATGCATCTTTACTAAGTCTACTTCTTCTAAGCATATCTTCAAAAGCATCAGTTTTATACTCGTAGTCTTTAGCAAGCCAATCTAAACCTAATAGTCTTCTTTTCTCAGTTTGTCCACCAAACTTAATAGATAAACTTTCTGCTTCTTTAGAACCTTGACTACCTAATCTACGTTTAGCTTTGGCATAATTTTTACTAAATGTATTATCTGAACCACGTCTATTACCATCAGCATCTGTACCATTATTAAGACCAGGAAGAATACCATTACTATTTACAGCATTAAGAAAACTAAAAGCTTTACGCTGATTTTCATCAGCTCTACTCATCATACCTTGTATTCTACGACCATCAGTTCTAAGTTTCTTTATAGCTTGATTTACAAGAGACTGTTTAACTGGGTCACTAAAGTGGGCACGAGATAAATAATTAGCAGCACCAACATAATCTCCATCACTTATAAATTGATTATATATTTTTTTACTAAGCATAACTTTATTATTTTAATATAATACACCACCTTGAGAAAGTTGGTCTTGAAACCAAGAATTACCATTTTGAATACTAGTTGATACTTCTCCAGGATTACTATAATAAGTTCCACCTAATGTAGGAACTGGAGAAATAATTTTACTAGTATCTGTACCAGAAGCAAGAGCTGCTTTAGTGCCATAGGTTAAACCTCTAGTTTCAGAACTACCTGAAGTATGACTAACGCTAGTATTATCATAAGCCATATTCTTAGTAATAACACCTATTTTACTAAGCATATATTCTTTAACTTTAAGAGGTTGACCATTAGCATCATAAATATCATTATTAAAAGCATCAATACTATTTTGAAGAGTTTTACGTTTTTCAGGGTCAGTAGTAGTACTAAGTTCATCTTTAAGTTGATTGACTTTCCATTGAACATCATCAAATTGTTGAATAAGAGCATTCATATTATCTGGGTCAAGAGCAAAAAGTTTATTATAAACTTCATCAATCTTTTGCTTAGTTAAAGTTTCTCTTTGGAAACTAGAACCACTAGAAGTACTATAACCAGTTTTTACAGAACGAAGACTTGCAGAAGTACTAGTACCACCATTACCTACACCTTGTTCATCAGAGACACTATGTTGAGAACTACTACTAGTAGCACGTTTTACAGGAGCAGCAAGTTGACCAGCAAGTGTAACAAGTCTAGACATATCAACTTTCTTAACTGGGTCCCATCCAGCTTTCCAATCTGTACCTCCAACTATGTTACCATTTGCATCACGAATATCTTCATAAGCATATTTATTTTGTGCAAGCCAACGTTCTTTAGTAAGACCACTAATAACTCCACTATTAGCAAGAGACTCAACTTCACCTTTCTTCTTTTCATAAGCTTCATTAGCTCGAATACGACCAATAACTTCAGGAGAAGAAGTAGCACTTCCAGCAAGTTCAGTAGCAACATCTAATGCTCTACTATAATCACCATATTGAGCAGCATCATTAATCTTTTGTTCAATACGTTTAGCATAATCGTATTTCCATTTATCCTCAGCAGCATTAAGTTTTAATTGACCAATAGCATTTGTAATAGCAGACTTTTGTTGAATTGCTTTATCAGAACGTTCATCAATTTTATTTAATGCTTGACTAAGAGCTTCAAGATTTGAACGAACTGGTACACGTTGAGGAACATAGCCTCCAATAGTAATACCACTTTGATTGTTTTTATAAGCCATAATATTATTATTTAATTACTGATTACAAAAATAGTAAAACTTCTGATAGTAATAGTACTATCAGAAGTATTTATATAATATTAATTTATACCGTATTTTTGTCTTTGTTTAGGAGACAATCTAGACAAATAGAAACGTTTAGTTCTATCATCTTTAGCAGTTCTATAAAGACTAGCTAAAATGTCAGGAGACAAATCAAAATCTATTTCAGAAAGTCTAGTAGGAGTAGCTTCTTTACTAGAAGCAATCATTGCACGTCTAGCTTGGTCATCTTCGTAAGCAGTTCTACCAGCAGTCCAGAAATTAGTCCAAGCTTGAGACAATCCACTAAGACCAACATTAAGAGCATCACCTTTAGCTTGAATAGCTTCATTCTTAATTCTAGCAATCTCACTTTGACGAGCAAGTTCATTTTGTACATTTTGTGCTGCAACAGTTTGTTGGTTCTTAGCATCTTCTGTAAGCATCTTGTTCTCTTCATTCTCTTTAGTAGCCCAAAGTTTACTAAGATTAGAAAGAGCATCAAGATTAATAGCATTACTTCTATTAAGAGCAGCTACAGAACTTGAAGTATTATTGAAAGTTTGTCCAGTAAGTTTGTCTCTATAACGTTTAACCTCCTCTATTTCAGGATTAACATTATAAGTTGTAGGTAATTTACTAGCTTGAATAATAGGTGCTCTATCAGGAAGAACATATTTACCAGCAGTATTATAATTTACAAGACCTGTACTTAATGCAGCAAGAGTATCAATACCTAATCCTAAATAATCTCCACCACTAAATATAGTACGACTACGATTATGTCTTTGTGGAATATAAGGAGTTTCATTAGCAGGATAATTAATGATATTCATTGCATCATTATTTGGTTTCATAAAAGTAGGCTTAATTCTCTTAGCTGTAACTGTTACTTCACCATTACCTAAAACATTACCACCATTATAATCAGAATCATAATCTGGAGCATCATAAATAGAAGTATAACGTTTATTGAAAGGAATATACATACCAGTAGCAGCTTTAGGTCTCATACCTTTTACGGGGCGACTACAACCACCTAAAGTATGTCTTTTTCTAAGATAATTTATTCTATTTATAACATTTTTGTCAGTCATAAAATCTCTACCTCGTTCTTTAACTTTATTATTATAGTTTTTATCTATATGATATTTTCCTGTTTTAAAATAATCTAAAGCATTAATAAAAGGATTTGGATTACTAGTATCTTTCTTTATGTATCTTAAAGCATTATTAACTTCATTATAAGTCTTTTTATCTCCTTCTATATAACTCGCATCAGTAGGTAAATAATTAATAGCATTACTTCCTGATTCAAATATATTATCTTTAACTTTACCGTTTCTAATAAGATGATTTATAAGATTAGATGTAGGACCTAGCCAAAATTGATGATGATTTACTAATTCAGTAGGACGAATATAAGATACATATCTTCCACTATTATTTCTTACAACTTTATTAGAATAACCTTTAGTATTAGGGTCTTCACTCATAGGAGCAGTATTTCCAGCATTAGTTTCTCCTAATAAACCAAATCCATTTACTAAAGGTTGATTAGCTTCTTTAGTCCACTTATAAACACTATCAATCAAATTAGTCGGTATTTCAACACCTTTAAAATTAGAAAATTTCTTTCCTTTATTGTTTGTTTGAATTTCTTTAGTATTAAGTTTTATACTTCTAACATTAGGCAATCTATTAGGAATAATATGTTTTCTTTCTAATTTATCTTTAGCTAGTACATCCTTCCAAACTTGAGCATCAGCTTTATACAAAGGTAAATTAGGAGAATCGTTAGATAATTCTAATCTAGAATTGGCTTCTGCAACATAATTATCATCATTAAAATCGATACGTTCTAAAGGTTTTTTACCATGTATTTGATAAATAGAAAATCTACCATCGTTTCCTACCAAATATGTAGTACTATTTCCTTTATCAAACCATTTATATCCTTTAGGTGCTCGTTTGTTATTAAGAAAAACTACACCATTTCTTATAGATAATTTATTTCCTCTACTTGTTTTATTTTTATAAGTAGTTGAATAATTTCTATATGGGTCTATATTAACACCATATTCAGCTTTCTTTCTAAGTTCAGGATAACGAGAATATACTTTACTTCTAACATCACTTCTTCCATGAAGACCAGCAAGTCTTAAAGCATCAACAGCATCAGCTTTAGTTGGAATAGGATAACTTCTGCCACCACCTGCAAAATCTTTAGATGATACCGAAGGATAAGGACGTTTAGAAGAACCTCTATCTTTAGAAGTTAAACCACCACCTAATTTATGTTTAATTCTTTTAGGAGTATAAGTTTCTGTAATTATTGGAATTAAAGAAGCACCACCCTTTATAGGTCCAAAATCTTTACCATAACCAGTTCTATCTTTAGTAACTACACTATCTCTCCAAGAACCTACAGCTCTGTTATTAATTTCTCTAATAGGATTATTTTCTTTAAGAGTATTATATCTCTTATTACCGAAAATAAAAGTTTTAGCATTATGTTTTACAGCATCATCGTAAGCATCATTAAAGTTATCGAAACCCTTATTAGATTTATAATCATTAGTCCAAGTACCACCTGCACCAGCACCTCTAAAAGTACCACCTTTGAACTTACCTTTTTGTTTATTATAGTTACTATTAGGATTTAATTTTTGATATGCAGTAGCTAATGCAGCAATATTATCAATAGGACTTCTATTACTTCTAATAAAATTCCAAATACTTTTTATATCTCCACCAAATCCATATTTAGCACTACCATCATCTTTAAGACCATTTCTTTTCTTAAAAGCTTGTTGTTGACTAAATACAGAATCTTTATTATAACCTCTAAGAATAGCTTGAGCAGGACTTATACCATTACCAAGAATAGGTTGAGCACTAAAGATTCTTAGAGCACCATTCTTCTTCTGAGCAACTTCACCGCCTTCAGCTTCAACTTCATTACCACCAACATTGATACCAATACCGGTTTGACCAGTCTCATTCACATCTTCATGAGAGCCGCCCCGTAGAAGGTATGTGTTGTTTCCTATCTTAGTAGCATTTCCACCATCAGTAATATAAATACCTTTAGCTCCAAGAGTTTTACCAAGCCTAGCAGCAGTTCTAAATTGTCTAAGATAATCTTCTTGATAATCTCGACTATTATTAAGAACAGAAGTCATATTAGCAGCTTCTTGAGTAGCATCTTGCCAATCTCTAATACTTTGTTGTCTACGCATTTCTCTCTTCTGAGCACTATTACCAAATAAAGAACCTGCTATACTAGTAGCAGCACCAATAGCTGCACCAATCCAACATTTCTTTCTACCACCTAATCTCATAGTAGGAGTTTTAGTTGAGTCACTAGGAATAGTAGTATTGTTATTAACAATACCATTAGTAACAGTCTTATTATTGTCTATAGACTCATCTGCTATAGAACCTGCCGCATTAAAAGCAGGAGCTATAACAGAAGTAAAAAGACTACCGAAGTCAGCTTTAGGTCTACCACCACAACGAAGACTTCTTCTTTTAATTTTTCCAGTCATAATTTAATACTTTGAATAATTAATATTTAAATCTTCAAATCTAAAAGGAACATTATCTATATTTCTAAAGATAAATCTAATAACGAAATAACGACCATAAACTAGATTACGTTCATCACTTGGATTATTAAGCATAGTTTGAATCTTAGTTTCTTGTGTAGGAGTAAGATTATTAATATCCAAGTTATAACGTTTACATATCTCTTCTTTAGTAAGTTTACTACTAATATAATTCCTTATATAATTAAAATTCCAAACACCTTTATCATAATAAGGAACTTTGTAATCTGGAGTTCTATCTCTAGTTACAGTATCATCATTAATCATTTTATGTCCTGAAATATCTAAGTCACCTGTATCATTGCTATCAGTATAAATACGAAGTTTATCACCACTATAATGTTCTACATCACCATAAGTTCCATTGCCCATAAGCGGTTCAGCCATTCTAGTAACTTGATTACTAAAATAAGCATACTCTTTATTAAGTATATAACTAATAGAATTAATACATTTAGGAATATTGTAATTTTCATTTACAATAACATCAAATATAGCAGGATTAACAGTTCTAGTTTCTTCAGTACCATCTTCATGTTGTATAGTAAGATTTGTACTCATAGCTGGAAAACCATAAGCATGGTCATCAAGTCCAGCATAATCTCCAGTTTTACCATAGAATCCTAAAGGAGTATTTTTATGGAAACAATAAAGGAAAGAACTAGTTGTTACAGCATAATAAAAATAACAATGATTTTTAGTATTTACACCTAAGCTAAATTTATAGTCATGAAGACTAATAAACTTCTTACTAATCATATTAAATGATAAAGTAATATAAGCAGGTTGATTATGTTCTCTATCTCCAACATCTTCACTATAGTAAGCAAGACACATAATTACACGAGCATTAGCAAAATCTGTAACCATGTGAGCATCGGCTATTTGAACATTGTTCATCCAATTAAGAATATCACTAGTTAAATCAGTAAGATGATTATTATCGAAATTATATATTCGTTTATTATCTGCATCTACAAACCAATAACCATTACTATTAACAGTCCAGGCTTGAGGATGTTGAAGTCCACCATAACCATGATTACTAGTAAATAGTTCAATAGGTTCTACTTCAAACAAATCTGGCATTTCTAATTGCGCTGTGTTGCCCGATGTCTTGAGGAGGTTATCTCTATTAAGGTAAAATAAAGAATGCTCCGCGTGGACGAAAAATGCAGTGCCTACGCCAATGATATTTGTAATGTTGCCTTTGTTCTTGGAAAGCACTTTATAGTTGTTTGCTCTAAAGTGTCTCCATGAGTTAGCAAGACTTTCATCACCAATTACATCACTACGACGAATAGTAGCACGTTTATAAGAATCATAATTAAGATTATCTTTATAATTAGTATAAAGTTTATAATTACTTTCTATATACGTATCTTTTAATTCTATAAGGTCTGTAGCATTCAACGGCTTAACAATAATATTAGCACTGCGTTGATGACTACCAGTACCACCTTCTTCACTACCTAAAACACCTACTAAATACTCAGGTTCTTTCTTTATTGAAATAGCATTTGTATTAACTCTGCTAAACTTACTATAATTGACAATTCTAGCATAAGCTTTAGTAAATGACGTCCAATCTTTAGCAATAGCATTTTTTTCAGATATATCATATACTTTACCAGTATCAGATATATATACCTTACGGTCATATACTAAAGTTTTATCGTTAACATAAAAAGCAGGATAATTAAAATCGTAATCATTAACATAATTATTAGGGAACTTAGTATCGTCTTTAACATCAGCATAACTATAAGTTTCAATGTCTGAACGTTTAAAACATATAGGACCAAAACTAATAAGTTGTTTATCTTTCTTACAATATATGTTACGATTGAATATCATAACATTTCCTACTTCTCCTATTTCAGGAGTAACTTTACCGTCACCATTTTTAAGAGAAAGAACTATACCACCATCAGAACCAGCAGTATTTACAGTATTAGTTAAATCATCATCATCTACTGCATTACTAGCTACAATACCAGCATTATTTATATAAGCAGGATTTGTAGTAGGAAGTTTAAAGCCTTCATCTGTTATTTTGTATTCAGGAATATAGATAGAACCATTATAGTTAATCTTACCTGTTTCTACTTCACTAGCTTTAAACAATGCACAATTGTTTGTTTTCTTAATACAATAAGCTTGATAACTATTTGTAGTTTCTGGCTTTTCATAACTAAAGAAGAAACCTACATAACCATCAGGTATTTTTATATTAGTAAAACCAACTTTAATTCTATAAAGTACATTATCGTTAGTATTATTAAAATTATGAGTAGAACCAGTTTTAAATAAAAGGTCTCCATTGTAATTTTTATAATAACCAAAACTAGTACCTCTTAGAGTATTTGAATCACTAGGTGAAACAGCAGTACTAACAACTTCGTAAGCATACTTATCTTTAAGAGCATCAATAGAAAGTAAACTAGTAAAATCTCTATCATTACCAGAAGAACTACTACTAGTTCTTTCTCTTAGTGAAGTTAATTTACTTAATTGAACATCTACACTATCGCTACCTGTCATTACTACAGAATTAATAATAGCATCAGGACGAACATCATTCTTTAATTGATAACCGTTAGTATAACTACCGTCTTTACGAACATAATGAATGAAGAAGTTATATACACTATTAGGCATTAAAGTTCTAATAGCATTATCTACCATAATAGTATTTGAATAAGTTCTAGTATTTGTACTTTTACTCATTCTAAATCTATTAGGACGATATGAACATACAGCAGCATAACTATGAAAAAGAGCACCTGCAACACCTCCTGTAAGTTTAAGACCAGTATGTTTATGACTTGTTCCACCACCTAGACCTAAATTAGCATATAGTCTATTAGAATAACCTTTAACTGGAACAGTAATAATATCAAACGTTGGATTGTCTCCACCATAAATACCAAAAGCTACATTGGTACATGGAAATATATGTTTACCACCATAACCACCAAAAGCACAGTTATCAAAATCAGCAATATTCTCACTTTCAGTTGTTACCCAACATACATATCTTTTAAGTTCATTATAGTCTCTAGCATTAATTACAGTATGATAAGTTGTACGTTGACCATTAACATTTACAATAACATCTTTAGAAGGTTTTTTAATCTCAACAATGGCAGCACTTATACCACCAGTTGACCAACTAAATGTATAAGTCTCATAATTTACAGTATTAATATTAAGTGAAACTAAATTAGAACAAGGTTCATAAATCATGTTTGCTCTAATACCTTCAGCATATTTTGTAAGGTCTACATTATAATCACTCTCATCATAGTTTGCAATATAAAGACGATTCTCATAATTACAAAGAGAAGCAACATTGAATAAATTAAAACTATTAGCAGTTAATTCATCTATTGTTGTTTCTTCAAAATTACCAGCATCAAAAATGAAGTCACGAACATCAGTATTAAACTTACGCCAAATACGAGCTAGAGCAGTTTCTTCATGTTTAAGTATATAACCTATTTGATAAGTTTTATAATTATAAGTATCATCAAATCTTATACGAAACTTAAAATTATAGTTACAATCTTTATTATTATTATTGTATGCAGCTACACAACGAGTTAAAGCTAAATTAGAATCACCAGTAACATTATATACGTGATTAATTACAGTTTTATTCTCTATATTAAGAGCATGATAAGAACCACCTAAAGGCATCCAATTAGTATAATAATCTTTATCTATTTCATAACGAATAAACAATTGATATATACCATTAGGCATACTATTACCAGGAACTCTTTCTTCAAGACTTATATTAGCTATTGGAATGTTAGCACAAACTGAATATACTTCAGGATTATCACTAGCATTAGCTCTATCTAGATTTATAGTCTTTAAAGGAATATATTCTTTAGTTATTTTTTGAGCGTTTACTTTATTGTCATTATCGTCTTCATCGCCAGGATTAACAACATCGTCATCTCTACCAGCAACTTCTTCAACTTTAACAATATCATATTCACCAATAGCTATAATAAGTTCACCATTTACATTATAAGTATAAGTACCTACAATTTTACCACCGCTATAAGTCCAAGCATTACCTACTTCATTTAAGTCTAGAAGACCAGTAACTTCATTTTCTACACAACGGTAAATATGAGAACTATGTTCACCAGTATCAGCTTCAAGGTAACTAAGTATTACAATCTCTTTCATACAAGGAATTATACCTACTATTTTACCTTCAACTGGAGTACTAAAAGCATAAGTTAATCCTTCTTCATTCGTAATATACGAATTATCAGGACTAACTTTAATGTTCTTAGCAAACACCAAACTTCCATTAGGAATAACGTTTGGAGTTTTATTCAAATTAAGTTCTTTTACTATATTCATAATTATTATCTTCTTGGGTCAAATGTTGAGTTGTAGAAGAAGTTTCTCCAACCATCAGCATTATATAAATCATTACGAACAGAAGCAATAGCTTTACTCTTTAATTCTTTCCATTGAATATAAGGATTAGTAACAGGACTACTACTCTTTAAATCATATACTGGATGATGACTACCACGACTAAGATATTTATATAGAATATAAAAACTTATAGCTTCTAATAGAATACCATTATCATAAACCATTGGAACTTCACAATCATAATAATCATCATAATAAGTCATAGGTTCAAAACTTTGAACATTTATCCAATCAGTATCAAAGTTAAGTTCGATATGACCATTATTAGTTATTACAAAATTACGACTATCATCAGCTCTTCTAATAGTTGCAACCTTCATAAAATTACGACCAGTTTTATTGGTATCATCTATAACAGCAATTTCAGGACTAGGTTCTACATTAGTTTTAGAACCAAATCCTGAATTACAACAACTATTATTAGCTTCAAGTTGTTTTATTTCACAACCATAATCATCAAATACTTTAATGTCAGTAGCATTTAACTGACAAGGAAATATACCTATACGATTAACTATTTGAAGTCTTCTAGTTTTCTTAGCCATAGGAAGACATTTCATTTGACTAAGTGCATCAATTATCCAAGCAGCAGCACGAGGAATCCAATCACTTTCACTAAGATTAAAGTCGTTATCAACTTTACCAATGATGCGCTTCAAATCCACATTTCGTTTGATTTTCATTTCTAACAAATTTAGTATACATTAATTTATCTACTTGTAAACACAGAGTTAGTTTAATTTTTAGAGATACAGGTAAATGACATATCTTTTCTTTATCACCACCAGTAAGTTTAATTAAACCTTCATTAGTATATTGTCTGACTTTTACAGAACGATAATCAATCATGCTTAGTTTATAACCATAAGCTCTATGAAGAGTACAATTACAAAGAGCAAGTTCATACCAACTTTCATCAGCTTTATAAATCCTAGGGTCAACTGCATCATATTCTAAACCATTAGCTTTAGCAAATTCAGCTTCTTCTCTATTCCAAATTCTAATGCCTTTAGCTTCAAGTTCTTTCTTATATTTATTAGTTGCAACAAAGTCACAAATCTTACAACCAGTATTAAGAACTCTATTAATGCAAACATAACCTAGTTTACCTTCAAGACGATAACCATGACCTTTAAGAATTAGAACATTATGTACTTTATTATAAAATATACCAATTATATTTCTATATTCAGCATAGTTTAGAGCAATACATTTCTCATAAAGTTTAATCTTTTGTTCTAACTCACTCATCTTTCGTAAATCAACAGCATAAGCAACAAGTCTAAAACATAGATGTTTATGTTCAAGGTCATTACGTTTATCTTCATACATACCTTTTGCAGCATTTTCAAGACGACCATTTATATACTTGTTCTGTTGAAACTCTGGATAGTCAATTACAGGAAGAGCAAAACTATCAACATAAGGAACAATCTTAGAACGTTTTTCAACTATATTGCCAGCTAGTTCATCATAAGAAAGTCTAGCTCTTTCAAGTTCTAGAGTAAAAGCATCTTTCATATCTTGATGATACTTACTCATATTTATTGGATTAAGTCTTACAGCAGTCATACACTAATTATATTTTATAGTATTAGGAACTTCATCTGTTTCTTGATGTTGATTTAATAGTTCCCTTTTATATATTATTTCTTTTATTTGACCAATCATATCTTCACTAAGTAACCATTCGTTGTCATCATAAAGATGATTCTCAACAGTAAGGTCTCCATTAATATCTAGAATTTGATTAGGATGTTCAAAAGCTGATTCTATAACAATAGCATCTACTGGAACAATTTTATCTTTACTAGCTGGAAATAAATAAAGATATTCATTAATATAGTCATAACTAATAGCACCACAAAGTCCAGGAACACTTCCTTTAAATCTAGCAGTAGTTTCTTTAATATAAGGAAACTCTCTATTAGTTTTATATCCTACAGAACTAACTCTATCAAAAGGAAGATTATTAGTAAGTCTAATAGGTCTTGGAACTTTATCTAGAGTTCTTTTAATTTTATCAAGTGGAACTCCTTCATAATCTTTAGGTAGTTCTACATCACCATCATTAACTGTAATAAGTGAAACTTTAAAACGTTGAGTATGAATTTTATCAACGTAAGCATGATTTTCATAACTTCTACGTATAAGTTCATTACGAGTATGAATTATAGCATTACGAACTCTTTCACGTAGAGTATGATTATTAGGTTGACCTACACCATGTAAAATTTCACTAGTAAGTTGAGCAAGTGAACTCATAATAGTATTATTTGAATTATTAATATGAAAGCCGCCCCGTAAAAGGTATGATTAGTAGAAGTTCTACCAATTACATCTTCTACGGGGCGGGTTTAATGTTTTACTTATTTTCTTTATCATCTGCTTTAGTAGCATCTTCAAATAAGAAATCAATAAGTTCAATAACACCAATATTAAAATCAGTACCAATAAGAGCTTTAATTAAATCATCCTCATTAATAGTAGTATGTTCTACTTCTACTTCTTTATTATCAAGGTCTTTAATAAAAGCATTAAGTTTATTTTGAGCATTAGAATAATACTCAGTTACTTTAGCACGATTTTCATTATCAGTGCGAGTAAAAGTATATTTACCAGCAGCTTCATCAGTTTCTTTCTTTTGAAGTTCAGCAAGAAGCTTAGACATCTCTTCATCATTATCACCTTTAAGAGACTCTTTAGAATCTTTAATAGCTTCTTCATAAGAAGTTGCAATAGGCTTTAATACTTTTACATTCTTCCAAATAGCAATAGCTACTTCAGCAGGAAGTTCTTTAGTCTTAATTTGCTTGAGTACATTATATGCACTAACAGCATTACTTTGTTTTACTTTAATCATAATAACTTTATTATTTTGATGTTTAATTTGTAGTGCAAATATATTAATAATATATTATTATATAACTACGTTATATATATAATAATATATTTTAATATATTTGCAAAGTAATCACTTAGATTTCACTAGTATTTGCAGTACTTATAAGAGTAGGATTTTTCTCTAGTTCTTTAATGAAATCATTAACAGCAGTACTAACAGAAGCAACATTACCATTCTCAATACTATTATAGTTAATATTGAGATTATTACTTCCGTAATAACTAAAACTAGCTAGTTGATTACCAGTACTATTGTTTACACTACCACTATCTACACCTTCGATAGTGTCATTGTTACGAACTCGAACATTAGCATTGATACTAAGTTCATTTACAGTAGCTTCTACATTAGAAGTCATACTTACAATTTTTGTTACTGTAATTTTCATAATTGCATTATTAAATAGTTATACTTATTTGATAAATAGATTTAATATCATTTCTAGTACATTTGTTATATTAAGAATATCTGCATTTTAACGCATAATGTAACTACCTCCTGGAGGAACTTGTTTCCATCCACCATCTATATTAATTTCAAAAGATAATTGACATCTTTGTCCATAATAACCTCCATCATAAATATTATCAAATCTTATATA